AAAAAAAAAAGAGGCTCCACCCACACGGGGCCTCTTTTATTCCCTAACCGAAAGGAACTGTAAAATGACGTCTCCAAAAACCATCAATTACGATGCGATTTTCAAAGAGCTCATGGTGTTGCGAGAAGATACCGACTGGTTGAAGCAGCGTGCGAAATATTGGCCTGAGCGCAGCGGTTTCATACGTGAACATTGCACCTATTGGCTGGGGACACCTCGTCAGACCGGTAAGACATCTTGGGTAACAGCCGCCCTCAATAACTTCAATGAACGTCTTAACGACCCAGCCACGAACAGCTGTATGGTTGTGGTCAATGATAACTATCGTGAACTGCTCAAGAACCGGGGTCGTGTGGATTTCCCCATCGTCACAGTGAAAGAGATTCACGATGGTCTTGACGGTACGGATGTTTTCGAACACGCACAGTTCGATTTCTTTGTCGTAGACGAGGCCAATTATGTCATGAAGCGCCTCAAAAAGGACATGCGTCTGTTCACCTGGATTGCTGAACACAGCACCCGGTTCCCTACGGTCTTGATGATCGGCAGTTAAAAAGGAGAAGGTATGGACGCGCGTATGACCACCCTGAGAAAGATCAGGGACCAAATCTCAACGCATGAATGTCCTGAGTGTAGTGGTCCAGCTTACTGTGCCATGGAAGACGGTAAGTCAGCCAACCTGTGTTGGTGTATGGACGTGGAACCCACACACCCCACAAGCCCTGAAATCGGGAACGGGTGTTTGTGTCGTCGTTGTTTGACCCAAGAAGTCAAGTAACACCCACAGTGGAATCATGGAGCTACTGCAATGGTTAAGGACTCGATTCGTGGCAAAAAGAACATGACGAAGGTCTCGGAGGGGATTTACTTGGTGCGTACCCAAGCTGGGTTTGTGGGTGCGATCCAAGACCACTTTTCGGAGGAGTTCCCGGATTGGCACACGTACCTGAAAACGATGTCTGGACACCCTACCAGCTACCCGGCGATCGTGGCATTGTCGCTTGGGTATAACGGAGACCATCGGTTTGTTTGTCACGCGTGTCACGTGAACCGAATGAAAGACGTGATCGACGGTCAATGACCAAAAAAAAACATAAATGGGAGTGGGGCTACCCCACTCCCTTATGCCGTTTAGGCGGGTTGATCCAAAAGGTTCGGTTCAGGTTCATCGAGTTCGCCACTTTCAACTCGGTTGGCCAGCTCCCGGAGTTTGTCGGCCATTGACCGCCGCGCTTCGTTCTGGGTGTCTATGATAATGCGTTCTAACTCCATGCCGGGGATCATGCAGTCGTCTTCTCCGTACATGGAAAGGAGAACCGCTTGCGCCAGGTCGGGATCGGTGACCTTCACCCGGAGTTCTAACGTCTGACCCAATTGAGGCCGCAGCATCTCCCCAGCTCGGTTGATTCGTTCGTTGTCCGAATCTCGACACCGTCGCAGTGAGAAAACACTTTCGCGGACGGGTTCGAAATCGTACCAGTCGATCTTTAAGGGTCCTTTGGTGTGTACACGTCCCATGGTTCTAATTCCTTCTAGGTTCTTAATTATTGATTACGGCATAGACAGGGGCCACAGAAGACCCCATTGTTACTACTTCACTACGGTAAGTTTGGGTTTTGATTTTTCTTTCTCAGGCTTGGGTTTCTCCTCTGGTATGTCGAACGCGTCCAAGGGCGGTAACATAAATGAAACCGGACCCGATTCTCCACCGTTCAGCCATCCAACGATTCCTTTGATCGCCCCGATGGGAACGAACACGACCCGCTGTTGTTTGTTGAAGGTAGCGTTAAAGCTGACACCTTCATGGTCAATCAACAGTTCCCGAGCGGCGTTGCCACCCACACTGAGACTCAGGTTGTGTTGCTCATTGGCGTAGGCGTGTAAGAAGCTGTCATCGTCCAGCTGTTGAGCGTCGACCATCAGGTGAATGACCGCACCGTTCTCCGTCATCCACGCGTGGTAGGCCGAAAGGATGTGGTGGTTGATGGGTGTGATTTTGAATTCTTCAGGCATGGAGGTTCCTTTTATGTTGGTGGTCGTAGTGAATATCAAGGCGCCGAAGGGGGTGTTGCTCACAGTCGGTGATGTGGTTTTCGAGTACTCGAATCCGAAACAATTCAGATTGCCCCAGTTCCTTGTCCAACAAACCAACCACACCGGACATCTCGTACACCTCAGCGCCTTCCAGTACGGTTTCCTCGACCGGGACATCGAAATGTACGTGAACCACAGTGTGGCTCTCACAGCTTTCTGTGAGGCGATTCAAGATACGGGTGATCGACGGACCCAGTCCGTCATAGCGTAGGATTAAATCCAACCCAACACGAAGTTGGTACTTCTGGAAGTCATTAAATTTCAAAGTCCGGTCTGTCATAATGATGCTTCCATTTTATCCAAGGTTGTCTATCCCAACCCCATACGACGGGTTGTGGTTTTAATTACAAACAGTCGGTATAGGTTCCAAATTATCCAATCCCCTAGTAGTTCCTTATTTTCCCCAAGGTTCGATGTTATCCACCCCGGTCATCCGCCGTACATGTTTTGTGGGTAGGACTCGCCATGAATCACCCATTGTCCGTAGCCGATCGACGGAATGTAAGTGGTTTCGTATATGCATTCCAACCTGTCTGATCAACTGCATGGTAAGACCCCAACAACGTCCGTGATGTCGTTCAAAGATTGTCCAACACCCACCGTTGATTTTCGGGTGCCACACCGGGGTTTCCAATATGGGCAACTCAAAAGTGTCTTCCAGCGGTGGAACATCGTCGAGGTGGAATTTTATCCGGAGGTTGATGTGTTTTCCGTTCGTCATGTAGTTACCATCTTGAGCAGTGACGGTAACCTTAAACCCACGGTGGGCCATCGTTTCCACTATGACCGCTTTATAAATCAAAAACCCATAGATTCCCTTGACGGTGGTAAGACAGTAAGAAGGACTATTCTGATCTTGGTACGGGAAGATGTATGGGTTATTGGTCAAGTGTCCTCGTCGGAACGCCTGACGTTCGAGTTTACAAACCACCGAATGGAAAATGGGGCGACAGTTGGAAATCGACTGATAAATAATGGCCGAGTCGTTCCTGAAAACCCCAGAGACCGTTGCGTTTTTAATTTTCTTTACCATGTTAGTTTACCTTAAGGTGGACCGACCACCAGTCGTGGATGCCTGGGAACTGATAATGAGCGTCGTCCAAACGATCATTGAGTCCCTCCATTGGAACGAAGTCTTTTTCTAAGAGGTCATAGAACGCGTCGTTACCGGTACACCCACCCCGAGGTTCGCCATTGAACACCAGAATCTGATCGACCTCCATTTTCTTAACAACCCGTTCGGCATGGTTCTTGTTGTATTCCGGCCAGGTCATCAGTACCACGTCGGCGTCTTTAATGGGCGCACGGAATGCGTTCTTTTTAGAGACACTGTTTGGGTACCGGTATCGGGTGCTAAAGGTGAAGTTGTCGTACGCGCGGTACGTCTTCCGGTCTTTCCCAGCAACCCGTCTCAGGTGGTGGGCGACGTGTCCGGTGCCGGCAAACACCTCCACCACGTTTTTATCCCACAGAAGTTCGCCCAAGATGAGCGCAACCTCTTGTGTTAGAACGCACCACGCGGTATCGCGAACATACGTGGTCCGGAACTCAAACGCCGCCCCGTACTTTGATATCCCTTTAATGGTCGGAATCCGAGTACCCTCCACCCAATAAGAGCGTGGAAACACCGGTTCAATACTAACTGTCATGAATGGCTCTCCAGATGCGTTCTTCCATTTCGGCCTTGGCTCGACTGATGGGCAATGTGGATCGCGGGGTCTGACACCACCGGTTCCACTTTGAGCACACCTTTCAATTGACGAATGGCCTGAATGATTGCTTCAGAGTCATCCTCGCGACGATCCTCATCCAATACCACGACAAACCCACTGTAACGTTCGGTCATTGTTTTCTTCTTCCTTTAAAACTGGTATAAGGCGAGGGACCCGCAGGTCCCCCGATTCAGTGTTAAATAGCGACGAAATAATCGCAACCAAATGAGCAATCCCCATCGAACACTTCGGCTTCCTGTTCCGTGGTCAAATCCGACTGGAAGTTGCGTTTGGTGTTTGGCATATCCACTGGATCATAGTTCAGATCCAGACCGTCCGGCACCTGATCGAACTGTCGGGCGCTGCGCACGTAGATCAATTTCAGATCAAGCTCATTCAAGCGTTGACTGAAACGTTCTTTGATCTTACCTGTATCAACCGCGACTCGGTTGTCATCCTCAATCAGAATTACGTCGGTCGCGCTGATGCGTCCAATTAACGTATGATTATCCAACATGTAGTCGAACACGCAGGGGATGACTTCGCCCCAAACCCATTCACCGGTAGCGGGAGACTGGTTGAGGGTAACGCTACTGTAGACGTTTCTGGGGTTCTTCTGTTCCCAGATCATGTTAGAGGGGGTTTTGAACGTGACGTGGATATGCCCCACGGGGTCCATCCATAGGCACACATCCCCATTCATGACCTCACTGAACCACACGTCCATCAACGAGCGTCCCTGATCCACGTGTTGGATTTCACCAATGTTCAATGGGTACGAGCCACGCTTACCAAGACCGGCACCGGAAATCATGCCAGTACCATCACCGTAGATGTAAGTGACCATGTGCCAGTCCAAACCATCGTGGGCCCACGAACCTACTTCAAGGTTTCTCGTGTCGCCCAACATCGTAATGGTAATGGCGTTTGGCAAGATGGGGTTCCCGGTAGATTGAATACGTCCGGGGTCAATGACCGTACGCATCCACTGGGGCTTCCCAAACCCATTCGGGTAGCCGATCTTGCCCGGTACGTGCCAGCGAATCGCAATCACAGGCATCGGTGCGTCAACCCATTTGCCTTCGGCGATGACAAAGTAACCTTCGCTGTAAACGATCTTTTCGGGTTTGAACTGAGACGTCACCACGTCCAGTGCTGACTGCGGGTATTTGTTTTCAAGGGTCATTCTATTTACTCCTTGGGCGTCATAGCCCTTACAGGTGGTTGTAAATCGCTTCTCCCACGGCGCTGTGGGTCTCCGCTTTATCATTAAAACGGCAAGTCATTCTTCTGGGGGTTCGGAGGGACGTGTCCATAGGTTGAAATAATCTCGATCGGGAGCATGGGCTCCCATTTGGCCGTTCACGGTGAACGCCATGGACGTGCAGAGATGGCGTAAGTCCGCCGCATTTGCAATGATGCGGCCAACCTGCTCGTTGGTGTATCCCTTAGATTCGATCATCACACGACGGTACATCTCGACCCGTTTCAACAGTTGCTGGTCTTGGGTGCTCAGGTTGTCCAAGGCCTTAATGTCCCGGACCATGCGCAACGCCGTCTCAAGGTCATTCGTGTTTATGTCCAACGGGTGCTGATCCACCGCGTCACTAAGGAGTTCCTCAATTCGATTCAGCTTTGCGTCAATGTATTCTTTGTGTTCAGACATCACAACGATTCCTAAGTTAGGACAAAAAAGAAGGGACCGGGAGTCCCTTCTATATTTGGCTATGGCTGGTTGGGTTGTTTCAGTCGAGCAATAATGTCACTAAGGCTCTCGGTGGGTTCCTGCTCTGAGAGTTCAACACCGTCCAACCGACTACTGGCCCTAAAGGTGCGGTACTTACCTTTTTCGTACGCTTCAATTACTTCACGGTCAGTGCCGGTTGGTTTTGATCGGTTGTACGTAGATCCTTCACTGTCCGACATCGTCACACCCGAACCTCGGAGGGCTCATCCACGTGAATGATGGTAACGACCATGGCCGAGGTTGGATCGGTCGCAGTGGTCTCATTGGTTACTATCCATGTCCGAACCGTGACGTAGTAGTCCTCGGTCCCAAACCCAAACTCACTGGCTGGGATTTGGGTGGTCACGCAATCGACCAACATGTCATTGTCCAGATGCTCTTTCAGTAAGGCCCGGTATTTCTCAGACGTCGGGAAGTAGACGTCGGCGTTGAATACGGCCAAGTACAAGAACTCCGGACACAGTGACTCGGGGACCATAGCGTCAACCGGTTGGATGGTCTCACGGAGGGTCTTGTTCTTAAAGTCGCAGGGATTGGAAACCAGTTCGTAATTCATTATCAGATTCCTTTTTGGTTTGCGGTTACTTACGCGGTGCCGATGCGATGGTATTGATCTTCCCACCGTTCCAGGAATTCGAACTTCTCTGGGTACAGGAAGGTCAGTTCCACCGTCAGCTTCAACATCTGTTTCCGGTTCAGTTCCCAAAACGCCCGGTCGCAGAGCTTGTTCATGAAGTCAGCATCAATGGCGTAGTTCGATGAGCGAAGGTTGTACGCAGACCGCACCAGACTGCGTACCTGAAAGCGACTGAACAGCGTGTGCATGTAAAAGTCACCGTCACCGCACAGGGCAATCAGCAGCGGCAAGCATCGCGTGCTGTACTGCTCTTTCATCTTATCGACCAGTTCCATGCCGAACACACCGTTGTCCACCAACTCCAGAAACGTTTCTTCGTATTTAGTCATTATATCCTCGTTATGCAGCCTATCTGCATTGGTTATGGTATTCTCACGAGGGTGATATAGGTCTGACATTTTTTGCATCCGTGGTTTATCGGTGGGCAAGAATGGGTGGCGCTTGGAGGATTGCAAACGCAGTACCATCCCCTATTTCTTGGGTGGGGTTTTCAATGTAGATCATCGGGGCTGGAAGGTACCCCAATCGACTTTCTCCCAGTAGATCAATCAACGCATTGGCTACGTGAAACACGTCCGAATCCAAATCGTCTTGGTCGTACAGTGTACAAACCGACAAAGGACCGGTGGTTCCTTTATACTCGTTGAGGGTCTCAATTACGGACGTGATGGTGCGCAGTGTTTTCCGGGGGCTGAACCCGTCGCGTATGATGGGAACTTCCCGCGAGTATGGCTTGGCTTGTTGATGGGTTTCTCTTAGATTGAGCCTAATGTGAATAACGTGGTTGTCATTGGACATCGTACACTAGCCTACTTACCTGAAATGAAATAAAAAAAAAAAGAGGAGGTTTTGCCTCCTCTTTTATACCGCCGTGGTGTTACACGGCAGCGGGTGGGAATTTGACCACCGGGTGACTTTCATATCCAACGATCTTAATGTCGTCGTACGTAAAGTCGAACAGGTTGTCAATCTCAGGGTTCAATTCCACCGTCGGGGCCGGAACGTTCAAAGGCTCCCGATCCAACTGTTCGTGGATGCCTTCAAACTGGTTCTTGTAGATGTGACAATCACCACCGGTCCAAATGAACTCGTCCGTGGCCATCCCAACTGTACGAGCCACCAGGTGAGTCAGAAGCGAGTATTGAACGATATTGAAGGGCACTCCAATCGGGTAGTCCGCACTGCGCTGATAGAGTTGACACGACAACGCCCGCCGTGGAACCTTGTAATGGTCCAACAGAGCGTGTAACGTCACGGTATCGCACACCGCGTCACCGTCGTTGGCTTGACTGACCTCGCCCAGCTCACGACGGTACTGGTCCATGGTCTCACGACCCAGATGGGTTACCAACCAACTCTCACGCTCACTGGAGTCCATCTCACGGGTGTAAAACTGGAACAGGGTATGACAATTGTGATTAACTATGTTACTTACAGTGTACGTGTGTTCCTCCTCAACATCAAGATTATAAACTGTTGTGTTTGAATCACCGTAGAATATTTTTCTTATTGGTACCCACATGTACTCGTCATCATATTCCACATTGGTGTTATTCTTAGATTTCGATCCACTTCTTGATTTTAGGTGGTATGTATTCTTTTGGTTCACCACCCTGCCTTCTATTTCCGTTTTATCTGGACGAACTTGAAACCCAGTACCGACAGCGTGATCTTGTTCAGCAAACAGACGTTGGAGCCCCAAAATAATATTGGGTGACGTACAACAAATATCGAAACGACCCTCGTCAATCCGATACCCATCTGCCGCTAAGAACCCATCGATAAAAGCTTTCTTGGCACCCATTGTCGAAGTCATAACCCAGTCTGGGATAATTTTATTATGAGCACCACTCCCAAAACTTCTAAATACTGAGATCCATTTTTCAGAATGAGTCATGTATGTAGATACATTGTCGCCACTACCGGGTTTTCTTGATACTTTTATTGTTTTCCTTAAACGTGGAAGTATTTCATCAACTTTACTGTGAGGAATGGCAAACGATATTCTATTTTCGTTCACACTTGCCCACCCATTACCGAGAAAGTAACCAAATGTGTAGTAATCTTCGTTTGTACATTTTACAGTACGATGTATTTGCTTACCACTCGACCCATGATTGATACTGTAGTTAAACTCCAAATCTTTAATTGACTTGGTTTTCGGGATTGCTAAGTAATCCCCTTCCTTTAGATCTTTAGCGTCCACCCATCCCTTATTTCTAACTAGAAATGGGTGATTTGGAGTACAGGCGATTGGAACACCCACTAGGGCAGGTCTAATATAAAGTATTTTGCCTTTATATGGAGTTCTCCATACTTTGTTTATTCTGCGTTCCTGACCGGTCCCGGAGTGAACAACATCACCCTCAGTTAGAGTCTCTATTTTCTTATAACCGTCGGGTGTGCTAACCAGACTTCCAGGTATAAAACACGGTGGGAGTGCCATCTCTTCGATCTCCGCCGCGTTCCAGGCACTGACAATGATCCGTCGAGAATCGGGGTTGGTTTTCAGTTGGTCAATGACCTTCTGAATTTGATCGATCTTCCGGTGGACGATCGCAATTTCCTCACCCAACTCGGCATCGAAGTACTCATTCAACAGCACAAAGCCGTTGTTTTGGTACCAGTCGTCGGTAACCCAGATATCCATCGGAACCAGTCGAGTGTCTTCCCATTGACGCCACTGGTGTTGATAGATCTTGGGGAGTTCCCCAGCCACCAAGAACCGTTCCGGCATGTCGTGGTCTTTCATCCACTTCAAGATTGCATTGACCGCTGGATGGTCATCACCGACGTCCTGACCGGCCCACGGGAATTCGCCCTTGATATGGAAGTGGAGAATCTCGGCTTCGCTCAGATGCTCACGCAACATGAAAACGAACGAGGGTTCCAGTTTTCTACGTCGGATGATGGCGAACCAGTCATCCCAGGTGGCTCGACGGTATTGTGCTGTTTCTGGTTTTACCCAACTGTTCCAAATGCTCACGCCGTGGGCGTTGAGGTACTGCACGTTGGTATCGCCTGACAACATCCAGAGCAGTTCGTGAACGATGCCCTTGGTGAACACCTTCTTACTGGTGAGCAGTGGAAGTTTCTTGTTGCTGATGTCAAAGCGCATTTGACGGCCGAACACCCCTTGCGTACCTACACCGGTGCGGTCCACTTTGGACGTGCTTTGCTGCTCATCCAAAATGTCTTTAATAACACCGAAATACTGAACGTCGGCGTCGCTTGGCGTAATAGGTAGTATGTACGGAGCGTGCATGTCATCAATCTTTGGCATGTCTCGATTCCTATGGTGTGTCAGTTGGTTTGTTGTGCGTCGGCGGGAGCCGCCATGGCCAAGACGTCATCGACCGATTGCGTCAGGTCTTGCCCAACCGCTTCGTTGTAGCCTTCTTCCTCAGGCAGGAGGTGGTTGGCATCGCAGATGAAAATCTGACGGAACGACTCCGGGGGCGTATCCACGAACTTGGGGTTGGTGGCCATCAACGCGTAATTGGTCAGAATGAAGTTGGTGTCCAGACACTGAACCATCTTCAACCGCAGTGGCCGTTCATCCACGGTGAACTCGTTGAGGTCGAAGTGTCCGTTGTTGACCGTCACTACGGCATCGGCCAGAAGTTTCCGCGCCACGGTATTGAGGATAATCCCCAGTGTCTGCGCGGAGGTACGTGCCCGCAAGATCAATTCGTAGCCGAGTTGCTCGGCCAGTCCAACCGAGTAGGAGAACGACACCGGACCGTCCACACTCTGAATGGAAAACCCGCCATCCTTAACCCGCTGACGGTGTTCTTTGGCCAGCTTTTCGGTGTTGAACTGAACGATCATTTTCAGCAAGGCGTTGTACACTTCTTCTTTTGTGTACGAATCGTCCTTGGCCTGATCCAACAAACCTTCAATTTTAAGTTCGTTGACTTGGTTGTTGGATAATTCTTCCAGTACCGCAATCTGCGGGGCGTTAAAGCCGAGGTCTTCCAGTTGTTGAATATCCACAGTTCGATTCCTTAATGGTCGTTATGATTTAAAGTCCGGCTTGACGCTTGCGGTTTTCCGCCTTGCGTTTCCGTTTTTCTTCAGCGGCTTGCAGTCGCTGTTGCTGAATGTGTTTCGGGTCTTCCCGTTTCTTTTTCTTCTTCCGGCCTTTCCCGAACGGGGTCATGATGCCGTTGGCTTCCAAGGCACCCAATACTGCGTTGATTGGTTTCACGTTGTCCTCCTTTACGTTTATGATGTCGGGGCCATCGCCGTAGCGCTCAATCCCCATGGTTCTTAATTTATCCACAATGGTGGCGGTCACACCGGGTTTCCAGTGATCAATGACGCCGATCACTCTGGGTTTTTCGTCGTTCATGTCGGTCCCTTAACGCAAACCAGATAACATCTATACCAATTAAACCCCCATACGTGTTGCCTTTTATTGTTTCAATGTCATCTGGGTGATATAGATGTGGGGAAACTTAGAGTCGTGCCAGGGTCAGTCCTTTCTGGTTCTGGTACTTCCCACCTTTATCAGCGTAAGAAACGTCGCACGGGCGGTCGCCTTCAAAGAACATGAACTGCGCAATGCCCATCCCCGCATAGACTTTCATCGGCAGGGGCGAGCAGTTGGCGATCTCAATCACCACGTTGCCTTTGAACTCCGGCTCGATCGGGGTGACGTTGACAATGGAGGCCAGTCGTGCGTACGTGGATTTCCCCACACACACCACCATGACATCGCGGGGAATATCGAACCATTCCATGGTGGTGCCCAGAATGTAGCTGTTGGGTGGGATGATGCAGTAATCGCCCACGTGTTCAATGAAACAATCCGGATCGGGGTTCAATGGATCGATCATGGCGTTACGTGCGTTGGTAAAGATCTTGAATTCCCGGCCCAGACGCACATCGTATCCGTAAGACGACAGCCCGTAGGATACAATTCGTTCCCCATCGACTTCTCGCACTTGCTCCGGGGAGAACGGGGCAATCATCGGTTTGAACTCTTTGACTTCCGGACAGTCATCGTCCAATTCAACGGCGCAGTATCGACGGGCCAAGTCGTCCAGCTTCTCGGCGGTGTACGTGTGGTCTTTCCAGGCCAACTCCCGAGTACCGGTACGGTTGGTGATGAAATCCCCCACCATGTGAGTGGGTGGTACGCAAAGCTTGTAGATACTGTGGTCGGAGAGGATGCTCATAGGGCGGTTTCCTTGGTGGTTGACTTATGTTATGACTTTGTTCGTCTACCCATTCATTGAAGAGATAAACGTATGTTTTCTGGCATTCGACGACTGCTCGGGAATGTCCGAGTCGTCCAAACCGAAAAAGAAATTGTAATCACCGGCCTACCAGCCGATGTTATTCAGCGGGACATCTCCAAAATCTGGAAAACGTCCCGAATCAACAAACACATGTTCTCAACGGCGTCACGTAACACGTTGTCGTTTCCGTTGTTCTTTGCTCCCGACGTGTACTACATGTTGGATACCATGACCACCCACCGGTCGCGATGGACCAACGTGCGTACCATCGCTAAGATCAAAGATCTGTTGATGACTGAAACCTGGCTGCGGGATACCCAACTGGAACCGCAACCTCGGGTGGATTTGAAACGACTCAATAACCTGATTTACAAACCGCTGGATTACCAGCAAAAGTTCTTTGAGTCGTACGACCTGTTGAAACAACAATACCACCTGATGGGTTATCTGTTGTCAGCGGTAGCCGGGAGTGGTAAGACGTACATCTCGTTGGCTTTGGCCGAATGCTTGAAAGCCGAACGGATTGTGATCGTCTGTCCCAAGAACGCCATCGACCGTGTCTGGCACGGCGAGATTCAGAAGCTGTTCAAGAAACCACAATCGCACTGGATCTATGCCCACGGCAAACCGTACAAGAATGAACGCATAGCTGTGTTCCATTACGAGTCTCTGAACGTGGCCATGGATATGGTGGAGTCTCTTAAATCATCAAACACGGTGGTAATTCTTGATGAATCGCACAACCTGAATGAGATTCAGTCGTTGCGGACACAGCTGTTCTTGGACATGGTGGAAAAGCTGGATGTCGAGGATACCCTGTGGATGTCGGGTACCCCGATTAAGGCTCTGGGCGGTGAGAGTATTCCGTTGCTGAAATCCATTGATCCCTATTTCACCAAGGACGTGCAGGAACGGTTCAAGAAGATCTTTGGTCGTGACGGTAACCGTGGGGTGGACATCCTCCGCCAGCGCATGGGCGTGATCTCGTACAAGGTGGAGAAACATCAGTTGGGGCTGGACAAACCGGTGATGAAGAAACACAAGGTGGTCATCCCCAACGGCAAAGACTACACCCTCAAGGCCATCCGTAAAGACATGCAGGCGTTCATCACCGAACGTGTACGGTACTACCAGGCCCGAAAGAAAGGCGATCTGGAGTTTTACTACCGGTGTATGACACTCCATGAAAAGACGCTGAGAAAAGGGTCCTCCGACAAAGACCTGTTGCAATACTTTGCGGACGTGGACGTGGTGATCAAGAACAAGGGTGACGCTCGGTTCTGTAAAGACGAGATCCAACGGACCAACTGGTACGAGAAACACCGGGTGATTCCGTCACTACCCAAAGAACTGCGCAACGAATTCAAGAACGTCAAGTCCATTGTGAAGTACGTGAACCTGAAGATCCAGGGTGAAGCCTTGGGTCGCGTGTTGGGTCGCAAACGCATTCAGTGTCATGTGGACATGGTACCCTACATCGACTTCAAAGGGATCTGTAACTCGACCGAGAAGAAGACGGTGGTGTTTACCTCGTTTGTTGAGGCGTTGGAAGCCTCGAAGAATTTCTTGGACACGGTACAGATGAACCCGGTGGCGGTGTACGGTAAAACCAACAGCGAACTGAACAAAACGATTCAGATGTTTGAGAAACAAGAAGACCTCAACCCGCTGATTGCCACCTACCAGTCACTGTCCACAGCGGTACCTCTGGTCATGGCCGACAACATGATCATGATCAACGCCCCATTCCGTGCCTACATCCACGAACAGGCGATTTCCCGGATTCACCGTCTGGGTGCCGATACGCAGACTACAGTTTGGGAAGCCAGTCTGGACACCGGTCAGGAGCCTAACATCTCCACCCGTTCGGGGGACATCCTGGCCTGGTCCCAACAACAGGTGGAGCAGATCATGGGCATCAAGTCCCCGTTCGAAGTGGAAGAGGGCGATGGTAGGGTAACGGTCGCCAACGAGGACTACGGTCTTGCCAACACGGTCACCGTGACGGACGTTCTGGCAGGATCAAAGGAATCGCCATCGTACATGGACTGGTAACCACCAACGACATAGCGGCCCTGGGTGATCCAGGGCCTTTAATAGGAAACAGTCATGGGTACAGAAGCATTAAGAACCTCGATCCAGCGGTTCACCGCCGCCATCATTGATCGAACCTCACTTGGGTACGGTACCATTGCGGTGCAAGAGACCGCGTCAATCGCGGCCGGTGCTCAGCGTCAGTATGACCTGGCCGCTTTGTTGGTCAATAACCCCAACGCCTTCGACTACCGTGGGTCGGCCATCATTGTTAAGGTTCTGGATACCGACGCTAATTCCCCCACGCACAACACGTACGTCGATGCCAGCGCGATTGTCAGTGCGGGTGTCAATGACAGCGGGACCGTCGTTATACACAACCACAGCACGATGAATTTGTCGTTCTATATCCGGATTGACGTACCGCATAGTCCGAATCAGTAACCAGGAGTGTTGAGTATGCCACAGGTCACCCCTGATAAACGCCCGGCGTATTACACCGGGTCTGTAACCATCAACTGGACATTCACCTCGGATGTGACGGAAGTGGCGTTTAACACCAACGGTATCCCACCGGCCATTTCCAAGTACATCGCCTACGACACGTTGAACCCACCGAACCCGTTCATCGCCGTCACCCAAGACGGTCGGGGCAATGTGGTGTATGACGGCGGTTTCCCTAAGTTCTATAACAACAAGGCACCAGCGTCGACCGTTAACAGTTTCTCAGGCCTGAACGCCAGTTTTAAATACTTGTACAACGCATTGAACTTTGTGGCCAATCCGGAGAAGGTTGCGGCAGGAAACCGTAAGGTACTGCTGTTAGGTGACGCCCATGGGACGAGTAGTTATCAAGTGAAGGGAACACGATCTTCGGATTTCCGGACCAGTTTTGAGCGTTTGGCAGCAGTCGCTGGGTACGACATTACCATCAAAGACGGGTCGGATTACGGTGGGTCACTGGATGCCCGCCTGGCTGAATTGGATCAATACTGCTGCGTCATCTACATGTCCTCCCGTTACGCGTCAGATTGGCAGGGCTCGATCACCGAAGCTTGTGTGTCGGATCTGGTCAGTTACCGGTACCAGGGCAACGGACTGATCATCATCACCGACCACGGGAACTACCCCTCCAGTTTGGAAACGGCGGCTTACTCAAGCACGGGGTTTTTCGTAGGGGCGAACCGACTGATTGTGAACTTTGGCGCGTACTTCAAAGGCAACTACGACCGTACGTCGGTGAACGTGGGGTTCTTACGTAACAACTACGGTGATCACCCACTGTACAATGGCATGGCGGGCTCGGAATACATCTCTGCAGGCGGTTCTGAGAGTCAGGTGGTGGTCACTGAGACACCCACCATGGCCCCAGGCAATTTCCCACCCACCGTACTTGACCAACCCGGTCAGTACGACTTGAACTTCCTGATGCTCACCGCGTCCGGCGAAGTTGCCACGGTTCGGTATGCCTATACGGTCGGCGAAGGGAACTTCCTGTTTGTGGAGATGATGGACGGACCCAATGACACTCAGTCCATGAAAACCCCGCACCGTCGGTTTGTCTACCCCCTACACAACAGCAAACCTAGTTTTGGGACACTGCAAGGTGAAGTGTTGGTGAATGACATCCCGGTGGGCGAGTTCAACGTGGATGATAACGGCACCACTTATAAATGGTACGCTGGTCCTGGAGCTGGGTTTCCCATCGACAATGGGCCGCAGGCATTCACACTCCACGTCACCACCCCAGTGCTGTATTACTTGGATCTGACCATTGAGGGCTTACCGCCTCAGTCGTTGGTGGCTCTTCCAGAAGTCGTCACCCCAGCCAGACTCGCTAAATGGTTGGATGTCTACGATTTCACAGCAGTGCCCGACCGACAGCGTTTGCGGGCGTTCGCGGAACAGGCGACCCAAACATTGACGCAGGGTCCACAGGTCATCGACGCAGCCCGTCAGAAACTGGCGATTGACCGATACCTACAACCCGTGCCCGAGTTTGGACTCTACGTTTTCCAATCCACGACGGAGTTCAGCAATGGTCGCGGAGTCATCCCAAGCGACCACGTGTCCGCCATTGTGGTGGAAGGCACCAACATATACCTCTACAAGCGCACAGGAAGCTCTTGGGAGCGGGTTACGGACGTAACCAACTTCTCGTACCTGTTTGGTAACTCGGCCCGTGTGCGGGCTCTGAACACCGGTGTCGTCTATCAGTACACAACCGCCGGTGGTTTGGTGGTCGCCTAACGACATAAGCCCTCCCCGAATGGGGAGGGTATTATGCGGTTACTCAGCAATGCCGTTGGCGGCCAACCAGCTTTTACGGATGGCGCGGGCATCATGTAGGGCGTTGTGTGGTACGGCCGAAGCTTTGGCACTGCATTCCTCATCGACTTCCATGGTTAAGGGTTGGACCTCAAACCATTCTCCTGCACCGGTAATCACCGCGTTACAGAAGTGCTTGATGTCGTCCGGGTAGTCGGCGGTCACGTGAACCGCTGGGAACTGACCCAGGAACTTTTTCAACCGGTCCTGAAACTCCACCAGTGGAATGGGGTCTTTCTCTAGGATCGGCATGACGTTTTCTTTGACCCACGGGTCGATGGCTTCGGAGCATTCGACCACTTCATAGAACTCACGTTCCCCGTCTTCACTGACCAGTGCCATGGAAATCAATCCACCGCCCATACTGTTAAATTCACAATCGATAAACAACTGCATTAGGACATCCTTACTTGATAGGTTTGGTAATCATACTCATAACCGGGATAAATAAAAAAAAAGTTACAGACGATCTTTAAAGACGATCAACAACAAGCCGGCAATCACCAGTGTCATACCCAGTACTTCCACACCGGTGACGGTTTTGGCCTTTAGTACCACCACTTGAATCAACACACTGACTAACAACCCGGTTCCATAGGCGGTGACCGCCAAGGTGGGGTAACTCAGTGTTTCATAACCCCGACCATAATAGTAGGCATAACAAACTGTGGCGACGTAACTGGCTGGAAGACACATCAGTGCGATGAACAATATTGACCGAAGTTGACCGTTCGTTTGTAGTACTTTAACGGCCCAGATGTTCGGTATCTGCACAAACAACGTGGCCAGTATAATAGAAACGTAAATCACAACGCCCCCTTAATGTACGATCACATCATTGGGCCGTGGGGACGCGACAAAAAAAAAAGAGGACCCGAAGGTCCTCTTGTTCGACGGCTTACATAAAGCCCATGTCTCGGACTTCATGGTTCGATTCGATCAGCAAGAAACGGACTAGGAACATGAACTGGTGTTCCGGCTGGATGGGGTATGGGTTTGGGTACATGCCGTAATTGCGTGGGTCAGGCTGTGCCCCAAACTGCTGGTATCCACCGGTCGGATCACCCATGCCCATGGTGGGCCGTGGGCCCGGCTGGTATGTGCCAAAACCGCCATTTCCAAAGCCTGGCAGCAGGTTGGCCATGATCGCAAAGAACATGTCACTGGGGAACTCAACGTACACCACATGCGATTCACCGTTAGGGACGATCGCAAACGTGTGCTTGGGGGGTTGCCACGCGGGCTGGTCTTCATTGACATCCTCATTGACCGGTTCTTCCAAGAGACGCACATCGGAGAATACCGTGTAGCCGTCTTGAGCGATGACCTTCTCCAGTTTCTGGAGCATTGGGGCGAGTGCGTTGGTAACGTCCGCCGCCGTGAATGGACTGAGTCGGCGCTTGTCCATGATACCCCCGGCGACCATATTGCTCTGAGGCACGACCTTGGACTTCATGTGCAGAATCTCCATGACCCGCTCGCGCAGTTCTTTAGGGGACATGCTCATGTAGTAGTTTGTGTTCATTTGCATGGTTGATTCCTTTTGTGGTTGCAGTTGTGTGTCTTTTTTTTTGAGTACTTAACTCACCTGAGTGATATAGGTGTCAATTATGGATCAGTCGTCCATTCCTTCGAACGCGTCCCCTTCTTCGTAAGTGTCGTTGGTGATGGCGTCATCGACATCTTCGCCAGCGGCGTAGACCTCGTCAAACACCCAATCCACCAACCAGTTTCGATCGTCATCGGTTTGATCTACCGATGTAACCCGGGCGGATTCAAACAGCTGTTCCAAGTTCTCACGCGCCTCAGCGGCGGTGGGCTCGTCTACCAAGATTTGTACCGTTGCAATAAAAGCCATGATGTGACCCTCGTTCAGATGCGGTATAGAGGCCTGCCCCGAAGGACAGGCCAAGATGCCATTTAAGCACCCCATAGGCGTCTTGAGTTTCGAGGCGGATCTCCGGATCACCCGCGCTGTAGAAAACGCCTACAGGCTGCCTGCTCAGGGATAGTTCCTTGTTTAGCACGAATAAGCCCAAGCGACAACTTGGCGACGACTGGTAAGGTACGTCGCCCGTACGGTTACGAGCGGTGTGACTACCAATCACACCACCCAGCAGGTGCCTAACATCTCCAACCGTAAACTCGATGAAGGGAGGCGCATGTGCCTCTTATGACTCCGTGGGAGTTTCGTTCCTTTTAACGTCGGGAACTCATCAGATAACACGACGTGTACATACCATCACACCCGGGGTAGTTTTTATGGGGTGACGGAATAGCGGGCACCGCCGAAGCGGTGCCCGGGCTACCGTGGTTTTGGCCTTCGTAAAGACCGCATCTGTATTTGCAGATGCTTGGGACGGTAAAACCGCCTGAGTGTGTCCGCGAATCAAATTGTAAAAGATCGTGTCAGGACAGGTCTGACATAATATTGGGGATACCCTGGAAAAGTTAACCATGTAGCCATTCCCGGAACTCGCCCAATTTCAGTTGCTTGTAACACTCCCACAACGGGTCGGGGTGATTGGCTTTGATCAGATCAAACAGCAGTCGGGCCACATGATCATACCAGAGGTTGAGTTCGGGAATTCCCAAACACCGTGCCAATTCGACCGCTGTCCGTGTCCCGCCTTTCACGCTCCCTTTCCCATCGGGTTCGGCGTAGTAGACGATGAAGTCCGAAGGCAAATCTAGGTTCTCCCCCAATACCTGGTAGCCGTTTCGGCCATGCAAGTTCAGGTGTGATTCTTTGAGGTTACCACCAGCAGGGTGAATCTTCTTGGCAATTTGACGCGCGACTTCCTGGTTGGACTTCTTCCCCAAGATGCGATTCTCGGGAACATCGATGCGCCCGTTAAACCCGGGCCAAGGAAGGTAGATCTCAATCTGTTCCGATTGGCTGGTCCCGGTGGCCCGCACGGCCCCGCGTTCGAATTCCGAGTCGGAGCCGTCGGCACCGCCTGACCGAAACCCCCAACCCAACCGGACGAGGTAGCACGCAATGAAACTGAGCAGCCGTCCCCGTGGACCGGGAATGTCACGACTGCCCACACCGGTGAAGATTTTCATCGATGTCTCCAGAGAAAGTAATTCGGGTTCAGCCCAATGACATCCATGTCGGCGTTCACACAGAACTCAATGTGACACCGTTCTACTTCGTAACTGATGGGGATGAATTCGGGCAACTGGTCTCGGGTTAACTTGATGGCGGTGTCGCCTTTGACCAACACACACCAATCGCTGAATGCCGGACACACCACCTCGTACGTCTTTTCTTTGGCGTACAGGTCGGGGCTGGTCACCAGCATGATCAGGAAGAAAACAATCAGTGCCAGAATGGCGTCGCAAATACGTTTTTTGTACATGGGTCCCTCACTCGTTCTTAGTTGTTTGATGAACATAACGCCCTCCCTCTTCGGAGGGAGGGTTATGCAGGTTACGCCGCCGGTTTTCGTTTTTCCACCCGCTGGTAGAACTTACGAAATTCCTTCGCGCTGATCGTAAACCGATCTTCCCGTTCCGGGCATTGCAAAACGACTTTGTCCCGGCGTAGCTCTTTCAGTATAGCATGGGTTTTCAGTCCGTGGCGCTGTTTGACGAAGAGTCGCCCGATGTTGTCTTCCAAAACTATATCCTGCATGGTTAACCTATTTACCTTGTCACAGTGTTGTTGTTAGGGAGACGCGGTTTGCGTATCCGCCATACTATCGAGATCAGAGTCGGTTTTGTTGGCGAGGTCTTCCACGAAGGCAAAGACGTCGTTCGCTACCGCTTCTTCGGTCTGGTTACCATCCACCGTTGCATGGTGCGGGAGATTCAAAGCAAACCCGCGCAGGGTGTCGTTGATCTTAGTGAAGAACTCTTGGGTCTCATCGTCGATCCGATCACTACCGTCTTTACGGGCCGCTCGGCGCTGCACGCTGACCTCGTCATCGACGTCGAGGTAAACGGTCAGATGCGGGGAATGATCGCCCACCACGTTCACCATCATGTCGAAAAAGAAGCCTTCGTTGACACCGCGACCAACACATTGGTACGCGTAGGTCGTTTCAATGAACCGATCACACAGTACCCAACGACCTTCAGCCAAGGCGGGCAGGATGCGGTTGTCCAGGTGTTGTTGGCGAGCGGCGAAAATCAACAACAGCTCAGTGTTTCCAGCCACCGGTTCGTCCCGTTTTTTCAACATGACGTCGCGGATCTCTTCGGCCATGGGGGTACCACCCGGCTCACGTGTGGTGATGTGGTCAATGCCCAGCTCGGTGAGTTTCTCGGACAGTAGTTTGAGTTGCGTGCTTTTGCCGGCACCGTCACCGCCTTCAAAAACAATGAACTGCGGTGGGAGTGATGTTAAGCTCATGGGTAATCCTTAAACAAATGAAAAAGAAGAATGTGGATAAAGGCGACCCAATGAAGGGCCGCCTCTTTGTCCGCGAACAGTTGATTAACTGTTGATGTCGTCGAACAGTCCTTTCAGATGACGATGGACTTTACCCATCTCACCACCGTCGAGGCCTTTGACTTCAACAACGTTACGCACCGGCGTGGTGCTCTCGCGCTCGAAGTGTGCCCAGGAGGTGTTCTGGCCGTGGTTGTAGTTCACCGAGATTTCTTTCAGTTCGGGATGGGACTCGAACTTCTCAGCGGCTACCTGACCGGCCGCCAACGTGGTGGCTGCCAGCACTTCACTGTCATGCTTCTGGAGCTTCTTCACTTCGTCCAGAGTCAGACCCACCTCACCGTCTTCGAGCGTCTTCTCGTAGAAGTTCTTCGGCAGGCTGATCACACCTGATTTTTCGTCGAACTTCATCTTGTCGGAGATGCCAAACTTCTCGACGGATTTTTCGGTCTTAAGTGCCATGTTACGGTTCTCTCTTTTTTGCAGTTGGTTTAGACTCATGAGTCGAGGCGTGTACCGCCTCATAGTTGCTGCCGTATAAGTAGTTTATTACAGCGGCAATGCACAGTGGTGATATAGATCTCAAGACCGGTAGAATCGACATAAAGGTGGGGCCCGAAGGCCCCACAGTCTGCGTCGGCGTTATTTCATCAACCGATACAAACCCACGCCCAGCTCGACGGCGAGGTTGAGTTCGTTCTTCGGTTTACTCTCGCCTTCCGTTTCTTTGAGACGACGGTAGACGTGACCCCGACGGGCAAACGGGTTGTTCAGTTCTTCTTCGGCTTCCTTTACAAAGGCGAGAACGTCACGCACGCGACTGTTCTGCAACAGAAAGTAAAGAGCGGCCTTGAGAACCATTTTGATAACGACTGTTTTCATAGAAGGTTCCTTTAAGGAGTGATGGGTGAATGGGTTGCTAGAACCGGTTACTGGTCTGGGCAAACGCGGAGATCGCCCGGACCGGAGCCGTGTCCATGGTCATTGACAAGAAGTTACTCGGCGAGCGCCAGTTCTTAAACCCTTGCAGTGCTCGGGTCATGTTCAGGTTCAGCCGGTTCTTGACATAGTAGGTGTCTGAGACCGGCAACGACGTGAGCACTGCCATATAATCGGAGAACAAGCTCTGCTCGTCCCAAACCTGGCTGTTGGTTGCCGCTTGAGCCAGCCCGGCGGCGGTGTCCCCACCGAGACCCTCAGCGACCAAAGTGGTACCGGCCGAGGCCAGGTCCTTGGTCCAGTTCCCTGTGGTAAACCCGCTTTTAATTGGGATGTGCATAATGCTGGACAGGTCCACCACCGAGAAGGTCAGTTCTGCCCCCAACATGTCGTGATCAGCATTCCAGCCCACGTTACCCGTACCCCGGGTCAGGGTGATGGATTCGATCATCCCGAGCTGACATTGTACCCGACCTTGGTGAAAGATCTGGCAGATGAACGGACTGGTGTACGAACTCCGCCCTGCCGACCGTGGGAGACCGCCTGCTAACAACATGGCGATTGGTACGTACATGTTGATAAACCGCGACAACTTGTTCCCATACGGTGACGGGAGTGGGACGGTGTATTCTGCCCGTGGGAGTTGTGCCGTGGAACTATCCCACATTTTTGGGATATCAAAGAACGCTGTGCCTGTGAGCGTGGCCAAGCCGCCCAAATTGACACTGTCCAACGCCCCAGCCACAAAACTCTGGACGTAGTTCATGGCCTCCCCGAACATGTCAGTGATGTTACCACCCATGAATGACATGCTCGCCTGCCGACCTTGGGCGACTTTGCTGTTCAGTGTCTGGGCCACCTCGGAATCCCGCGTCGAGTTGTTGAACGACTCGGACATGGACCCGTTGTGGTTCACCCGGAAACTGGCAAACTGACTTCCGTCCCGTTGGTGTGCCCGCATGAATTCATACAGTCCTTTGAAGGACGTGTCGCCCCACGTGCTGATGGACTCGGTGGTGGCGCCCTCAGCGGCTACCTTACCAGCCTCTGATTTAAGGTACTCTTCAAAGTACTTCTGGGTAGAGATGTCTGGGTTGGGGTCGGTTTCTTTCTCCGCTACGTACTTACTAAAGTTGTCCCGGAGTTCCTGGTTGCTCCGAGCTTGTTCCTGCATACGTTCCAATGCTAGTTGGGAGTTGTCCGACATCCGCTGGGTACGAGTGGCCAAGGACATCACATCGATACCACCCTCTTCACGAAAAATGTCCGGAAACATCGTGTGGATCTTTTTCAGCAAATCCTCATCCACGGTTTGACCCGGGTCTTTCTTCGGTGCTTTACCATCGTTACTGTAATCGAGCTGGGTGGGTGCCAAGACACGGGGTGTCAGTCCCAACCCAATGGCCATTTCGTTGGCGATGGTATTTACCGCTGACCAGTACGCGTGCATGGTCGGTTTGAAGTAGTACCACTTACTGGGCTGGTTCTTTGCCAAGAAGTCGTACACTCGTTTTACGGCGGAAACACCCATGATGAACGGTTGCAGTGGGAGCGTTACCACGAATCCCCCGACAAAACCGGCGTTGTACCAAAGCCCAGACACCCGACCGGTGTTGGCCAGCAAGGCCGCGTTACGGTCGTAGAAGTTGGTGAAGAAACTGGTCCAACTGGAGAACTGCGGGACCCCAAAACTCATATGGATGATCTGTTTCGGATCATCAATGGCTTCGCTGTAATACCGACCCATGCCCTGAGAGCGTTCGGCTTCCGTACGTCCCTTTCCAGGTTGCCGGATATCAGCGTACCTGGTGAACTGGGGTGGGTTGTTGATAGCCCAGTTACCACCCAGCGTAGTGTTGGTAAACTTAAAAGCCGCCGACGTGGCATACCGTCGTTTGGTTCTGCTCCCGTAGGACAACATGTCTTCACTGGTCGGCAGCAGGAAGGCATGGCGGAGCCATAAGCTGTTACGGTTCAAATTCGCCATTCTTACCTCCGGATAAAAGGTCCCCGGCGCATTGCCGGGGACCAACAGGGTTGATTACTCTTTCAGGTTCACCGGTAGTGGCGTGCTACGAGATCCTGGCCCTTGAGGCGGGCGTGTTGGTTTACTCGTATCATTGGACGGTCTTTCCTGTCCAGTCCCACCACTGCTTGAGGTGCTCGCCTCATCCACTTTGGCGCCGGCTATATTACCCGCAATTTCTTTCAGGTAATCCCGCATGGATTCTTGGATCTTCAACTGTTTCTCCATCACCATGCCCATCTCTTTCGAGTAGTTCGCCGTTTGGGCGTTTTGGACTTGCTGACGTCGATCGGCCGCCAGCGCCTGACGACGCTGTTCAGCCTGATGTTGAATCACCGGATCTTCCTGCGGGGTATTCGGCACACCGGACGCGCCGGGTGCACCAGTCGGTGGTCGTCCTTGACCCATGGACATACCGGGCGAGGCGCTGGTTTGGTTCACAGGATTCACGGTCGAACTGGCACGTTGGGCCATGCTGATTGGCGCTTGTCCCGGCGGGCGACCCACCTGAGACTTGTGTTTATACGCCGTTGGCATGTCCGCACCGTTCACCTGAATCATGTCCCCATTGGCGACCTGAGGTTGAGCGGGGGAGTACTGTTCATCGTTGGCGGTGTGTTGTCCACTGTCACGCCCACCGAAACCATGGCGATGCTTGGCCACCTTCTCGTCCATGACCTGATAGACTTCCCCGATGGTCCGGGCTCGTCCACTGGGTAGGATGAAGATCGACTTGTTCGCTTTGGCAGCGGCAGGGAACACCTGCGATGCAATCGCGTTGGTGTCCTGTTTGAGGAACTTAACCGCACCGGCCGCACCCAGGAAATGAGCCAGGTACAGATCGGTGTCACTGGGTCGACGACCCAGTTCCTCAACGATGAAGTTGTAGTTTCCTTTCAAGAACTCCGCCCCCATCAGGGCGTTGGCACGCGGGTCCTTACGAAGCGACCGCTGGCCGTCGTCGGCTGGCAATTGGTACTTACTTCCGTGCTCGTTCAGCATCTGATCCCAAGTCGCGTTGATGAACTGGAACCACCCTGTCGCACTGGACGTTGGGGCCGTGACCAGATAATCGAACGCCGACTCGATGGACACGAACGTGACCAAAATACCAAGATCGACACCCGTCATTTGGGCAACCGCACTCAGTGTCGGAATCGCCGCTTCCATGGACTTATTACTGCGAGGCATTGGGATGGTCTCCCACACCCCGCCGTTGCCTTTGGTGAACCCGTCAAACACATTTCCTTTCATCTGTACCTGACCCTTGGGCATGTACTGCTGCCACATGGGTCCGCCGTCTGAGGTCCATGACGGACGACCGCCCCCACCACGCTGGGTTGGGTTTGGACGCGTACCAATACCGGTCGGTTGCCCATGGATGTCCCGGGGCTTTTGTTGACGACTGGTATCGTTGGCTTGACTTTGAGTAGCTTCAGCGGCTTTTGCTTGTGGCTTCTCTTTCACCTCCTTAGCGACACGTTTCATGAACTCGTAATCGACCTCGGCCAGTTTAGCGACCTCTTGCCAATCCGGTTCTTCTGCCTGAATGTAATCGTGGGTTTGCCAGATGTTTTGCGTGTAGCGGTCGGTACCGCTACCCCGAATGACCCGCATGTTCACGATTCGAGTGGCGACCTGAAGCTTCTGGTCCATGGTCATGTCCAACTCCGCCGTGGCGTAGTTTTCGGTGGTGCCTGTTTGTAGGACCCCTTGGACATACTCTTTCACCACTTGTCCCATCTTCTTCTGTAACCAGACACCGAATCGGAACGGCCCTTCGTGACCGGAGACCACCGGCACATTCGGGTAATGCTCTTGCCACCAATCAAACAGTTCGCGTGGTTTCAAACTGAACGACATGCGTGAACCATTACCACTGCGCTGCACCGTCACACCGTCAAATACTCGGTCTTCCAGTGCCAGCAACGCTTCGGCGGTGGGTTGGTCCAGATCCGAGCCAAACCCGTACGCCCGTAGACGTAGGGCCTGAAGTGGAGTGATGGCAATGTCGGTGGTTTGACTTTGCATCCCACTGGGCTTACCGAACCCGGCGGGCCCACTGCCGGTAGTAGAAGCAATGGTAACCACACCGCCGCCAGCAGCCGCAACGGCCCGATTGGCACCACCGCGACCACGATTGAACTGGTACGGCTTGATGTCCTCGGGGTTGATTCCACTGAGGCCGTTTTGGCGGTTCGCCGTCTGTGTTGCTCGGTCTCTGACGCGCCGTCTGGCATTGGCCGACGCGCCACTGGTTGCCGCTGCAACGGCTGTCTTCCCAGCGGTGGACGACCCGTCCTCGTCGTGTTCCTTGTACACCTCCTTCACTTCTTCGATGCGATCCTTGATGTCGTCCATGTCTATCCCTACGGTATCGCCGGGATCGAACGGATCGTGCATGTACAGGTATGGGCTGTTCTCATTATCCTTGAACGTAACCATATCCAAGAACTTCATACCCTTTTCTTTGGGCAGTTTGTCATCCAGTTCCTGAATGGTGACTTCCGGTGCCAGCTCCGCCAGCGCGTGATTGTACGCTAAGAAGATCGGTTTGAAACGATGTTCCAACCAACCAGCGAATACCGCCACCTCCTCTTCGTCGTCCTTATCAACCCCTGAGACTTCGAAGAGTTTTTCCATGTCGATTTTGTTCAGTTCCAGTTTGGGCATACCGGATGACTGGTGAACCACACCCGGAGACAGAACGTCCTCAATGTCCAGGACCTTGCCAGGGTTGCTCCAGCCGTTGGGTGAGAAACCGTACTGCGTGAGGCGCAGTTCCCGGAATACACCGGAAGCACGCTTGCGCTTCTTGTAGTACATGTAACCGCCCACGGCCACACCACCAACCACCGCAGCGGTGATCGCCACAGGTGCCGTGATCGCGCCAGCGATGGCACTGCCAGCGGCCATGGCACCCCGTGCCAGCCAGCCTTTGGGTCCGAGGAACGACTTCCCGACGTTCAGTGCGCGAGCACCCCATTTCGACCCAGCCACGCTGCGTCCCAGGCCTTTAACTTTGTCCCAACCGCCTTTGGCGAGGTTCTTAGCACCCTGCCACAAACGACCGATCTTGCCTCGGGGTTTGCGCGAACGATTCCGACGATTCCGGCGTTTCTTACGGTCCTTGTCTTCCTTGTCACCCCCGTTGTACTCGCCGTACGCGTTGATGTCGCCATCGTCTTCTTCCTCCTCCTCTTCTTCGTCCCAGCGACCGCCAGCGCCCAGTAGGCCACCGACACCACCGAAGAGGCGCTTGAGTAGACTGCCTTCGCGCTTTTCGGATTCCTCCTCTGCCGCTTCTTCCTTGTCCTCCTTCTTCCGGCGGGCCAGGATACTCTGCCACGACCCTTTCTCCGGATCTTCGTCCGGCAGGCGTTTGTCCAACGTTTTCAGAATGCGTTTGAGCAGACCATCCGTTGGTGTCTTCGCCGCATCTTCTGGAACCTCCTCCTCATCGTCGTTCAGCCACTCCCCAACTTTATCTCGAAGGGGCTTGGCCGTAAGGAACGACCCGATCTTTCCAGGCACTTTGGGTAGTTTGGCCAAGCGACCCGGAAGCTTCCGGTAATAGTTCTTGGTCCAGTTCCAGTAAGCACCCGCAGCCTTCTTAGCCAGTCCAGTGGTACCCGCCCGAATCATTCGACGTACGATGCCTTGAGCGGCCCGGTGTTTCTTACCGCCAGCTGTAACCAGTTCTTGGCGCTCTTCAGCGCTGAGAATCATGTTACCGTCGGCATCGACCACACCACCTTTAATGGCATCGAACGACGTAATGGCGTCGCCACTCTCCGCATCGAAGTACTGTCCGCGCTTCAGACCTTGAACCGTAATGCGCGGTTCGTCTTCACCAGGCAAATACGCGTCGCGGTCCTTACCTTTCAACAGACGACCCACACCACGGGCAGCCGCACGGCCGGCCGTCATACCCACACGACCCAGAAGTTTACCAGGGGCGGTGGTGATCGACAGGTACCGACTCATGAACGCTTTGGCGCGACCACTCTTTACAGAGCGACCTTCGTTGTCCACCAAACCGGTTTCATACTCCTCGGGGGTCACAACCGTGTTGCCGTCTTCATCCTTGACTTCCCCGGTGATGTCATCGGCGGTTTCAATGCGTTCCCCGCTGTTGACATCGTAGTACTTACCGGCCTTGATGTCGCGAGCCAACATCAACGGCTCTTCGCGATTGGGTAGGTAAATGTCCTTAAGCTCGTTGACTTTGGCGGCCCAGTCTTGAACCTGGCTGCGTACGCCGCGTCCGAAGCTTCCGGCAATTCCTTGACCACGCTCCATCGCATCGGCGATCATGCTGCTCTTCAGTGACCGGCCGGTACTGTCCTGCAGGTCCCCGGCCAAGTCGGCGGCGGTGGCCACCACCCAGCCTGAACGGTTGCGAATCTCCCCAGTAACGTCTTTCAGGGAACGAATCACATTACCGGTGTTTACGTCAATGTAATTGCCGGCCTGTAGGTCACGTCCCAACAGCAACGGTTGCTCCCGCAGTCCGTTGTAGACATCCCCAACGGGTGTGAAAGCGTCCTTTGCTTTATTGACCTGGCTGGTCACAAACGACATGGAGGTGTCGGTGACCGGTTGGAACTTACTGAACACATCGGGGTTAAAACCCATGCCCTTTGATTTTTCCCGGACGGTATCTACCCGACGATTCAACGCGTCCCGACCGGCCTGAGCCGTCCCTTTCCAGTCGTGTTCCCGAGCCTCATTGATCCGTGTACTGAGGACATCCCCCGCGTTCCTTACGCGGTCGTTAAGCTTTTGACGGAAACTCGGCGAGTCGTTTGGTGGGGTGGTGGGTCCACCACCGGTACCCATCTCAGGCGGTTCCGGGTCAACAACCGGGTCACCGCTGCGGTACAGTTCCCAAATGCGGTCGTAGTTAATCCGATCGACCCCGTGCTTGCTGTCAATCAGACCCAGTTCCCGCAGCATTTCTTGCGAGCCGGCCCCGTGGAGACGGCGCAGTTCGCCCCGTGGGTCGGGTACGACGTTTCTCAACTCCAAGAACGCATTGGAGTACGCATCCAACCGCTCGAAGTTGTCCTTACTGCGAACCAGACGGCCGTTGCTGTCAAACTCAAACCGATTCTTGAAGAACGAGGTCAGTTCTTCTACGGTCTCTTCGTCCGTATCGGCACTGTACCCACCTTCGGCGTACTGACGGGCATCGAACCGCCCGCCTCGGGCCGCGTCTCGGAGCAGACGTTCACGCAACGCTTCTTGTGCTTGGGGTGATAGCTCCCCGTCCCCATCGTAACTGCCAATCACCTCATCGAGGGTGTTGTTGATGTTCTGACGCTGGACTTCGGTGACCACCCGTTTGCGGGCGTTGGCTTTGGCTTCTTTAAAGCCGCTGAACTTACCGGAGGTAACGTCGTAGACTTCCCGGTCCAAATCGTCCCGACCGGTTCGCATCATTCGGGTTTCGTGTAACAGTCGAGACAGATACCCAGGAATGATGTCCACAATCGACCGCTGGGTCAGCTGGTTAAACGCCGCCTCCCGGTCAATGGTTTGATAGGAACCGTCCTTGATCTGGTCATCCAAGAAATAACTGGGTGCAACCGAACGTACCGCGTTCTTGAGCATACCCCGCCAGCCGGCGGTGTTGTTCAGATCCTGCGTGTAGTCCTGGATCATGGACCCAGCGTTATTCATGGCGTAGTTCGCCAGGTGGTCATAACCACCCATGCGATCACTGGCCTTCCGCATAAACGGTCGGGCCAGGCGCGACAGGAATGGAATGGCGTAACGCTGTGCCTGTTCGGACGCTTCACTGCCGGCCATCCGACCAATGGTCTCAGAGGTAATCGGCGGACCACCCATTGAGAGCATAGACCCAACACCACGGACACCCGAGATAGCCTTGTCTTTGATGTTCTCTTTCAACTGCGGTAGGTAGTTGGCCATGTACTCGGCCAACGTCTGAGACATCATACCGCTGATCGCACTGGACGTCCGGTCCTGCATCCCGAACCGAACCCGTTCGGCTTGGGTGGTTTTGGCATGATCCGGCAAGCCGGTGTTGTGAACAATGGCGGAGTAGGCGTTTTCGTGCAGCTTCTTGGTGGCGTCGGCATAGCTCCGCAGATCACGCAGCACGAAATAGCTGCGGTACTGCATCTCCAGAGACTTGCGCTGATACCGGTACGTGATCTGGTCTTGGTAGGTAACCTGATGCTCAACCGATCCACGAATGGCACCCAACTGACGGTTGATGCCGTCGATTTGACCACGCTTGATTTGTTCGTGGATGGACCGTTCAATCCGTTCAGACTCAAACCGACGTTGAGCGGATTGCTCACTGGTCTGAGCTTCCTCACGGTAGGACTCGTCCAGTCCCTCCAACGCTTGCCTTAGAATTTCGGCTTCTTCGTTGGCCTTGCTTTCTTCTTGAAGCTGGGACAGGGTCCGACGGTCACGGCTGGCAAAACCCTTCCGGGCATCGCTGACCCGGGACTCGATCTTGTCGTACGCCCGCTTCGGCGCAAACCGCTTCAGTTTAGGCAGTAGTTGCTCAGTCTTCGAAGCAATGGTCTCTAGGTCATCGTCGGCGTGTTCAGCGACACTGCGGGCGATGTCCGCCCCTTCTTCCCATGCGGTTTCCGCCCCCGCCATTGCCCGGGAATACCCGTCGGGCAGTGCACCCCGTAGGAAGTTACGCATCATGGTGCGGGTTTTGGTTTGCTCCAAAAACCCACGTTTGAAGTTCACCGTGAATTTACGAACCGGACCTTCGGGTTGGTCCGGTATATCAAAACCGTCGTCGAGATCGTCCAGATCCAAAGAAGGAAGGGCGAACTCGTCATCGGCGAGATCTTTACGTTTGTCTGCCATGATATAACCTCATGGTTTGGGTAAATGAGTCATATCGTTCTGCGGCTTGGGAACCTTGCCTTAGAAACGGTAAACACAAAAAGGCATTGACATGAAAAAAGCATTGCTACCATTGAATCTGGACCTACTGGTCCCGACACCGGAACAGTTGCGAATGCTTCGTCCGGTGACGACGTTGGACATCATTGACGGTCCTGGAGGGAACTTCCACGAAGATGGTTTGTTTTCCACGCAAACCTTTGGCCGTGTTGGCGATCCAGATCGAGATCGGCGGTTTGGTTACATCGACGTCAAGATTCCCATCATGCACCCGGTGGTGTACACCCGTCTGGTAAAATTGAAATCGCTGTACGGCGACATTCTGTCCGGTCGCGCCTACGCCAAGTTCAACCCCGAAATCGGCGACTTTGAAAAGGCCACTGAATTGGACGGTCAAACCGGGTACGCCTTCTTCACCTCACACTGGGAAGTCCTGAAGCCCAAGAAAACCGGATCGGCGATCCGTGACCTTCGGGTGACGTTGGTGGACAAATACCGGGACAAAGCGTTCCTTGACAAATTGTTGGTTCTGCCAGCGGGCCTGCGAGATGCCGAAATCGACGCCACCGGTCGGTTGTCCATGGACGAGGTGAACGAAATCTATCAAAAGGTGTTGATGTTGACCCGGACCCTACCCGATCGAGTGACGGCCCGCGACGACCTGAGTCTGTACGACCGGACCCGTTACAGTCTGACCCTTCGGTTGGTGGAGCTGTACGAGCACTTTGAGAAACTGCTCTCCGGTAAAGGCGGTTTCATTCAACGACGTTGGGCTTCGCGTCGGGTCTTCAATACCACTCGAAATGTTCTGTCCTCCTTGGATACGTCAGCGGTGGATCTGGATGCACGCAACCGACCTCAGTTTAACGACGTGGTGGTTGGGCTGTATCAAGCCTCCAAGTGCGTGTTACCCAAAGTCATTTATGCCTTGAAGACGGGTGTGGTCGGTGAGATCTTCCAGACTGAGGCGAACAACGTCGAACTGGTAGAACCCAAGACCCTGAAACGGACATGGGTGGAAGTGGCAAACGAAGACATCGATCGGTGGGGCACTGACGAGGGACTGGAAAAAGTGGTCCACGAACTGTCGGTGGTGGAGAAACGTCATCAGCCGGTGAAAGTGGCCGACCATTACTTGGCGTTAATTTACACTGACGATCAAGAAAACTACAAGATCATGCGCAGCATCGATGATCTTCCCGAAGGCCTCGACCCCAAACGGGTTCGTCCCACCACGTACCTGGAGTTGATCTACCTCAGTGGCGTGAGCATGTGGAACAAGAACCACGCGTTCGTAACTCGCTACCCGGTCGAAAACTTCATGTCCTCCATTCCCTGTCGCATGTACGTGAAGACCACGGTGACGGGGGAAATGCGCTACGAGTTGGACGAGAACTTCGAACGCAAGGGCGATGACTACGTGGCGTTGGAGTTTCCAGTCTTCCCACCCAACGAAACACCACAGTACCACGACTCCACGTCGGTCAACCCCAGTCGTTTGGGTCCTTTGGGCGCCGACTTTGATGGCGACACCGTCTCGGTACTGTCGGCGTACTCCAAAGAAGCCGCTGAAGAGGCGGAACGGTATTTCAAAACCCGAGCCGCGTATTTGCGGGCCGGTGGTGGTCTGGCGTTCAGTGTGAACGTCCACACCGTCGCGCTGGCCATGCGTTTTATGACAGGCCCACAATAAGGTAGTTGACATGCGTTTAAAACAATCGGTCTTTTACCGTCAAACCGGCGTGAGGCAACGCAACCATCTCATGCGCCCTCGCCTGATTCCCATGGAAAAGCTCATTCTACCGTACGAGGTGGTGTACCACTTCTGGCCGGTGGACACCGCCACCATGGGCCCGAATCCTCAAGACCCCCTGCTCAGCAATGTGAACGGACGACTGTTCATTGAACACGTCACCGAACTGGACGGACGCGAAGGTAACCCGCGCCGGACTGTACTGAACCCCACCATGTTGCAGAACGAGTTCCGTCGTAAGACCCGGGGTTTCAAACCCCTGCGTAAGGAACAGGCGCTGACCATCAACACCCGCAACGTGTTGATTGTGAATTACGGCATGCTGTCATCGCTGTATCGGTACATCCCGTCGTACAAGGTGCCTTACTTCCGCTGGAACAACGTGGCCCAGACGTTCTGGAACCGCGTGGCCGAGGCTGACCGTCGGTTTGGGTGGAACCAGTATTTGGACCTGCACCTGCCGGAACGTCTCCCCACCCTGGAAGAGTTCAAACGGGCCAGTCGGACCCTGAACCAGAAGACGTTGGAGTTGTTCAACACCCAGGCGCAGTTCAACCTGTTGGATCTGTGGCAGTGGATGGGGGAAGAGCGCGAGAAGTCCAACCTGTCTGTACTGTCCGACGACGCTTTGAAGAAGGTCAACTTGCTGGTCAAACTCAAAGGGTATTTCTTCGTGATCAACCTGGGAGTGTTGGATGACTGGCGGAAAAACCCTGAGGACGATTCCGATACCGGCCTCGACGGTACTCAGATGCAGCGGTACTTCCTGCGGTTACTACATGGCCTTCGGGACTTCATGAGTGGTGTAACCACACCCGAAGACAGCGCCGAGGAAGACGACGCTCAGGTTGGTGAGAACCCTGCCGACCCCAAAGAAACCCAGACGGTTGAGGTGGCTGAAACCGAACCCACTGAGGATGACAGTAAGTCCAAGGCGGACAAGGCCTCGTCTGTCAGCGAAGACAACGACGACGATTTATTGTTGCCGGAGTTTGAGGACGACGACATCGTGTTGCCTGAACCAGTCAGTGACATTGAAACGCCGGTCTTTGATTCCAACGAACTTCCCGAACAGCGGGAGCGCGAGTCTGAGAAAACGGTGACCTTGCCGGCTGAGGAAACCGGGCCGGTGGAAAGCATCACTGAGCCGCCCAGCTTTGAGGAAGGACTGGTTGATGGCATTGCCAAGCGGGCGTTTGAATTGCATGAAGCGGGACTGATGTCCGCCCGTGCGTACGAGCGTACCCTTGAAGACGCGAAAACGTACCAGTCTCTGAAAGACCCGTACGGCTCCGGCCGGTCGATGTCCGAGATGTTGACGGTCAGTGCTGAGGATTTGGAGCTGCCGGAACCCACACCGGTACCGGACACCGACACAATTCCCGACAAGTCCATGCGGGAATCCAAGCTGAAAGGTATCCAACGCAAGTACGTTAAGGACGTACTGAAGAAAGATGTCATCAGTTCGGTCATGGCCGTCCAAAATCAGGGCGTGGCCATTAAGGACTACACGGTGGAAACGGTTCGCGATACCATGAACCACTATGAGATCCATGCCGTGACCTTGAAACCGGTTCGAGGTCGCCAGTCGACCATCCGCTTTCGACTGCCGGTGGTGGACAAAGACGGACGCTTTATTTCCAACGGTGTTACTAACCGAATGCGTCTGCAACGGGCCGACGTTCCGATCCGAAAGGTGAACCCGTCTCGGGTGGCGTTGACGTCTTACTACAATAAGACTTTCATCGACCGTTCCGAACGGAGCGTGAACAACTACGAGAAATGGTTGATCAAACAGATCACGTCTCGTGGCATGGACCCGGAAAACGAAACCATCACCAACCTGAAGCTGTCGAACGTGTTTGTGAAGACCGAACACCTGCCACGGATCTACAGCTTGTTGGCCAAACGGTTTGTCCGGTTCGACGCCGGGAACTACGAACTCTACTTTGACTACCAACGACGGGCGGAGCATTTCAAAGACACCTACGGCATTGACGTGGCTGAGGTGGAAACCGATCAGCAGGTGCTGGTGGGTATGTACAACCGCTATCCGTTGGTGGTGGACGCGTACAACACCTTTTATGTCATGACTAACGATGGCATGGAGGTCATTGGTACGGTGCACGACCTGCTGGGCATTGACAGTCAGAAGGCCCCGCTGGAAATCGTGGAAATGGGCATTGCCAACAAAACGTTCCCCATTGGGTTCGTGTTGGCATACCACCTAGGCCTGTCGGAACTGATCAAGTACCTGGGCTGTGAAGTAAACCGCCTGCGACGTGGTGAGCGACGGCAGACGCAATCCGACGAGTACACGTTGATCTTCGAAGACGAGGTGTTGGTATTCTCCCGACTGGATCAACGGGCCACCATGGTCTTGGCCGGTCTTAACCGGTACCACCAAACACTGAAGCAATACTCGGTGTGGGACTTTGATCGCAAGGACGTCTTTTACCGGGTGGTCGAGGATGCCGGTTTGGGCGTTCGTTACCTGCGGGAGATGGACACGTTGTTCCAAGCGTGGGTGGACCCGATCACTCGGGGTCTGTTGGAAGACATGGGCGAGCCCACCGAGTTCCTACCACTCCTACTGCGGGCCGTGGAATTGCTGCAGACCGATTTCTCACCGGAAGAGGTCAGTGGTGAATACATGCGGTACCGGGGTTACGAGCGTTTGGCGGGCATGGTCTACGGGGAATTGACCCGGGCGGCCAAAACCTTCAACGCCCGTGCCAGTGTGGGGGAGAACGCGGTGGAACTGAACCCGCACGCGGTGTGGCAGAAGATCGTCCAAGACCCGTCGGTGGCCATTGTGGAAGACTCCAACCCGATTGCCAACCTGCGCGAGCAGGAAGCCATGACGTACCGTGGTGATGGTGGTCGTGGGGCACAGTCCATGGTGGAGAACACCCGGATCTATCACGACAGCGATGTGGGGGTGGTCAGTGAATCCACCGTGGACTCAGGTGATGTAGGGGTGATTGCTTACCTCTCACCGGACGCCAACATCGAAAACCTGCGCGGCACCACCCGTCGCTTTAATAAAGACACGGACGGGGCGACCAAGCTGTTGTCCAGCTCGGCCCTGCTGGCACCCACGGTGGACCACGACGATCCGAAACGGATTAACAAATAGTCCCTTTCAGGGGAAACCCTGATCGAAAACTTCCCTAAAACGGAGAACTCTTAATTCTGAACTTCGGTGAAGTTGTTTGACATATGCTATAGGTTTAAAACTTATGGTGTAGTTATGTTGGACATAAAACCAATTCCTGGTTTCAGTCGTTACGGAGTTACGTCTGACGCTAGGTTATTCAACCTGAAAACCGGAAAACCCTTACGGACGTCCAGTGATGTTCGTGGTTATCGTTACACTATCTTGGTGAACGATGAAGGCGAACGACAAGGGATAAAGCGTCACCGCGCTGTGGCCCTTGCACATCTTCCATTACCCGAAGGTAACTTGGATGAGCATGTGGTTAATCACAAAGACCACATTCCGGGGAACGATTGGAAAGATAACCTTGAGTGGTGTACTCAAAAAGAAAACGTCGAACACTGGAAGAACGGGGGTAAGAAAAAAGAATCAATTCCAGTTGACGTAATGGACCATGAAAGTGGTGTTGTTGTTACCTATCCCTCCATTGGCGTGTGTTCAAAAGCCACCGGTGTTAACCGCTACTCGATACACGGTAGATTGGAACGTGGCTCTGAATGCGTATGGCCGGAGGGTAAGCGTTATCGGGTAAGTAGTTCCGATCCCTGGCCGCCCGCTGAGAAAATACAGGTTGGTCGTGCTCGACTTGTGTTACTCAAAGATTTAAGAACCAACACCACCACGGTCTATGAAAAACTTTCCGATGTACTTCCTTACGTAGGTTATAAATTACCTACGGTTTGGACATGGGCCAATGATCATACCCAACCGGTTATACCGGGACTGTACCAGATTCAGTTTTCCAACAACGCTGTTCCTTGGCGTGAAGTTATTGATGTATTCGAAGAACTTCAAGATGGGATGAACTGTAAGGTAGTTTTCAGTTTCGACGCAGATTGGGATTCCCCGATGTGGTATGAATCGGCGGCTGTTTGCTGTAAGGTTAATGGATTAAAACCAACAGCATTGAATTACAGGTTGAGATCAAAAGGTCAGAAGGTATACAGCGACAATAAACGTTACTGTTACTATTCTGATTTACCCGAAGAGATGAAAAAGACAATCCGTTACGAAATCCCTCCAGAGGGACGTGTTCAACGGCCATCGAAAGCTGCAGCACCGGAAGGTGCCGAGTGACACTCGTGTAAAGTCGAGTGGTGGTGTAATGACCATTCAAGCAAGTAGAGTAGAACCAAGCGGTAGGCGCTCAGCGTGGAATGGTGCTGACGGTAAGACCTTTAAATCGAAACGGGAAGCTCCCTACCAGTTTAAATTGCGGGAGATGAGATGGTCTGACCTCGTCGGAAACGGCGAGCAGGTGTCTGAGCACACCGGGTACAGGTAGCGACTGTACTGGACAAGTGTAACTTTGTTGCCATCCAGCAGCAACAAGGGGTGTTCGCTGACGGGTACGAGCCCACGCCACTGCGGACTGGGTACGAGCAAGTTGTGGCTCATCGCACCAGTGACATCTTCGCTGCGACCGCCGAGCAAGACGGGAAGGTGGTGAGCGTATCCAAGCAGTCGGTGGTGATTGAATACAAGGATGGTGAAAAGCTTCATGTGGAGTTGGGTAAACGACACGGCACGGCGGCGGGGGTAACCTACCCGCACGAAGTGGTAACCGACCTGAAAGAAGGCAGTAAGGTCAAAGCTGGGGATATCGTGGCGTACAACAAGAAGTTCTTTACCCCCGATCACCTCAACCCAGGCCAGGTGGTATGGAAAGGTGGGGTGATGTGTCGGACCGCTTTGATCGACAACATCGACACCTTGGAAGACGGCTCGGCGATTTCGCAAGAAGCGGCGAAGAAGTTGACCACCCAAACTACGGAAACCCGGACGGTGGAAGTTCGGTTCGATCAGTACGTGCACGATTTGGTCAAAGAAGGCGATCACGTCGACATTGACTCAATCCTATGCACTATTGAAGATCCGGAAACGGCTGAAAATCAGCTGTTCGATGATGCCGCCATGGACACGCTTCGTCGGTTGTCCGCCATGACGCCCCGGGCTAAGGTGACCGGTACCGTCAGTCGGGTGGAAGTTTTCTACCACGGCGAGTTCGAGGACCTGTCAGAAAACCTGCAAACGCTGGCCGTCGCCAGCGATCGGAAACGCAAGCGTCGTGCCAAGGCGCTGGGTGAACCGGCCTTTACCGGTCAGGTGGACACCAGTTTCCGCATTAAGGGGAAAGCCCTCGACCCGGACACTGTGGCCCTGCGTATCTACATCGATCACGATGTGGGGGCTGCTGTTGGGGATAAGGGTGTATTCGGCAACCAGATGAAAACGGTGTTCTCGCGGGTCATGACCGGCACCAATACCACCGAGTCTGGAGAACCCATCGACGCCGTCTTCGGCAACACCAGTATTGAGGATCGGATTGTGCTGTCGCCCAAACTGATGGGCACAACCAATGCGTTGCTCTATGCTCTATCCAAACACATCGCAGCTGTCTATAGAGGAACTACCGATGTCCGAAACAAAGAGAAGTCTTGATAGCGCGTACGGTGAGAACCTGGCGGTGATTTCCGCCGGGATCGAACTGGGCGCCAGTGCCCTGCAAAAGGTGATGGGCGGCGATGCCGCCTCCACCCAGATTGCGGGTGAGACCCAAAGCACCAAAGACATTCAAGAACTGTTGGCCGCGCGGATGGCCAAGCGGTTCGGCGGTTAAGGAGACCAGTCACATGTTTAAACCAACGACTCTCAGCGTTGCTCGTCCGGTGGCTGAAACCCTGACGCAGAACAACATCATTCTGACCCCCAAAGGCAGTCACCTGCCGGTCGGGGTCATGGCGGATCACTTCCGCATCCCGGTGGACGCCGAATTCAAGCCGTTGAACCCGGGCGACTACGATCGCATCACGGAAATGTTCCGTGAGTACCACGAAAGTCCGTCCGAGATGGTTGAAGCCGAGCACGACCGGCTGGTGGATCTGATGGCCCATGGCCTGGAATCCATGCTCAACACCGTGCGTTCCAAAGTGGTGCCCGTGTGTAAGATGCAGCGTCAACGGTTCGAGGAATCCAGTGACCAGAAGCGTCTGGCCCACATCGAAATCACCCCGTTCAATTACCACGCCATTCACAACGAACCGGCCCTGACCGAACACGTGCATAGTTACCACAACATCCGTGGCCGGGACACGTATCGGACGTTCCTGGTCCCAACCCCCAGCGTTGAGACCATGATCGAATGGATGTCCCACACCAACCACGTGGACGCGGAGCTGGTGAAGAAGTGGGCGTTGGAAAACGTGGGTGCGGACGACATGGAAGCGGTCTGGCTGCAGCTGTTCGGCGCGTCACGGGAAATCAACCCACACTCGCTGGACCTGGTGAGCCTGGGTCGGATGCCGTTCAACGTGGACAAACTGCTGGCGGCGTACTTCATCACCTCGTACCTCTGTGCGAACCCGCAGGAAGTGAACGGCGAAAGCGTGTCACTGGAAGAGTGGGAAGAAACGATGGCGACCCTGCATCGGTTCTTGGGTGCGTCCCTGTGCCGTGCGTACGAACGTCGGGCGCGGGACCGTCAACGCCAGCGCGTGGTGATCTCCTACGAAGCGGACGATGCGATCCGTCGTGGTCGGGTGATCGTTCACGTGAACGGCGACGTCTACCCGGACTGGCTGGAACAAGGTGGGGACGTGAAGGTCCTGCTGGGCGCAGCGGTCTCCGAACCCAACCGTCTGCATGCCAAAGACTTCGAAGGGCGTGAAAACGGGCTGACCCAGGTGTGGGAACGCAAGCATTACCTGATCCGTCAGGCCAAGTTGACCAACTACCTGCGTCAGCGTCGGGAAGAGCTGCGGTTCATGTTCCTGCACCCGTCGTACGACGTGAAGGAACTGCTTCCGGAAACCAAGCTGTCGGTGTCCGAACTGGAGCAGCGGGTAAACCAGCAGGTGGACGCCCTGCGGGAAGAAGACCTCGACGACATTCCCCGCACCGTGACCCGTCTGGTGTGTGGTATCTATTACCCAGGCTCCCCGTTCCTGGAATTCCTGGAAACCATGGATCAGGTGGCGCAGGACCACAGCGACCTGCCTCCACGTGAGGTGGCCACGGTTGCGGCCATTGAGATGACTGCCTCGTGGTTGTCGTCCCAGGTCACCGCCAACCGGTTCGAAGCTCGCATTGAGCATCAGGAAACACGCCAGCCTGAACCCCAACCTGAGGAAGAAGGAGCGGTAACGGATGAAGCCCAGGTATCAGAGAGCGCCTGAGCGGGTCTGGGAGCGCCTACAAGAGCGTGAAGACGGCGGTGTCTACACAGACACCGCCTGTAAGATTCACGTCCCTGAGCGCTATCTGACGCGCCATCTGGCGAGCATCGGTAACGAGGTACACATCCTGGGTTTCTTTGCGATCATCATGGAGGACTCCTACTATGGAGTCTCCATCACCGACGCGATGATCCGCATTGTGCCCAGCTCGACCGACACGGTTGAGGTAAATGGTGACAATTACCTGGAGTTCAGCTTTGAACCTGGGGACCGGGTGTTCTACTCCACCGACCTGGTGAAGAACGACACCTTGACGTACTACATTTACGACGAGCACATCGCCAAGGGTCGCATCCCTTGGTATTTCAACTATTACGATCTGGCCCGCATCTTTGAGACCGCTGAAGAACACGCCGGGGTAAACCTGGGTAACCGCGCCATCCTGGACTTGATTGCCTCGACCATCGCCCGGGATCGAAACGATTACACCACGTTGTATCGACATGTCTTGAGCAAACCGAAGGACATCGAAACCAACCCACCGGCCATTGTCCCATTCCGAAGCGTCATCTGGAACACTTCCGACACGACCAGTAAATTGATCGGGGCGTATTTCGGGGACAGCATCAGCTCAGCCTTGGTCAATCCGAGTGAGCGGGTCGAACGGATCGAAGAACTGTTAAGGACGTAATAAACGTGGATATTCAATCATGGTTGACACGCCAGTCAACGAGTTTTAAAGACGGACAACTGGTTACCGATATTGTCCAACCTTCCATGGAAGGGTTTTTTGATTTCTTAAAAACAAAGAGAAAGAAACCCGATGTGGACGAAAAGCCTCGAATGAAGGCAGACAATGAACAGGCACTTCGATCTAACTACCTGAACGATGGGTGGCTGGATAAACAGTCATACGTCGAAGGTCCGGTGTCGTTTGGTAAAGAGGGTGTTCTGCTTTTCGATAAGGGTCGTAAACCTAGAAGTGTTTTAGACCTTCTTGAAAAGTCGGTACAGCAACATAAGACCCAGTTGGACGCGCATTACAAAAAAGTGGGCGATGTTGTCCGGAAAAGCAAAGCAATAATTGGCATCCTGAACAAGCCCAATTGGAAAGATAATCTCACGCCGGCAACTCACATGTGGGTGGGTGGTTATTTTGATTTGTTTGAAAAACCCATCAAACCAAAACTGAAAGTTGATGCTGGTGGTATCGACCTCAATAAAGGTGACGTTACGTCGATTGAAGCGGTTTACGATCTGGCGGTTAAACCGTCTGTTTCCGAACTCCCAACACTCGACAAAAAAGGAGTCAAGCAAGCAGCGCAGTTGATACTCCAGTTGTTCGAGATGAACGACCGCGAATTCGAAATGCAGGCAGAAAACTACATGGCGTTTTTCGGAAAGGTCGGTTCAAGTCCCTCTTTCCGAAATCCTGTACCGGTAGGCAACCCGTGGCACGAAGAGTTGATCAAAATCGACAAATTCGTCAACCCGGGGTATACCGAACTGTACCTGTGTCGTGACGCATTGATCAAATCCATTGCCAAACTGATCGACAAATCAGTAAAGTGAGGATACATGGTTCAATTCATGAACATTGTCATCGGTTCATTACTAGTACTGCTGTGCGGGCTGGTGTTCATCAGTTACGTGCACGATCGGTTCTGGTGGAACGACGGTCACAGCCCGTCGGGACGGCGCTGGATAAACGCGGGTAAAACCAACACCGGCGGGCGGCGGTATCGTGATTTTCGTGGGTACTCGGTGGTCATTCATTGGCCGATCGATCACCCGCGACGTTATTAAGGAACAACGATTATGACTCAATCACAACGCTCCGTACGCATGGGTTGTACCATGCTTCTGGGTACGGAAAAGAAAGGGGTTTTAAAGCCCGACGCTGACGGCTACTACACGGTCGTACTGGGCGCCTACGGGGCCTTCAACAGTATGGGTATGTTTTATGACCTGGCCTCGGCCCGACCGTTCTTCCAACCGGGCTCCCCATTGATGCGCATGCTGGAGAAAGGCGTGTTGCGAGGCGAGTACAAGCACCCGGAAAAACAACCGGGTCAGGACGACCGGGAATACATCGGCCGCATTCGTCAGATCGATTCCGATCGGGTATCTCACCACATTCGGTCCCTGAGGCTCGAAGAAGGTCACAAGGATGAGAAAGGTCGCCCCATCACGGTGGTGATCGGTGAGGTACGTCCCTCCGGTCCTTACGGCCAAGTCCTGAAAGATGCATTGGACAACCCCCACGAGAATGTGTATTTCTCCGTCCGCAGTCTGACCATGGACGACATGATGCGGGGCATCAAATACACCAAGGAAATCGTGACCTGGGACATGGTCAACGAAGGGGGTATTTTCCGAGCCAACAAGTATTACTCTCCGGCTCTGGAAAGTTTCGACGAAGTGGAAATCACCCCCACCATGTTGTGGTCGCTGGCGGACGAACAGAAACGTCAACGCGCCATGGGCATGGAATCCAGCGGGACGGACTACGAAGCGCTGGCTAAAGACCTGGGTTGGGACAAGGGCCACAAGCCTAAGACCAAGCCGGTGTACGATCGTTGGTAAAAAAAAATACCATCGGTGTGTTCCCCTCCCCACAAGGGAGGGGAGTTATGCCGACACGACATAAAGGCACCCCGCAGGGTGCCGCTATGTGTTTACACCAATGCAATGCCTGGGTACATGGTTCGCAGTAGGTTGGTGGTGGTACGCTCCGGAAAGAACTGAGCGGTGATCGCTGGGGACCGATACGTTTCATCGCTGCTCAACAACTCCCGTGCATCGTCACTGATGCGTACCAAAGTGGCCAAATTCCAAACGTCTTGGCCGGCTCGTTGTGTCCAGAACCAATTGGGTTGGAGACGGTCCATACACCACACCAGTTGGGTCAACAGCTCGGGGTAATCCGCCGGAGTGGTCTTGGCTTTGAACTGGTACATCTGAAGCACCTGTTGGGGCAAGCGCGGGTTCTCAGCAACCAATGCCGACGCCCCAACGTTCTTGATGGCACTTTCCACCATGTCGATGTTTCCAGCCCGCACCAGTTTACTGGCGCTGCGCCGAGCCACTTCCCGTCGAAGATCGTCGTCTTTGATTTTCTTCAGGGTTTCGTCGATCAGTTCAGGCACACCCCATTCAGCCATCTTCTCAATGGCACCGTGAAGGACCGCTGCATGGGCACCCAGATCAGATCCCTGAACCAAAGGGTGACCGGTGACGTCGCTGACCATGTCCATCACACTCTGAGCGCTGTCCGGATCAACGTTGGTCAGCTTCTTAACCTCTTCCGCCCCATCGGTAATGTTTTTCTCGACGATCTTGTACGCTTTGTAGTAGTTCCCTTCGCTGCCAGGAACGTTCAGCATACTCCCTTCTTGGATGTCGCCGAGAATGACTTTACTGACGTCTTCCCCAACCTTATCCAAAGCTGGTTTCGAACCCTTTAGTGCTCCACGCACGTTCTGTTCGGCTTGCTTGGGATCGATCCCTTGGTCTCGGGCCCAGTCCTCAGCTTTTCCTTTGTATTCCTCGCCAAAGTCTTTCGCTTTCTCAACGTACCCTTTGGCAGCCCCGAACGCGTTGTTCAACGAATCGGTGAATGCACTGTTTTCACTTTGGTAGTTGTTGCGTCGTTCCGGGTCACGCACTCCGTAGACGTCAACCGCTTCAAGGTCGTCGCTGGGACCACCATTGAACGCCGTATTTGCTGGTTTACTCATGAGCGAACCCCATGTAGTGTCTGATTGATAAAGGTCATACGATGAGACCCACCAAAAAAGAAAAGGCGGTATAAAAGCCCTCCCCTGTATGGGGAGGGTTGGCTTCTATCAGTCCTTTTGTCGAATCCGATGAACCACATTTTGCACAACGCGTAACCAGCGTTTCTCCGAGTTCCGGAGTTCCCGGTTGGGTTCACGCCACACAATCTGACCAGGGTGTTGCTTCAGGATTTCGACCGTCATGGGTGATTGACGAAGGTTGTGTTGAAGGGTCATCTCCAACATCCGTTCCAGTCCAATCACGTTCTCCCAACTGTACTTATTTTTCACCGCCAGCTCGGACGTATCCTTGGCGCGTAAGAACCGCTGGTTGTTGCCGGAAGTGATCACGTAGTAGTAATACCCGGCGTACATGTGAAAGGTCCGTTCGTCAATGGTCTGCTTAGGGGCACTGTGATAGTACCCCAAGACCCGCCCAAGCGGGTTGTCAGTGCGTGGTGCGATGTTGATTACGCTACTGCTAAGTGCTGCCGTCATAATTATCCCTTATCGCGTTTAGACGGGGGTGTTATAGATAGTGGATCACGGATGGTTACCGTGTGCAGACTGATGTCCGTGGGATCTTTGGACCAACGCATTTCGAGGATGTAGTCCTCCTGCTTCGGTCCCAAGGCCACCAAGCCTCGCCGGAACACGTTCCACGACATGCGTGGGGCGAGTAAGTCGCGATGCAATGCATTGATCGCACTGTTGATCTCCTGACGCGTCTGCGGAACACCCTGCAATGGGTTCTTGACATATTCCTCCAACAACGCGTTCCAACGGATCACGTCGATTTCTTCCTCCGTAACAATCCGACGGAAAAGGCGGGCCAGTGTGTTGGCTGGCTTTTTCATGTCGCTGAACACGTTGCTTTCCTCAGGCCCAAACGTATTCAGTTCGGGATCGGCTTCGTCTTCAGCGGGATCAATCTTAATCGGGTAACGCGAGACCCGACCGCTTTTCCACGTCAGTTGTATGGTCAGTGTTGCCGACACAGGGTTGAGAAAATCGACCCCTTTCTTGAACGTGGCCCACGTGAAATCGTCGTGGGTTAATGCCTTGTTCAAGTTGCCTTTGTCGGCCTTCTTTTTGTTGTGAGGTTTTTCAAAGAATAACTTTGCCCTCTTGTTCCACGTAAACTGGTTGACCTTGCGCCACAACAGGGTGTTGCGGAACAGGTAACACAGTATGCCCTGCGCTCGGTTCGTTCCTTTTAAGGGATCGGCGAGCAGATCTTTTACATCTTGATTCATTTTATTATCACCCTACGGTGCTGGGCCAGACTGACCCGGTTTGTGAAAACACAAACGACGTGCGACTGACGCCTTTATACAGTCGCAATAGGAATCATTATGTCATCGTTTGACCTCTGTTATGACTGGATTGAGTTGATCAACACATGGATGAGAGTGACCAGATCCTTGTAGATCATCTCGCTGTGTCTTTCATAGAAATGTCCGGTGTGCCGAGTCACCAGACAGTGATGGGCTTGGATCAAACCGCGTAACCGGTTGAACAGCTGAACCTCGTCAATGGGGAGATGTTGATCGTCCGCCAAATAGAAGTCCAAGCTGACCACCTTGGTGTCGCGTCCGTCCTGTCCCAATCTTCTTTCCAACTGCGCATCCGCTTCGTCCGCGATCAGTTGGTTTTGGTTTTTCAACGCCGCCACGAGGGCAGGTAGGTTGGGATAACACACAGCCACGTGTTGCTGCGTGCGGTATTCGGTGGTAATGGGAAAAAGATCTTCTGGTTTTAAGCACCTCCACAGTTTCTCAAGTTCGCTGGTGATGGTCTCACTGTCGGTGACCACCAAGGATGAGTTTTCCAATAGACGACGGTATCGGCGCAGTCGCCAAGCGCGTATGAACATGTAGGTCCCCTATGGTTTTACAAAAGTCTCCGAGACCGCATCGTTATTAGGTTTGGTCATACCAAACTGATGATATAGGTCTAAAGTCGGCTTCAGTACTATAGAGTCTGAGTAACCCGTAATTTCTCTGGAGAATCCCATGACTGAACATAAAGACGGTGGCGATGCCACCATGGAATATCGCGAGACATTGAATTACAGCCAAGGCGTGCGAAAACGCATCGTCGACCACTTTGTAGGTGAGGGCAGTATCCCCAGTGACCCCAAGGAACTGAACGTTGTCCTTAAGGCACTGGGGGATATGGATAAGACCGTGTTGATGGATCGGAAGAACGACATCGACCAAGGCAACGCCGACACCTCGAAACAGGTGGCCGAGGCCATGAGCGAGTTCATTCAGATGCAGCAGAACAAGAACCCATTCCAGCGTTCGACCGATGGGGGCGTTGTGCCCCAACAACCAGCACCCGAGTCACTTCAGCCGCCCAGTGTGGATGTGGAGAAGCTGGGCGATTATCAATTGGTGGAAGGTGAAACCGAAGTGGGTGTGGTCAATGAATCCTACAAGGAGTTCATGGCCCGCATGGAAAAGGAAAAGGAAAATGGTGTCCGTCCGGCTCCTACCGGGGATGAGGACGTGGGTGATTAAAAAAGAAAAGGACCGAGTGACAGAGGGGCACGCGCCCCTCTGTTTATGCCGACGTCACGTAGTACGTGGGTCGATAGAACTGGTGATTGCCTACTGTACTAACCGCCTGCATGTTGTCCCAATTGGGTACTACAGTGTGATTATGGTAGTTGACAATCTGTTCGGCATAAGGCAACTCGGCGACCTTCTTGAGGTGTAGGTACTCGACCGCAATCAAGTACGCCTCCTTGTAGGCCTCTTCATCGGTGACTTGGTCTGACCGGCCATCGTGGGTCCAGCTGAACTGATACGCCTCTCTGACGACGCCACAGGCCGTCTCAGGCCACCATTTCTTCTTCATGCGGTTGACCACGACCTGAGCAACGAGTTCTTGGCCCAGTTCGGGCTCACCACGGGCCTAACCTTACAGCGAAGTGTAGTGCGGATCGGGTTTGTTAGAGTATCGATTTGGTGTTTCCACTGCTTCCTCAGGGCTCATACCCATGACGCGAATCCGATATCTAAGCATAGACTCTTTAACCCCAGTACGTCTGGAGAGTTCCATAAACGTGTGTTCCACACCACGGTATTCAATCCTGGCACTATGGGTTTGATTTTGAGCCTGCTCTAAACGAGTTGCCCAATAACAATTCTGTTTTGTGTAATCCCCATCATTGTTAATCCTTTCGATGGTGTGTTTTGGTGTCGGTTTCTCACCCATATCGCTTAAGAAAGCTTCGAAGTCCTCCCAACGGGGGTCGTATTTTATTCCACGACCCCCGTAGTATGGGTAATCACTGGCTTTTGGATTTCCACAACGATTCTTCATTGCCTGCCAGCTTTTGTAAGTAGGGTTATTGCTTTTACCATGCTTACGAAACATTTTGGAAACACGTTCTTTGTGGTAGCACCCGCAACTTTTTGTTTTATTGCCCGTAAGTTGATAACTGATCACAGTTACCTCATTGCCACAAGAACATAGACAGCGCCAGCGCCGTCTACCTTTTTCTTTAGGTTCTAAACGAACAACGGTAAGTCTGCCAAAGGTCTTACCTGTTAAGTCAAGAGCACTACCCATTTTACTTATCCCCTTGTATAGAAAATATGCGCCCCCTCAACTACCGCGACCGTGAGATTATACCAACCTGGATTCACGTAGTCGGCATGGTAATTTAATAGACGTTTTGCGTTTTCAACATCAGCTACTTTTTTCAATAGAAGATACTCTATTGCAGTTGTGTAAGCCTTCTCATACGCCACCCGATCACGAACTTGGTCACTCTTACCGTCATGGGTCCAGCTGAACTGATACGATTGACGGATGACCTCGCAGGCGGTGTTGGGGTAATGTCGGTTTTCCATCCGATTGACCACGACCTGCGCTACCAACTCCTGCCCGAGTTGGGATTGGTTACGTGATTCATGGTAAATGTTTACCGCTAGGCATTCGACTTCGTTCCAATCGGCGGTCATGACATCGTTACCTTTCGGTAGGTCGATGGCAATGTTGTCCCGCCAGGTTTCCGGGGGTACGTCGTGGACGGTGCGGACGATCTTACCGCTAACCCCGTTAGGAGTGGCGACCTCAACCACCTGAGTCTCAGGGGTCGGTTCAAAGAACGCATGGTTAATGACGATCGAGTTCGGCAATTGGGCAAAGACAAACAGGATCGCCCCCATCAGAATCACAAACAAAGCCTTGGCTTCGTGGTTTGTTTCATAGGTGGTCATGGTCATCACTCCTCTTTTGAATTGAGTATAATGCACATCATTGACAAACCCTACGATTAAAACTGACGGTTGACGAAGTTCACCGCAGCGGCCACACCGGCGGTTGCAGCGGCACCCACGGCAATGTAGGTGACGTGTTTGGCGGCGGATTGACCTTTGATGGTCCGACGATCCAAGTTGATTTTCTTGTTGCGGGTGTTGAAGCTTACGGGGCCAACTTTAATGATCATGATACTTTTCCTCAAAGTAATGTGATAAGGGTTAACTCGATTGGAGTTATACCACCTGAGTGATATAGGCGTCAGTTTGCTTGGAATTGAAGACGGCATAAACGCCGTCCCGAAGGACGGCACTTATTATTCGGGCGGTTTGTTCAATGGGCGGAACATCGAGAACCACGACGGGTCGATGAACTCCAGCTCCAAGTGGTCCAAGAACCCCAACCGGAACGCCACGAACTCGTCGCGCTTTTGTTCGTCCGTCAGGCGTTCGGGTTTGCGCTCGAACAACCGGGGAATGATGAACGTCACGTCCCGACAATGACACCTCACCAACGCCGTGTGGTGGTGGCGCACCCATTGATGAAAATCAAACAGGATCATGGCATCGTAGTTATCCCGGATGAATTCGGGGGTGAGCTCGTCCAAGGGACGGGAGATGAAGAACACCGGGAGATCCTTGTACGTGTTCATCTTAAGGATGTCCGCCAGCTCCTCCATTTCCTCGTCGTCGAACGGGTACGGGGCCACGTTGATTTCAACCGCCACCTCGTCGGCTGTCATGCCTTCTTTCATGTTCTGGTGGTACTCAGCCAGAACCCGCCCCAGCACCGCCAGGATCGACGTCATGACGGATTCCCTCAGGGTTTCCTTGTCACGCTGTTCCCAGGCTTCGGTGAACTGCTCGTTGTTCAGGTACCCATTGGACAGTTCGTGCCAGTCCGTGTGTTCCCGATCCCAATAACGGTCGCCCTGAATGACCTGAATCGCCGCTTCGGGGTTGAGCTTCGCCACCGTCCCCAGTCGGGTGTCCAACAGACCGTCCAAATCAATGTAGATTTTACGCACGGGTTATTCCTCCGTTATTTTACTCCCGGACGTTCGTGCCACCAGGGGTTCGAGTAGGTTTCCGGGAATCACACGGGTGAGGCAACGCTCCAGCGACAGGGTGAAACACAACCAGATTTCCGACTGCAACAAGTTGGCCACTGTTTCCTGCTTGGGCACTTTTTCTGTGAACGTGTCGTCCGCAACGCTCCCAGCTTTGTTGACTGCAGAGCTGATGCCTTTTGCCAACGTCGTGCATTGCGAACTAAACCGGTGGTCGCCACCGTTATCGTCCATCAAACGGTTGTAAAAACCGATGCTGGCACGCAGTATCAGGTCAAGCAGTTTCTCGTCCCGGCGCAGCTCGGCCCACAGTTGTTCGCGTGCCATGTCCGCGTTGATGTAATAAATGCGGTGCTCGTGACGCAACCGTAATGCCCAAGCGTAAAACGTATTGTGCATCTCACGCGGTTGGAGCTTCAACTCTTCTTCGATGGCGCCGGTAACGGCCACAGTGACTTCTTCGTACAGTGATAGCATTGCGATTCCTTATTGTCGTAGATTGCTATTCAGGTGCATGGCTTTCAGCATAACGTCGAGGGTCTGAGTAGACTTTACGGTGGTATCGCCTTCGCTATCGATTTCATTCATTGACGCTTCGCCGGTTTCCATGATACTGCGGTTCATGGCGTTGAACGACCGGGTGTCACCACCCCGGTACTTGATCAGCTCCAGTACCATGTTGTCCAAACCTTTGGCGGCGTTTACCTGCAGTTCCGGGTACGAGATACTGGCGCCTTTCGACGGCCCGGTGGGCTGGCCGGAACGATCGTCCACAGCGCGGTTGTTTTCCGGTATGGAAATCTTCTTGTACAGCATCTGCGCCTGACGACGCAATGGCAACATCAACACCAAGTGTTTGACTGGGGTTTTCACCACCTGACCCGTTTGGGGGTCGGTCAAGTACAAGTGCTGGTAGAACTCGTGACCCAACTCTTCGGCGATCTCGAAGTTGCGGTTGATGTCGAGCTTGTGCTCGCTCAGATTCGGAATGAACAAGGACAGGGTTTCACTGCCTGATTCCAACCGCTCAATGAACGCTTCGAACTCGCGGTTCGACATGGCGTTCAGCCGCTTCTCATAAATGGCCCGGTTTTCGGAACCGGGCGCGAAACGGTCGATGAAGTACAACAATTCTTGCGTGGCCTTTTCTCTGGGTGTCATGCGATGACCTCTCTTTGTGTTAGGGGGCTCTGTCATAAAATAGCCCGCGCTGGGCTCAGTAGATGTCTTCGCTGAATAACCGGTCTTGAGGGAACGTTTTGGGACGCCGGACGTTCAACTGCCCGGCCGCCTTGGCTACTTCCAACGCCTCGAACCGATCGAGGAACTCCCCGAACTGGTCAATGAACCCCTGTTCGGCCTTGGTCCGGAAGTCTTTCGTCATGCCCAGTTGTTTGATTTGCTGATGCATCAACAGATCGAAGTGGCGGGCACTGACTACCATGACATCACCCACGCGACACGCCGCAGCCACCACGACCGGTTGAACACCTAACTCTTCTGCCATTGACATGGAATGTCCTTATTCTGAATACAGCGACGGAACGTTTTTACCTGACAGTGGAGGGAATCGATGCTCACGCAGGAACGGCAGCACGTGCTGGTCAAACCGCTGCAGCCACTGCTCTTCGGTGATGTTGGTTTCCAGTACCGAACGGATGGCGGTGGTGTCCGGTGTCATCTGAGCCAGGGTACGGTGAAAGAAGGCGTTGATGTCTTCCAGGTCGTTGGCGTGTTGGCAGTGACGCAGGAACGATTCCGCCAGCTCCACGTCGTGGTAGCGGATCAGGTAAAACACTTTGGTGCGGATGGTGTGGTTGCGGTGCGGCATGATAAACTCCGAATGTGGTTAAGGGTCGTGTTCCCCGGTCAGCTCGCCACGATACTCTACGTGGGTGACGCGTTTTAAGAACTCGACTAATAAATGACGGTGGCAAAACGTCCCCGCTCGGCAGTAGCAGCCGAACGCCAAAACGGGATGAGTCAGCAACTCATCCCAGAATAAAGGATCTTGAAACCACCAGTGGTCCAAACGAGCCTGGTAAAGGCGGGTGTACTCCGCCTCAGTGATCGTCCCGCGCTTGATTCCCATGACCATGTCCCAGGAAGGCGCGAGACGCAGCTCGCCGGTTTTCACGGTTGTGTCAACCAGTGGCACACCGGTTTTGGCTAATCGCCGCCAGTGTGCCAACTGGTAAGTGTAGACAATCATGCGGCTGATTTATCCTCCGCCTTACTGGCGCCGGCCGCTTTCTCCATCTTCAGGTTGGCTTTCTCTTCCTTGCTCAGCCACCACGGGACGTATTTACCAATCCGCATCTCCAGCAGGTCTTTTGTGGAAAGGTATTTCCGTGGATGTTCCTTGAGCTCTTCATCAAACACCCAATACCCCCGAGTTTCCAGCAGCGTGTCCCAGTTGTACCCCATGGCAGTCAGATCGTCGTAGAGGGTCTTGGGGTCACAGAGCAGACCCGGGTCCATGTCGCGATGGAACTGGATCAACTGCAACAGTTCCGCCGTGATCTGAACCGCACGACGCAGGCGGTAGTCTTTGTTCAGCTTCTGACGCACGGTGGTGCGACTGAGTTTCACATCCGGAAGCAGTTCCATGTAATAGTTCTGCAGGTTACCGCCCAGCCCAAACCGGTCGGTGTCCTTGCAATAATGGAACTCGGACAGTGAGGCCAATACCCCTTCGGATTGAGACACGATGATGTCGATGGGGAAGCCAGACAGCCCGTTCTTCCCACGAATGTTCATCATGGTGAGGATGGAGAGGTCGGTGTCACCTTTCATGGCTTCGGAGTTGTCCCACGGGTACTCCGGCATCTTGTCTTTGTTCTGCAGCGGCTTGTTGGCGGTGATCATCCACACGTTGTTGGGCAGCGAGTAGAACCCCCCGGACACACCTTCGAGCACCGTGTCCTTTTTCATGTAAGACAGGTTCCGTTTGTCGGTCGGGTACATCTCCATGTTGATCACGTCTTTTACGTGCGCGGTCAGGAACAGGTAGGTGCCGGTACGGGCACAAATCTGCGGTAGTTGGTTGAACATCTGCTTCTTGGCCCGACCGTTGTTCATGGCTTCGGTGTTCATGCCCGACTCACCAATGACGTTCTTGTCGTAGATGTCTTCCACCGCTTTCACGGTCATCCGCGACAGGGAGTCGATCATGCCACCGGACGGGTAGAGTGCAGTGCGCGGTTTGCCGTGCATATCCACAAACGGGGTGGTACCCAAATGGGATTTCTCATCCTTGGTCTTCTCGTTCACGGTCTTGCGGAACAAGTCAAAGAACTCGTCCCCGGTGTACTGGGAGATGTCCGTGAAGGCGAACTGTTCGTCTTCGGTGTAATCGATTTCAGAGAGGTACTCGTCGTTCTTGGAAACGGCGGTGAAACGACCTACGGGATACAGTGTCCCCTCAGAGTCGTAGGTGATCGCGTGCGAGTGATGACACGAGCGTCGGAGCATAGCCATGCAGTACACCGCCAGCGCCGTCTTGAAGTTGTTGGGTCGAGCACAGATCCCCGTGATCCCGGAGATGCCCCCGTTAAGGATGTTCTCACCGTGAATCCCGCGCTCGTACTTACCGGTACTAACGTCCATTAAACAACCAACGTTGATGGCTGGTCGAAACCGTGGTTTTGCAAATGCTTTGTTAAACATAGACAGTGCTTCTTATCCGGTTGAGTGTTAATAGGAAAAGGCGCTTCTGTGAGCATACAGTCACTTCATTGGGCCTTCAGGTGGTTTTTTCTGCCATGGGTTAACTTCTTATTATGGGAACATTCTATGACACAATACTCGTGACCCCGCGTCACCACCCACCTGCTGAATAGGTTTTACTATGTCCGAGATCAACAACCCACAAATCCCAGCCATCGAGACTCTGGAAATTCAGCGTCTGGTGGAATCTTGTCAAACCGTTTCCAACGAGGCATTCGCCGTATCCGACATCGGAAAGGTGGTGTCTGAGCGTTTGCCCAAACTCAGTGCGGCCCTGAAGGACGCGTTCCGTTTCATGACCACGTGGGACTTCAGTCGCCCGGAAGGTCTGAACGCCATGTCAATCAGCGGCATCCTGCGCAAGAACCATTATACCGATTTTGCCGACGTGCGTGTGGCCAAACCGGTGGCGTTTACGGGGAATCTTCACCAGTACTGCAAAGAATTGGACACCGAACGTCTCGAAGCGCTCATCGCCATCCGTGAGAACGTCCTCAAAGCCTGTCGGAAGCGTTTTGCGTACTACCTGAACGACCTGGACAACCTCGACGAAAAACGCGTTGAGGAAGGCATCATGGCCTTGAATCGCGACCTGCTGAATAAACACATCGAAGCCGAGGCTCGGTGGCACATCGAAGGCAACCGCAGTAACGAGGCTAACTTCGGTGAGTTGTTTGAAAACAACAAACAGTGCGTTGAAGCCATGACGCACATCAATCAAGTGAACAAGGTCCGGTGGGCCAAAGCCAACCCCAAGGACGTCCAGAAAGACACCCAAGCGTTGGTGAAGATTGCCGAGTCGTTGTTCGGTGCCATCAAGAAACGCGGCAACGTCAGTAAGCAAGTACTGAAAGCCCTCGCCGACGAGCTGGAATTGGCCGGTCGTTGGGTGGAGTGGTATTCGGTGCAGGTGACCCGAATCATCGACACCACCACCGCACTGAAACACATGGAACGGACACTGATTCGCATTGGCTGATTTGCGACATAAGAGGACTCCCCACACGAGGGGAGTCCTTTATGACGTCTTCATCGAACGTTCATCCCACAGCCATGGTCTTTCGCTCCACGCAGTATAAGATCAGATCTTGAATGTCTTTACGGCGAGTTTCTTGGTCTGCATACCAAAGCCAACACGGGGTTTTCTTCACCAATCGCATCACGTAAGAATCCACGCGGTCAAGATTCACACGTTCCAGCGGTAAAGTGTTCCCCCACACCCACGTCGAGAACAACGTAGGCGTTCGTAAAGCTCTGGTGTCTCTACTGAGATCCAGGTTTTCGTTCAGCTCCTTGAGTTCTTCCAGGTCATCTTCGTCGCAGCGCATGAGTCGTGCGTACAGGGATGACAGTACAAACATGCGCTTGCATCGATCGTTTGCATTGGACCAGAGGTAAAACCACAAATGTAGAAGGACGTTGTAGAATCCTCTTATTACAGAAGGTTTCGATGACATGACAAGTGCCTATGGGTTTATTTGGTTAACGGGAGAACGAACTGGGTATACGGCGACTGGTAGATGGCATTACCGTCGTCCGTTTCGAACACGACCGCAAACGAGTACGCCGCTGGTCCTGTTGCGACGACCAACGCACTGACCTTGGGATTGAGTTCAGCAATCCGTGACAGTGGGTTGCGTTGCGGGATGTCCACACCCAATACCAACCGAATGTTCAGTTTCTGGTCTTTGAACTCGACCGGAACTTCAATGTACGGTAGGTTGTTCGTAATGTGTTTATGAAGTTTTACCTTAGTCTTTTTGTTACCATTTTTCTCCTCCGCATAAAATGCATCGGTGATGTCTTTGGTGGTAACGCTCCGACCGGACTTCCCGGCCAGATGTTTCTCCAGACGCTCTTGAAGAATGGCAAACTGACTCACAGCTTCCCGAGCCAAACGGGGCGGGTCTAAGGTTTTGGTGACCAAATCCTCATGCGGGGTCACCAAGCTGTGATTAACCTTGCGTCCAATCAAACTCATCCCACCCAGTTGTCGCAGGCGTTGTTGAACCGATGCTTTGTAGGCATTGTCCAAACGTGCTACGGCCAGCTCGATGGTTTCCTTTTTATGTGTGTCGCTGTGCATTTCCATCAACGACTCCAGAAACTCGTCCTGTTCTGGGGTTTGAAGGACACAAAACGTGGCATCTGCAATTCGACGGCCCAACAAAAGATCGCTCTTATTGTGTCGCTCTATCACAGTGTCATGTTGTTTCACACCATAGGTTTGCATGCGACCGAGCTGGTAGAGGTAATACGTATTACTCTCAGGCCGTTCGGTAGTACCGTCCCCACCCATGTTGAACAACATCCGTGTCTTCATGATCAAGGGGTTGGCGTCCGGCAATTTGGCCGCGTACTCCTCGGCCGGGGTTTCCTTAAACCGATAGCGCCGTTGAGACTTGCTGGCGGTTTTAGCGTTCGCATCCGCTGCGTCGTTGCCGGGTTCCCCAGAGTGACCTTTGACCCACACGAGGTCCAAGGTCCGGTCAGCGGCCTTCCATTCCCGCTCCACATCCAACAGTTCTTTCCAGTAGTCTTGGTTGGCCACTGGTTGCCCGTCGGATTTGGTCCAGTTGTTCTTCTGCCATGTATTCACGTACTTGGTCAGACCTTTGCGCACGTATTCACTGTCGGACATAATGTGCAGGTGCGTGACCGGATACCGCATGGCCAGTCGGATCGCCTCGATGACGGCTTGTAGCTCGGCGGTGTTGTTGGTGGGGTTGGTTTCAACCCGACCGTAACAGTCAATGTAGACAACCGGCGTGACCGTCTGATCCAACTCTTTGGTTTCCAAATATCCTTTTTCACTTGGTAGAAATTTACCTTTGGGTTTCTTCACGAGCGGTTCGGGGGTGAAGGTATACCCATGCAGACCCCAACCCGCGCGACGCGGTAGGAAACTGCCATCGGCATACAGAACCAATCCCAAACCTTTGTTTTCATTGGTATCAGTCAAAACAACGTTATCCTTTTCTTATGGTGAACCTGCTACACCATAACGCCCGATGGTAATATTTACGGATTACACGCTTCACGCAGGGCGGTGTGGTACTCTTGTTCCCGTTTCCGTTCGGCTTCAATGAACTCACGCAGCAGTACGACGTGGTTGGCCAGCACCTCGGTGACTTTCTTATCACTGTCGACCGTGGGGTTAACCAGTTGAAGCGGTTCGGGAATGGGAACTTTTGGTGGTTTGGGTGGTATTACACAACCACCGTTAGTTGTGGGTGGATTGGGAATCACTGCAGGTCGTGATTCGCTCTGTAAGGTAAACGTGGGTGATGTGTCGAGATCCGTTTGGAGACGGTCGGATTGGGCGAGGTAAAGTTTGGGGGTGTACCCCACGTGCACGGTACACCCACCCAATGCCAACAACACAACACCGCTGAGTAATCCAATACGGTGCAGCATGGTAAACTCCATGTTTTATCCTTCGATGTCCAGCAGTTCTAGGACCGGACTCTTATCGAACGGCGGTTCTTCGTCTTTTTCTATTACAGGCGAATTGACACCTGGAACCACCGGTGTTCGACAGCGCTTTTGGAGTTGACTCAATTCTTGCTCCCGTGCTTGAAGAACCACTTTCGTTTCAGAAAGTTCGTTCAACGTCACGTAAAACATCAAAGCCACCACCACCAACACTACGAACATGCCAGTGAACTGCTTATTATCGCTCAACACTTCCATGGCTGAACGGTCTTTAAAGATCAGGGCTTTGAAGAAAGGCCAGACCACCACAAGGGCTTTTAGTATGGTTGATAACATGCACTACCTCGTGACAGTTGTCATGTTGTGATACTACTCCTACCTTAGGCCGTCACGAAGGTCTTTTCACATTTACGGTAGGTAACAGCGCTAAACTCCCGATATTGCTATTAGGAACGAACCGACGACCGGGGGTTAACTCCCGCATCGCCCGTTGATTTTATAGGAACTCGCAATCGATTTCAACCTTTATTAAAGGAAAAATAGGCATGTTTGTACTGAAAGGGTTTTTCAGCTATTCGACGTTGGTCGATAACACACGTGATGCAGTCGCCCGTTTTGGCGAACTTTCCACGCATTCATCCACCTATGCCAAAGACAAAACGTACCACACCGATGAACAAGCTCCAGTAACGACTCTTGTTTCGTTTCATAGCGTAAAGGACAACCAACCAGTTAACCCGAACATGACGTTGGTGACCCGTATACTGACGCTGGGTCAGTACATTTACGACCGGGCCAACGAGCAGTCAATCAGCAGTGACCGAACCGCTTTTCTGCAGATGGTCAAGGCTGAATTTGCTGATCAAATAGCCGATTTCACATTTGGCCCGTTGGAGCGTTCGGACGGTCTTTGGATGCCCACTTGGGTCAGCTTTACCGATTCGCAGCTCGGTGAAGAAAACTACATTTCGGTCTGGCTGTCCGACGCGGCCTTCCGGTACCAATACGACGAATCTCAGATTGAAGTCATCCCACCGTTTACCCCAATTGATGATTTCTTCTTGGACCCGGTGCGGGTACAGCAACGGTTGAATCAGTTCGACTTGGTGGAGAAACTGGGTGAGGTGGAAATCACTCGGGGTGAGTACCCATACACGGACCTGAAAGCGCTGCGCTTTAATTACGTGGACCCCAACGACACCGGTTGGGAAATCCCGACCGAGTGGTTGCTCATCATTTATGGTCCAGCGGGTAATAACCCCGACAAGATGAAACAGGCGATTGTCGATTACATCTTGGCTAACAGCGAGTACGGTGAAGATGACTGGTCCAAGATCCTACCTGAGATCTTCATCACCACTGAGTTTGTGATCACACCGTTCTGGACTCATTACGGCGTACCCAACCGTGAACTGAAAGCGGGTATCTACAGTCCTACGGTGAAGCCAAAAGACATCACCAGCCTGTTACGGAAGACCACACTGGGACCGCAGTATAACGATGCGTGGATCAACAACGAGTACGAGCTTTCAAACCTATTGTACAAGTCGCTGGCATTTGGGGTTGTGGGTAACCCACAAAACCAGGACGGCATTACCAGCTTTTACAGTAAGTTTGAGGACTACCTCATTGTCTCTAACGAATCTTCCGATTACAACCGGATGCAACCGCGCACTCAAGAGTTCTTTACCCTGTTGAGTGAAGCGGTCAAAATCGCAGAGACTCTGAGTCCGACCAGCGAGCTCCCAGTGACCATGAATCGGATCACCCGGGGCGGTGTTTCGTATGTTATTTTCCCATACGAAAATGCGAACTACCTGATTGTGGGTAAGCCAACGGTAGAAGAGTTGACAGGTAATGGTTAAAGAGTTTGGTAGTTGGTTTTGTTGGACAAAATAACATTATAAAGGGGGAGCGAAAGCCCCCTTTATAATTCTCAAACAACATGCCGGCGATAGTTGTTATTTTTTTTTGAAAACCAAGTGAGGTATTAACATGACCGTGGTTGCCGCGTTAAAACGGTTTGCCACCGCGTTCAACCAACGAACCACCTTGCCAGTAAATACCAAGAACCAGGTATTGGCCATGAAGGACGGTGTGTTCAAACCGAGACCGGTGGTTAATCAACTGGGCATCATTGAAACCGATGAGGAATTGGCCCTACAGCAGGAGCAAAAAGAATCATTTGACGTGGTGTTTAATCAATGGCAACGGTTCGCCCGAAAAGGGGATGAGAACCCTAATAACCCATACGACGATGAGGCGTACCCCAGCGAATTGACTTCATGGTCGTATGACGCCGACAATGACCGAATTCGGAGTACGGTAAACTCAGTAAGTTTCATTGGGTTTATCTCCAATCAACGGTACAACAACTACACGTTGGAAACCATCCTGCGTTCATCGAACAACGATGACGATTACATCGGGTTGGTCATAGCGCACGCAACGGACGTGAATGGCCGAACCCATACCTTGGATGTCATGCGTTCGTTGATGGGTGCAGCCCCTATGGGGATTTTAAAAGACCGGGGGATTGATAACCTAGTAATCCGTAATGTATTCAGTGGATTGAAGTGGCCCGATGGTAGTACTGCGACCGGGTCGTTTGCAGGCAACCAAAACTCAGGCGCTTACGGGTGGGGTAATTGGCCTAACGGTATCCGATTGAAAGTCACTCGCGAAGACGACATCATTACCATCGAAACCAGCCAGATCAACTCGACGGTTTATTATGAGCCAGCAAAAACAGTCATTGATCTTACCTCCGACCCTGAATTGGCGGTTTTCCGTGGGCCCCAGCGGTACGGGTACGCATGCCAATCGCAGGCCGGTAGTACGTGGGATGTATTGCAACGCGCCGGGGACCGCATGTCGATCTTGGATCTCAGGACCATGACTCAGTACGATTACGTAGACGGGTCATGGCAGCCTAAGTCCACAACGGTTGCCGATCTGGTCACCACCGGTAAGTTGATTCCTAACTGGATGCATCATAACCCCACCACTGGGAAATACTTTTACGTTGACCCAGCTAACAACATCCTAAGACTGTGAGGCGAACATGTCATTAAAACAATCGGTTCGACGATGGCTGGATCTGGTGGTGGGTCGTTTCCTATCGCTTCCGGCCAATGGTAGTTTGGTTCACGCGGTAGGTGGTAGCAGTGGTTTGATTATGACCGAAGCCTATCCGGTCAGTTCGTTGGCGGTCGCTGAGACTGACTCCGATATCAACACCCTCCGCCAAACACAGACGCAGTTCATCGACATGCGAACAACTGAGCTGTGGGTACTCACGGCAGGGACATGGTCGGTATCGACCTATGGCGGTGATCAGACTTTCCTTCGGGCCAACACGTTGTGCTATTCTACCCCCACCGGTAAGATGTATTACTGCGACAGTTATTTACGACTGAGTCGGGTGAACCTCACAACCGGGTCCAACCCAATGTAACTCAAAGGTAACAACATGGACATGACCACTCTACGGAACTCAGTGCTTGGTTATACCAGTAAAATACGAACGGTATTAGCCCGAGCATCGGGTCCGGTGAACAATGCCCTGTTTATTGATAACCATGATGGTCAGTTCTCTTTTTTGAACGACCCGTTGGTGAAGCAAACCACGGTGGTGAATAATAGTACAGATCTAGGGTATAGTAAAACCACCCTTCAATCCAACGAATACGTTTTCAATAGTTGGCAGAAAATCTCCCGGGGTAACTGGCAGAACAATTCACCGACAAAAGCTGAGGTGGGTTTCAGTGATAACGCCATCCCTGGCGATCTGGCGGGCTTCACTTACGACGCGACCAACGATGTCATTAAGAACAGTGTCGATACCAAATCCATGGTTGGGTTTGTATCGCCCGACGCGTATGAAGATTATGTATTGGACGTCACCTTGAAGTCAACCTCTACGTGGCAGAACGACCCGTTGGGGTTATTACTCGGCTACGTCCGTGACCCAGATGGGACCACCCACACGTTGACTGTTTTCCGTTCGGTTTGGGACAACTATTCCGGCTTGGACTCGGCCATGCAGGTTGCCGTGGACTACAACACCATTGGTGGTATTGTCATTGCCGAACAGAACGAAGGGTTGTTGTGGGTAGACGGAACTCCCGCCACGGGACCGGCCCCAACGAAAGAGAGTTTGGGTGGTACGGCCCCATATGCAGTAAAACCCTGGGCGGAAGCACCGAACGGGATTCAACTGCGCGTCACCCGCAATGGTGACCAGTTCACCATCGAGACCAGTAATTACGACGTACCTGGATTGGTCCCGGAAGCCACATTGACCTTCAGTTTGAACGACCATCCATCCTTGGCTCGCTTTAAAGGTCCGTCTCCTTATGGGTACGTGGCGATCTCGCAGGACAACGCAATCTGGGAAGCGCATCAACGCCCAGGCAATGCCTTGAGTGTTTACGACTTGCGTGATGGCAGTCGTCACGATTGGGATGGTCAGAGTTGGTCCGTGGTGGCCGGTAATCTGGACGACATTCTAAAACCGGGCCGGATGTGTTTCAGTACAACGACCCGAAAAGTCTTTTATCGCGACCACAACGGCACTGTCCGTCAGGTCCTAAGAACATGAGGTTAACATGGCATCGATTATCCCAACGTTGGGGATGAAAGGGCGTTACAGTCTGAAGTCCCCATGGAACGCTTCGCCCGACACGCTGTACACGTGTGCGGCGATCCGCTACTTCGTGGACATTGAGAACCTTGGGTTCGATGTCTATGAAGACTACTACCAGCCCATGGGGGTGGACCGGAACGTCTTTGAGAAAGACCGACGGGAAAAGGTGGCAATCGTCACACTGACGTCGGAGACCAGCGCCCCCATCTACGTGCCCAGTAGTTATATTGAAGCGATCCCCGATCTCTCGCATCGTAATTACCACCATGTGGTGCTCAGTGCGTCTTTGGGTCCCCTACCCGATTATATAGACTTAACCTTCTTGCAGGATCAAGTCGGTGCGGTGGTGTCAGACACCATCGGCATGCAACCAAAAGTGGAGTTGGGTGTTGCTCCCATGAAAGGGACCATCTCACCCGAACAGCACGAGGTGTTGGAGACCGCGCGCGCGGCGGCCATCAGCAACCGCACCACGTCCCATGCCCGTGTGTTGGAGTTGTCGGAGAAAAACGCCCAACTCGAACAGCGTTTGGCCATCATGGAGCAGATCCTAAAAGACAATAATTTGATCCCAGAGTAACCAATGCTTTGGAATCATACATGCCCCCGGCCGGGCATTTCCTTTGGAGCATACAGCTCTATTTGTTACGTAGCAACGAGGAGTAATCCTAATGTCTCGATTTATCAAGCAATGGCTGACGTCCAGTAACGAAGACAACAACGAAGACCAGAAGGTTGTTGTTCAGGACGGTGAAACCCCGAAAGACGATTTCTCTGACGCCAGCAATGAACAGAGCGGTGATGCGGATACAGCCAAGCCGGCGGTAGCGGAGCTCGACGCGGCGTCCGACGACGCTCCGAAACACACGACCAGAGACCAAGGTCACCAAAAAGTGACCGTTTCCTCCGAGGACAGCAAGGAAGAAGAGGAGGAAGAGGAAAAGGACGAAGAAGAGGAGCGTGAGGAAGAGGAAGAGTCCTCCGACGACGACTCCGAAGAGAAAGACGAAGAGTCTGAAGAAAAGGACGAGGAAGAAGCCGAAGAAGACGGCGAAGAATCCGAAGCCGGTGAGGAAGAAGAGGAAGCTGGCGAGGAAGAAGCTTCCGACGATGGCGAGCAGGAAGAAGAAACCTCTTCCGACGATGCCGAGGAAGAGTCTGCTGAAGCCGATGCCGACGATGCCGAAGCTGTAAAAGAAGAAGTGGACGAGCAGTCTGGTGAAGAGCCGGCCTCTGACGCCGAAGAAGGTGGGGAAGAGGAAGAAGCTGGGAAAACACCCGTGGTCGAAGAAGGACCCGCTGAAGAAGCTCCTGCGGAAGCTGAAGCCCAAGCCGAAGAAGAATCGGTCTCTGAAGCTGACGACGTGGAATCCGAAGCCGGTGATCCGGAAGAAGAAACCGCTGGCGACGCCGAAGTAAACGGCGATGTTGAACACCAGCCGGTGACTGTGTCTGAAGAAACCGAATCCGGCGAAGCCGAAACTACTGGCGAAGTGAAAGAAGGTCCACAACAGGACGTTCCCAAGCCGGAAGAAGAGGTATCGGCCGACACCAAGGGCACCGAAGAAGCCAGCGGTGAAGGCGAAGGCGATGTTTCCGTCAGTGCTGAAGAAGACGAGTCCCTGGATGTGGGCATTACCTCACCGGAAGAGAAGATGGTCGAGGACATGAACCAGGTCGCTCAAGACGGTGCCCATTTTGATAAAGTGAGCGAGTCTCTGGAAGCCTACCATTCACTTCTCACCAAAGCTCTGGAACGTGGCGATGGTATTGATTCCATTACCGCCGAGTCCATCCGCATTGGTCTTGAGCATATGGACGAGTCGTTCAGTGGCGATCAGCTGATTCCCTCCAATGAAGCGTTCGGTCAGACCAGCTCGCGTCAGTACGCAACCCAGGTGTCTCTGGAAAGCGTCCAGTCGGGCTTCAAAGCCACCATCGCTGCCGGCAAGAAGGCGATGGAAAAACTGTTTGAACTACTCCGGCACATTTGGGGTAAATTCAACGATGACGTCGCCGGTACCAAGAAGAAACTGGATCAGCTTAAGAAAGAAGTTGAGTCCATTGAGTCCGGAGCTGGCAGTAAGAAGGTAAATGTTAAAGGCGGTAAACGTTTGATGGTTTCCGGGGTATTCGGACCCACAAAACCAGAGACCATTAAGGCAATGATTGACGTGTCTAATTACATGTTCAATCAATACCCACGCCAATACGAGAGCATGATAAAAGAAGGCATCGACATCATGTCGACCGACTTCTCAAAGTCAAAGGACCTGAAAGCCACTATGGACCTGACGGCTCGGGAACTGTTCATGCTCCCGCAGAAACACATTAAACCACTGCCTGGGTCTACGGATGTAAAGGCATCGGATCTGCCCGACCATGTTAAGGGCTATGAGGGCATCAAACGCTCCTCACTCCTTCCAGGGGATCGTGCGCTGGTCTTGTGGGTACAACCCCAGACGCGTATCGAATCGTTCGTGAAGGGGAATAATAACCCGTCGTTGAGTAAGTTCTCATACTTCGATTTCGTGCCTGTAAATACAGGTACAAATCCGGAAATGGACGCGGTTGACCTGCCATCCATGGATGAAATCAAGGGTATGCTTAAATCCATGGAAACTCTTGTCAAGGTTCTTGAGGACTCGAAAAACGCTCAAGACAAGTACGAGCAGATCCGTAGAAAGATGTCTTCGGATAAGGTCGACGTTACGTTCAAGATCGTCAGGGATGAAAATAACGGCAAGAGTCCGTCTTCTATTGGCGAGCTGTTGGTCGGCGCCGGAACCAACCTTCCGGTTCGTACCCTCAACGAACTCGTCCGAAACTTCGTCAAACCGACAGGTGATTTCCATGCTTACGTTGCTTCCACAGCAAAAGCGTACGCTTCAACTTTGGAGTATTTCATCAAAACCCACAAACAGCATGCAGTAAAAGAAGAAAAAGAAAAAGAAAAAGGTGAAACCGCCTAATCGGTTCTACCTTAAATGACGACATATTGGCGCCCTTCGGGGCGCCTTTATGTCCTTAATCCACATTGAACCACGATTGCCCACTGGCGGCGTGTCCGCAGCTGGCCGAATCCCCTGCCCGACACACAGGAATTCCGTTGATGCGCATGATGCTGGAACCCGCTGTCATTGATGGCGCCGCGTGTGGGGACTTACCGTGACCGGCCACCGCGTCACCCACGACTGCTACGGGTGCACCGTCTACTGTCATGACACTTTGACCACCACCGTTAATAGTTCCGCCAGCGGCGTCGACACCCACTAAACTGATACCTGGCATTGCGTTACCCCTGTTTTACATCGAATGAACCGACCTTCATGTTCATGGCCGGAGACTCAAACTGAACGCCCGCCGGTGTCATACCCATGGTTGATGTGCCACCTGTCATGGTGATCCCTGCGGGGGTTACGTTTAGACCATTCCCACCACTGACTAAGGACGCACTGACATTGCCCGTGACCGTTGCGGTTTTCATGGCCAGGACGTTCACCATCTGTTGGGCGGTCACACTGTAGTTCATACCAGCGTTGTGGGTGCTGTTCTTTCCAGCGTTCGTCGTGATGTCCACCCCAGCGGTGAGCGTGTAGTTTTTACCCGCCTTGATGCTAATGTCTTTGACCACGTCAATGTTCATGTTGTTCCCGACCTTCAGATTGACGTTGTTGTCAACCAGGCCGTTCAGGTCGTTGGGGGCGTAAAAGTTGATGTCCTGTTTGTTCAACTCCACCATGGTGCCTTCGATGTTTTCTAGGTGGATGTTGGTGTTAGCACTATCCAACAGTACATGGTTACCAACGTCGTCGGTCAATAGGACATTGCCTTCCCCGGTATTGAACTGGAAGGTGTAACGGAACGGTTCCCCATTGGCTTGGGATGTGCTCATGGTGATCAGTTTCTTATGGGTGGACACCTCAAAGAAATAGGAGGTCTCGTAACTGATCCCTTTGTCGCCTTCGTTTGGTGTGCCATTGAAGGCCCAGATCACGGTTTCCAATCGCCTCAGATCGTCTCTGAGGCCCATACAACGCCAATAAAACTTATCCGTATCAGCGAGTCGAAAGATCTCGATCAGCTCGCCACGGCGAATGTCAGGCGGTGTGACACGATTGGACGCCCCGGGGTACCATTCAGCAGTGATGGAGTTGTCCATCGTTACCTTGATTTCGTATTCGTTCCCACGACTGTCCACACCCCGAACCACCTCGTCCTGAGGGTCAAACTTGATTTCCCCATCCAAGGCCGACAACATTTCAATGGGCGTCACATTCAAGTGACGTGTGTCGAGCGGTTTGTTTTCCGAAGCCACGCCGATACTGTACGGGCGTAATTGACTCATTTGCATTAGAGGTCTCCTGAACTTCTACTGTGGGGTCTTTTCCTATAGAGATTAACCGCCAAAATAGAGAAAGTAACGACATGCGCATTACTTATTTGCTGTTGGAAAAGTACAAGCGTTTGATGTTGTCGAACATTCAACGTTTTGAGTTCCGACCGAAACAGGACCTGCAGTTGTTGATCGGCAGTAACGGTTCGGGCAAGTCGTCGGTCCTGGAAGAACTTACCCCGCTCCCTGCACACCACAGTGGGTTTGCGAAAGGTGGTCGTAAAGAAGTGCGACTGCGTAACTTGAACGACAATTACGAACTGGTGTCTGAGTACACTGGCGGGTCGGGCCATCACTCCTTCGTCAAGAACGGTGAGGAGTTGAACAAGGGCAACACCTTTGCGGTTCAGAAGGAGCTGGTGTGGGACGAGTTCGGTCTTAACCGAGAGATCCATAACCTCTTGGTGGGCATCACCCCGTTTACCTCCCTGAGCACGGCCAAACGTCGGGAGTGGCTCACCCGTCTGGCGCCGGTGGATTTGGGGTTTGCCTTTAACGTGTTCCATAAAGCCAAGACGGCCCATCGAGACCAGCAGGGCGTGGTGAAGCATCTGACCAAGCGTATGGGTCAGGAGAATCACGATCTACCGGATGACAACGTTTTGAGTCATCACCGAACCCGCATCAAAGAACTCACCGCCAAACTCGATCGGCTGTTTGAAGAGCGCAAGGCCGGAGTGCAATCGAATTACCGGGACGAACGGGAGGTGGGTGATCATCTGAAGACACTGACAGATCGGGCAGAGAAACTACTGCGTTATCAGCTGCCGGACGCCATTCCGGGACTGGAAGACGAAACGGCGTTTGAGGCGTACTGTGCGGAACAGAACGAGGAGTACCGTCGCCAGCAAACGTTGTTGGAACGCATGACCGAGGAGTTTCAGAAGCTCAACGAACAAGCTCCCAGTCGTGACACGGAACTCAGTGAGACCCAAATCAACGATCTGCGCCAACAGGTCAAGTCACTGAGCCAACAGATGCTCGAACCCAAACAAGCCGTGGATCACTATCAAGGCATCTTCCCGCTGGTGGACATTCCCCAAGACCGTCGTCCGCATGAGACGTTGGCACAAGTATTCGACGAATGGGTCAACTTGATTCAGACTATCCCGAACAACGCCGACGAGCGTTTCAGTAGTGCGAAAGGTAAAGAGGCCCACGAGCGGTACCGGCACTTGGAGAAAACCCATCTGGCCTTGGACAACGATCAGAACACTGATGCGCGGCGGTTGTCACGACTCAAAGGGTGTGAGACGGTTCATTGCCCGAACTGTGAACACGACTTCCAACCGGGGGTGAACCCAACCGAAGTCAAAGCCATCCAACAAGCCATTGATGAACGTGGTCCCCGCATTGCGGCGATTGAAAAGGAGATGGAACACCTCAAGGAGTACCTAGAGAAGTTCGAGGAGTACATGACGTACGTTCGGGCGTTCCGGAAGTTGGTGAATGAAAACCAACGGTTTGCGCCGGTTTGGGACGTGTGTGTTGAGCACAAAATCATGTTCCGCCAGCCCAAGGATTATCTCAACGACGCGTTGTCCTGGAACAACGCCATGCAGAACCTGAACAAACTCAACGAACTCAAACAAGAAGTGGAGGTGATCGAACACCGCTTGCGTTACGTGGATGCCATTGATCGGGACGCTTTGACCCGCACCGACCGTCACCGTAAGCAACTGGAACAGGAGATCGAGAACACCACCCAACGGTTACGCACACTGGGTCGTGAAATTCAAGAACTGGACGCGCACAAACGCAACCGGGTTCGGTTCAAAGAAGCCATGGAAAGCACCATTGCGGATTTGGAAGCGTTCTTTAAAGACATGGACACGCACCGGGAGTCGCTGTATCAGGACGCCATTTCCGAAGAGACCCGTCACTTGCAAATACAGCTGGCTCAGGAACAAGAGTCGCTATCGCGGATGGAAGTCCGTGAAGGGGTGCTGCGTGAGATACAAACCCAACACGACCAGAGCGTCACGGCCCAAAAAGAGTATCAGGCCTTGGTGAAGGCCCTCGGCCCCACCGACGGGTTGATTGGTCGTTACTTAATGGGGTTCATGCAGGTGGTGGTGAAACTCATCAACAGCGTCAGTGATGAGATTTGGACGTACCCAATGAAAGTCATGCCGTCCCCGATGGAAAAAGACGAACTGACGTACAAGTTCCCACTGGACGTTAACAACGGGTCGGTCACGGCCCCAGACATCGCTTTGGGTTCCAGTTCCCAACGGGACATCGTGAACTTCGCGTTCAAACTGCTGGTGATGAAGTTCTTGAACATCTCCCACTACCCGTTGTACCTGGATGAGTTTGGCAGTACCTTTGACGAGCAACACCGTCAGAACCTGATTCCGTTCTTGAACCGCATGATGGAGTTGGGTCAGGTCAACCAGATCTTCTACATCTCCCACTTCTCATCCGTACACGGGGCGTTCAACCAAGCCGAGATCTGTGTCTTGGACCCCAACAACATCACCGTCCCACAAACCTACAACCAACACGTAACCATAGCCTGAGGAATCGAACCATGTCCAAAGACAACGATGAATTCACTGAAAAAGACGCCGTGACAGTCACCACAGTCCACCAGGATGAAAACTCGGTGACCCTGAAACGCAAGCCCCGTCCCTCCGGTCTGACTTCCGTGTTGGACACCCCCGCCGAACACTTGGTGGAGGGAAACCCGTATTCCCAAATTATCAACGTGGAGTGTGTCACCCCAAAAGCCCGTTTCGTTGAAGAAGCCTTTGAAGGTATGGACGAGACACTCGCCGCTCAGATCAAGTGGCGGTACAAAGAGTCGGGTCACGCCACGTCGGGGAGCGCAGCGTACGACCTGCGTTACGTCGGTAAAGAACCACTGATCCTCCAACCCGGTGAAATGGCAACGGTTCACAGCGGGGTTGCCATGCATCTGGGTCATCCTAACTTTGTGGGTCTGATCCTACCGCGCAGTGGCTTGGGGTGTAAAGGCGTGGTGTTGGGTAACTTGGTTGGGGTTATTGACTCCGACTACCAAGGTGAGCTGAAACTGGCGTTGTGGAATCGTCATGAAACCGAAACTCACCGGGTCATGGAAATCCAACCGGGTGAGCGGGTGGCGCAGTATGTGGTCACCAAATGCTACCCGGTGAATCCACAATGGGTGGACGAGTTCGATACCGTCACCGAACGTGGCGATAAGGGCTTTGGAAGCTCCGGTAAGGACTGATCCCAACGGCATAATAAAGCCCGCCTTCGAGGCGGGCTTTATGTCGTCGCTACTTCTCAACCCCGATCAGACGGGTGTATGCCTCTCCTTCTTGATGCGGCCATTCGGGGTATCGGCCCGAATCCACCCGCTCGTTAGTCATCCACGGTTGACGATAGAAGTCGTAATTATGGCGTTGGTTACGAACCGTTGCCAATACCAATGTACCGTCTTCTTGAAGGGTGTGGTATTCCAAGGTGCGTCCGTACGCGCCGACCACGGGATACGGGTGATAGTCGGTGTGTGCGTAATACCGACCCGGCAACCCCGATCGCTCCAGCGGTTCCAGTTCTTGGAAGAAGCTGTCGGCGTCCACTACGATCAAGAAACTCTGAGGGAGCGTTAGGTAAGCGCGAAGCGTATCGTCTTGGAAAAACTCATCGATACTTACCATGGTCGGATTATCGTCATTAACATCCAGACCCAATGAACTGAAGTCCAAATACGGACGACTGTCGTAGTACCGTTCCAAAAGGTTCAATTGTTCCAGTTGAATACGATACGTTCGATCGCTCACTCGGGTGTAGGTCTTACCCAGCACTTGAAGATAACCACCCAGGACGAGCAGTGTGGTTTTGTTCTCAATGTCGATGTGGTCCGGAATGGTGACGTAAGCGCCCTTGCGCAGCGGTACGTCGCCTTGGTTTCCGGTGACCATGTCATCGGTGATTGGAACGCATTTGATCTCACCAATGTCCTCAAACGACAATAGACCGATTTGGTTGTCGTTGGCGTGACGCAATGAATGGTTACCGCCCACAACGAACACGCCGTCCGGTCCGTAATCGGTGATGTGGTGAAAACCGTTTACACTGAAAATGGCGTGTTTACCGACAAAGTCGTTATCCATCCCTTCCTTGTAAACTTTCAGATCGGTTTTGTCAAACCGACTACCACCTTGCTGGACGGTTCCCGGGTCGCCCACCGGTGTGAATGTGTACCCGAGTTGCCAAGCGTGTGCGTATTTCACGTAACTGGGATCGAGTCGGGGAACTGTGGCCCGGAACGGAAGTGTTTGGTTTCCAACCTGCGACAACCACTCGGTGAGTGTGAGTTCGTTAGGGTCGTCGTACGTTTGTTGAATGACGTCCCCAAAGTACAACGCTCGGGGTGCGTCAAAACTGTAATGGTCGATGAATAACCAGATCTCATCGTAGTCATTACGCAAAGAAAGCAGAGTGGTGTTGGCAAGGTCTTTCTTCTCCCAACGGTCGTTGCGACGATCCACCCGCACATGAGCGCTGTGTAGACTGTACATAGGCATGTCCTCGTTTAAGGCGTTAAGCGTCAATCTTATGATCTCAAACCATTGATCAGCCTACCAGCCCAAACACCATGTAAGGAGAGGTCATGGCTACTGTAAACACCACGGGACTGTACGAGTTCGACCCGTACGGTACCAACCCGGCAAACAAAATCGATGGGGAGTTGCAGACCCTGCAGGTCCCTGGCCGGGATGACTATTATTTCATCATCCCTCAGGCGGCTCCGTTTTACGTGGAGTCGTTTGAGATCCGTGACCAAGCAACTGGTCGTCTGTATAAGGAAGGACGTGACTTTCTCTTTGGTCACTATTTCCCCGAAGGCTCCAACAACACCGGTAAGGCTCTGGCAGGTTCTCTGCGCTTCCTGAGTCGCGATATCGGTGGTATTGTGTCCATGACCTACCAAACCATCGGGGGTCACTGGGGCTTCTCAGATCAAGCCGTATTGGAAGAGCTGTCGAATAAAGCTGTCAACCCATTGACTCGCGCATGGAGTCAGATTGACACACTCCCGGCGTTGTTCCCACCGATCCCACACGATCAGGGCACCGGTGAACTGATCGGTTTCGAAGAAGTGGTTGAAGCCATCGGTGATATCAATCGTGCACTGGGTGATACGGAAGCGGGGACTGTAACCGACCACATGAACAGTCGGGACAACCCTCACATGGTCACCAAGAAACAGGTGGGGCTGGAGTACGTACAAAACTTCCCGATGGCCAACGAGACCGAGGCAGCCGAAGGACTCCGCAGTGACCGTTATATGTCACCGAAGTCGACGGACGTTGCTGTAGGGGCAGCTGTACAACGGGAAATTGACGAACACCTGAACGCCGACAACCCCCACGGTACTGATAAAGCCGACGTAGGTCTTTCGCTAGTACAGAACTTCGGAATCGCCACACCGGGCGAAGCGTATGACGGGACCCGTAACGACCGGTACATGACCCCGTATCTGGTAGAGGTGGTCATCCAAGCCCTCAAGGACGAGGTTCTGGAACCGCATTTCAGTGACACCAATAACCCCCACGGAATTACCGCTGCGGATATCGGCGCAATCAGCATGGATACCATCAACGGTATCTTGCAGAATTACCTCCGGGTCGATGGTACCGCTTACGACACCGACCGGACATTTGGGATGACCCTCGAAGGGTTGAAACAGGACATCCTGTTGGGCACGGCTGCTAACTCCCAAATGCTGGAGAACATGACGTATGGTGACATCAAGGACGACATGTACACGCAATTTGTGTATTTCGCAACGTATACCTGGGACTTCACCTCTGGAGACAGTTTCGGACGCGATGAACATCTGCCGTTTTATCACCTCAGTGAAACCGACGAACCCCTTCACATGCTTGGTAGCGTACCAGGACCCGATGGACGTAAAGCGTGGGTTAGTATTGAAGCCGACTGGACAAACGAAACGGTAAACATAACCACACTGAACGGCATCCCGCCCATGCGGGATTTCATGTTGGGTATCACCGGTACCGGCGCTGAGCGGGTCATGGAACTGTCACTGGATGTGACCAACGTTCCCGCTGAAGGAATTACATTCATCCCAGTGCGTCAACCGACAGGTCAGTTCCTGCCCGATCCTGGTCTGTACTACCCAACCCGTGGAAGTGGTCGGACACCGATTCCCACCGTCGGTGCCGGTGCCCAAGACGTCACGGACACCCTGATTGCGGCATTCGATGACGCGTCCGCCCAACTTGAAGCCTAACTTCGGAGAAGTCTAAATGTCACTCATTGTTAACAAATACCCGTTGGATTTGACGGGCCGGAATCCGGATAACCGCATCCTGGGCGAGCGACACGATCTGGACGCCGCCGTGACCACCGGTAACTACCGGGTCTTGGTTCCCAATTACGGCGGGTTCTACACCCGCGACATGGTCCTCCGGGATGTGTCAGGTGCAGAGCTTCGTAAGGGCGATGATTATATCGCCACTTACCTGTACGAACGGGCCACGACCCGAAGCGGTCTGGAAGTCTGTGGGGCGATCATCGTTGTTAACCCCAATGTTTCGACCAGTGTGTTCCTGGATTACCAGGTAGTGGGTGGAGACTTTGCAGTTTCAACCGACGCACTCCAGCAGGTGATCGACACACTGGCTGAAGAAGATCGGCCCGTGGAGTGGGCCAACATCATCGGCAAGCCTAACGAGTACCCAGCGGCTGGCCACCTGCACGCCTTGTGGGAACTGTATGGGTTTGAGCCGGTTGTCACCGAACTGGAACGGATTGTTCAGGCGATCATGGCTGGTGACCAAGCACTTCACGATGAAACGCGTGCCTACGCGTTGATGTTGTTTGAAGAAGCAGCCGAAGATCGAAACCGAGTCGAGAACCGCTTGGTCGACCACATGGAAGACGGCACCAACCCACACAAGGTTACTAAGGCCCAGGTGGGACTGGGGGACGTCGAAAACTACAAAATGGCCACGGATACCCAGGCGGCGGACATGTCCACCAAAACCCGGTACATGTCACCACACGCCGTGGGTGTCGCACTTGCCACCCACGCTAACCCGAACGTGAATCACCACGACGGGCGTTACGTGCGAATTGGTTCTACAGACGAGACCAGTCTGCGGGTCCGTAACAATCAACTGCAAGCCTACGTCAACGGTGGTTGGAAGGTCGTTTGGCCGGCACAGTGGGTGTAAGCCCACTGCTGCTTTTTTTACTTATGGTCATGATTGTACAGTAGCGACATTCATTAGAAATAAACGAGGACGTACCATGCGTGATTTAATGGTCTACCTGAAAACTACCGAAACTTGCCAGTTAAACTGCCAGCACTGTTTCACAAGTGGTACCAACGGGAAGAAGGGTTGGTTTGACCCGGATGCCACCATTGACTTCTTTCACCGACTGAAAGCTCAGTTCCCCACCTTCCGTTCCGCCAACATCTCGTTCCATGGTGGCGAGCCGATGCTCTGCCCGCTGGACAAAATGGAAAAGGTTTACGATGAGCTGGATGGACTCTGGGATAACTTGACATGGGGTATTCAAACCAACCTGACGTATAAGCTGACAGATGACCGACTGGCGTTTCTGAAGAAAGTGGCAGGAACTTCAATCGGGACATCCTGGGATTACAGCATCCGTTGGCAAGGGAACCGCAACCAAGAAGCGCTGTGGGAAGAAAACGTCCGTAAGTTAGTGGCCGAAGGCATAGACGTCACGGTCATGATTTGCGTGTCCAAAGACCTGATGGATGTTGAGCCAATCGACTTGATCAACAAGATGACCAACCTTGGGGTTGCGTTCATCAACTTTGAACGCATCACTGAGAATGGTAACGCCCGTGAGAACACCGGTATTTTTCCTACCAATCTGGAGTTGGACGCGTGGTTCTTGAAAATGTGGGAACAGACGTTGGAACACAAGGCGTACGAAAAGATCTTGAACATGTTCCTAGAAAGCCTGCTGACCAGCACTGTATTCAATACGTTTTCCGGGTGCCGTAGTCGGGAATGCGAACAGAAGATTCTAACCCTGAACGCCGATGGTACCATTGGCGGGTGTCCCAATGGCGCCCCTGAGACGACGTTCGGAACCTTGGATCAAACCATTTCAGATATCGTGTTCTCGGAAGGACGTGGATGTAACATTGCAACCGAAAGCACCCTGAACGAAGTCTGTTTCAGTTGTGACGTATTTGACGTTTGTAATGGCGATTGTCATCAACTTAATTGGCAGGGCGATATCTGTGCTTCTCCAAAGTCCATGATGCGGTCCATGAAAAACACCGATCAGGACATCCTGAAGGAAGTACTCAATGGGTTCATGGGTGAGGAAGGCATTCGGTATGAGAAAGAGCCGTCCGCGCTGACTTCGGATACAAAAACGATCCCAGTTGTAGAGGTATTCTAACATGGCTGATTTAAAACGGAGTGATTTTCACGCGGCTGTCAATAACAACATCAACCAGTACGCCAAGGACCAAGCGAAATGGTGGAAGGGTTCTGCCCGGGACGACAAGTACATGGACCAAAGTCCGCTGGTGGAACTGTCTCATTTTGATAGGGGTACTGATGCAAACACCGGAGATGTCGATGCAAGTAACGTTGTTGACGTGATCAAAGCCGAAGCGGAACGTTGTACTTCAATGCGCAAGGTTTACACCGCGCGTCATTATTCTGGCAGTAATTACACAAACGGCGATCACGATAAAGAGTGGGGTATTGCAGCACTGAACAATAATTACCGCCAGAGCATACACAGCTTGAAAACCGCCGGTGGTGACCCGACCTACATTTCCACTCGAAACGATGCTGATCGGTCAAATCTATCCGACCTGATCCAAACAGTTCAGAACGAGTTATATGAACGCATTCACAACGGTGAGATCGTGGATCTGTCAGTCTGTCATTCGAACTGCCACAGCAACTGCCACGGTTCAAGGAGCAGACGATGATCCGGTTGACAAACGGCCTGTCGCTTGATTACTCATTTTCCAGTCCGAACGCTAGGGCCAACCCGAAAGATATTGTTTATATTAACTCCCTCGGGTCTAAGGCTTTTTCTCAAGACGCAACTCCGCTGATGAAGTACCCCAATCTTGATGTGCTTATAGACGCCCCTGGTGGTATAAATGGATTCATCGAATCCATTATTCACAGTGGTCGTGATGTCACGGCGTTCATCGACGAGCAAGATCTAAACCGTTTTTACGTTCATTTCTTGCGTGGTATTTTTCCAAACATCACGCTTGAGAACACACATCGGTTCTTGAGAATGGTGACGATCGACCAAAAATACAGCCAGATTCGCCTTTCCACCCGCGCGAGCATTAATCGTGAGGGTAGACTCGGACTTACAGTCCCGACACCAATGCAGACGCGCATTTGGTACGAAGAGGCGGGAGTAAATGGTGAGTTCTCCGATTTGGTAAAAGAGAACGTTTCTATTGAATACCTTATGGTTCACGCACATGCGTGTAACTATTCTGAGTCAGATCCTTATGTCATCTGTTTTAGACGACGGATGGAAGCGTTGTTGTGGCAAATGTTGGTGACTGACTACACCACATGGCGCCGTAGGCTGTTATTAGGAATCTTCGGTCTAAAGAAAAACCTAGACCTAGATATCGATCCGCTGGCGGACGACATCGAGGAACAAATCTCAAAGCTGGATGAAGCGCTGGGGTTTGATGAATCACTTAATGAGATAACTGCAGCTAACGCCCAGAAAATCCACCACGCTATTAGCGTTAACAACAAACGCAATAACATTGTAGAGGACTTCAAGGAGCTCGCCGTTAGCTTCTTCTTGAAGGACCATGAGATCACACACGACGAATTCATCGAGCTGATTGACGCCGACCGGAAGCGTCCGTGGAGTGCATTCTTCGGTATCGACGATGCATTATGGGGAACAGGCTCCCTTATATTCAGTTACCTGCATTCAGTCACGCCTGTAAAGATTTCAGATATGGTCCTGTCCCCAACAAAGGAAACATAACCATGCTGCACTTAATTGATGACGTCCGGGCGGACTTTGCATTTACGAGCGTTGACCTGAAACAACCAACCGACTCGTACATTTATCTGGACGACCGTACGCATACTCAAAATGAATTCCATCCCGAAGGACTCATGGAATTCACCAACCTCGAAGAAGCGTTGGATGCTTTTGGCGACCTACCTACATTCATGGAAACATTGATTCTTACTGAAGGCGACGTGTGGTTAATGTTGGACATTGACGACATGTACCAGCTAGTGGTGACCCACTATCGAGCGGTGTATCCTGAGATGCCGGTGGAAATCATCCACGCAATCCTGAGGACCTTCTACATACACCATCGTTTTGTTCGAGTTAGGGGGTTTGCTTACGATCATTACGCTGACCAGCTTCCGGCTCCAACACTGGACGACACGAAACGCTTTTACGCGGGTTCGAAACATGGTAGTGGGTATTGTTCGGAACTCAAAAAACACCTGAGCTATGAAACACTCTTGGCTCACTCCTTAAGTGTGGATTTTGACGACGCTGACCCGCATGTAGATCAACTTTCTAAGAAAATTGAACACATGTTGTGGATATCCTGCGCTAGGGATTTTGTTAAGCGTCGAATGGCGGCTTTCTACAATGGGTTTAGGTTGAAGAAAACACTTGGTCTGCCGATTAATTTTGATCGAAATGATATCGAGTACCAACTTAATCAGCCTGAGGTTAAGCGGTTTTTCGACCCGGCAATAACCTATAAAGACGTGGATGTCGTCAAAGCGGATTACGCGTACATCAGAAAGATGATGGATAAAGTGGATGAGCTTCTTGGGTACGGTGACCAGTATCGGCGTTTCTTGTTTGACCTTTTAGACCCGGAACGACCATTCACCGGGAGTGTTCTGAAAGAACTGGTGGCTGTCGACAGAGAATCACTCTGGTCTTTTCTTTTTGGTCGAGAGAAGATGACCAAAGACACGAACGGCGTCTTTGTTAATTATCTTTACAATCTGACGCCGGAGACCTTGAAGTATTTCAAAATGAACGGCTGACTGACGGCAGGTAAAAAAAATAATGTTACATTTGTTGGATAAGGTTTATATTGATTACGATTTCACTGGAAATGTAGGTCGCAACAACTTGGTCTATGTAGGACCACTTGGACAGTGTCGTGTAACGCATGGCCCTAGGCCATTGTATCAGTTTGTGTCGGTCGACGCAATCGAGAGAGACTTTGGTGACCTATTCACATTTGTTGAATGCCTGACGCCTATCGGACAAAAGACCACCATTTTAATAGACGAGCGTTCCCTGAATTACTTTTTGGTGGTCTGGCTGCGATCCTTATTCCCACTGGCAAGTGTGGAGATGGTACATCGATTCTTGAAACTGAATGCGGTGAACCACAAGTACGAGCATGGAAGTCGCACCAGTACCAAAGGTTCGCGAAAAGACGGTTTTCGAAACATCACAATCCCCACCCTGGATGCTGTAAGGGCTTGGTATGAGGAAGTAGAACCGCGCCCCGTCCCAGCCGAACTGAAAGAGCGTATCAGTTTTGAATACTTACTGGCGCATGTTCTCTTGGTTGATTTTGACCCATCTGATCGCTACGTATCCGCGTTCGTAGAGCGCATGGAAACAATCCTCTGGAAATCAGTGGCATGGGACTTCGTGGGCGTGCGACGTGACTTGTTATATGGGATCTACAACCTAAAGCAAAACTTTGGGTTTGATATTGACTTGGAACGGGACGATATCGACGACCAGATCGAAGCACTGGAGGACACAGTGCTGTTCAATCCAGATAACCACCCAGGGAATGTGGCGTTTATTAAAAGGCACCACAAGGAAATACGTGAGCTTGTCGAAAAAGTCCATGCGAAGAATGGAACCACCGATCCATTCCTGAACCACCTACTCAGGGTTCTTCCTGAGGGTTCGTTCACGGTAACGAAAGCCAGAGACCTGGTCAACATGGATATAAATACCCACTGTAGTCAAATTTTTGGTCGCACGGAATTTCGGGATAACATGAATAACAATTTCATCGGGTACTTGTACCACGCAGACCGAGACGTGTTGAAACAAATGAATCTGAACGGATGAGGCAAACGTCATGATTACCGTACCACTCCCCATCAGTGACCTACACAACGTCATTGCCGAAAACGACAAAGTGTATACTGTCGATTACAGTAATTCGAAAATAAAGGGGAAACCCTTTGTGTTTTACCTGGCAAACCTGAACGTCAAAACACGGATCAACGTGGAGACGTTGTCAAAAGAAGAACTCTCAGAATTACTCAGTGTTTACATGGAAATCAACACACTCTTTAAGTGTGAAGAACTCAACGTTCTTGTGTTGTTGGTACTGATCCATTTCATGGAGGGGGACACCTCTGGGATCGCTACATTCGAAACCCCAGATGGATTCTTAGATGAATTTGTTGAAGAACACTCCGACCTGCTGGCCCGGTATTTCTTGTTCTGCTCTTCGATGGTCAAGTACTGTGACTACATCAAAGCAATAGACGATGACAAAGACCCAGATCTCCGGGGATATGACGGTGTTATTAACGACCCGAAATATATCGGTGTTAACGTTGTCTGGCTGTTTGAGATTCCTTCGTTCTTCGAGTTGTTTTTCTCTATCCGAGATGCGGTGGACTACCGGCAGTTTTATTTCCCTGTCCAGTTTGAAGAATACATGTTCAACGGAAAGAACCTGTTTCACTTCTTCGTTGGGGATAAAGAAAACCCCAACTGGTTGCTTTTAAACAAATACGCTTTGGAGATACTCAATGGCCACGAACAACCCGGACCTGATACCGCTGGTGGAGATAGTGGAAGCAAAGCGGGGACAGAATAAAGAATTTTTCATCAACTTCTTTGAGCGCTGCAACCTTAGCTGTGGGTTTTGTTGGCAGGACCACAGCGACTGGACTGGTGTTGATGAGATTGTTGAGAAAGCAAGCGTTGTCATTAATAACACCAACGATCACGATTTTTACAGTGTGAACGTCATGGGTGGGGAGTTGTTCATGGACGAACTCCCCGATCGAGTATTCGACGACTATGTAGAGTTCTGTCATCGGGTAGTGACATCAGTTAAACACTGTGAAATCAATTTCGTGACCAACTTAGTGTTCGAGAAGGCCGAGCGGGTGATGCGGTTCATCAAGACATTGGAAGAACTGCTGATTCCGTTCACCTTTTGCACGTCTTACGATGCTGCGGGTCGGTTTAACTCTCAGACGCTTAAACTGTTTGAGGAAAACCTGGCCAAGTTCAAACCCTGGCTGTCAAACATTTCCGTGGTGTTGACCCGACCTAACATTGAACGATTCATGCGTGGTTCCAACGTCGTGTTTGATCGACTTTACCAGGACTACCCGATTTTCTTTGACTATTATTCACCCGAAGATAACGCTGAAATTTTACAGCCCAGTGATGTTGAACTGGTTGACTTTTTCCTGTGGTTGGATAAACACTATCCGGAATGTCAACCAGTCAAAGGGTTTCGTGAGAATCACCACAACACAGCGACCTGTCGGAGTTCGTTCATCATTCTTCCGACAGGACATACGGGCTCTTGTCGGATTTTGGCCGATCGGGACCAGTTCAAATCGGACCCGACTGTTGTTGACAACATCCATGAGTCCGAGGTCCGGTTCATTCAAGAACGCGAGTGCCTGAGTTGTGAGTTTTATCAGCGTTGCGGGTTGGGTTGTTTTCTACACAGTGACCACGTGAACATCACAAACAAACATTGTGAGTTTAAACGACTCTATGGAGTGATTTCGTGAACATCGAAAAATTCAACTCATTCGAACTGCAGTTGGAGATCTTAGCGGGTTGTGCATTCAATTGCGCGGGTTGCCATGTTGATCGTGATTCCCCCAATAAAGCTACGGATAAGATGTACCGCGTGGCCTATGAGTTCCTAGAACACCTCGACCCATATGCGGTCGTTTTGGGTAGTACCGATATCTTCACCGCCACCAACACGATGGAGATCCTGAATGACATTCGGTTGACTGAATTAATCAAAAGGTTTGATCGACTGGTTGTCAACTCCACCATGGTGAAACCCGACTTACAGGTATTGAACGCCCTTGATCGTCTTGGTATGAAGGAACTTCAGATCAACGTGGTCATTCCGGAATCGAAGAACCTGAACGAACGCTACAATGCGGTCATTGCCGAGAAGGTTCGGGACGTCAAAGCCCGGTTCCCGAACCTGTACCTGCACCCACAGTTGAATTTGAGTCAGTCGTTGGTAGTCGATAACTACGAAACGTTGAACAACTTTTACCTCAGACAGTACGGTCAAGGTGTGGACTTTAATCTGTCGTTTGCTCGAACCAGTAACGATCCAGAACAGTACCGGCGCGCGTTTAACTGGTTAAAATCTGTGACCGTCACCACTCAGGCGACTAACGACGGCTGTATGGTCGACCAACACGTCGATGTGGTGAGTCCGCACGACAAACTAGAACGCGTAATCATTTTTTATGAGAATGAGTTTTACGCCATCCCCATCGTTTACGAAGATTTGATACAAATCCGTGACCGGTACCGGGTTGACGGGGTAGAGGACTATCGTAAGAAGTACGACGCCGTCATCTTAGAACAGTACGCTTACACCACCAAAACGAAAGAGTGTGGCGAGTGTCCGTTTCTGCCGACGTGTCTGGACCATCGCGTGTTGTCAATCATGGAAGATTATGGAATCACCGAGTGTGTTTTACCGAAGGAAACAATCGCCAAAGTAAACCAATGGTGACATAAAACCACGGTACCTGAGGCCGTGGTTTTATGCTGTGTGTGGTTGTTTTCAACGCCGACGTCTAACTATATAGTCATCCAATACCGAACAGGAGTTTACCCGTGGATCTGATCATCAAACCAACGGAACTTTGTAACTTCGCCTGCACGTTCTGCAGCTCCACCAACATAACCGACGATAAGAAAGACGTTCTCAATCTGGACTATATTGCTCGCTTTCTGGATCGGTTTCCGAACACCCAAACGATCATTGTTAACGGTGGTGATCCGTTGATGCTCAGGCCCGACTATTATTGGGATATCCTCAAGCTGTTGGAAGAACGCGGCATGACCGAAACCATTGTCAGCTTCACGACCAACTTGTGGGACTTTTATAAGCGGCCCGACAAATGGACTGAGCTGTTTCGCCACCCACAAATCGGGGTGGGGACGTCCTTCCATTACGGTGACAGTCGATTAATTACTCGTACACGGGTGTTTTTAGAAGAGGACTTTTGGGCAGTCAGTGACCTGTTCTTAGAGCGGGTCGGGTACCGTCCAGATTTCATCTCAGTGATAGACGAGAGTAACGTTCAACGCGCCTTGGATAATGTCAGACTGGCCAAAAAAATGGGCGTAGTGTGTAAGCTTAATTGGGCATTCGCCAGCGGGCGTCAAAGTATTTCTTATTTGATGGGGGACATTTACGCCAAATACCTCGAAATACATAAGGCGGGGTTGACTCCATGGGAATACAACACACAGCAGTTCATACGTTCCTTGGGCGGACTTAAGACGACATGTCCCATAAGTCGTGACTGCGATAAAGGAATTCGTAACCTACATCCCGACGGGTCGTATTACAGTTGTGGTGCATTTGGTGACGATGACATGTTTCCGATTGATTTTGAAAATGAGATGGCCAGTGACGCAATCACCACACCTCTTCAGGATTCGATGTTATACCTGTCCATGCATGACGACTGTTGGGGATGTTCACTCTTCAGTTTGTGTAACGGATGTCGGAAAACGATCATGGATACACAGGAAAGTTGTCGGGTTGACGAACATTGCAGTAAGATGAAAGCGTTGGAAGCGGAACTGAATCAAGCTAGTGAAGTTGGTATTGTCGATTTGATTGAGGTAAGAAATGTCTAATGTTTCTTTGACTAACATCGATGGGGTCGACCCGACTGCAAAGGAAATCACCCTTGATTCCAATGGGTTGTCCGAGAATACCTACCGTCCCAACTTCCCCGTGTTATCAGAACCGGTACTACCCTTGTTCAATATGGCTATCGAACACAGTCCTGAAATCTTAGCCAGTCCGTGGCCGGAATTGAAGAATTGGGAGTTGATCGGCCTTACCCGCAAAAACAATACCAACTACCCCGAAGACACTATTTCGATATCGTACCGTCGGTGTGACGTTGCTCAGGTCGCCCCATTGTTTGATTGTGAGCTACCCGAGGGTTTTGTTCAAGGTACGTCCTACACGTTAAAGCTACAATTGGAGACGCAACAAAAAGCATTAAAGGTGTACGACCTCAACATCGCACGACATCAATACCCACGGCTACCGCCTGGGTGTGTACCAATCGACTATTTCGGTGTAGGTTTACATTTAAACGATGAACGATTACTTCGTTTCCGGGACATCTATTTTTACACCGACCTGACTGGGAAGGAAATAGGTACCTTTTTTAATGTTGCGCCACCGAATGACGGTGATACCACACGAAAGAAACGGGCGTTTGGTTGTCTGTTTGATGCATCCACGTTGGAAGTGATCAAAATAAAACAGTACCTACTTCCAGGCGACCCCACGTTCAAAAACCCATAGGGGACGACAATGGCATACGAGCGCATAGAACCTTGGAAAACCGTGATCCACAAAGACCACATCGAGGATCACGATGTGGATATAGACGTCGCCATCGGCGAGATATTTTCCATGGGGATCAACGAGGACAGCAATAACAATGCGTATGGTAGTAGGGTTGACTTATACGACCCCGCCGAACGGCCTACGTTGAGCAAACTGCACGACGACGTTATACTACCCGCATTGCTCCGTTACGTTCAAGAAGAGTTCGGCATTACGCTGAACGACAAAGACTATAGAACCAGCATGTGGTGTATTTATAGTCAGAATAATGACGGTCTTGATCTGCACGTGCATAACGGGGCTCAAGTGAGTGCTGTTTTCTATCTGATTCCCAATCCAGGGAATCTGGTTCTCGTCGACCCACGTGGTTGTGCCGGTCGTGGTTATGAGTGGGACATAACGAAAAACCACTTTGCCAACTACCAAATAACGCCCGAAGCCGATACGGTTTACGTGTTCCCAAGTTATCTGGGACACTACGTAAAACCCAGTCCTGGGGTTATGCGTATGTCGATAGCATGCGATCTGTTCTTTGGTCACCCCACAGGTTACTAACCTCTCTATCATGGGGTGTTAAATGATCGTATCGATAAACCCTTTGTACCGATGTAATTTCCGATGTGCGAACTGTTATTTAACCGAAGACCAGCTCCGGTCTCGACGCGTGTTGGATTTGACACACCTGGACCATCGTCTCTCGGAACTCCCCGAAATTGAAGCCGTTGAGATTTATGGTGGTGAAGTGACCCTGTTGGATCAGACGTACGTCCATGATCTAAAGGGGGTCGTTCGGCGATATTACGATGGTCCCATTTCCATAACCACCAATTTCTACCAAATGTCGGAATGGCTATACGACGACGATATCGACGTCAACGTCTCGTATGACTTTGACCACCGGCCCCACCATGAACAAGTTTTCACAAACATGTTGGTGTTTTCACGTCCGATAAACGTCATTGTTTTGGCCACGCCGGAAGTGATGGCCGGTGACGTCGATCAGCAAATCGAATTGATCCGGTCGTTAGCGAACTTGAACTCGGTGGAAATCAAACCTTACAGTCCCAATCAGGCCAATGATCGAGGTAATACAAACAATGCCTTTGTAGAGTACGTGAAACGCTGGGTAATGGGTTTTCCAAACAGCCAGCTACGTAACACAGCATTATTGAACGACGTCGCTGACGGTGTCCGTAACGCGTTCTCGGACGACCATGTCTACATCACTCCAAATGGCAATTTTGGGGTCTTGGAGTTCGACGACGCCGATCGGGAGTTTTTCCTGGAACTCCCGGATTTCAATGCGTACCTTGAATGGACCCAAAAAGAAAAACACACCCTGCTTTCGGATGTGTGTCGCTCGTGTGAGTTTAAGGGTACATGTTTGACAGAACACTATCGACGAAAGGAAGGATTGGATGGCGAATGCAGTGGGTACAAATCACTCATTGAATGGTGGTTGGCTAGACCGTCTTAGACGCTTTCATCGGGAAGGCAATAAAACCGATTACTTTGGGGGATCGTATAACCCCAATGTGATTGTCAGTGCGTTGAACATGATCAATGGTGACGTCGAAGCGTTGGAGTTCCCGGCGAAGAGCTACATCGTGGCGATTTGTTACGCCGATTATATTTCAAAACAATACGACAATAACTTTTATTCGGTTTTATCTCACCCGCAACTACTCCACGACGACGACCATTTCACACCTTACAACGAAGAAACGGCGGTCGTCTACGATACTCTGATACCGGCGGTTCTGACCACTTCCTTCAAAGCAACAGTACTGTACTCGGTTATCATCGGCTATTGTAAAGAGGAGTTAGGAGAGATATGAGCAAAGAAGCCTTATGACCTACGCACATTGAAATCCACGACCTAAGCAGTGAGTGTGACTTGGAACAAGCCGTGACTGAGTGTCTGCTCGTGTCCAATAAACTCAACGACAAAAACAATCTTCCTCTAAAATACTGGGGAACACCCGAACTCTACCGAATCCATGAAGAATTGATGACGGCGATGTTCACTTTGACTGATCTCTGGCGGATCATTGATCCGCCAGTATTTCCGCATAGTCGGTCCTTACAATGCCATATCTTATGACAATTCTCATTTAGGAAAAGGCGAATGACATGAGCGGTATGTCCGTTGTTTTTGTTTCTTGACGTCATGGCGCTGTATTCCACATCACACCCACGCACTGGGTAGTTCTACCCAGGTAGTATAATCGTGTGTGAACGACCACTTATTACGGAGTCTTAAGACAATGGCAGCTATCGATCAGGAAATCATTGGTATCACCCGAACGGTGTATGGTACCTTTCTGCAAACCATCAAAAATCTGGGCCTGCCGTTCAAGTTGGTACCCAACACAACACTGAATGAACGGTTCAATGTACAGTCCGGCGTGGCACCTGAAAGTCATCAAGTGCCAAGCATGCGGTACTTGGCCATTGGCAACCTCGGTCACGCGACGGTGAAAGCCGACGACGGCAGTGACGAAACAGTCCCCATTGTACATCGCGCCACCGACGCTGCGCTGTACGGACAGATTCCGTTTGTATTGCGTGAAATGAACGACGACCTCCCGGCCCACGAACGTAGTCGGTACGCCCTGCGGGTACAGGAATCCCACAATGGTCGTCAGTACATCGCCTACTACCTGCGTCGGATTGACATGACCCAGGTGAACGCGCAACTGCAGCGCGTTGAGATTGTGGACGGCGTCGCGACCGTCACTCCGTTTGTACCTACCACTGACAACCTCAACCCACAGCGTCCCAAAGTTCCGAATTCCGGTATGGTTGTTGGTTCGAACTCGTCCGAATCCGCTTCGGCGGTAGTGACGGTGGCCTTGGGGCCTAAGGACATCGAAGAGATCCTGAATGCCCATCGGATTCGCACCGGTTCCACTCGGTCTCCGGTCATTTCTGAACTGGCCCTGGTCTCTGGTGTGGATAAGGAAGTATCGGGCAGCAGTGGCGGTGCTGGCAACTTCACGTACAACGAAGTCATTGCCGCACAAGTCAATGTCCACGTATCCACGTACCACGCGCTGGGTTACTCAACCAACGGTGCCGAGTTCACACTGGATGTTGGTGGTGTTGAACCCACGTTGGGTGAACAGGACGTCGATGGCGCATCGGTTGTGTAAGGAGGCGTTATGTTGGTAATGCCACCGAACACGACGCCTCTGAAGGTGTTGGGGATTGACCCCGGCACCGTTACTCTCGGAGTCGCCGGTGTCCATTGGGACATGGTATCGCAGAAGTTCCACGTCGACATGGCGTTCACCCTGCAAGCCAACGATCGGCTATTGGGATACCAGTCCATCACCGAAACTCACGGCAGTCGTATCTCTCGGTTTTACCAACAGGCCGACGAACTCCACTCCATTTTCTACAATGTCCAACCACACGCCGTCGTTGCCGAATCCCCGTTCATGGGCAAGTTCGCTCAGTCGTTTGGGGCGTTGACGGAATGTGTGTTGAATATCCGCCAAACGTTATTCAACTACGATCCCACAATGCCATTGGTCCAGGTTGACCCGACCACGGTGAAGAAGACCGTGGGGGTCCGCAAAGGGTTTATGTCTGACAAGGAAGAGGTTCGGCGTGCGTTGCGCGATAGGACCGACTTGTCGTGGGGTGTGGATTTGGAATCATTGGACGAACACAGTGTGGATGCGATTGCAGTTGCCCTGTACTACATGTTAGTGCTGGTATAAGGAATGTGCAATGTTTTCAGTAATCAAAGGCCTGTTCAGTAAGATCGGTTTGCAGTGGTTCGAATGGTTGTTCATCGGACTGTTACTAACTACCATTGGTGTGTGTTATTTCCTGTATCAACAGGTCGGGTCCCTAAAAGGAGACCTGGCCGAAGCCAAAGTGGTGATGAAACAAGGACAGCACAACGAAGATCAACTAGAAGAAACCATCGAGATTGATCGGGCCATTAACTACGAGTTCATGAACGACCAGGTGTCGTCGATTCGGGAACAGTACGAACAACGGGAGCAGGTGTTGGATCGTTACTTGAAACTCAAGAACGTTAAATTACCTCCCGAGCCAGAACCCGAGTCTAAGCCGGAACCCCAACCGGAACCGGAAACTGAGATTACCGTTGAGCCAAAACCTACCCCCAAACCAACCCCGGTTAAGGAAACAAACCATGTGCCTCAAGAGTCTCCGCCTGATGATCTTGCTGGTCTCCAGCATCTGGTTGACAGCATGCAGCTCGCTTACTGTCGAGCCAAGCCCACCGACGCCTCTTGCGCCACCGCCGTCTCTGACCAATGACTGCTACGTCCCAAAACCTCCCACCATGGAGGAGTTGCGTGACCCACGGGACCAGTTCCCTGGGGTGACTGACATCTGGGAAGCTCGGTTCCTGGTCTTAACGGATTACACCATCGAAGAATTGGATGCCATTGGTAACTGCAATCGTCAGATGAAGCAGTTGCGAAAATGGGTCGATATGAATGCCCAGACAAAGGAGAAGTACGATGAACGTCGAAGAAGCCTTGATTGATCTGGGTGATCAGCCGTTACACAAAAGTGATTACTCCAAAGTACTCCGAGCCATGCTCAATGCCTTGGTACCCACCGATAAAACGTACACGGTGAATCACACAGGTCAGGAACTACTGGCTGACATTTACCAGATCAACGACACTGAGCTGCAGGAGAAAATCTTGCAGAAGCCGGTTGGGTCCGTACGAAACAGTGATACGTACCGATCGGCGGTGCTGACACTCTCCGGTTTGATTGGTGTTGGGGTTATGTTACTAACCTTACTCGAATTGACCGGGTACAGTGTTTTCTCTCTGTTCCGTTGATGACCACTGAAATATAAAGCCCACTGTCCGTAAGGGATGGTGGGCTTTATGCCGTTACTCCCCGAAAAAATATTATGCTATGGGTTGTCACCTCAGTAATTATCTATTGACAACGAGGATACTAAAATGGCTACTGACGTTTTTCCCTATAACCTGCCTTCCAGGTTGGCGATGATTCGTCTCATTCAAGAGACGCACCCGCGCTTTAACCTGAAGGAAGAATATACTCATTTTGACCCACCTTTCGCGTCGCCGACCGAAACCAACCCTGGTCGAACCTTTGTTAAGGTAGAGCAAACCGACCTGAATCTGGAACGGCATTATGTTTACCGCCGTTTGGATTTGAACATCACGTTCAAAGGCGGCATTACGATCAAGCTGGATTCGCCAGTTACATCCCGTCGCATCGTTGAGGAAATCAACCGGGTTCGTGACATGAACCTGGGTCTGGACGACGTTGAGATGAACGACGAGCCGATGGGCGAGCCGGGTCAACCCCTCAACTACACCATGGCGGCCAAAGAAGACTCATTGGTCTGGTACGGTTCCGTTCCGGTTTACGTGGAATCCACCGACCGTCCCATGAACATCCGCATTCTGGAAGATGGTTCCTCACGTCTGGTTGAAACCGGCGACTACCGTCTGCTGGAAGTCAAGTAACAGGTAGGACATTCCATGCAGATTGAACCACGTGACAATTACCGTGTGGACATCATGCTCCCGACCCGTTGGTACCGTCAAGCACGTTACCGTGTGATTCGTAAAATCACCGTGGGCGATGTAACCATCCCCGCTGGGTTTGTGACTGATGGGGCCACCGTGCCTATTTTCCTGCGGTGGGCTTTCCCACCGGTGGGACGGTATTTCCCAGCCGCCATGGCACACGACTACCTGCTGGTAAAAGGCTACAGTTGGAAACACTCCAACGCTGTCTTCCGCCAGACTCTGCTGCATTGTAACATCCCAACCTGGCAACGGGTTTTGATGGGTGCGGCAACCAGTGTGTATGGTACGTTCAAGGAGTTGGGCAAGAAACTGAGAAACTTTGGGTAATCCGAATCCAACCCAATACTCCACCATTTGCAGTAACAGGGAGTTTGGTTTTTCCATGACCATTTACAAAGACCTGATCGATCAAAACTTCGATCCAGATTACGATGAGGTCCTCCAGCGTGGGGATCACGGGCCTGCAGTTAAGGCTCTCCAAGCCCAGTTGAACACTCTGGGCGCTGACCTGTATCCTGACGGGATTTACGGTAAGAAAACCCGCGATGCGGTGATGGCGTTCCAGAAGAAACACGGCCTGGTGGCGGATGGCATTGCTGGTCCTAAGACCTACGCTGTCATGGATGGTGTTCCAGTTGTTGTGCGTCGTGTCCTCACCCAGAAGGACCTGGAGGCAGCTGCCAAGGAACTGGGCGTTCCCGTGGCGTCGGTGATGGCCGTAAACAGCGTTGAATCACGCGGCAGTGGCTTTTTCTCCAATGGACAACCCGCCATTTTGTTTGAACGCCACATCATGTATCGCCGCTTGGGCGAGCATGGCATTGACGCCCGTCTATACCACCGTGAGATGCCATCGCTGGTAGCCCGCACCACCGGTGGGTATAAAGGTGGTATCGCCGAACACGGTCGTCTGGGACGCGCCAAGCTCATTCACGTGGAGTCTGCGTTGGAATCCGCCTCTTGGGGGGCATTCCAGATCATGGGCTACCACTGGGAGCGCCTCGGTTACGAGAGTGTTCATGAGTTCGTGGCGGGGATGTACGATCACGAGCGTTTCCACTTACAGGCGTTCATCCGCTTCATCAAGGCCGACAGTAACCTATGGACGGCATTGCGTGAACGGGACTGGGCGCGGTTTGCCCGTGGCTACAATGGCCCAGCCTATGCCAAGAACCAATACGATGTCAAGATGGCCAAAGCGTACGACCGCTACGCCGAAGACATTGCCCTTAGCTAACCAGTAAGGAAAGTGTTATGTCTACACCAAAGAAGATTTCTGACCTGAACGTTGCCGGTCAGATCAAAGCTGACGATTACGTCGAGGTGATCCAGAAGGACGCGTCGGGTAATTACGTGAACCGTCGTCTGGCGGTTGCTAACCTGAAAGGGAAAGAAGGTAAGTCCGCGTTCGATCTCGCCGTGGAAGATGGTTTCCAGGGCACGTTTGAACAGTGGATTCAGTCGCTCAAAGGACCCCAGGGTAAGAGTGCTTATGAAATGGCACAGGACTCTGGTTTCCAGGGAACGGTTCAAGAATGGATGGACTCGTTGGTCGGTCCTCAAGGCGAAGCCGGTCCTCAGGGCATTCAAGGCCCGAAAGGCGACCAGGGCCCCGAAGGTCCTGTGGGTCCTAAGGGCGCGGATGGTGCCGAAGGCCCTCAAGGCCCTCAAGGTTCACCCGGTGAACAGGGTCCCATGGGTCCGGAAGGCCCACAAGGCGACGCTGGTCAATCTGCGTTTGAAGCGGCCATGGCCGCTGGTTTTACTGGCACTGAAAGCGAGTGGCTGACGTCACTGAAAGGTGACAAAGGCGCGAAGGGCGACCCTGGTCCCGAGGGTCCTGCAGGCCCGACCGGCCCACAGGGTCCCAAGGGTGACCAAGGCCCCATGGGTCCTGAGGGTCCTCAGGGTGAACAGGGTATTCAAGGTGAGATGGGTCCGGGCATTAGCGTGGTTGGTACACTGACCAGCACGGCCGAACTGCCTTCAACCGGTACCCTTGGCGAAGGCTATCTGGTAGGTGGTAACTTCTGGGGATGGACCGGTGACGCGTATGAAGACCTCGGTCCGATTCGTGGGCCGGAAGGTCCGCAGGGTCCACAGGGCCCCACCGGTCCTCAAGGCGCTGACGGTGCCGAAGGTCCTATTGGTCCCGCAGGTCCCGCTGGGCCTCAAGGTCCGAAGGGTGACAAGGGTGACGTTGGTGATACCGGCCCGGCCGGTCCTGCAGGTCCGACTGGTCCGGAAGGCCCACAGGGCCCTGAAGGTCCCCAAGGCATCCAGGGTGAGATGGGTGATCCAATCCAGATCTTGGGTACACTGGCCAGCGACACCGAATTGCCGATGTCGGGCGTGAATCCTGGTCAAGGTTATGTTGTTGGTACTGACCTGTGGATCTGGGACGGCTCTGCTTGGTTCAATAGTGGTTCACTCCAAGGGCCGAAAGGTGACACCGGTGAGCAAGGTCCCATGGGGCCAGCCGGTCCCGCCGGTCCGGAAGGCCCCCAGGGTACTCAGGGTCCCGAAGGTCCCGCAGGTCCTCAGGGTAACGACGGTCCTCAAGGTCCGGCTGGCCCGGAAGGTCCTCAAGGCCCCGTAGGCCCTGCCGGTCCGACTGGTCCTGAGGGTGATTCGGCATACGAAGTGGCGGTGGCTAATGGCTTCACCGGTACCGAACAGGAATGGCTGGATTCCCTGCAGGGCAGTTCCGGCACGGGCGGTTCGGTCGCGGTTAAAGAAGACGGTACCGCCGTAACAGACGCCGCCGCTTCGTTTAACTTCACCGGCGAAGGCGTTAACGTCACCGAAGCTGGTGGTGCAGTGACCATTGACATCCCGGGCGGTGGTGGTTCTACCGGTGGGTCTGTGAACCTGGTTCGCAAACGGGCTAAGTTGATGCGCGGCACGTTGGAAGCCATCGTCATTGTGGTTGGTTTCGGTTCTCAGACCGACATGGACGCACTGACCATCGAAGAACTGAACAACGGCAGCATCGTTCGGTTGGACAACAAGGCCGCTGGCCTGCACCTGCATTCTGTGACTATATTTTATGATGCAGGATGGAACACTGGTAGCTCGTTTAACCTTCAGTTCCCGGATAACTGGGGCGATACGTTCATGGGCGACATGGTGATTCCGACATTCCAGCAGTTCTCGCGTTCTAACCCACCGACACTGCAGCCTACTACTTACCAGAACTACGAAGTGGTGGATGGGTACGTTAACGTCGGTAAAGCCAACGTTAACTCCAACTACGGCTATCACTGGAAGTACATGCTGTCGTAAACACCAGCGCCATTGGGGTAGTGCTCCATTGTGGCGCTACCCCAACATAAAAAGGATTGTCAAATGTCGAAACTACATTTTCAGGCCACCATTGACCTGAAGAGTGCAATCCCGGATGGTGAGGCGTGGGTGGTTCAGATTGGTTTCCGGGACGGGGAAGGGTTCTTCCGTCCCCGGGACCTGTTAAGCGGCGATGTCATTGTACTGAACACCGGCATATTGGAGCCCGGGACGTACACCAAGTACGTTATCAATGAAGTGATGAACGTCAGTTGGACCGGGGAGATTGAGTTGTCGATCTCCTACATGGACACCAACGACAACAACATTGCCAACCCGCAACTGGATTACCTGATTGGTGCTGAAGGCGTTGTTTCCCGACCCAGTGAGCATTTGGGTCTGTTACCGGTGGTGTCCCCTGATGTTCAGGACATGACCGATGCGTTCAGTTTCTACATCCTGAACCAAAACCTGAAACAGTTGGACGCACCACGGTCCGACGGTGGAGGGAGTGGAAACGCGGTCTTACGGACCGCACAATGGCTGCCCGTGGCACCCGATGGCCGAGCACCATTACCCTCACCCCCCATGGGGGATTTCGTATTGGACATGGGACTGGCGTATCTGATGGACGGTTCGGTGGTTGAATTGTCGGGGGTGAAGCCCCAACTTGACGCTGAAACGTCCACATGGTATGCAGTGATCCCGGCAGCAGACATGGCCGAATTGAACGGCATGGTCGGTGCCATCACCGTGTCCTACTTAACCGGTTCTTAATCAACATCTCTGAAATTTCAGGAGCAATAGCATGGCTATTATCAAGCGTAATAAGTCCACGATTTACGGTCTTGTGGACGACCTGGGCCAGATCAACCAGGCCATCTCCGACGAAGCCACGGCACGTGCCAACGCTGACGGTGACCTCTCTACCCTGAGCACCGCTGAGAAAACCAGCCTGGTTGGTGCGATCAACGAAGTGAAGGGTGCGGCTGATCAGGTGTCTTCTGACGCCCTGACCAAAGCCGACAACCTGGCCAGCGTTGCCGACAAAGCCGCTGCCCGTACCAACCTGGAAGTGATGTCCAGCGACGAGGTCAGCACTGCGATCTCCGACGCGCAGCTGAACTTCGGTCGCAGCTACAACGTTGCCGACGTTGCCGGCCGTGACGCTCTGACCGGTCTGGAAAACGTTGACCGCGTTCTGGTAGCCGACGACGGCGATGGCAAGTGGGCCCTGTACCAGCCGATGACCATCGACGAAGGCACCGGTGCGGTGACTGAGTGGGTCAAGCTGTCCGACCAGGACATGCTGGAGAACTCCCTCACAGCAGCCAGTCTCAAGACAGCGTACGAGTCCAACGACGACACCAACGCGTTCACTGACGCTGCCAAGGCCAAGGTTGACTTCATCAGCGTAACTGGTGCGGTGGATCTGGACGACGCGGTCTTCAAGGCCAACCTGATCCAGGACCTGGCTGGCAACAATGCCACCGACGCGGTTCCGTCCGTTGCTGCGGTTAAAGCGTACGCTGATTCCGCTGCCCGTGCTGGCGGTGCGATTCCGTTCATGGAAACCGTTGTTATCGCAGGTGACGACATCACTCTGACCCATCAACCACGTGGTGGTGTCAACGGCATCATGAACTTTGCCACTGTGCGTTACACTGACGCCAACGGTGTGGCCTGGGACGCGCCGGTTGTTGCAACCGCCGATCCGAAGGTCTTCACTGTGAACGCCGACAGCGCTGGTCAGTGGGACACCGAATCTGTACGTGTTCAGTACCTGTACTCCCCTCAGGTTTAACAGGTAGTCGTGTCTCGGTAACGGGACACACCTGACGTTTAAATACTTGGAGCTAACGTGGGATGGGCAAATCAATCGCCTCCTACGTTAGCTCTGGGTTTATTTTGTTTGACAATGGAGAAATACCATGGCTAAGCGTATTTCCGAAATGGACCCCATTGAACTCCCGCTCTCGGGTGAGGAGTTGTTGGAAGTTGTTCAGAACGGTCGGAATAAGAAATTCCCCATCGGCAAACTGTCCGTAAAAGGGAACGAGGGCGACTCCGCGTACGACATCGCGGTGGCGAATGGGTTTGAAGGGACACTGGAAGAATGGCTCATCAGTCTGCGTGGACCCGAAGGCCCCGTCGGTCCTCGTGGTCCGCAGGGCGTGGAAGGTCCGCGTGGGCCCAAGGGCGATGTGGGCGAGCAGGGTCCGATTGGTCCCCTGGGCCCCAAAGGGGACGTAGGTCCAGCTGGTCCGGAAGGCCCAACTGGCCCGGCCGGTCCGGAAGGTCCACAGGGCCCGAAAGGTGAGAAAGGGGAAGCTGGTAGTAACTTTGTGACGGTTCAGGCAGTGAGTTGGAGTGCCGGTCAGTTTAACCTCCCGGACGGTGTTACTGTGGAGAAGATCTACTCCGACAGTTCCCTTCAGATCAACCACGGACAGAACAAATTCCCGAAAGGGTGGTTTGGGTTCATCCGTGAGTCTGACCCCATGACCGGGATGATCCCGACCAACACTCGGAACATCCAGATTGTGGATGCGAACACGGTCATCATCACCAACGTGTCCAGCTTTGAAGAGTTCGACATTTCCATCCAGTTTTAACCCGAGGGGATGACTCATGATCAATGCGGGTGTAGAGATTGCTTCTTTTAACGGGAAGCAATCGTTCAACAGCGAGACCCAGCAATGGGAAGGCATTGAAGTTACCGTTAAATACCCCGGTAAACAAAACGCCACCGATAACCCGGCGCAAGTGGGCGACTTGGTAATCGAACCGGGCGGTAACGTCTGGGTGGTGGAAGCCGTGACAGTACTCGATGCCGGAGCCAACAAATTTGAACTGGCCCTGTCCATGTTGGAAGACGAAACCACTGAATCGGTGTCTCCAGGATTGGGGTCAGTCCACCGTGGGGGTATCATGACTCCACGTAGCGGTAACGTCACACCGCACTGGGACGCGACCGTGGTGGACGCCAACGTGGCACGAATCGCGGCGGTGATCACCATGGAGAACCACGACAAAATGTTCGGTGGAACCGACTCCGGTGGTGGTAATGGCGAGACCGGCGGTGGTCGAGTATGGCTTGGCGTCGTGGACGGCGGTAAACTAGGTCAGTAACACAGGAGTCTGACTCATGCAACAGCAAGAAAGAAGGTACCGTTTCCCTCGTGGTACAACGGCCGATAACGACGGCTACGTTGGTTACGATGGGGAAGTGACCATTGATACGGAGCTCAAACAGCTGCGTATTCACGACGGTCAAACCCCCGGTGGGTCCGTCATCAAGTCCGGTAGCGGCGGTAGTATTGAAGGCGTTGACCAGCTCATTGACAGCGGCATCGTGATTGTCGGAACACTGTCGACACCGGACAACCTCCCGGAAGCCTGGGAACACGCCACAGGTGACACGTACGTCATTGACACTCACTACTACACGCTGATTGGTGAACGGTGGGAAAACCTGGGTTCATTCCGAGGCGAAAGTGGCAAGAACGCCTATGAGCTGGCGGTAACCCGAGACGGTTTTACCGGCACGTACGACGAATGGAAAGAAAGCCTGAAAGGGTCTGACGGCATCGGTATCAACATCCGGGGATCGTTGCCGAGCCTGGAAATGCTGGACTTTGTTGAGCCCGTACGTGGCCATGCGTACATCATCGATCGGAAGATGTATGTTTGGGATACCGTGAAATGGGCCGAGGTCGGTCAAGTCGGCCCTGCGGGTAAGAGTGCCTACGACTTGGCCAAATTGACCGGTCAAATCGAAGAAGGTACAACAATCAATCAGTACCTTGAAGGACTCAAAGGTCAGAGCGCTTACCAACTGGCTCGGGAGTTCGAACTCATCCCCAGCGACTGGACGATGGAAGACTACCTCGTATCGCTGCAAGGTAAAAGCGTTTACGAGATGGCCGTTGAAAATGGCTTTGTGGGCACTGAAGAGGACTACCTGGCCTCACTGGTGGGTCCGGAAGGCCCGCAGGGCCCTCGTGGTCTGCGGGGCGATAAGGGCGAGCCCGCCAACGCCATCAAAGTTTTGGGGAAGGTGGTTTCTTACGGGGACCTCCCACAAGGTAACAACGAGCCGGGTGATGCGTACTTCATCCAGAAAAACCTTTGGGTGTTCACCGGTGACCGGTTTGAAGACCTGGGTGAGATCGTCGGTCCACAGGGCGAGCAAGGCCTGCAAGGCCCACGCGGTATTCCCGGAGAACAAGGTCCGGAAGGGCTGAGTGCCTACGAGGTTGCCATCAACAACTACCTGTTCGATGGGGACGAGGAAGCCTGGATTGCCTCTCTGCAAGGTAAGAGCGCTTACGAGATCGCCAAAGAATTCGATTTCGGTAACGAGATTGAAAACGAAGAAGCGTGGCTCGAATCGCTGAAGGGTAAGAACTCCTACGAAACCGCCATTGAACTGGGTCTGGTGACCTCGGTGGAGGAATGGAACGAGAAAATGCGGGGTCCGGAAGGTCCCATGGGTCCACAGGGTCCCATGGGTCGCAGTCTGGAGATCTCCGGTTACATCGTTGACCCGCAAGCGCAACCACTGCCCACCGACGTAGCGCCGTACACCGCATACGTGGTGCAAGATCACCTGTACATCTTCATGAACAATGAATGGGTTGATGTGGGTCGCTTTGAAGGTCCCAAAGGGGACAAGGGCGATAAGGGTGACAAAGGCGATAAGGGCGACAAAGGCGACACTGGAACCGGTATTAAGGTCAAAGGTGCGTACGAAGACGTCCTCCAACTGCCTAGCGTTACCGAACACGTCGACGGCGATGCGTTCTTTGTCAAGCGTGAACTCTACGTCAAGTCCGAGGGCGCGTGGAAAAACGTCGGCGAAGTAAAAGGTGAGAAAGGGGACAAAGGTGATACCGGTGACCAAGGTCTGACTGGTGAACGGGGCCCGCGCGGTGCCGACGGTCAGCGTGGTCGTAACGGCCGTAATGGTCGTAACGGCCGTAATGGACGCTATGGTCGTAATGGACGGACAGGTCGTACTGGTGCGATGGGTGCTCCAGGTCCTCGCGGCTTTACCGGTTCTCCAGGCGCGTCGATCAAAGTGAAGGGTTCGGTCCCGGCGGTTAGTTTCCTGAGCACCGAAGGCAACGAACCCGGTGACGCGTACATCATCGAAGAAGAGTTCCACGTATGGGACGGTGTCCAATGGACCAACGTAGGCTTCTTGCAGGGACCTCGCGGTGTTGAAGGTCCCCGTGGTTTGCAAGGTCCGCAAGGCCCTGAGGGACGAGAAGGTCCACAAGGACGTGATGGTCCCCAAGGGATCGAAGGTGTTCAAGGCCCCGACGGTCCCCAAGGACCGATGGGCATGTCCATCTACGTACTGGGTCGGGTTTCCACCATTGCCGCACTGAGCGCGAAAAGCAGCCCATCGTTGGGTGACGCGTACATTGTCGACGGTGATGACGGCAACGTCTGGGCATGGGATGGTAGAGAATGGCAAGACGTCGGTCCGGTCCAAGGACCTCCTGGACCCCCGGGTCCGATTCCCACCCCGCGTGGTGTGGCGGTCGATACCGACTACTTGTTCAATCAGATCACCGACCCCAAGAAAGGGGATTTCTACACCATCGATGGGGAAGCCTGGATTCACGACGGTGAGACGTTCATCAACGTTGGTCAGTGGACTGGCCCGGAAGGCCCTCAAGGTCCGAAGGGTGACAAAGGGGACCAAGGTGATCCTGGTGAGGACGGGCGAAACCTGGTGGTTTTGGGTGAGAAAGGACGTCCGGACGAACTTCCTCTGGACGCCACCCGTGGGGATTTTTACATCATCACTGGCGACATGTGGGGTTGGGACGGCGCTCGATGGGTCAACTACGGCCCCTTCCGTGGTCCTACTGGCCCGGCCGGTCCTGCTGGTCGTGACGGTGTGGATGGCGTCGATGGTGTGGATGGTGCTCAAGGCCCACAGGGTGAGCGCGGTCTGCAAGGCGCTACGGCTGCCAGCATTACGGTGCTGGGTTCTCAGCCGACCGTGGGGGACCTCCCCATTGACGGCACACAAACCCAGGGCGATGCGTACATTGTGGGCGATCGTTTCTACGTCTGGAACAGCACCGAATGGGAAGACGTTGGTTTCCTGCAAGGTCCCCAAGGCATTAAAGGCGATCAAGGTCCGACCGGACCGACCGGCCCACAGGGAAATACAGGCCCTCAAGGCGAACAAGGTCCGCAAGGACCCGAAGGCCCGGTAGGGGCTGAAGGTCAGAAAGGCGAGAAGGGCGATACCGCTGCTTCCATTTCGGTACTGGGTAGCCTTGATAGCACGGCGGATCTCCCCACCAGTGGCAATGCTCCAGGTGATGCGTACATCATTGGCCAGAGCTTCTGGGCCTGGGATGGCTACCAGTGGTCGGATGTTGGTTTCATCCAAGGACCGAAAGGTGAGCAAGGGGATAGGGGTCCCCAGGGACCGCAAGGACCGATGGGCCCGCGTGGCATCCAAGGTCCGCAGGGCGAGCAGGGTGTGCAAGGTGAACAGGGCATTCAAGGACCCATGGGCATCTCCGTCCACATCCTGAGCAGCTTGCCCAGTATCTCGGACATCCCGGAACGTCAACACCGGGTTGGGGATGCGTACATCATCGAAGGGCGTGTCTACACCTACGACGGTGTCACCTGGATTGACCTCGGTCAGTTTGAAGGGAAGCAAGGTCCGCGTGGCCCAGCAGGTCTGAGTGCGTACGAGCTGGCGCTGGACAACGGCTTTGTGGGCACCTACGAAGACTGGGTGTTGTCACTCAAGGGTGAGAAAGGCGACACCGGTGTTGGACTGAAGTTCCAACGGGAACTCGGTGAGGCCGAAGAACTGCCCACGGAAGGCAACGAGCCGGGCGACATTTACCGCAAGGGACCCAAACTGTTCGTTTACGTCGATCAAGCCTGGAAAGACATGGGGATCGTTCAAGGTCCCCGTGGTTACGAGGGTCCAGCCGGCCCTGAGGGCCCCGCAGGCCCGAAAGGTGACCGTGGTCCGATGGGTACGGCATGGCTGTCCTTTGAACGCGATCCTGAGACCCTGGACGGCCGTCGTGGCGACTACGCCATCAACACCATCACCAACGACTACTTCCTCAAAGCGGACGAACTGCTCTGGGTGAAACTCGGTCGCATGGGCGGTGGTACGGTGGAAGAAGCGCCGACCTCCGGCGGTCGTTACGTGCGGTCCGAAGGTAAGTGGGTGCCGTTCACCGAAGGGATCACGGACGCTCCGGAAACCGGCGAAGCGTACATGCGCAAGAACGGCACGTGGTCGGTGTACCGTCCGGATGTGGCGGACGTGGATTCCAGTCAACCTCACTACCGGGTAAAAGGTGCCTGGAAACCGATGGAGCTGACCGAAGCCCCAGCGGATGACCAAATGTACTTCCGCCGGAACAAGAAGTGGGTTGGTTTCGATCGGTACACCCTGGCGAACAAGAGTGTGGATACGGCGATGGATCTGTCCATGGCCCAAACCTTCACGATTGCCGCCGACCGGGACAAGACGTTGACCTTCACCAACAAGCCGGGCGCCAACCGGACCATGACCGTGGTGGTAACCATCTCCGGTGACCAGGGCATCATTACCTGGCCGCAGGATGTGTTCTTTAAGGACGAAGTACCGCCAACCTTGGGCACCAACTTCACTGTGGTGGTCATGTACTGGACGGGTTCAATCTGGATTGGCAAGTTGATGGAAGCCATTTAATTCACCAATGGAGAGGGAGGGCAACCTCCCTCCTCCCAGTTTTCTGTTGAACGTTTATGGACACGTACATTAACCTAACCACCGGCCAATACCCAGTGACGCTGGAGGAGGTGCGCAAGGAACTGCTCACGGTCTCACTCCCCAAACACCCCACGGTGGAACAGATGATGCGTCTGGGGTTTTGCTACGTACACTCCACGCCCAAACCGGCTGGGAGGCACGTGGTCGAACGGTACCCTCGGTACAAAGACGGTGAGTTCTACCAAACGTGGGATGTGGTGGAAAGCACCGACCTCAACACCTGGCGTCAAGACCTGAAACGACAATTGGACCAGGTCCACACCGCCCTTTTAAAGCGAGGGTTTACGCACGAAGACCAGCCCATTGACCTCACGAGTAGTGAGGAGCTAAATTGGTGTTACATGGAGTGTCAAGCACTGCGGGATGAACGCTCGACCGAGACGGTCCAGTTTCCCACGGGCAACGGTCAGGTGATGGAGATCACTTGGGAAGCTGGGTTACGGTTAATCAACCAGGCCGTTCACTACCGACGGGGGTTGAAGCGGGGTTATTACGCGACGTTGGAAACCATCCGGTGTTGCGAAACCATCGAGGCGTGCAAAACCCTTAAACGACAGATAGAAACTAAGGAAGTCTTCCAATGTTAGAAACGTTACTTGGAGCAGCGGGCAATAGTGCGCCCGGTGTCTCTTTTACAGTGACCGCTAACGCCAGTTCGTTCAACGCCGGTAACCCGGTGGAGTTCACCATTGTACCCGAAAACCCAATTTTGGGTTACGAGTACAGCTGGTCGGTGGCGGGTTCATTGCCTCCTGAGTTGGTGGATGGTCCGACCTCTGGCACGTTCAGTTTTTCCGACGACACACCGGCGATCGTGGAAATCACCACGCTGGCGGACGAGTTCAAAGACACCGATGAAACGCTGGTGTTGAATGTGCACCCATCCGCAAGTAGCAGTACAGTGGTGGCGTCCTCCAATCCGGTGGACATTGTCTACTCCACCCACCCGGAAGGCAACCACCTACAGGTGGCGGCTGAAATACGGCAATGGACCGTACCTCCCGAGGTGACCAAGATCAGTGCCGTGTGTGTCGGTGCCGGTCAAGGGGCCGACGGAACCCCGCGTGGTAAAGGGGGCAACGGTGGTGACCTACGCTGGCGGAACGACATCCCGGTGGTACCGGGTGAAACGCTGACCATTGAGGTGGGCAAAGGTGGCACCAACAGTACCGATCTGGCTACCCGACAAGGGGGTAGTTCGTTCCTCAAACGCGGTGACAGTATCCTTCTCGCCGCTGGTGGCGGTGGTACAACCGACAGTAGTGACCTGACCGACACCATCGGTGGCGGTGATGGCGGGATTGGTGCTGAAGGCGGTGAGAACGGCCCCGGAGGGGGCGGCGGTGCCGGCGGTTACTCCGGCAACGGTGGTAATGGCGGTAACGCGGTTCTGGACGCTACCGGCGGGGAAGGCGGCGCTGGTGGTGGGGGTAGTTACTACCTGACCGAAAGCAATAACAGCCATCACGCCACACCCGGTGGCGGTGTCGGTCTCTACGGTCAAGGTCCCAGTGGTGCGGCCGGGGTTCGTGGCGATACCGCGAACGCTGGCGGTAAAGGCGGTTCTGGTGGTGCGGACGGTACGTGGATTACCGCCGGTCTGTACGGCTCCGGTGCTCGCGGTGTGTCCTCTAACAACTTCTTCGGTGCCGTCAACGGTGCGAACGGGGCCGTGAGGATCATCTGGGGTCCGGGTCGGGATTTCCCGAATAACAGAACCGCCGATCTCTGATGCCAATACTATAGATTCTCACGCCTCAACCAACCGTTCAGGTTACACCGTCCTGTGGTTTTCATTACCCATTTTCTGACGGAGATTTGGGAGGGTGTCGTATAAACAAAATCTGACGCATTGGAGTTTAGACCATGGCTACGGTTAAACGGGATAGGGCCAGTATTCTCGGGCTGAAGGCACAGTTAGGAGACCTGGAATCACGCGTTCAGGAACTTTTTGACAGTGGTTTGCTCAGTGCCGAGGACCGAGATCTGCTGAACAAGTTAACGGCCACCGAGGCGGTGAACTTGGACGAGGCGGTCACCTCAGACAAACTGGCCACGAACATCTCGGACCTTGAATCGAATACCCTGGCCGCGAATGTCACGGCCATTCGAGAGTACGTGTTGGGTGCCCTGCAAATGGGCGGACCTAGCGTGACCGTAGAAACTCCCATGATTTCCAGTGGGGGAATCACGTTAACGTATAGCCCCCATGAGGGCATTAACGGTATTCTCAACTACGGTAAGGTTCAGTTGGATCTGGACGGTCAAATTCACCATTTGAAACTGACCGCCACGGCTGACCCTTATCGATTCCTCGTTGATCCAAAGGGATTGGATATCGAGGGGTATGAAGTAAGTGTTCAGTACATGTACCACTACGACGCACGGGATCTGAACCAGTTGATCGGTGAAATGATTCTCGACGGGTTGGTACTAATTGAACCTGCGTAAATACCAATAATATGTGAGTTGTGGAACTCACGTCCCTCTTGACCGCGTGCGTGTAGTCTGATGACCTCATCGCGGTCATACATCAAACGCAATTGGAGTAATATCCCATGCTGATCAATACTTCGAAGTCTGCCGAAAAGAACGTCATTGACCTGATCAATGCGGACAACGGCACTGCGCTGACTTCTGCTGAAATTTCCATCGGTGTTCCTGCCGCATGGGACGAGCTGACTGACACTGGTTCTGACACTGGTAACGATCGTAACACCATCGTCACTGTTTCTGCTGTTGCTAACAGCGGTTACAAGGGCTCTGTGGACATTCGTTACTACCGTCTGGACCTGGACGTTCTGCGCGGTGGCGTTGCTCTGGAGCACACCAAGTCTGAGTCCTCCACTGTTCAGTCCGTGATCGACGCGATCGCCACTCAGGTTGATCTGATCGAAACCGAACTGGCTCTGTTCGACGAGACTGGTACTGAGCTCAGCTCTCTGCCGGCTCTGACCGTGTCCAAGGTGTACACTGTCCGCGCCAAGCCGGAAAGCCTGTGCTACATCGGTCAAGTTGATGTGACCATCAACCCGATTCCGGTACCGGAAACTCCGGTCGGTGACGAGGTGACTACTACCGACATGAGCGGTTTCACCTACCCGGCGTAATGTCTGACCCCTGACTCCAGTTAGGGAAACGACATAATAAAACCCCTCCCACATGGGAGGGGTTTTATGCCGTCTACAGGTTGTTGCCCAGCAGACTGAACAACGACACCGGTTCTTCGGTGGTCTCTTCTTTGGTGAACCCACTGAGGTCGGTGATTGTCAATAGTGGAACCAAACTAACAGCGGGGTCTTCAAACCCACTGAGATCGGTCATGGTCAACACCGTCGTAAGACTGAACACCGGGGCGGTGAACCCTGTCAGGTCAGTGGTCAGGATCTCAATGCCCACTGGTATCAAGTCACTGTCTTCAGCTTCAAAGATGTAACTGGTTTCTTTCACCCGCAGTGTGATCCAACTGCCATCGGTGGGAACGGGGTCGTCGTACACGTCGTCCGACGTCAAGGCCACTCCGTAGCGATAGTTGATGTCAGTCAACAAATCGTGCACAGTGGTGGTGTCGGTTACGGTGGGTGTGTAGTCAACGAGTTCTTTACTCGATAACGCGTTGAGGATACTGACGCGGTTGTACTGGATGTCAACGTAACGTGTCAACCCAGCCGGTGCTCTGGCGTACACCCGAACCCGTGTGTTGTAGGGTTGGTTGTACTGAACCTCAGGAGCCCCGAACTCCAGATCGTTAAACGTGAACTTGGTTTGGTTCGCGTCGTTCAAACGATCCAATAACACCTGATGACCGAACCGAGTAAAGTCCGGCAATCGTTTTCGGCGCTTCAGGTATTTGCCTTGGGCGTAAATGACTTTACCACGCACGCCACTGGCAACGATCGGGTCTTCTGAGGTCGTGTCGGTGGTTGTTGTTTCCGACATGATAGCCTCACAGATTGCATCGGTTAATGGAACGTTTGGTGGCGCCCATGGACCCCACGCAAACCCCTAGTTACACGTTGTACTGCAAGTACACGCGTCCGTCGGGCTGATCGCAATCCGTCGGTTCAAAATCCAATACCAACACACGGTTGAACTTGGCGTTGGTACACATCAAGTCCGTGTTGATGCCATGATACACCACCTTAGCGTCCATTAGACTGTAATCGTGTTCCGGGTTCACGTTCCACCGATCCTGTTTGGAAGGGTGGGGGTCGCGTTCCTGGAAAATCCCCGCCATCGTTTCGGCGTCCTGACCGGTCAGGGTGTCCCCTTCGTCAAACCGTTTGAAGAACTCAGCTTCCTCACTGAAATCCACGGTAAAGAAATAGTTTTTCCAAAGCATGATGGGTTTCCTTATGTTTCAGTGGTGGGTTCGCTGAACCCGACCTTAAATTGCAAACGGTTGAGTACGGTAGACTCCAACGAATCGCCCGTGGGATTGGCCTCGGCTCGGAACACCTGGTAGTGCGTGGCTGGTTCAAAGACGGTGGTGGCTGGGAGCGTGATTTTCACGTCCGGTTGCAACTCACTGCCGACGATTGGTGTTACATCCATCTCCAATACCCCTGAGACGTCCTCAGGCGCTCCCCACAGGTAAAACTCCGAGTAGATGATCTCTTCCCCGAGTTCGTACGAAGGTGGTAGAGGGAGTATTGTAGCGCGTTCTGCGTTCGTATCTCCCAAAACCCCAGGAACGGGTACGTTCGTACCCACTTTTAAACGGTTAATGGTGTCCTTCGGGTTTTCCCCAGAGTACGGAGTCCAGAACTGACTCAGCAGAAAGTTAGAAACATCCATGTCCCTTACTTCAATGTCACCCAAACGATCGCTGTAGGTTGTTCCGTTGTCCTGATCGAACGTGTCGGCTAAGAAGTAGAAGTCCGTCACCGAGAAGTCTTGGTTCTGTGGCGCCCCGGCGTCGTAGTCGTACTGTGAAGTACGACTGGTCGGGCACCCGTAGTATTCTCGCTGGTCGTGGAATTGGTAATACTCACCCTCAGTGGACCTGGACTTTTCACCATACTGGAACCTAAGGTTTTCAAACGAAGCCAAATAGTTGGTTGGAAGTAACTTTGGCGAAACCTCCTCTTCATTGATCCACCGCCGGATCTTACCAGTGCGACGATCCACCTCGATTTCGATAAACACCGTGTTGCGACTTAACGACGTATTGATCTCTTCCTTAGTGAATACCGTGAAGTTACCATCCACAAAACGATTAATGGCATCACCCGTTGGTCGTATTGCAATGCTTACGAAGTCATTTCCTTCCAGAAAACCGGTTGGGAAGTAAATGCGGCATCCAGTGAGAAACCGATCCACCTCATTATTGTTAAAGTGTTCGCCCCAAGCTCTTTCAAAATCAATGCCCAAGCAAGGCGTTCTAAGACTGGAATCCATTAACCGTTTGCGATTGGTGTCGTCGGTGTCGTGCCGCCGACCCAGTCGGTAACAGTTATATCCCCACCAACCACTTGACGAGTCAGAACAATAACAATAAGACACAGGTTGTCTTGATGACGTGTGCGGGTCGGTGGACAACCACCCACGCTGATCGTGAAGGGTTAGCTTGAAATAAGACTCTTGGATGGTGTTGTTCTGATTGTCCTGCAAGGCAACAAATGGTAGATTCTCAATGGTCTTCAAATCCACCAAGTTGTTGAGTTGTAATCGGGCAACATCATCAAACCCGACAATATTCGTAATGGCCATAGTTACCTACCATGTAAATTCCAGCCGGGTGAGTGTGGTGGACAACGGTGGAAGGTTGTCAAAGTACAGACGGTGAATCCCATACCAGCGGTACGACTCCGGCCGAGCTTTAAGCTCCACGTTGAGTCCCCGCACCGGGTCCATCACAATGCCCGCATCATAAACATCTTCCTCGGTCAGTAGAATTCCAAGGCCCTGAGTCAGCTCATCCAGCAGGCCGTAAAGACGACCTGAGACTGGATTGACGTGAGGCTTGGTGACCAACATGTTTTCGATGTCCGCAAGGTTCAACCGATTGTAGGTCAGAACCTGCGTACCGCGATAGTCCTGCTCATCCTTCATGGTCAGACGCAGTTGGCAGACCGCTGGGTCTTCCGATGGATATGTCGGGCTCAGGATGGCGTTATCTACTGGCAGGTACGTCAAGGTTTGGCGGTTGACGTTCTTGTTGAAATCAACCACCGGCGTGTCACATAACGCCATGATCACACCTCCTTAGGATCGTAATGGAAGAACAGCGTTCCAGTGAACCACGAGTCGGGCAGAGCGCGAATCATGTACACCTTGTTGAACTTAAACGCGTTGGCCTCATCCACCGTGTTGTTCGGCAGGGTGTACCGTACCACGGTCAAGCCACCCAATCCGTTTGTTTCGGTGTGGGGTATTGCGGTGTCCAGACTGGTCCCGTGAACTCGGTTGCAATGATCCACCAAGGCGTTCAGTACAGGCGTGTGTTCGTCGATCACCGCACCGCTGGGCACCGATTCGATCAGGTTCTCGTAATGACGACCGTAATCAAACCCCCACCCCAAGAACGTCAGATACGGTTTCGGGTCCGTGGGTTCGGTGGTAAACCGTGGGTCCCAAACATACCCGTCAATGGCATTGGTTTCCAGAATCTGATCCAGTTCCCGTTCGTTGGGGTTCCAGACAAACTCCAGATAGCCGAGGTAGGTAAACGACGTGTCCAACACATTCAGTCGTTGTTCGTTGGACGACGGACTGAAGGTTTTGTCTTCAAAGTCTTCCGGGATGAACTGGGTGCCAAACTCTTGGTTGTACAACTCCAGTAACTGGGGAACCGTCAGGCGGTTGTCCTCAGTCCAACGATCGAATCGTACCTCCCGGTTCTTGAAGAAGTCCTGGAGGATGATCCGCCGGTAGTACATGGTGACTTTGCCCTTGATGGGCGAGTCATGGGCCGGGAAGATGTCGATCTCGGTGTTGACGGTCTGGTACTTAAACCCAGGCTGATTGACACGGGGGTTATTGTACGCCACCATGACAATACCGGAACCACCAGGCTCACCATCGTCACGGTCGTAGCTACTGCCCCCACCGCCACCACCGGTGTTGGGCATGCCTGGGGTTTCGGACGCTGGGTCATCGGTAGTGCCGCGACCACCGCCACCATTACCGCCGTTAGATCCGTCGGTGTAGACGTTGAGATTTGGTGATGTACCACCACCACCGCCCGCGAACCAAGCTTCCCCCTCAATGACATGGCCGTGGTCGACACCAAAGACGTCGGCGAAACGGTACTCGCGATCGTACGGGCCAATTTCGGGAGTGACTCTGCATAGACCGTGACCACCGGCACCGCGACGTTTACCGTCTATTGGCGCTGACTCCCCGGCACCACCGCCGCCGAATGGGTTATGTGCACCGCCCAGTTGATTGATCCCGCCCTCGTTACCAAAACCATACTGACCACTCAGACCAAACAGGCGCGGTTGGATAGCTCGCCCGTTACCTTTCCCAACTTCTGGATCGTCTGCGGGACTGTAACCGTAACCACCACTGGAACCGCCAGACCGGCCCGCTTTGGTGGCCGTACGTGTACCACCTTGACCCCCGCCTTTAGCTACGACCTCTTCGCCAAACCAAGAGTCGTGCCCGTCGCCATCAGAACTCTCGGAACCGCCGGCACCGACGACTATCTTATTTAGATGCTTTACCGGGTAGTTGGGAATAAACACCAGACCGCCGGCACCGCCACCGCCGGTATTGGCTGAGTAAGCGTAAGGGTCCCAACCACCAGCACCGCCACCGCCGACCACTAACAGGTCGACGTACTCAACGCCCTTGGGGGGAATCCAAATGTGTTCACCGACTTCGGTAAATGCCTTTACCACCCGAAGTTGTTCTTGCTGACGCAGTGTGGGGTAGGGCTTAGGCGTCCCCAACCGGGTGTTTTGCAGTGTCCGAAGATCGATCCCCGTGTCCGGGTTGGCTTGGTTGATCAGATCGATCAACAGTTGATTGGGTTTCTTTTCATAAAAGGCCATGCCTAATACCCTTGCATTCATGGGGGTGGTGACCCACCCCCGTGTGAATTACTGAACCAACTTCGTCGGATCGAACACGTCGTTGTAATGCAGGTACATGTCACCCGGTGGGGTGTCCACGTCAGCCCGCAGGCGGATACCCAACACATATTTGTACGACTTGTTGGTCGGCAGTGATTCGTCGTTGATACCACTGGCGATGATCTCAGCACCATGCAGACTCCACGCGGTCGCCGCCGGGTCCAGGTTCCAGAGCATCTTACCGTTGCCAGTGTCGATCTGTTGAATCGCGTCCAGCAGGGCCGTGTCGGTTTCGTCCACCACATACTCTACCGGGTAGGTCTCCAGTACGTCTTTCACGTCGGTGAAATCCAGAGAGTACATGTACACGATGGCCGAGCCCCGAGTACCGTCATCGTTCTCAACCGGGTAGTTCAGGCCTGGCAGGACGTCTTCGGTCATGTAATCCTTAAACTCACCTCGACCTTCTTTGTGCGTCACCTGCAAAGTACCGTACCATCGCAGAGAGGTAGGAGCTGCGTTGATCTCGTAGATCGGGTCTTCCAGCTCGTTGTCATTGATGCGCACCAGCGGCTCGTCCACCAGATCGGCCTGATCCAACACAATGCCGTACTTCAAGAAAAACGGGCGAATCAGATCGTGGGTCGTTTGGGGTTGGTAGACCTCCAACACCGGTTCCACCAACTTGCCCAGGTCGGCTAAGTTCAGTCGGTCGTAAACAACGATGACAGTCCCTTGGTAGTCTGGGTTGTCTTCGGTGGTGGTCATCCGAATAATGGTGTTCTTATCGGTGGTCCCGGCCCGCCAAGTGTCCTCCACCCGCGCCGGGGGCGAGAAGAACACGTAGTCGGGGTTCAAGGCCACGTTGTTGGTCTGCGCAATGAATTCCACCAGCGCTTCGTGCGAGGTCCGATGAAGCGCAGCCAAGTTTGTAAACTGATCAAGGTTCATGAATGCACCTGTTACTTGTTGTAGTGGAAGTAGAGGTTACCAACACCCCATGGGCAATCTGCCGGACATTCCAGAATGATGGCGCGGTTGAAGAACTCCGCGTTGGCTTCTGGGAAGGCCGCATTCGGCAGTGAGGTATGTGTGATGTCGAAACCGTTCAGACTGAATTCGGTGTTTCGGTATTCAGTACCGTTGCTGTAAATCACCTGGGGTGGGCGAATACCGGTGGCAGCTTCGATCACATCGGCAATTTGTTCCACGAAGTTCCGGTGATGGTCGTCTTCGGAACTATGACCGATATAGTAACGGTACGTCTGATCCCACTCATACGAGTTGTTGAAATACATCAGGGAGAAATCGTAGTCGTACGTCAGTGGAGTTAGGTAACGCTTACGCGCTGCCGGGTCGGTGAAGTCGTTCCCGCCAGGGTAGTAAATGCCCACGGTTTCATCGTTGGTCACCACGTCTTCCAGACCCCGACGACCGGACATCCAGTTGTAGTTCACACTGCCCACGTAAATGTACGAGTCCGTACGGGCCCGCATGGTGTACAGACGCCCTTCCTCGGCACCGTAGTACGCAGTCATGTTCTGGTTCTGAATCTGGGACGAGTCCAATAACAGACCGTACTGTTTCGAGAACAACGGAAGAATATCGTACAGGGTGGCGATGACCTCGCCGTTGTCCCCAACGTCATCACTGCCTGGGAACCACTTCTGAATGCGCGGGGTAATGCCCCAGAACAGGCGGGCCAGGTCCAACCGACGGTACGTCAGAACGATGTTACCAAAGTACGGGGCCTCGGGATGGGCGTACAGACGGATCTGGGTGTTGTGACCTTCCGGGGTTTCTTCGATGGTGACCGGATCGAGGAACTCGTAGTCCGTCACATTGATCGGGAACGGCAGATCCGGGTTTGCTTCGTTGATCAAGTCAACGAGCATTTGCTTGGGTGTTTTGTCGTAGAAAAACATGTCATGTCCTTCGTTAAAGAATTACCAGTTGACGTCGTAATGGAAATACAACGGACCTTTGACCGTCCCCAGGGGGGTATTCTGCACCATCACGCGTTCAAACGCGGGGTTCGCACCGGGAACCGAATCGGTGGGGAGATCCACCACGGTGGAGTTGTACCAATACGACAGACCTGCTACGTCCTGACCGATGTTCTGGACGTCGGCGAAGTTGCGCCACTCACCGCTGTCAGGATCGATCTGAAGGCGATCTTTCCACGCAGTGAAGTCAACCCCCCAGGTCTGCATTTTGCCCGACAGACGGCCGTTGAGAAGCTCTACGTCGTCCGGGTGTTCCAACAGTGGTAAGAGTTGCACAAACACAATGCTGGTCAGCAGTGGGTTACCGTACGTGGTGGCGATGGACACTGTCCCCAGCCAGCGGTAGGAGTTATCAATCACCCGCAACTCCACCGGCTCGGTGGTTTCCAGTGACGCGTCATCGAACACACTCAGGTCAATGGGGTCCACGTCCCGCAGTTCGAGCTTTAACCCGTACTTGCGATTCACCGCCGCCAAGACCTTCTCCACGGTCAGGTCGTTTTCCCGGATGTTGGGGTTCATCCCCTCAAACAGGCTGTTCAGATCACCCCGCTTGTAATACACATCCGTTTGACCGTCGTAGCCTTTGTAGGGAATCCCCTTCAACGTCACCGCCGTGTTCCGACTGCCTTGATCGGCCACGCTGTACGGCAAAAGCGTGCGTGGGTATTCAAAGACCACGTTCTCTTCGGTGATTACCCGGGGCAGGTCGTTTTGCGTATTGACCAGGTCGATCAATTCGTCCAAGCCATTAATCATCGCTCACCTCCCTTAAAAGCCCAGTGTCGCGAGTGCGTCCGGACCGTGGTGGATCACCAAGTCCCCATCGAGCGCCAAACACTGTGTGGGGTCCAAACGGACGATCATGACCATGTCGTAGTCGTCGTTGGTGTTCGGGTACCCGTCGGTGGGGCCGGCGTAGATGATCTCCGCGTTCCCCAGTGAGTAGTCCGACACCCCAGAGCCTTGCCATGGGTCGCCGGTGACGGTGTCCAGAATAGTCACCAACTCCAGTCCAATGGCGTCACCGGCACTGAGGGTCTTCAGGGTATCGTGGTGGTCGCTGAAATCCCGCCAATAGCTGTAGAAGTGGGCGAACGTCCGATCCGTGGATTCGGTCGGGTAATTCAACCCACCCAAACCGGTGTTCAGGACATGCTCTTCCAACACCAAGTCGCCTTCGGTGGCACTGATGTCCAACGTACCAATCCAGCCCAAACTGGTCGGTTCGGCTTCCAGCGTCACCGTCTTATACGTGCCGTGATCCACCGTGGGGTGGTTCACCAGATCGGTGGTTTCAAAGTTCAACCCGTACCGACGGTTCAGGGAATCAATGACGTCATGGGTGGTGGTCAGTGCAGGGGTCTGGACGTAGATGTCGGCCAACACATCCAAATCCGCCACGTTGAGTCGGTTGTAGAAGATGTCCACAGACCCGACGTAGGGCGCGGCAGGGTTATTGGCCTTGAGTGTCACCTTGGTGTTGTAGCTGGCCGTTGACCCTTCCGGCGGCGTGGCAGGTGTTGGGTTTTCAAAGTCGTAGTCAGCCGGGTCCAGCTGAATGTTGTTTTCCGACTCGACCAAGCCCAGCAAGGTAAGTCGGGGGTCTTTATACAGTGACATGTTGACCTCTTACGTCAGATTGTAATGGAAGTAGGCGGTGCCAATGTAGCCCCGTGCGTCGATGTTGGTCTGCACCACCACCCGTTGGAAGTCACGGTTGGCTCGTTCCACCTCGGAGGTGGGGTAATCCTTCACCGACGCGGTGGTGACCAAGGCCTCGGCATTGGACGGCCACAGGTCAATGCGGTACTGATCCGCCAACGCTTGCTGTAACGCACCCACGTTAGTGTAGTCCCCTCGGTAATCCGCAGCGGTGGGGTCGATCGTCAAAAGATGAGCGATTGGGGTAAAGTCCAACCCCCACGTCAACATCCCCGCTGAAGTTTTGTTTTCCAGCAAGGGGTCGGGGTGCACAAACGCCGCGACCAAGGGATCGACCACCTCTTCCAGCAGCAACCAGTGACGATTGAACGTCAGAGTGAACGAACCGGAATAGAATCGGGAGTCGGGCTTAGCCGCCACGATGAACTCTACGGTGGCGTCTTGACCGTGAACACTGAAATCCACGTCCTCAACGTCATCCACGGTAAAACGTGTCCCCAGGATCTTGTTGAGCCGGGGCAGTAGTCGATGTAACGTCGATTGACTCAGAGTCCGGATCGAGGGATTAGCTACCCCGCCGAACAGACGTCCCAATTCCAGCCGACTGTACGAGACACGGACGGGGTCCTTACGGTACCCCTGTCCATGCACGCCACGCACACCCACTTCCACCAAACCGGTTTCTTCATTAGGGGTTGCGCTGCCCAAAAGAACAGTTTCTTCTCCCAGCGGAATGGGTAGGTCATTCAGGGCGTTGATTGTATCCAGTAACTGTTTTTTGGTGTCTTTGTAAAACGCATCCATAATGAATATCCCGATTTATTAAGGTGTCGGTTCAGTCAGTACCAGGCCGTCGAGGAGTTTGTTCTCAACCGCAACGTCAATGTCAACGTCCAACGGACGTACGATGAAGCTCACGTTGCCCCGGTACGCGTAGGACCAAGCGTTGGCTTCCATGGTGAACGACTCACCGTCCGCCCAGTTGGTGGGCAGTACGTAGGAGTCGGCGATGTCTTCGAGGGCCAGGGCCGAACCGAAGTAGTTATTGAAACCGTCCAGGATGTCCTGGAGGGTCAAGGTACCGGTGTCCGGGTCCACATCCACCTGAACCACAAACGGGTTACGGGCAATGTTGACAAACTCCGCCAGATCGATCCGGTTGTAGTAAATGGACGCAGTGCCTTTGTAACCGAAATCTGGAATACCGGTGATGACCAGTTCGGTGTTCCGGTCGTAAGCCGGGTTGGTGTTAATCGCCGGAACGTCGAACTCAATCTGTTCCCACGTCAGCGACAACCCAGCGCTCTGGTTCAACAACTCAAGGACCTGGTCCTTGGATGTCATGGAAATATCGTAAGCCATTTTGGGGTTCTCCAACTGTCTTTGAGGATGCACCTTTGGGGTTGTCTCGTCCCGAAAGTACATAGAATTACGAGGCCGGCGCCGTTTATCGACATAAAAGGTGCCCCGAAGGGCACCGTTAGAAAGGCACGTAAAGTTCCACGTAAAGGGGATGGTTGGCGAAGGTTTTATGGATCAACTGATACACCGGCTCGCTCGGCAATTTCCCATTCAGGGTTCCCAACATGGGCAAGGCCAAACTGGTGATGTCCAACTGATGGTACTGACTGGCCAGTGTGTGTAAGTTGTGTTCCACCCATTCCATTCGACTGGGTTGACGCCAGTCGTCTTTGGTGGGAAAGAACAGCACCTGTCGACCCGACCCGTCGTTCAGCGGCGCGGTCAAAAGTCGATCCACCGCCAACCATTCGTTCCGGTAAAACTCTCGGTAGGCGCGGTACGTGTCTGGGTAGCGTTTTTTAAACGCCAGTGCCAGACCCGCACCCATGGCACCGCGACAATTGGTGGTGCAAACCAACGTTTGTTGGCGACTGTCCAACAAATTGCCGCAGTACTCCACGATCATACCAAGCTCCGATTAAGACTTGTTCTCGTCCTCATCTTCCTCACCGGGCTCTTCCTCCTCTTCCGGTTCTTCCTCTTCCTCAGGGGTTTCTTCTTCCTCCTCAGGCTCTTCCTCAACCTCTTCTTCGGTCTCAGTGTCCTCAGAGGCTTCCTCCTCTTCTTCCGTGCTTTCAGACTCCTCTTCGTCTAAACCGAAGTCGAGGTCGTCATCCCCACCGGTCTCGGTTTCCTCACCGCCGGTGTCGTCACCGCCAGTCTCGTCCGCGCCGTATTCGTCACCACCGTCTGTGGATTCTTCCTCTTCCTCGTCGGGTTGGTTGCGCTCTTCCCAGACCTTACGGTGATCTTCGATCTGATCCAGGTATTCCTGAATGGCCTTACCCAGCGACGAGATCTGACCTTCTTGGACATCGAACAGATTGAAGGCGTGTTTGTCGTCCTCCATCTCCGTCAGTTTGTCCAGTTCCGGCATGACGTTGTTGCGATCCAACCACATCCGCTGGTAGTACGCTTTGATGACCGCAATCACGTGATCGACCGTGTTCGGTTCCCGAGCCAGTACCTCGGGCGGGAACAGGTCTTGGGTGATGTACGCTTCCAATGCCCGCTCCAACAATTGTGAGTACTGGTCGTACGCTTGCAGCTGTTGGTCAATGCGAGTGGTGTCCGGCGCGGGCAGTGTGACCGTGATCGCCTCGACGAATTGGTCGATGAGCGCCTCGGTATCTTCCCGCTTCTGTTCCGTGGTCAGTTTGGCCTTCTGTTCTTCCATAACCTCCGCCAATTTGGCACGGATATTGGCCGAGTGATTGGACACCAACTGCGTGAACTTGGACACCATCCGAGTGAACCGTTTCTGATACCGAATGACCCGACGGGTCATGATCAGGTTGTTGTTCACCACACTGGTAGCAAAATCAGGACTGGATTGCGGGTCCACCAATTCGGGGTTCATCCCAAAACCAGAGATGTGCATCCGACGCAGACGGTCTTGCAGTTCGGGACTGCCCGCCTGAACGTTGCTATTGTAGTCGTCAAATTCCACCTTGGTGGTGGGGTAGTTGTCCGACTCAACGTTGATGGAGAAATCAAACCCAGCCCGGTTGAGGTAGTCCAGCGTCTGACCGGGATCGGGTGAGGCCAGAGGGAACCCTCGGTGGGAACTTTCCAGAATGGCCGCCTGAACGTCCGAGATGGTTTTCTCCGGATCGGGGTCTTCGGGATCGACACTGATGTTGGCCCGTTTCCGACCGACCGCATTGCGCACTCCCGACATGGTCTCAGCAAACAACAACACACTGCGCATGGAAGACAGGATCTTCGACTGCGTCAACAGGGTTTGGCCAATGCCGTGCTTGTTGTAATCGAACGCCATATACACCACCAGTTCGGAGGGGATGTACAGCAGTTGAGTGTTCTGGTTCTTCAGTGACCGGTACAACATGATCCGATAGATGTCAGTGGCTGCACCCAGTTCGAATTCCTCGCCGTACAGGCCATTGCGCAAACGGTTCACCAGGTCGTTTTCAATGATCCCAGTGTAGGCTTGTTGGATTTGATCAAACTCCAACCCGTTTTCGTTGCTGGCCATGCCCATGGCTTCTTTGGTGCGCTTGACCAGCTCAGAGGTGTTGTCCTTGGTATTGCCTTTGAAATTACTGCGCAGTTCGCCGTAATAATCCTTCCCTTCCTCACGAACAACCGGACGACCGTTCTGGTCGATCATGACGAAATACCCAACGTGCTCTTCCGGTTGTCCCGGAACGTGGACCGGGATCACGCTTTCCACCGGCAGCTTCATCACCAAAGGATGACCTTTGGAAGGACGATTCATGTATTCCTGAGTGGGGAGCACCTGCGTGTGTTGCGCCGGCTGTTGACCGCGCTTGTTATACAGCGCGTCAATGTCTTCCGGCGACAGCCCTTGGCTGGCCGCCTCCATGGACACCTTATGACGGTTCAACAGGGAGTTGATCTTCAGCTGACGCCCCCGATGACGCACACCGGTGTTCTTCAGAACGTCGAAGTTATCGGTCACGGTAACGCCTGGGACGGACAGTGGCTTCTTCCGACCGCGATCGTCATTGATTTCACCGTGGATGCCCGTGGCTTGTTCCAGACCGCCTCGGAAGGTTTCCATGGATACCCGGGGCTCACGTGGGTGTCCCAAAAAGCCCATGGGTCGACCTTGGTTGATGCGCTGCACCACCCGGTTGTAACTTTCCATGGACAGGCGTTCTTCGCCATTGATGATCATGTCCAGGTTGTTTTCGGGTAGGACCGCCAGAATGTGAGCGCCCTTGGTAAACAGCATCTCTTCGAGCATGCCGTCCAAGCGGTCGTCAATCTTATAGTCGTTTTTGAAATAATCCTGGATCACACCTAGGAGTGGGCGGGCCAGCTCACTGTCGAATAACCGTTCATCGACGGTGAAGTTCAGGTCCACCGATGACATGTCTTTGGGTGACAAGATACTGCCAACCAGAATCTGCTCGGTCAACTCCACATCTGGCAGCAGTTGGAACACCGAATCGGCATCGATGGCATCCTGACTGGTGGCCTGTGAGATTTGTTCAAACAGATCACGTGAGACCGTGATGTTACGTGGATCACTGGGGCGATCCCCAACTTGACTCTGGTCACGGACCAGCTTGGACAGTATTGCGTTGACCGAATCGGACGCGTTCCGCGTGTACGCCAACTTCGGGTATCGTCGATTCCCGTCTTGAACAGCCATGGGCCGCCCTCCTTTTTAGGTGTGTTAAACAGTAAACAATAGAAGGTCAAACAATGAGTAACGTCTATTACAAACTTTATCGCGATAGTGTTTTGGTGTTTGCCAAAACCCTAGTCATCAAATGTGCAGGCGTTGCCGAAACAATCAACCACGAACTCTCGGCGCGTGGTGTGCCCGTCAATCCAGATCGACCTGACACTTGGAAGTATTACATGAACCTGGCCGGGGAGTATCACGAAACGGACGAGTTGATCTACGTTCGGTCGCTCGATACCCTCGAAGACATTGCCTTCACCAAAGAAAACCTGGCCATTCACCGGGCCACTGCTCGTGAGTACAAACCTGGTGGGGTCTTTCATGATTCCCTCATGAACGCCCATCCTGACAAAACACCACTCATTCGTGGGATTCTGTTCCCCGTTGACAAACAAACGGCCATCGATGCGGAAGACGGTACGTTGTTGTATTACGACCACAACCACATTGAAAGCAACGAGTTGTCACTTGTCAATGATCTACAGTATTGGTTAACTGCGTTTTTTGCCCGCTGGCACAACTCACAGTATCTACTGACCGATGACCTTTACCTATCCAGCTTCTTAGGTACCCTGTACCTACAGCTTCCGTTGGTGATCCAGAACCTTCGACTCCGTCGGGTGAAAACCCCCGAAGCACATAGTTTCCATGTACGTGAGTATCTGGCTTCAAACGGGGCGTTGGACGAGTTCCTGCCGTACCTGACGAAAGAACAGCAGCTGTTCTTGTATCGCAACCTTCGGTACATGAAGCGGAACCTGGGCAAGCAGGCCATTTTCGATACGCTCGTCGGCAAACTGCTCACGCCCCGAGGGATACCGCTCAACTGGTATAAGCTGGAGCATAACAATAGCGAACTCCCCAACGAGATCTACCCGGACGTGGATGCGGTGCAATACCCAGTAAACCACCCGTTGGCACAGGTGGAGCGGGACTACAGCACTGTTCATACGATACTTGAGAAAGAACGTGGGATCGCCCGGGATAACTATACGGTAGAGCGCGAAACCGAAATTGCAGTAACGGACGCGGTGAAAAGTGGTCAGTACAGTCAGTTGCCCACAAAAGTCCTGGAGTCGACAGTCGTGGACCGAAGCAACGCTTCCGTCCGCTCATTGATGAATGTTCTCTTAAACCAATGGGTACACATGGCGAGTACGGGTCGGTACCGGTCGTACATTACAGTCACACATCCAGTCACAGACGAACTCATCAGCCTGTCAGTGAAAGACGCGTTCATTTTGGCCTACTATTTGTTCCATAAAGCTCGGGGACTGGAAGTCGTCGAAATACCCCGCGTCTTAGTGTACACAGTACTGCGGGAACGGTTACCGAATTTCAACGAACTGCAAAGCATCGTTGATTCTCGCTACGTTCCGGATCGACTGATCACGGCCGTGATGGATCGCATCTCACCGCTAGGCGAGTACATCACGGTGGAGCGGTTCAACAACGCCTGTGGCAACCTGCACCGCGAGTACCTGAAGTTGTGGGAGCTGTACTCGTTCCAGGAAAATTACCTCACTCGTGGCATGACCGAACAGGTTGTGCGTCGGCACTTCAAGCACGACTGGTGTTCATTGACGGACGAACCAACCACATACGACGAGTGGATGGACGACTTTGGACTGGACATGGCCCAGATGTCCACGTTGGACCAGGAGCAATTGATGCTGGACTGTGTGAACGCCGCCACTGGTATCAATCTGAAGAACCAGATGTCGTTTGCTGAGATCCAGAAGGCGATGCTCCAACTCATGCAACAAATGAGTTCGTACAGCGTTCAGTATCTGAGAACCATCAACAACTCGGACTTCGTCTACGTTGGCACCCCCGCCATTCGTTTGGGCGACATCGGCGGTGAATCTCGGGACGGTATGACGATCAATCAAGGCCGAACCACCATCCTACATATTCATGGAAAGGATCGGATCAACTACCTGATTGATAAGACACACCACAACCCACCGGTGGACGTGGACGTTCGTGAGAAAGTGCGTTTACACATCCCGGTCAATGTCGGCGTTGCGATTAAACCGCAAACCATCGCGTACGTTCCGGTGGATATGGCAACGGTTCGTGTTCAGAAGGTTTCGGTTGAGCTCGACAATACCCCACCAACGGACGGTAACGTCACGTAAACAGACCTAGGTGATTACACATGACACTGAGTGACTACCTGCACCTGTCCCCTTTCGAGGGGATATTGCAAGCGATCAACGCCCAATACTCGTTCGACTACCACCCCCAACGGACCCAGTTGGACCATCTGGAAATCGACGACACTGACCCAACACGGATTAATCTCCGTCTGAAAACCCACATCAGCAGCAGTGACCAAAACCGACTCGAAGAACCCAGCCGTAAAGCGTTCACCCTACAACGTCTGTGGCTGGCGGACTACCTCAATGCGTCCGGGCCGTTCTTGGTCAAAAGCCTAACGCCGCCGTTCTCAGCTGACGACTTCCTACATCACATCTCCGAGAGCACAGGCATTCATTTGACACACGACGATATCGAACCCATGTATTGGACCGACTACCGATCGGACAACACCTACGTGGTCCGGGCCCACCCACTGTCTTTGCGGTGGGCTGGTAGCTTTGTGGTTTCCTTCGATCACAACAAAGCCGATATCGCCGATTCCATTGTTCAGACAGAGCTGCCTGCGTTGTGGTTGTCTGACTCGCCTAAGAACATCGCTGCGTACCAACTGATGGACGTGGACTTCACCGGTGACCGGGACGATTTGATCTGGTTGGAGCGCGACGACGACCGCTTGCCAGTCGATCGATTGGTGGACATTCTCCGTCGGAATCACCAAGCCAGTTGGCAGATGACCAACACGCCTTCGGTGTTCAACCTTACGTGGGAGGTTGTCAGCAACGACACTGGGGTGGTCTATCCCTTGTACAAGGTGCTCTATAACGGTCGCGTTAAGAGCGAGTGGACGCCGGTCAAGGATAAGCGGTATGTCTTGGTGTTGGCATTGTCCCCAGAATACTGCTTGAACCTTTCCGGCATGGTGCTGTTACATTACAACTAACAAGGCATGGTTATGTTTTACGAGCGTCCCGAAGTTCAGTTGGTGAAAGCACTGAACTCAGAAAACCCAGACTTACAACCACCCCTCCAACCCGATGAGGTAGCCTTCGGGCTGCCTCAAGCACGAGCCACCGACCCGGACCACAACACCGAAGTTGACATACTGGTTTCCCAGAGTCATCCCGTTCACTCAGGTTCCGTGCGGGTGAAGTACAATCGCTGGGACATCGAAAAGTTGTTGTACCGATTGACCGTCCCGGGCGTGATCGGACAGTACCGCAACACCCACGAGGCACTGACGGTCCTGATAGAGCACTTCAAGTTGCCTCTGACCACCAGTGACGTCGTTAACCTACCCATCGGGGCGGGTGACAATCGATTGGTCTTCAGGGCCACCACAGGCTCTCTGGCGGTGTTTGGAGAAACCCGGCTATACTACCGGGGATAAAAAAAAAAGAAAGACGACATAAAGCAGCTCCCCGAAGGGAGCTGTCTTATGCCGCTGGTTGCGAAACGATTGGTCGACACTATGCGTGACCATTATCGTTGTTGTAAGAAAGAACCTCTGGGCAAAGTACCCAGAGGCGTGCCGTAGGTCTACAGGGTTCACACCCTACAGGTCCGGCCAGCTTGGGGCAGTCCCAGGCCAGTCCTACCCCAAGGGTGTTTGTTACCCCAGATCCTTCAACAGGATGGAGCCTTCAACGAGCCAACCGCGAATCACTTCGTAGTAGTGACCGTCGGACGAGACGATGCGCAGGCGACAGTTCGGCAGATTACCTTTATCGGTGTTCCGACGAACCATGCTAAGCAGTACCTCGTAGAGTTTGGCGTGAGTGGTTTGACTGATCAGCACCGGCTGCTCCGGCGTGAGGTTCAGCGAAGCGATTTCCTCAGTGGCCCAACGGGTCTGAAGGTTCACCACTTCCTCGAACAGGCTCAGCTGACCGTCGCCGTCCCCTTCCGTTTGCTCGTACGCCAGGTTGAACCAGCGCTTCAAGAACATCGGGGTTTGGCTGTCCAGTACCGTCACCAGATCCGAATCGTATTTGCTGCTGTGCTTGAACACGTCGTAGAGTTCTTCCACGTCGTCCACAAAGCTGTCCATCTTCAGATTCGGGAGTGCCAGGTTGTCGGCCAGCACGGTGTTCAGTGCTTTGGTCAGTCGTTCATTGAAGAAGCGGTAGTACCGCACTGGGAGTTCACCGGACTCAACCAAGTTCTGCAGGCGTTTGGCAACACCCACCATGCCCTTGGACTCAGTCACCGCAAACAGTTTCTGCTCGACCTCTTTGGGCAGGTCGATGGGGAACAGACAACCGCTGGTGTACTCGTACGCTGGGAGCTTCTTGGTGTCGGCCGGCAGTTCCAGGTCTTCGATCAGCTGACTGCGTGCCATCAGCTCGTTTTCCAGATCACTGGAGGCACTGAACAACGTGGCAATCTGAACCGGGTTCAGTTCGGACTGAACGTCGAGCGGGCCTTCCACTTTCGTTTCCAACACTTCCGTGGTGGTATCCAGTGCGTCGTAGTCAGTGATCATGTGCTGACTGGCGATGACCTTACCTTCCGGCTTGATCTTCAGTCCACGCAGTTTGTCGTTGATTTCGTGTTTGAGGTAATCCATTTCAATGTCCCATGTGACGATTTTTTCCTGCACCACCCCATCGGGCCAACGGACGTGGAACAACACGTACTCCTCTGGATCGTGTCCAATGGCGTACGGTGTCTCAGAGCCTTTGGTCCGCTTCCACTTCGACAGGTGAGCCGGTACGATTTCCACACCGCCTGGGTTGTAGAAGTGATCGTACGGACGTTCGCGGTCGATGGTTTTCCCTTTGGGCACGAACGCGTACGGGTCCATGACCACGGCATCCAAGTTCGCCGGTGGGATACCTTCCGGTTCGTCCTGCACAACCGGTTCTGGCTGAGCCGGCGCGGTTGTTTGGGTTGGGGTATGACCTTGGCCCATACCTGTGCCAGACGACCAGGACTGAGGCTTGACCGGTTCCACGTCGTCAACGTAACGACCGGCAGACGGACTGCCACGTCCTACGGTACCAGGCTGAACGGTCTGACCGGTTTGACCGTAACCGGCTGGCGCAGGTGCCGGGGCCGGAGCGGGCCGTGGTGCGGCACCGACGGGTGGGAGTTGACCGGCACCACCTTGACCGTAGCCACCGCCCATGCCGTAGCCACCGCCCTGAGGCATGCCATACGGTTGGGCGGGTTGGCCGCCGTAACCGCCGCCATACGGCTGACCACCACCGTAACCCGGCGGTTGCGCTTGACGACCGTTCGCGTGGAACGCCTTGATGTCGTTCATGATGTCTTGGAACTCACGACTCGCTTCCAGCAGATCGTTGTACGTGCGCTGATCCAGCTGTTGGGCCACCACGGTGTATTCGGCCGCAGTCACCGCTAGAAAGCTGCGGTAGATCTTCATCACCGCTTTCTGCACGGCAACATCCGGGGAGTTGCGCTGCACGACAACCAAGAACTCGGCAAAGTCCACTGCACGCTGACACCAATCAGAGAACAGCTGGTTGTTGAAGTAGTTCTGGCTCATCAAGTTGTAAGCCAGCATGTGCAAGGGTGTGGCATTGTGTGTCATCACTCGGCTTTGAGCCAAGGCACGGAACTCACTGATGATCCGTCCGACGATTGGACCACCCAGCGGCTGAGGGACGTTCAATTGGGGCCAAACGTCGTTGCCTTGTGGGAGGTTGTGGTTGAACGTGTTCTGATCAACTTGATCAAAAGGTACTGGGGGTTGTTGGGCCTGGGATTGATACATAACCTTCGTCCTTCTTTTGGGTTCGATTTAACGTTGATACCGTGCTTGCGTCCGATCGATCAGTTCTTCCCGTTCGGGGTTGCGATGAATGGTTCCATCGACCTCAGTGCGAATGTTGGGATTGATTCGCGCTCGACCATCCGGGTTGTTCTTCGGTTGGTTGTTGAACTGACCAACTTCCGCAATCGATGCGTGCAGCAATCGACTGGTATCGGAAATGAGACCTTTACCAAAACCACGTCCGCGCCGGGCTTTGTCTTGTGGGATCAACATGGAAGTGATCCGGAAGATCTTGTTATCACCGGGGTAGCTGACGGTGTTCACCTCACCGTGATCCACGGTCAGGCGTTTGGTGCAGGTATTGAGTTTAAACAAGCGCTTCAGTGCGTCGTTCAACTCGTCGGCGGTCCACTGCTTGTCATGCCGGCTCTGGAAGCCGTAACCAAACAATGAGATCGCTGAGTTGAATTCCTCAGTGATGTAGCGCAGGACCATCAGCTTCTTGTTGTACATCGAAGTCTCTTCGGTGTTGGTTTGGTAGAAGTGATGGGAGAGGTCTGTCATGATCTTGTGGAACAGGTCCCAGATGTTGTCCACGTAGATTTGCCGCGAACGCAGCTCCTCCCGGGTCATCTCATCCAGCGACACTTCTTGCGAACGCATGTGCGTGTCAATGTTCTCCAAGACCTTGCCGGCGTGTTCGTAATCCCCGAACACCATGTGTCCAAGGATGATGCGCCATTGGCTGATGTCATCGGCGTAACTCACCTCCTGGAAACGGTCGGGGAAAGTGTCAACCACGTAAAAGAAACCACCCACCAGCATCCGCACAAAGTCCGTGTCGGCTTCTTTGGGGACAATCAGGCACAGGTCGCCTGTGGGGTGTTTTCCTTTCAGGGTCAACGATTCGAAGATCGTGAACTGGTTGCTGGGGAACTCCTTCTTGTTCACCTCGCCACGCCACTTCAACCACACCTTCGTATTGGCCCACTTCTCAAACGTTCCGGTCACCCCGAAACGGCAGAAGAAGTATTGCGCCAAGGACGAGTGGATGGGTTTGCGGTTGTCCAGATCACGGTTGCCGCGATTACTCATCTCGTTATGGATCATCGACCAGATCACGTACACAATGCACCGATGGCCGTTGGCCAGGAAGTGATGGTCCGTGCGTTTGAAGTTCAATCGAGTCCGTCGGAATGGGATGAAGATCCCACCGTTCAGCACTGAGAACCCCACGTCGGTCAATACCGGGGAGACGTTGTAGGTCGCGCCATTGAGTGTCATCAACCCACCATCCCGTACGAACGGTAGCTGAATGAAACGTGGCATTAATGCTTCGCCATGGTACGAGAACTGGTACTTGACCAGGTAAGTATCGAACTGTGCGATGTTGGCTATTCTTTTTGAGTTGTACTCGCGTGTCAGCTCTTCAAAATGTTTTACTGGAGAGCACACCTGACTGCCATCGTAGGTCAACCCTTCCGGGAACAACTCCTGGTTGATGCGGATCAGTCGATCGATGTACGCCATGGTGCTGTTCACCCCGGTATCGGAGTTGACTGACATCATGTGTTCCACCGCCAGACCGTTGGTGATCGTGCGGTTGAACGCAGGCGTTCGCTCTTTGATCCTCTCTAACAGTACGTTATCCATCCAAACTCTCGCTGTTGCCGCCAATGACTTACACCAGAGTCATTGACTACTTTTGTCGTTTTACGATCAAGGCCGCTAAGCCTAGACCGACCCCTACGACACTAATAAACAACTTGCCAACTTCGACGGCGGACTTCCACTGATCGGTTTGGTCCTTCCGATCGCGGCTGCGCATGTCGTATTCAAACTTCTGACGTTCCGAGTACGTCTGTCGTTCAAACTCCATGCGGTCACGTTCCATCTTCAGTCGCTCGCGCTGTCTATCCATGTCCTCTTTGTGTCGTTTTACTTCCAGGTCTAGCTGATCTTGTTCTCGTTTTCGTCGGGCTTCTTCTTCTTTGTAGTAGTCGTCCCAACGGCGGCGTTCGAGGTCCAGTTCGTGTTGTTCACGTTCGATCTCCTGTTTGTTGCGTTGAAGATCCATCTTTTCTCGCGTCAGATCCTGCTCAGCTTCTTTCAGCTCAGCCTTGAATCGTGCGTCCGGTGATCCGAACGATTCCGCCTCCGTGCGGTTGCGGTATAAGCCCAATGCTTTATCAGCATTGGTGAAGTCGTAGAAAACCGTTTCCGGTTCCGCGTTTGCTGTGTTTCGGGTAGTGACATAAACACCGTCTCGCAATTGGGGGTCCTGCACACTGTGTATCTCAAATACACCGTATCCAGTGTTCACCCAACGTGTTCCATTGATCCCCGAGTTGTCCACCATGAGGTAGCGTTGCGTTAAACCGTCGTTCATTTGGAACGTTTCGTTCAAGCGCTGTCGCTGACCCGGTTGACTGAAGGGATGGATTGCGGCGTCTCGGTGCTTCTCGAACCCAACCACCAAGTCTACGTCGTTTAGGTATACAACCCCACCCATGTGTTCCAGCGTCTCTCTGGAGATGCCCAGAGTGTAGGAGAATTTACGCTGGTTATACCAGGTAGGTTCGCGCTCCAATGTGGATAGCGCATCGACAATACCTTTTCGCTCAACGTGATCGTCCGGCAATTCTAACTCAGACAATAACTCCCGCGAGTCAATTTTTACACCGGGGTCGAATTCGTACTCGATCGTAATGTAAAAATACTCGTCCGCTGTTGTCGATAAGGCTCCGGGTTCGCATACCACAATCCCTAGTGCGTTCCGCCAGAAGATCGGCGAGCGCATGGTACTATGCATGCTGTACTGCACACAGGTATGCTTCAACCCAGGCTTGGTTGTGGCTGGTCGTGGCACCACATCTGACACTAGCGACGGGAAGATGTGGTTCAACCGTCCCATTCTTATCCCCTATTGCATTGATTGAGTCTCCACCGACACCACACTCAGACTCACGTGTGGTATCGCTTTCCCGGGCGTATGACCACCCGACCTTTTTGACGTCCGGTTCTCCGGACCTTTCCGTTGACACTGCGTTCCCCCCGAATGGTGTTGCTCCGGCGGACAGGCTTTGGGGGTTGCTTCACTCCCTGCCCGCCGGGACAATTTTTGTCGGGGCGCTCCTTTTGGTGCCATGGCGTCCTGCAATGCCTTTCGAAGTGCCGTGACCTCTGGATTGTCGCCTTTGTCTTCGTGCGTACACTGCACGTTTCGGTGACTGTAAAAGCCCAAGAGTAGATCAGCGGCACCACCGCTTTTCATTTGGTCTAAGAGGGCGAGCATCTCCTCGCCTTCGGCTACTTCTTCTTCGACCTTCACAGCCACCCGGACCGGATGGTCTTGACTGAACCAGTCTTCTTTCACCCAGTCCGGAACGTCGGGCATGTTGTCCACCAGAATGTCGGCGGTCTCGTGATCGTTGAACGTTGCGGTGTAGGTGGTCGTAGTTACAACATACCGACCACTGCGTTTGGTTTTGGTTTTACGATGCACTTCAGGAAACTGAAGCTCCTGAAGGTAGGCCCGTCGGCCCAACTCTTCGATGTCAAACATAAGGAGGTACTCCACGTGGGTCGTTACTCTCCTTTATAATGTAGATTTGAAATAAAATGGGATGAAAAAAAAAAAGGGAGGGCCGTAGCCCTCCCCGGTATTCCGACTATGTCGGAATCATATCACCAGTGAACGTGGAGTAGTCGAGCTGTTTCGGGTCCAAGTTCTCATAGAACCGATCCAAGGTATCGACTTCACCCACTCTTGAACCGTCACGGTCGAAACGGACCAAGATGCGGGCCAAGTGTGTGACCGTTGTAATCAACTTCTTTTGAGTCGCCAGGGCTTTGGCCAGATGCAGTGTGTTTTCTTTATCCGCCGCATGGAACCAGAATTCGACCATACCGGACCAATGGACCTGCACTGTCACACCGTAGAACCGATCGCCGACCTTTACCGGCTCCAGAACAGGCAGACTGGCCCGTTCAAGATCGGACCGATTGCCCACGAAGCGAATGCCGTCGATTTCTGACCAATGTGTATCGACGTACATGATGTCGTCTTTGGTCAGTTCGTTGGTACCGATCACTGGGTCAACTGAAGTAACTTTGATCATTGTGTCATCCTTTTGTTGGATTGGGTTGGTTTGATTCAACTAAGTGATATAGAGGTTAAATTGCGTGGGATGGGAAACATAAACCCCTCCCACTTGGGGAGGGGAGTTTGGAATAGGTTGCCCCGTGCAGGGTTTGCACTTCGATTGCTCGAAGGCATTGGGTCAGGCTCCCAACTCACGGGGCAGTTATCGGCAGTCCTATAGTGAAGAGGACATTTATGAAAAGCCAACATTGCCTTTTGGTGGTACTCCAGTGCTTCCACCGTTTGTCGTAAAGCTGTGACTGGATCACAGGGGTCTCAGTAACGGGCGAGGTCAACGATGCAGGGCAGGCAAACCCGTTACTGGCATACTATAACCCACCGAGTAAAAGTTAACTCCTGATCACCGTGGGTCCGTGGTAGTCGTCAGCATCGACCCAGTATTCGCCATCGTAGATCCAGTGTTCTCCTTTATACATGAACTCGGTACCTTTAACCGGATTCTCCGGAATCACTTCCTTGGGTGGGTTGTGTTGGTACTCCGGTCGAGCCGGAGGCATGTACGGGAACTGGATGTCACGAATACTGTCCTTGGAAGTAAACGACGCGCCATTGGGGTCAATGAAGATCACCGCATCCAGCGTGTAGGCGGTTCCATCTTTACGTTGGAAGATCTTACTGCAACGCAGGTTTTGTCGGAGTTCGCCCTCGTACCATTCGCTCCATTCTTTCTCTTCACCCGTTAGGGGCGACAGTGGTTCACCTTGCACCAGCCGGTCAAACAGCGACACTGCAATCGACGAGGAGAAACCACTGTGGTTCTCTTTGGCGTGAGTTTGGATCAAACGCAGTACCGCAGGACCCAACATGCCAACGTAGTCGCTGTCGATATCAAAGAAGCCTGCTTGGGTCAATTCCCGCATGGCGTGGGACGTCATTTCGGAGTCATTGTCCCGTCGGGAGAAGGTACGGCGGCACCAATCACTGAAGCGTTCTTTCAAAGTCGGGACATGGGCTTCAACAGTACAATCTTGTTCGGTCATGATTCGTTCCTTGTGTTTGCTTGGGTGTATAGTATCACCACCATGAGTAATTCCTTGAACGACATAAAAAAGGCGCCCCGAAGGGCGCCTTTTTGTGCACTAGCTACGGTAAGTCAAAGCTTACGGAGTAGTAGTGGTGCCACCGCTGTCAGCTGTAGTATCACCAGCGTCGGCCGCAGAGCCGATCTTGTTGATGAATACAGACTCACCCATGACGTCACGCAGACCGGATACGTCGATTTCGATCGCAAACGGAATGTTGTTAACGTGCAGGTTGAACGGTACGGCAGCGATCTCACGAGAGATCTGGCCGTTACGGCTGATCGGTAGGTCCGCAACGATGGTCGGTACGTAGTAGAACTGACCGAAGTTGAGGATGTCGTTCTCAACCGGGTTCTCACGAGTCGGGATGATGACGATCTTGCCATCGAAACGCTCGTTGTTGGTGGAGACGATGTCGTACTTCAGGTAAGCACCCAGAGTCCGGTCGTCGCCTTTCAGCATCAGGTAGTGCGCGATTTCCTTGTCGGTCGCGATGATGAACTTCGGACGCTCATCTGCGTTACCAGTTACAGTCTGGTAAGCCGCTTCGATGTTGGAGTCGCGGTAGGCCGGGAACAGCATGCTCTTCACAGTGTTCAGGATGGCCTGGCACACGTCTTCCCAACGCTCGCCGCTGCGAGTGGAGTCGATGACTTCACGCAGGTCCAGGTTGGCGTGACGGTACGTCGGACGGATCAGGGCAGACAGAGCACCTTCAACAGCACCGAACTTCGGACGGTCGTAACCGGAAGAAGTCACTTCACGCAGCTGAGACAGGTAGTTCAGCAGGCGAGTTACAGCGTTGTTGGAGTTGCGGATGTTGGTCGCAACAGTCAGCGTCTTCACCACGTCGCCCGGGCCGTTCTCGTCCATGGTGGACATCGGCAGAGTGATCGGGCTGTGCATCGGAACCGGGTAGCGGAACTGCAGGGTACGAGTCTGTACCAGCTGGCCGCGCTCACGACGGTTGGTGTTGGTGAAGCGTGCGTCGAGGTCGTAACCCACAACAGTCAGATCGCCCAGGGCGTTCAGCAGAGTGGCAACGTCGCCGTCTTTCTTGCTCAGAGCAGTACCTTCAGCGTCCAGTACTTTCTCAACCACTACCGGAGTAGCGTTGATCCAGGTGTCACCTTTGGACAGGCTCACGGAACCGGATACGCCAACGCTCAGGCGCAGGGTCCATTCGCGGGAAGCGATTTCGTCCAGCTCAGCGCCAGTGGAACCGTCAACCGCCTTGGTGCCGGCCTTCACAACCATGTCTTCGGTGGTGAAGTTCAGCTGAGCGATACGGGTGTCGTTGGTCAGGCTCGGCTGGAACACAGCAGTCGGCATGCGCTCAACAGTGAAGCGGATAACCTTCTTGTTGGTGCCGCCAGTCTGAACGTACAGGTTCTTCAGACGCATGGCCGGATCGATGGTGTCGGAGCTGTCCAGCAGGTTGCCAGCGATCAGCTGCTGACGGTTGGAAACGCCGATCAGGTCGAACTTGTGGCCCACTTTCAGCGGTGCAGTTTCAACAGAACCGCCACGGTCCAGTTCGATGGTCTTCGGAGCCACAATGGTGTCGGCAACGAATACGTCAGAGTTGGTGCCTTTCTCGTCAACTACCGGAACCAGCTTGGTGCTGGCGTCTTCCAGAACGGCCGGGTCACGGAAGGCTTCAACCATGTTCACTTCACGGGTGTCGAACAGGGCACCAGTAACTTCGTGGAACACGTCCTTCAGAACGGCAGCGTAGGTCAGGTTCTGGGTAACACCACCTTCAGTCGGGTTCACAACCACAGTCGGGTAGATGGCTTCGCCAAACGCGTCCTGACGAGCAGCAGCCAGGTTGTAGGCAACGGAAACCACACGGAAATCACGCTGGGACTTCTCGTTGTAGTTTTCCAGGCCTTGACCTTCGGCCAGTACCGGCATGTTACCGTTGGGACCTTCAACCATCGGGTTGAAGTTAACCACGTTCGGGTTGTTGGACTGAGGAGCGCTGGTCATGCCGCGCAGGGCTTTCTTGTAGCGAACTTCGTCGCCGGAAGCGATGTTGGCAACGGTTGCCGCCAGAACCTGGTTCTCGCCGATACGGGAAGCGTCGGCACCGCGCTTGGCGTTGAAGCTTTCAAAGCCCAGACGCTCCAGGGTGTCTTCCAGAGAAGAGTACAGTTCGCGACAGCTGTGCATGGACTCCTGGTCCATCTCACCGAAAGACTCGGTGGAAACACGAGCAGCCAGCTCACGAGATACGGCCATGGGACCACCGACGACGTCGCCAGCAGATTCCAGGGAGGCCACAAATTCAGTCAGTTCGAAATCGCCTTTCATTGCGTCGTGGCGATCGGAAAACAGTTTCTTCAGATTATCCATTTGAAATACCCTACGTAGGAGAAACGGAATTGGTTGCTATGTAAGCATATCATCAGGTACACACTCACGCAGACTTACGCTGCGGGAGTGATTCCAGATAATAACGGAAAATGTTGCTGGCACTTACCTTTTCAAAGGAGTGTGCGTGCAACGCTTGGGCAATCAGGGAATCAAAGAAACCCTGATTAGACGAGAGCAGCGAGTTTGAAGGATCGGTACCAGAATCGTGCAACCTCTGCTGCACCGCGACCCAAGTATTCTCGTCTACAGGATTGAGGGTGTATACAGGAGTAAACTTTCCTCCATCGACCGACTCCTTGAGTTTTTCGGTCTCCACACGCTCACGAACACGGGACATTACATCTTCATGTTCCCCGCTCACAGCAAGGCGCTGCAATGGGGGTGGTGCCAATTCAATCCCGAGATCGGCATCCATTTTGAAAGGGAAGGCGTGAAACGCTCGCTCCATTTCCGCTAGGTCCAACGGCGAAAGCTGTTGAGCCATAGTATCGGTATCGGCGAGTGTTTTCAGCGACAACCCTTCGGCTTCCAGCATGGCCACCGTCTCCGGTGACGTCACATACAAGACTGGCATAGCGATTACCTATAGCATGAAAGAAAGGGAATACGGTGAGTCTCATAGAAATAGGGACACCAAAAACTACGCAATGATAAGATAATACGACAATTTCATAAATGCGCTTAGGATACTCAACCATGTTTTCACCCAAACAACTGCTGATCAACTGTGCGACTCTCTTGTGTTTGGAGCACCGTGAGGGTGTTGCGACGTCTCCTTCCAACGAGCTGGTGTCGAACATCCTAAACAGTCTTCCGATTCCCGAGTCCACCATTGATCACGACCATGGTCGTCAAACGTTCCTGGAATTACGCTCGGCGGTCATGTGGTTGAACACCCGCACCGAAGATAACTTCCCCACCGATGCTGAGGTGTTGCAACAGATCCAAGTCGCGTGTCGGGAAGAGAACTTCTTGTACGAAGCGTTGATGAACGCACTGATGGAAAAGTATCCGGACGTGAAAAGTGTCGTCAAGGTCATCCAATCGTACCGGGCCAATCTGAACCAACACCTGAACGACGAACGCATCCTCTCTATCCTGAAAGAATACAGTCACAAGTTCACGTTCAAACGCAACGCCATTCACGACATTGCCGCCGAGGTGACGGAGATGGGTTCCAAGCTGGAACCGTATCTGGAAGCCCGGACCAAACAAAAACACCCAGCGATGATGGGGTCCATGGATTTTGGCGATCCGGAAGGACTGACGCAACACTTTAAAGACGTCAAGGTGGCGTTGTCCACCGAGGGTGCGTTGAAGTTCGGTTGGAAAGGGTTCAACCGGATGCTGGGTAAAGTTGGCGCGGTACGTCGTGGTGAATTTTGTACCGTCGGTGGTTTGCAACACAACTTTAAGTCCGGCTTTATGCTGTCTCTGTTCACTCAAGCTGCCCTGTTCAATAAACCGCAACTGCGCGATGAGACCCGAACGCCACTGCTGTTGTTCATCACCTACGAAAACGAGATCCCAGACAACCTGATGTGGATCTACCAGTATCTGAAGGAGAACGATACGGGCGAACCGGTGGTGGTCTCTGAGGTCAACGTCGAAGAAGCATCCGCGTATGTCTCCGAGCGTCTGCGTGAAACCGGGTTCGAAGTTCGAATGCATCGGTTTGACCCCAGTGATTTTACCGTGGCGTCGTTGATCGGGTTCTTGGATGGTATCTACGCCGATGGGTATGAGATCGTTGGTCTGTTCATCGACTACCTGAACATGATGTCCAAGTCTGGCATTGATGCTAAGGTGGCCGGTGATGACATTCGTCTGTTGTTCCGTCGCGTCCGTAACTACTGTGCACCGCGCGGTATTGCGTGCATCACCCCACACCAGCTCTCCTCGGATGCGTTGCAGTTGACTCGGGAGAACGTCGAGGACTTCGTTAAGGTGGTGGCCAACAAAGGTTACTACGACGGTTGTCGTCGTCTGGGTCAGGAGCCTGACTTGGAGATCTTCATTCACATTCTCAAAGTCAATGGCGCCAGTTACCTGACGGTCCAGCGTGGTAAACACCGGAACACGGTAACGCCCGAGAAAGACCTCTACGTTTGCCTACCCTTTAAAGAAGTGGGCACCATCCCATGGGACGTCGATAAAGACGAAGAGATCTCGCTGGCAATGCCAGGCGGTGGTCCGCTGGGCAGCGATAACGAAGTGGCATGGTGGGCCGAATAAAAAAAAAAGAAGCGGAATAAAAAGCCCTCCCGTGTGGGAGGGCTTTATGTCGTCGTTACTTAGTGCAGCGACTGACCACCCACACGTAGGTGGCGACCATGGTGCCGAAGAATGCTCCAACACATACGCGGTGACAAATTTGTTCTTTACGTTCGGCTTTCTTGATTTCTTCACACATGGACTTACCCTCTTATTTGACCGGTGAGTGCACGGGACACAACTACGGTTGCGCCAACCATTAACCCGGATACAATCCCCACTGATGCCCCGGCACATGCAGCACTAACAACACGTTTGAAGCATGAGGTTTTAAACATCTTCGGTTGGGGTTCCTGATTCTTAGTTTCTTCGGTCATGATTACGCTCGCTTTTTCATATTGAATAGTTTTTCGATCTCCTCCCGACGACGCCGTGCCCAGCGTTCCGGTGGAGGACGTTTACCAAGAGCTTCTGCGGCGATCCTACGCTCCTCTGGTGAGGCGAAGATCAGGGGAAGGGGGTAATACACGTAGCCTGTGAAGAACCCCTCAGCGCGACCCTTACGACGCACCAGCGCGTTTGAGAATGCATTGGTCTCAATTCCCATCACACCGGCCCGGACGTCTTCGTACAACCCGCGATCGGTTTCAATGTCGATGTAGTACTGATCGCTGTTGTGTGCCTTGCGAATGAAGACAGTACCTTCATGCGCGTGGAACGTCCGGGTACCGTCCGACCAGAAGTCTTCGTACCAATCACCTTCAGGTCTTTCATTAGACATTGGACACCTCACAGTTCTCCCACCAGGGCAATGAACCGATCCGCGAATTCCCGAGTTGGGAGCGGTTGGCAGGCGTGGTCGTAATCCATGACATCAATCAACAGATGCATGGGGTAGCCGCCCAGAAAGAGTTTCATCAACGCGTGATGGTACTCCGGCCGGAAGGCGTCGCTTTCTGGGTCAGCGAAACCACCGTTGACGTGGATGTTACCATCTTCGTCGAACACGACTGTTCCATGAACGCCGCCAACGATGATGTAACGATGGTCTTCGGCGGTCAGGACCGCGTGGTAGACGCCGAAGTTCCCAAAGCGACGCTCGCCGATGCGACCTTCCACGACTTCAATCACTCGCTCGGGGGTGCCGAAATGTTGCTGCTGGGCTTTGGTCATGTGGGCGTCGAACGCCTTGGTGTATTCGTTCAGGTCCGCTGCTTTGTTAACGATGGTCATGCTCAGTCCTCCTTCGGACAGTATGGGGAATAAAAAATAAAGATCTGGGGGAGCAATACTCCCCCAGTCGGTCGATTACTTCATCAGGTTGCTGATGACTTCTTCGACCTTGTCGCCAACAGCTTCGCTGGCGGTGCCGACACCACCTTCCATATAGCGACGAACACCAGCGTAGACACCACCGCCGACGAGCCCAACACCAAAACCGATCGCCATCTTCTTACCGTGGCGACGGAAGAATCCTTTTACTTTAGATTCTTCAGTGTTGATGTTCTTGTTTGCAACTTCGGTAGCCTGAGTGTTGTTTGCTTCGGTCATGATAATCACCTTCTTCTTTCAGTTTATGTTGATGTGAGCAACCTTTCTTGGGTTTACTCACAAGGGTTATATAGTCTTCAAATTTGTTTCAATCAACCCAAACGGCGACGGAACGGAAACCGACTGCGAAATTTCTTCGCTTTGTGGGCCGGTTTCAACGTGTCCGTGTGTACGGTGTCGCTGTCATGGGCCATGAAGTGGATGGTGTCGTCTTTGAGTTTACCCGCCCGCTTGGCATCGATGAAGATGGAGAACCATGCTCGGGTTTCCTCTTCCTCACCGGGAATGGGTTCGTAATCCGACCCAAACCCGTGAACCGCACCTGGACGGTATTCCACTTCCACCGGTTTGCCACCACCAAACGTCACCACCAGAACAGCGCAAGGGGATGGAATGATGGCGATCGTCGGCCGAGGGCTTTTCACTTCGCTGGCAATACGCACCAGGTCCGTGTCAGTTACACCACTATCGGCTTCTTCCGCCATCGTCAGTTCCTTGTTGAGTTTGTGCAGGAACAACTCAAACCCACCGGCATCGCCCGCCACGGTGATGGTCTGGAACGTGCGTCCAAACTCATGGCGGATCGGGGCCACCAGACGACGGAGTTTCATGTAAGGTTCGTGGCTCTTATCACCGGTTCGTTCGTCGGTAACGAGGGCGTGGGAATCAACTGTGGTACGAAATTGATCTACAACAATGAGGGTCATAATGGTCACCTTTTATTCTTTCAATTTATGGGGTTGGTGTGTTACAGGGCGTCGAGGTCGTACGCCGAGACCGTGCTGGCAGTGAACTCGGCTTGGACGTTCCCTTCAGGGCACATCAGGGTAGCAATGAGTCGATACGCACCACCATCAGCTCGACCACCATACCCAATAACAATGTCGTAATCGAGCAATGTGTGGGCATAGTTTGGAAAGGTGGAAAATTGTTCCAGTAGATCACTCAGCACTAAGTCATGGTGAGGGCCGTCCAAAGGGTAACACTGTGTGTACACGTTCGCCGAACCGTATTTTATTTTCCATTTCTTAAGCATCATGTCACGAATGAATTGAGCACACGTGTCGGTATGTTCGATCGATGCGGGCGTCGAGTCATCCAAGGAGGACTGTGCATCCCGGTTGGGGGCGAACACACGGCGGGTGCCCCAGCGGCGTTGAATGTAACCGCCTTTATTTGAGAGAAGATCCATGACGGTGGGCTCTGACGACTCGTCGTCTGACGTTTGTTCCGCCTGTTTTTCCGACGTCGTTTTACCCAGCAGGTGTTCCTCACAATCAATGTGCCAGCCCGGGGTGGTTAACCAACCGGTTTCAGAACAGTAGGTGATACCAACCGCTTCCAAACATTCGCGGTAGTAAGTATCTCCAAACGTATTCTTCAGCTCATCGACCAGTTCTTCGTGGGCAAACCGCGTCGAGCTGATTGACTGTAGGTTTGTGAGTCGAATGAGTTTCCGATCACCTGGGTATTCCAGGTGGTACAGGTTGTTATTGACGATGAAACTGATCACCGTCTGGGTCTTCGGTATCTTGGAGAACTGCTCCATCAAAAATGCATGGGTGAATCCGTCCTCACCGGTTTCTTTGATTCGCGTCATCAGGCCAAGTGTGGTGTGCACGGTAGCACCGGCTGGTTTTAAATGTATGAACGCTCCCGGGGTGACGATCTTGTCGGAGTGTCTGAAGTAAACGATCCCGACCCGCGCCAACCGCCGTATGCGATCGTTGTTATTAAACACGTGGCGAAGTTCTTTACCCAAGACTTCGTGATCGACGTCTTCGCCAGCTTTCGCCAACTGGGTGATGTCCACGACCCTCCGGTTTTTTGGGTCCTTAGCGTCCGAAGAATAAAGGCCATTAACCACCAGTCGTTCGGTCAACTGTTTCACCACCTTACTGCGTTCAAAGCGGTGCAACAATTCGTTGGGGGACAGTTCTCGTTTGTCGTCATTGCGTTGCTTGTTCATCGTCCTTTCCTTTTTCGTTCTTTCGTTTTTTTTTAGTTTATTGTGTCAGTTCGTCGGCCAGATTCTGCCATGGGGTCTTCTTACCAAATGAGAAGACAAAGCGGAAATCGCGTTCGCGATGACCGCTATGGATTACGTCCTCGGAACGCGGCTCTTGAGTTGATTCGTTCAACACCACCATTTCCCGGCCCACTTTCATGATTGGGATTTCCAGGTACATCATGGTTGCTGCGACCAGACTTTCATTGGAGCGGATAAAGTCCGCGTCTGGACGAATGCGCTGGCGGTTCATCTTAACCAGCTTGAGCTTGTACTCGCCCGAGAAGGTATCGTGATCCACCTCGACGGTGATGCCGGAGAATTCGATTTCTTTGCTGAACGCCCAGTCCATGAACCGACCGTTTTTCATGGCTTCAACAAGGGTCTTGGCGGTGTCGGTAGTTTGAATAGTCAACATGGTTCTTTCCTCGTTATTCTTTCGATTTATGCAGACGGCATAGTGGGGCGTTTGCCCCACTAGCTATAGACCGGTTCTTCTTCTTTGGGTTTTGGGGTAAAGCCAATGGCATGGGTGGGGGTCATCAGAACGTGCGTGAAACGCTCTGTGATCCACTCAGGCATGTGTTTACCCACTTTCCGTACACGGAGTCGGTACATGGGAAGTTTCCACCGTAGATCGTACTTGGTGGCCAACTCCTCAAGCATCTCGGTGATGATCGGGTTATCCACGTAGATGATGTCTTCATCCCGCATCCGGGTTCGACCGTAATACCCTTCGTTGCGCAGCGTTAGAATCAACGCCCGCATCTCAGGGTTCGTGGGGAGCTTTTCGGCTTTGGGTTTGGCTTCCGGTCGGCGCATGAACGGCGCGACCAGTTTGGCCATCCCTAAGGCGATGATGACAAAGATGAACAGTACTATTAAGAAAGCAGCCATGATGATACCCTCCTTCGGATATAGGTGGCTTTGTTCATGTAGGTGATATAGGTGTCATTTGGGTTCTATTGAAGATTTCCCCGGTGAATCCAATCAAGGATGTCCCTGCGTACTCAGTCTCCACAAAGTACACATTGTGTCGCTGTTGGACGTCTTTCAAATCGGGGTGGATGGAGCAGTACAACAATTCCATCAGGTCCGTGAACGTGTGAGTGTCCACGTCGATCAGACCTTCGTCGTTGAGAATCGAACACACCAACGCGTGTCGGACTTCGGGGTTGTCGATGATGTCCAGATTGTCCGGTGAAAACCGGAAGTTGATGTAATGCTCGATTGCCGCCATGACACAATCAATGAAATCCGGAGACAACTCCAAATGGGTGAAGAAGCCGGGGAGCAAATGATCCTCCCACAACCGCCGGTCGGCGTGAATGAAAAACCGATTCATGGGGTTACCTCACTGTAATACCTGACACCCGCTGAACCCCGTCAAGACCGTGTCGCTTTGATGGGTCTGGAAGTTCCGGAAACCTTCCGCAGGGCCAGCCTGTGCCAGGGATGTGTAAATGGATCGATACAGATCTTCCAACAGTGTGGCGAAATGTGGGATGTCCACGTACGTGATGTTCTCGTTGTCCAAGACCAACGTTGTGATTTCCTCGGGCGTTTCCTGAGCCCCATCGACAACGCCCTCTAAGATGTTGTTGGTGGTCTCGTGACGGAACAAGACGTATTCCCGGACGATCCCGATCAAACAGTCCACGGTATCCGGAGCATCCTCCAGTTGTTCACAAAACGCCGGAAGGAAGTGGTTGGTCCACATGACTGGATCAACATGAATGAAAAACGTGCGCATGACTCTGCCTTACTGTGGGTCGATTCATTAGGGTGATATAGATGTAACGGACACTGGATTCGTCATAAACGAGGTCCCTTGGGGACCCCATCTATGAGAACACCATTAACCCCAACAAGTGGTGGTTTTCCAAGAGGGGGTTCACGCCACGTATCGTTCCCGCTTTCTGGTGGAACTCCCACAATGACGAATGAACCGCTCGGTAGATTTGGTCCCAACACGCCAGGATCTGATTCCTTGGAATATGAGTCAACAACGCCGCTTCCATCAGGTCGTCCAGATAGACGTCGATGTGGTGCGCCTCGTTGCGTTGTTCCAAATACCACCGGATGTACAAATACGACCCGAGTGACTCCACCAGCATGAGGGTCAAGTCGGGGTCGATGTAGTAGTCCTTAGAAAGCCGTTGCCACATGTCGTCCAAGGCGGTGCGTTCGTTGGCAATGAAGCAACGCATGCACCCTCCTTAGTGTTGACGACCGATCAACCGTTTCAATCCGGACAACTGGGGTTTCTTGAACCAACGACGGTCCTGCAGTTGACCAATGCGGCCACGCAGGGAATCCACGTCACGCCGAGCACTGACCAACTCGCCTTGCAGGTATTCCACTTTCTTATCTTTCTGGAACATCTCCGCTACCATTTTGTCCCGTTGCTCCCGCAGGGCACTCAAGGACTGTTCGGACATGGACAGCTCCATCCGAAGCTGGTCAATGATTCGTTGTTTTTTATTGAACATCTACCGCACCTTACTGTTGTGGTCGCGTTTCCTCGCGTTCCAAAAAGAGTTTCAGCGTGATGATCGCCGGGTACCGACTGTTGACCGGACCGGGCTCTTGGGCCATCCGTTGTTCATGGACCCCAACCAACACACCGTGGAGTGTCTTCAACTCATTGTTGGCGTTAGTTAAAAATTTCACAGGCATTCCAGGGTACAACAGCGACGAATCCCCGTGCTGCCACTGAACCAACACGTAACGACCTTTCCGGTGGGCCAGTTTGCTGTAGTACTTGAACGGGTTGGAGGTCGCCCGCTCCGGTGCCCAACGCGCGTTGGAGAAACCGGACTTCAGCTTTGCCCCTTCGAATTCGAACATGTTGTCCTGACGACGAGCAATGGCTTTGTTGTCGCCATGCTCCACCGGGTTCAGTAGCTGGTCCGCGTCCATGAACCGCATGGCGTTGCCTTCGTTCAACTGACCGTACAGACCTGTGTCGTAGCCCGCCATGTTCCCAGTAGCCACCACCACCACTTGGTTCTTGGTTTTCCGAAAGGTTCGCTCGGCACCGTGGTACCGGTTGGGAGGGACATTCAACACCGTCAGGACCCGGGGGTCCTTCTTATGCCGTTCCAGGTTATACAACGGGTAGATGTACCACAGACCGTCCTGTAGATAACACCCCAACCCAGTGGGGTAGATACCCCCTTCCTCTTCTTGCAGTAACTTGGGAACCTTCAGCAGCGGCGTCCCATGGGGTATGACGATCTGTTCTCGGGGTTTGGTGTTGAACCCCTCCACCAGATCCGCCCCTCGGATCTTTTGCTGGTCCTTCCCAGTCACCAGACTCCGGGTTTCGGTCAACAATGAACGGAGTGCCTGTGCCGGTGGAATCTTCCGGTAGTTCCGACCCACACTCACCATACGTGATTGGTAGAACCCTTCGTCCATCAACTGCAAGTGGACTACCTTAGGGCTGGATCGATTGAGGTCTTCCTCCGAGCCGGCTTGAGGCGAGCGACCCGTCACGGCGTCGTCTTCTTGGTCCACGAGAATCGCTCGGTAGCGGCGGGTGTTACTGCCTTTATCACCACGCTGAATGTCGGAGTTCTCGTACAGGGGTGTGGCGGTCAGATCCACCCACAGCTCGTCCCGGTTAGGCACGATACGGTACGTGTATTCCCCGCGACCCATTTGGAGTTCCAAACTGACACCGTCGCCATTGGCGGACTCGTAGTCCCGTTCCAGTGAGAAATGTGTCAGTCGCATGGGGGACATCCAATGGTTCCCCGCCCGAATCCGACAGGTCAGTCGGTAGTGTTGCAAGCCATCGCCCTTATCGGCAATGGCCTGAACCTCCCGCATCAATAAGGTTGCATCTACGCCCATGGGTTATTCTCCACCAAGGCCCGCTCAATTCGATCCACGATCGAGACGTAGGGTTTCAATTCCCCTTTCTCCGTGGTGATCTTGTCACGAAGGTACCGCTCGGTGCGGACCGGGTTGCGTCGGCGGTTCATCATCATCAAACGATCGCGCAGCGGGTCACCGGAAGACTCGTCCGGCTCGTAGAACTTGGACGTGGTGTACAACGCCGAGGCCACCGCTTCGAGCTGGCGGAATTCTTCAATGGATGGCGCGTCGTCCGGGTGAATGCCCTGAACCGCGACCCGCTCCCAGTCATGTAGGTGCTCCTGAATGTCTTCGTACACATCCACTGCGTCCCGCTCATTCACAAAGTCGATGGGTGCCCCTTCGTCGTGCAACATGGCCAAACCAGCGGCGGTTTGGCGCATCACCGACGGCTCCATCAACCGTTGTCGGTCCAGCGCCACGTCCCCACTGACATGGTACCCGTTCTTCTCCAGGTAATCCATGCCGTACATGAAGATCTGCGGAATCCGCATTTCGTATTTGAAATGGAACAGCCGGTACGCGGCCGTCTTGGGTTTCTTTTCCCGTGCCATAGTTTACCTCGCTCCCGCGCGTTTCAGTAGACACCACACCGCCGGGTAGTAGTAGAACCGTTCCAGGTTGTCCCAATCGTAAATGTGGGTCAGTAGACCATCCAAGGCTTCGAGGTTGAGGGCCTCGCGTCGGATCGCCTGACCAACCAACAGTTCCAATTTGGATTGTTGGTCCCGATCGTCCTCGTAGAAGGCTTCACTGAATACGTAGTACTCGTCTTTCACCACCGGGTGAATATCCGGCGGTAAGCGCCACGGGTCCACGCCTTCCATCATGGGGGTGGGTTCAAAGTACCGTAGCTTGCGTTCCGCTTGCGTCTTGGGCTCACCCGGTAACGGACGACGGGGACGGCCTTCCCGGAACGGCAACCCCGCGCGGTCTTCGTATCGGGTGTCGTACTGCGTGTCCACGTCGGTGGCCACGTCAATCGGGAAGACCAGTCGATCAATGCCCGTGTACCCCAACGCCTGTAGCGTCGGACGGCCTTTAAAGTACGTGGTGGTGACCAGGTCGGCCTTCTGGGTAGCGCCGTACAAACGGGTGTCGTCCATGCGCAGGATCGCATCCCACACCGTGGGTTGTTTCATCACCGGCTCAGCTGAGACGTTCATCTCCCGTACTCGACGCAGGCGAGAATCCAGTGACGTGTCCACGGACTGCAACACCGCCCGGGTGACAAAGTGGTCGTACGTCTTACGCAACTGGTCAGGAACCAACAAAGTACTGTGTTCAGTGCTGAAGAAATCCGTCAAATACCGCTTGATCAACTCCCGGTAAATTTCATGGTACCGTTCTGACCGGGCTTTCTCTTCCCCCGTAACGAACGGTCCGCACCCACTGATCAACGACGCCTGTGAGTAGTGGTACGTCTCAATGGTTTTGCGTTCCAGATCCGCCAGTCGCTGGTTGTCCAGTTCAGCCACCAAGGCGTACTCGATGTTGTACACCGAGTCTTTCAAGATGGTGGCGCGGGTCGCTTCGGTGACCGTGAACGCACCAATGCGTCCATCACCAATGTCCGCAACGAACATGTCCCCTTTGTTCGGAACCAAGAACGGGTAGGTGATACCACTGCCCCGCACGTCCATAGTTTTCAGGCTGGGGTCTTGACTGAAACTCAAGGGGGTGGTGACCTTCAGGTCCATCGCTTTGAGGCGACGGTACTGTTGGTAGATCGGTTCACGATGCAGGTCCTGAGCGGTCGGTTCGTTGTCCGCCCCCAGTACCTGTGAGAAATAATCCACGGTCCAGTTGGACCCTTCCACCCACGTCAACAGGGCTGAGCTGGGTGTGTACTTGGTATCCACCGTGATCCCATCGAACGTCTTGGGCTCGATCTTGGGTTTCACGGTTGGTGGTGGAGCCGGAGTCGATGGCTCCTGCTCGTCATCAAACAATGCCATGGGTCATTACCTCTTGTTCGCTTTTAATGCCAGTATCTCACCGTAGAGAACCGTCAGTGGGCCAATACGCTCCCGGTCGATCGGTTCACCCGCCCGGTTATCGGTCAACTCAACCGCATCACGCAGGTCGTTGGTCTTGACGACCCCGGTGTGGTATGGGCTTTCCCAGTCACCACCTTCCCACGGAATCTCACCCCACTCAGTGTTCAGCCACGGCCATGGCCATTCACCCCCTTCGGACGGGTCTTTCAGGGTGGTGCCTTCGCCAGGGTAGTCGGGGTTGTCATACCGCTTGGACCCACTGCCGACCACCGGGAGTTTGTCATACTCCCGATTCGCCAATGGAACCCCAAGTGCCTTCAACGTATTGTACAGGACAGTAGGGTATCTTCTCAGATGTTCGATGTTTTCGTACGGCAATAGCAGCCAATTTCTTACAATGGAGATCTGGATGTGGTAATACTTTTCCAAGTCCAGCGGTCGGTCGGTTTCAATTGTAACCGTGCCGGGTTTCATCTTCAGTTGAACGTCGGTCCGCCAGCGGTGGTTTTCGTACAGTCGGAACTCAAACACCTGATTCCGCTCGAACAGGCGATCGCCCATGTGGTAGAAGTACTCCAGGAAGTACGGCGTGAACGCCATGTTCCCCATGTTGGACAAATCCAACAACGTCGTCCGGTCTTTCTTCTTCAATTGCAGCAGCCCGGTAAAGAACGTCAGTCGGCCCTTGGGTTGGGTTGCCGGCACCCAGTCATCGATTTCCGGATACTGAATGTACGGAATGTTGTCTCGACGAATCAAGTCCAGCAGGCCATCGAAACTGCCTTTGGTGGTACTGACTTTCCGATCCAACCGACGGAACGTTTGGTACGGCACTTCCGGGCGGTACTTTTTCCCGATGGCCTTGTTGTGTACCAGCATGGGCCATCGGCAGTACACCTGCATGGGACGGTTGTACTGTAAGGTGTAGGTGATCGTGCTTTGGTAGTTTCCCTGTTCTTGCGCTTCAGGCGTTGGTGGAGTGGTGGTGAAATCGAACCACCCCAACACTTCGTGCTGGTGTTCCTGAACCACCCGAGTCGGCGAGGTATTGGTCAGTGTGTCCGCCACGGTCGTGGGCACCATCAGGTGTTCTTTAAGGTAATCCTCGAACGATTGTCCGGTGGGTACCTCAGACGTCTCTCTCGTCTCGTGTAGGTGGGATAACAGGTGCAAGACGGGGACTGGGAAGGCGTAGTGGTATTCGAGGTCCTGATAGAGCTCAGCGCGTCCCATGGAGATCCGGGAACGCATCTCATCCACCCACCGCTGAGCCAACGTCACGTTCGGGGCGTTGTACTCCAATGACACGATCAGCGACACGTACCGATACACCGGTCGGAACACAATGTCTCGTTCTTGGTCGTGAAACAGGGGCGGGTACTCGGGTTTGTTCACTTGCGTCAAGAGCGTGGTGTTTTCGTCCACCTCTTCATTAAACCGAACCACCAGTCGCGATTCGGCTGGGAAACGAACCCCCGTGTCGGTGCAGTTCCCAAAGCTACCGCCGTTCATCGGAACCGATTCGGTGTTGCCGGGTAAATAAACCTGAGTCTCCCCAGGAAGGCGCATAATGCGTGCGAGTTGTTCGGTGACGGCGACCGCCACCCGCCGGGTGACCGATTCGTACACGTCTGGGATTGCGATCAATGCGTGGGGCATGGGCCACCTCATTGGCTGGTGAGTTTAATCATACCATCGGCCAGACGCGTCATAAAGGGCGCCCGAAGGCGCCCTCTAATCAGCGTTCAAGAAAGTCGATTAATCTTCAGACTTCTCTTCTTTCTTACCCGCTTTCTTGGCAGCCCGTTCACCAATTTTGATGAGTGACTTGGCCACGTCATGTGCGTGACCGAACGTCTCGTTAGCCACACCGATGCCGACCTTGCCGTAGCTGATCGATAGTTTACGGAGTGCCTGGATGTCCTTGTTCTTACGGAACACCTTGACGAACCAGTCACCCTCATGCTTGGTGTAGCGCTTTTGCATGGAGCTGGCTTTAACACCAGATTTCAGTTTCGCACCGAGATCATCTCCGGATTTCTCAATAATAACCGCGTACGCCTTGGCGGTAGTGAGGAGGGTCCGGACTTCACTCACCTTCAGCTCAACTTCCGTAGGGAGATCGCCGACCTTACCGATGCTTTCAAACTTGATCTTGCCTGCTTTGGCTTCGGCAAGAAGTGTCGCAGCGGTATCTTCGCCTTTCTCGACCGACGGAACTGCAAGCTTGACGCCACCCAACAATGTGGAACCGTCCTTAATACCAGCCGGGATCTTCGACTCAGGAGTTGGTTCGGTTGCAAATTTCGACGCGCGCTTGGATGCTTCTTCGCCCTTCTTGGAACGGATGTCTTTAACCCCTTCCATCATCGCTTTGACGATTTCCTGCTGGCGAGTAATGGAGGCGGGTGCATACTTACCCAGGAGGAATTCAACGGACTTCTGGTCTTGCTTAACTGCGTTGACCAGGTTCCCGGGGAAGGAACCGCCTTGAGACAATTTCTTATTAACCCCTTTGATTGAGATAGTTACTGTCTCAGAAGAACCGGCGCCGGACAGTTTCTCCAAGACCGCGTCAGCTTTCTTGTTGATCGCTTTGGCAGCGTTCCGGCGTTTGTTGATGGCCTTGTCGCCCATGAACTTGTCGACCAGCGCACTGATAATCTGCTCGGGGGCATGGCCGATGCGGTACGCCGCTTCGGTGGTTGCTTCCAGCGCCACGGTGTAAAACTCTTCCAAGTTACCACTGTTGTAGTTTTCCAGACCGAGTTCAAAATGTTCAAGGCCCAGAACATCCTTGTAGCTTTCCAAAGAAGAACTGACCACGGCCGCAAATTGCGGGGAATACTGGTTGTTCTCCAGACCATGACTCAGAATGTCGTGGAAGTTTTCCAGAGATTCCATTGCCTCTTCGGCTTCCTCAATGAACGCTTCACGACGACTGCTTTCATGATCTTCAGTACGCTGATCATGTTCGACTTCTTCGAGCACTTCTTCCGCCTCGTACTCTTCTTCTTCAGTCACCGGCTCCACTTCAGGAACTTCGATGGGCTGGTCTTCGCTGTCCGCCGGCGCTTCGCTGTGCTGTTCCATGGACAGGTATTGTTTCAGTAGACTCATGAGTGTTACTCCAAAATCACGTGATTGTTAAAGGGCAGCAAAAACCCGGAATTTCTGCTCATAGTGTAAAGCACTGTTTCCGGGTTGTTGGGATTACTCTTCGTCGGAGTTGACTTGCGCCAACGCACATTCGACCGCACAGAAGACCCCATCGGTGACTTTACCGATGTGGCGATAGGTGCCTGTCATGGCGTAATCGATGAACTCTGGCGCAAACATGAGCAGACTCAACAGACGTTCAACCACGTACTGATCGGCACCCATCCAAGGTGCGTTCTGACCTTCCGGGTAATGGAGCTTGACATCCGCCTGCAGGTTCTTCATCACACCCCGGGTCTCGGAGCTGGACAGGGACAACAGCTTGGCGTACTGGTGGATCACTTTCAACATGCCCGACAGTTCCGCCTTAGTGACCGTGACGGTTCCTTTCTTCGGCGCCTTGACTGCGCAGTCGCCCATGTACGGCGGGATAGTGTTAACCTGACTGTTGATGATGTCAGCGGTATCCGACCCACGGCGAGGCTCCGGATCGTAACGCATACGCTCGTTGTTGACAAAGCCGCTACCGTCGAGGAGTTCGCGGGTGAGTAACGTGCCTGGGTACGGACGGTTCTTGAAGAACTTCTCCACTTCTTCTTTGGCCTGACCAATGCTGCCGTCACTGGAGATCGATGCTGCGCCCAGCGCCTGAACCGACACTGCCCGCATGCCTTCCAACCACTTCAAAGTGGACGGCACGTAATTGCGAAGAATGAACTCCACAGATTTGGCGTCGCGTTCCAGGGCCTTGTCCATGTTCTTGACCAAGGAACCTTGAGACGTAAACACCCGGAAAGCATCGCCCAGTTCGATGGTGACCTTACCGTTCGGCAATTCGTTCAGGCGCTGCTGCAACGCCGTGGCTTTGGTTTTCATCGCACGGGCACGTGCTTGACGACGGTCGTCCCGATCGGCTTCCCGGTAATTCGACACCGACAGCTCGAAACGGTCTTTGAACCCTTTCTTCATCTTCTGCCACACCTTCCCAAAGAACTCCTGGGACACCGTGTAGAACTGCTCCAGATCGGCCGGATCGTAATGTTCCAGAGACAGTTGGTCACTGCCTTCCAATCCTAGGTTCCCATACCGGCGGGCGTAGGCGTTGACCGCAGCGGCCAGCTGTGGCTGATAGTCTTGTGTTTCCAAACCGTGACCCAGAATGCCACAGAAATCTTCCAGCGCTTCCGCTTCTTCCCGAGCGGCCTGACTGTCGTCAAACTCGGCCTGCTGTTTCTGGTAGTCCGCGTCATCTTGCAGGTGCTCTTCCTCCAGCACCGCTTCCGCTTCGGCTTCCTGTTCGGGACTCACCGGCTCGTCGGACACCGTGTCAATCCCTTCCATTCCCAAAATATGTTTCAAATGCCGCATGGCAAGGTTACTCCTCATTCAATGTTTTTACGACAAACCATGATTGCCCCGCGCATGGAGCGCAGTGCGTTCGTTGTTAAACCGTGGTAGGGGTTATGCATCCACTGACCGGCCACCCGAACCATCTGAGCAATGGCCTGAGCGTCTTCTTTCTCCTGCCGTTGACCGTCTTCCAACTCACCTGCCCGTTCGACAAACCGATTCACCGCCGTGGTCAGGTCGCTCAATGCCCGTTCGCGTTTGGCGGCGGCACTACCCTCCAGGGTTGCCTTGATCGTTTTGGTCATACGCAGAACCTGATCGATGCACTGATCCGTGTTCAGCATGTTAAACCGGGGCAAGTAGATCTGATTCGGCATCCGACGTGGGGTGAGCTCCGAATGACGCAGCGTCAGACGACTCTGTGTGATCTCATTCAACGTTGGGTTGTTGGGCACCCCCACACCCGCTAACCGTTGGTTCCCCAGAATGTGCGGACCCAATAGGTTTTTCGGGTTGTTGCCTTCCATGTACCGATTCAGTACCGTGGTCGGCGACAGTCGTTGAAGTTCCTGACCGATCCGCAGGGCGTCCTCTTGGAAGCTTTCGGCGGTTGGGTCAATGCTGCGCACCATGGTGGTGATGCGTCCCAGTCCGGGGGTCAGGGTACGGTCCACGTAACTGTAGTAATCGTTCAGTATGGACTCCAACGTTTTCATACCGGCAATGATGTCACCGATTTTACCCGGTGGACGATAAAAGACCGACAGTGCCGTGATGTGGGACTGAATCACCAAACGATCGTTTTTGCGTCTGGGTTTCATCAACGCCCCCCGGGCTTCCATCTTCAGGTTTTCCGCTTGGAAGGACAGTACGCGACAAGCCACCAATGCAGCCTTGTTATCGTTGGTGAAAGATTCCACCAAGTACCGAATGAACCGCTGAATGGTTCGCCAGATCTGATCCAAGCGTTCCCCAAACCCTTCCGTTGACACACGTGGAAGTAGGTAGCCCTCGTCCATGTCCGGTTCCGGTATCGAGAAGGTTTCAGTACCGTCCATCAACATCAACGCTTTTTGGACCTCGTCGGTATCCCCTTCCAACTGTTCCGCCAGCCATTCAGGTTCGGTCTGCGGTGCATCCCCGGCCTCAACCTCGGTTTCGATCTGGTCATGGAAGAATTCTTTAAGTCTACCCATGATCGTACTCCAAAATAAAAGGAGCCCCAAAGGGCTCCTTTTGTGTGATGGTCGAAAGGTGTTTACTCACCGTCGTCGTCGGACTTGCTCTCACCGTACGCCGCGATTTGACGTTCAACCACAGTCAACTGAGCGTTGAGCGTAGAGACACCGTAAGACACCGCACCGTTCAGGCCAGTACCCAGGAGCTTCTGAACCGCCACCAGACCGCGCAGCATGGCATTGACAGTCTTCTTCTGCTCTTCGTTGAGTTCGGCCTTGTCGGCTTTCTCTTTCAGAGCATCGCCGGCTTTGAGCAGCTCGTCAATGGCCTTGTCGATCTTCTCACGGTCTTTACCCATCTTACCGATGAGGGCCGCACAGGAGGCGATCTTGGAGGCGCTCTGAACCAGGTCCAGGGGCTTGCCCACTTTCAGTTCGTAGGACTCCGGTGCTTTCTTCGCATCCGGTGCTTCCATCAGCGCCACGATCAGCTTACCATTCAGGCTCTTCAGGCCTTCCAGGTCACCCTTCTCGGTCAGGTTGGGACGAGCGATGTACAGGGCCTGGTTACCCGGCATGATCTTGGTGCGCTTGGCGTCAACCTTGCCACCGAAACGGGTGTCGTTGGATGGGATGTTGCTACCCGGGAACTGATTGAACACGCCGTCCAAATCCAGGATGGTTTGGATCTGAGCGTCGGCGTTCTCAGCGGTGGGGTCGAACTTGGACACCGCGTTGGCCACGTCGTTGACGTAACGCAGTACCGCTTCGGGGTACTTCTTGGACATCATTTCCATCAGACCGCGAACCAGGTCCACGTTCTCACCAACCCACTCGCCGTCGGCGAACAGACGCTTGGCGCCTTTGATTTCGATGGTGTCGCTGGACGGCTTCTTACCGGCCAGGCCACTGGCGGCGCTGCGAATCTTGGAAGCGCGGTCTTCGAGTTTGGCGCTGGCCTTGGTGGCTTTGGCGTAAACGTCCTGCACGGCTTTGATCAGAGCGTTCAGGGCACGCTTGAGCGCCTCCCAACCCTTCTTCAGTGTGTCAGACAGGGCTTCCAGGGAAACGGTCGTAGAATGCATCTGAGAGGCGCTGCCGCCGAAGGCTTCCACGGACGGGGTCAGGGGCTGCTCCAGACCGAACATTTCTTCGAACCGCTCCATGCCCAAGCGCATGAACGCGGCGGACTGAGCAGAGATGCCACCGTTTTCCATGCCTTCGGACAATAGGTCCATGTAGGCTTCGAGGGATTCCTGAGCTTCAACCAGGGTATCGGTGTCGCGGCTGATTTCGTCCTGTTCGATCTTGGACTCCACCATTTCAGCGACTTCGTGATCCACACTGGGTTCGCTGGAAGTCACAACGTCCAGTTTCTGTTCGCCATCGCTGAACTCTTCCATTCCTGTGCTCAGGGCACCGGACTGAGCCAGGAATTCTTTAAGATGTGCTTTAGACATGTGTTATTACTCCATGTGCTGGGTAGAAAGGGATAACCGGATCAGCGGTTTTCGATTTTCAACGGGATATCCCCGAAGAGGATATACAAGGTACATATCATGTCGTCGAACCCGCCGTGCCGTTGACACCACAACTGAATCAAACGATCCACCGACGTGGACATGGCGTAGGACTCAAAAAGGTCCGCGACGTCATGCCGGGTGCTGACGTCGCTGAGTTCACCCTCGGGGTAGTTCGTTACCAGGTCGGGCCACGCGTGAATGCTGACGCGACGTTTACCGGTAGCGATGAACCGCAGGGTGTCGATGACGAACTGATAGTTGTACTCAAACAACAGCGGGTTGTGATCCTGTGCCATGAACCAGTTGGGGCGACCGCCCAGCAACCGTTTCGCGGCCTGGATGACCTGCTTGCGGAACGACCAAGCCGTGGACTGGTTCACCGGCTCGTTGTACTTTTCCCACAGTGCGTTGATTTCCTCATCGCCCGAACGGTTCTTGTGTTTGTCCGGGCGTGTGGATTGACCACCGCTGTAGCCTCGTGGGAAGACCTTCACACGATTTGGCATTGCCATGGTGGTCTCCTTAATAATCCATCTGGTTTTCTTCTTCGATCTTGGTGATCCGGTAATCCAACTGCTCGATCCGCTGTTCGGTGTGCTTGATCAGCTTCTGGAGTTTCGGGTTGGTTTTACCTTCCTGTTCCATCTCCCGCATTTCTTGCAGGCGCAATTGCAGAGCCTGATGCTCTTCCTTACTGGCCTGGAACCGCTTGACCTTCATCTCGGCCATGGCTTTGCCCAGGGAGAACAGTGGGTTGCGATTCGGTGCGAATTGACTGAAGCTCATCGGGTCGAGTTTGCTCAGACCAATGGACTTCTCGGCCATTTCATGCGTTTCTTCGTCAATCTCAGCACTGGAGGTTTTCGCCAGCATTTGCTTGAGGTTGCTTTCGGATTGGGCAATGGACTTGTACAGACCTACAAAACTGCGCAGGCCTTCGTCCAACCACTCCCGCTCAGCACGGGCCCAGCTCATCGGGGTAGCACTGCCACGGGCCAGGGCTTCTTCGGCCACCAACCGTAGGGACATTTTGCGGAAGTACCTTACGTAGAAGCTGGCGGACTCAATGTACCGCATCAGGTTGGCGCGGTTGTACGTCAGTTTCTCCGGCGTGAACTGGAACGAGAACAGACGTTTGATTTCTTTCTCGATCAGCGGGATGTTGTTGTCCAACTGCTCCAGCGACTGGATCAGGATATCAATGCCATTGCCCTGAAACATGATCCGCTTACGCAGGGCCTTGGTCAGTTCCCCAGCGTAACGAGACTTCAGGGTTTGGTCGGCAAAGACTTCCTGGATGTCTCGGGCTACCGGCAGGGTGTAGTCCCGAAGTTCTTCCTGGAGTTGGCTCACCGTGGAAAGCAGTTCCTTGCGCTCGTATACTGGCGCCAGCGACCGCACATAGTTCAAAATGTTCATGAAGGAAACCTCACGACGTTGCGACAAAAAATGAAAGGAACGGTGGGGCGTGCCCACCATTCGAAGTTAAATGGGTGTGGAGCCGAGCTGGTAGGCTTTGAGGATCTCGGTGATGTCCGGACCTTTGCCTTTTTCCTGAGCTTTGATTTCCCGGAAGCTCATTTCGGTCGGCATCTCCAGGCCACGATGGTACACGGTCACCCGTTCCCATTGTTCGTCAACCACGACCAACAGGATGAGGTAAGATGCGTCGAACAGTTTCTTCCGAACCTTCGCGCTCTCGATCTTGCCGTGCATGGCCCGACCAATGTCCTTGGCGGTTTCCTTGGAGATCACCGCAATGTTGGAAGCGTCCGCCATGCTGGGCACGTCGGTATAAGCCGCCTTCATGCTGTTGTTGCGACGACGATCGTTCATGGTCATGTAAACGTTGCTGGTGTCGTTCACCAACGCCTTACGATGCTCATCGATCAGATCAACCGAGAAAATCAGGTCCCGCACCAGACGGATTTGACCGGCACGCCACAGGTGATAGCGTTCTTTCCACGTGGAATTTTTAGCGGTTGCGGTAAAGATATGAGTCAATACCTGCGGGGCCACCTTCGTGGGGATCAGACGCAGCAGGATCGGCATTTTGGCTTGGTTCTCACCATCCTTGAGTTCAACGTTGATCAATTTACCAACCGCCAGGTTTTCTACCTCGTACAGTTTCTTAACCGATTCGTCGGTTACGGCCAGGCTCTGGTCGCTACGATCAACCTCACCGGCCTCCATAGAAACGATCAAGTTCTTTTCCATGGGCTGGTTAAACGATTCCATCGATGGAAGACCCTGCGCGTAACTCTCTTTTGACCACACCGCATTCTTCACGTCACCGAGGTCCCCCTGGCTGCGGTGGGGGTTCAACGAGTCAAGAACTTTCAGTGTTTCAACACGTCCAACGTTCAGTACCATGGCCACCGCCTGCATGTAATAACCTGCAAACGTGGTGAGAGCCATCTTCATGACGTCTTCCATGTACGGTTGTTCGGCCAATGGTTTGTCAATGATCACCAAAGGCTCGACTCGCGCAGGACGAGCCAGGTCGGACAGCGATGATACTTTCTGTCCTTTAGTCACAGCTTTGGCAAGTTTTCCCAGCAGCGTACTGCCGAGTTTTACTGCTGCACCGGTTACTGCAGCAGTGACGGCAGCTGGTGTCATTATAGGCATGGTAACACTTCCTTTTCTAAAGTTTCTGGAGCATGTATGGCAGTTGATGATTACATATCGCGGATAACTCGAAACATTGGGCAGATGCCCATGGATCAGTCCATATCCAATTCGTTTTACGGTCTGAACATTGTCGGACGTAATGCCCCGATTCCAGGCAATACCGAGAACCACGGGTACACGTTCTTCACTCGACCTGCCATGAATATGTCATACGATAACTTGGTGGTGGACCGAGTACTGTCAAACCTCTTACAGGAAAACCGATACAGTGTCCAACGGATGATCCGTTTGTACCTGGACCCGTGGTTGGAGAAAGAAGGGATCGAATCCCCCGGCGTGGATAACATGAATCCATTCATTCCACTGTTGTCCAACAACTTGGTGTCGCTGTCCGGCTGGCCGGATTTTACCCTGCAAACTCAGAGCACGGCGCCAGGTTTGTACCGGGAATCCTACTCGTACATTGACGATGTTCCTTACAACTACGAGGTGTATAGCCTGCAAGCGAATTTCCGCAATATCTTGGGAGACCCTATATCATTCATGTTTTTGATGTGGGGTTGGTATATGGGGCTGGTGTACGAAGGTCGGATCATGCCCTACCCGGAAATGGTCATGAACAATGAGATCGATTACCAGACCCGGATCTACCGTTTGATCATGGACAAATCGCGAACGTACGTGACACGCATCGGTGCCACCGGTGCGTCGTTCCCCGTGGTGGCCCCCATCGGTAACATCTTCAACTTCGAAGGGGATGGGGCGGAGTCACCGTTTACCACCGTGAACGATCAGATTTCCATGTCCTTCCAATGCATGGGCTTCACCTATTACGATCACATTTTGATTTACGAGTTCAACACCTTGGGTGAAATGCGCAACCCAAACATGCGAGAAGAGCTCCGAGAGGAAAAGATGCACAAGCTCTCCCCGTTTGAGAAAGAGTTCTTCAATTACCACGCGTATCCCCGGATTAACGAGATGACCATGGAACTCGAATGGTGGGTGTTTAAACACGTGTACGAAGACGAACGCGACAACATCATTCGCAATAGCACGATTCCACGAGACTGAGCACATTAAACCAAAAGGACCGTTCCGATGAGTGATTTTAAGAAGCGTCTTCAGGACGTTCGCTTCAACCCCAGTTTGATGCAGGACGTTGTTTATGGAGAGCTTGAATCGCAGCTGAGTGGTCAGGGCGATTACGACGTTCCTGACGCCAGCAGTCCGTTTCCATTTTTGATGGAAGCCGGCATCTTGAATACCAGCATGGCCATTACCGAGGGCGAGGCATTGCTGCGTCGCATTTACCCGAGCATGGCGCTGACCCCTGACGAGCTGTACCTGCACATGGCCGACGTCGATTACCTCGGGCGGTTTGCCAGCCCGGCTTGGACCACCTTTGAGATTTACCTGAGTAAAGCCGAAGTGATGGCCAAGGCCGTCACGACCGGTGTGGGTCACGGTGTTCGGAAACTGACCATCCCACGCGCCACCAGCTTTACCGTTGCCGAAACGACGTTCACCATGCAGTACCCCATCGAACTGCGGGTGATGTCCCATGGTGGTCTGCAAATTGTGTACGACGTCGATCGGCCATCTCCGGTGCAAACGTTGGAATCGAACATCGTGGATTGGGACGTGGTTAACATCGACCGCGATGAGCTGCTGGTGCTCCGCGTGCCGGTGGGGCAATTCAAAATCGAAACGTTCACCGAAACGCTCAACGCCACATCGGGGTACTCCTCCGAATACAGTTTCCAAGACTCGTTCTATTACGCCCGGGTGTATGTCTCGCAAGACGACGGAACCTGGCAGGAAATCAAAACGACCCACACTGAACAGGTGTACGATCCCACGCAGTTGACGGCGGTACTACAGGTCGTTGGTAACACACTAAAAGTGAAACTGCCGTTGATTTACAACACCACTGGCAGTATCGACGGTGAGGTTCGAGTCGATATCTACACGACCAAGGGTCGACTGGAGATGGACCTGGGTAGTTACCAAGCCAGTCAGTTTGTCATGCAGATGAGTGAGTTGGACAACGATGATCGGTTCACCGCACCGCTGCACACGTTTAACCGACTGCAGGCGATCAGCCCGGAACGGTTCAGTGGTGGCAGTCCGGCGGTGAGTTTCGAAACCCTGCGTGACCGGGTGATCAATAACAGCCTTGGTGGTATGCGTGTGCCCATCACACACGCGCAGCTGGAGACCGAACTGCAAACGCTTGGGTTCTCGGTCGTGACCAACATCGACAACATCACCAACCGACAGTTCCTGGCGTCGCGTAATTTGCCGACTACGAACAACAACCTCACCGCCAGTGCGATTGGCTGCACCATGGGTCAGGTTCAGCAAACCCTGGAACAACTGGGCAAGTCTCAGTACGTGTACGACAACGGCCAACGCATCACGCTGACGCCCGACCTGCTGTACGAGTACAAGGACGGGGTGGTGTCGGTGGTCTCGGACTACGATCTGAACCAGCTGAACACCGTTCAGGGCGATATCAAAACCCGTCAGATCAACGAGCGGCGGTTCCTCTATACCCCGTTCCATTACGTTCTGGAAGCTACCGACGAACGGTTCGACGTGCGCCCGTATTACCTGGACCAGCCCGAAGTGCTTCGCAAGGTGTTTGTCGGTGAAAACGAAACCTCGGCAATGCAGGTCTCAGTGGATCAACACCGACTGGAACGCACGGCAACCGGTTACCGGCTGTTGGTGAAATTGGTCTCCAGTGACCAGTTCAAAGAAATCAAGGATGATAAGGTCCACATTCAGTTGGGTTACCGGCCGGGAGGTGAGAACAACTACGCCAGCTTGAACGGGACGCTGGTAGGTAAGGATGGTGACGAGCGGGTTTACCAGTTTGACATCGAAACCAATTACGACATCAATGAACGGGGTGAGTTGCGTACTGAGAACTTCACCATGTACAACGAAGTCCAGAATGAGTTCTTTGTCCCACTGGAAGCCGACTTCGACATCAGCTTCATTGCCAGCAGTCGCGCCACCGTAGGCTACCAACACGGTGAGTTGGACGCGTTGGTGCAGACTCACCTACTGCCGGAAAACTTCATGGTCGTCGGCCGTGAACGTCTGCGTTTGCGTTTGGGCTATGACCTGTCTGGATTGTGGCGTCGGAACCGAAGCTTGATCAGCGAGGCCAGCTACAAGCGTTACAACAGCAACGTACCGTACACTTACCAGCAAACTGTCTACAAACGTGATGAGAACGGCCAGTTGATTCTGGGTCAGGACGCCGATGGCAACATCACGTACGAGGTGGAACACGCGGTGGGTGACGTCAAGTACGACAGCGACGGTAACGTGGTTTATCGTCACGTCAAAGGCGACGTGGTCTTGGGTAGTGACGGTCATCCGGAACTGGTTGCGCCCCGAAAGATTCTTCGGGAGTTCACCCTGTTGTTGTTTGACGGAAAGTATTACTTTGCTGAAGAACAACAGACCTTGGCGTACCGTGAAGAAGTGCCGCTTCAGATCGTCGGGTGGCTGCGGAACGATTTGGACACCATCCGAGACCGTCTGCTGGAACAGAGTGAACTGTACCTGCACCCAACGGTAACCCTGGGTGATACGCTGGCCCTGGTACGTGACGGCGACGAAACCACCATCCCGTTGGAACAGAAGTTCTACGTGAACTACTACCTCCGGGACTCGGCGTTTGGCAATGCCAGTTTGCGTGACGCGCTCAGTCGCAGCACCCGAACCATTGTCAACGAGATGTTGGGCCGTAAGACCGTGGCAGTGTCGGACATCATTGCCCGACTGAAAGCCAACGCCGGTGACGATGTGATCAACATCGAAGCGGGTGGTTTGGGGAACAAGAACGGCGAGTTCAGTGTGGTAACCATACAGGACGACGCGGTTCGGATGTCACTGCGTAAACGGTTGACCATCCTCTCCAACCAGTTGTTGACGGTACAGGACGACATCGACATCGGGTTCATGAAACACACCAAGTAACGGACATAGTGGCGGCCCTTCGGGGCCGCCAGTTATGCCTTAACTCAACAGCGTTGCAATCACCTGCGTGTACTCGTCTTTGAGTTCACGGAGCCCTTCTTTCTGAGGCTCGGTAATCGCCGCTTCCTTAGCGGCACCGTACATCATGGAAAACCGTTTGTTCTCCAGTTTGTAGGCCACCTTCAGTGCTGAGCGTTTTGCTTGGTTGTAACGGAACAGGAACTCCGTTACAGATTGAAGGTTTTCCACCGCCCGGGAGGCTTTTCGCAAACCTTCCAAGACCGGTTTCAAATCCTCACCGTCCCCCACCAGGTTCTGTTTCCAGATCTGGTTGAGTTGTCGATCCAACTGTTCGAACATGGACAGTTGTTTCTTATACTGCACCAGCTTACCTGCTTTCTCTGGGAACCGAGCCCGGGGCTTGGGTCCGTCGGTCAGATACGTCAACCCCCGTCGAGTACTGACGTAATCTTTACTGGAGGATTTCTCCGAGAGGTTCTCCACGTCCCACCGCAGTTCCTTCAGCTTGCGAAACACCGGGTGGTTTGATAACGCCTCGGTGTTGGTTGCGTTACGTTGGCCCAGGACTTGTTTGACCTGGGTCAAGTAGCGTTCCAGTGCAGGCGCTGAATCGTGGATCTGCTTGATGGTCATTTCGACTTTCGGAGCAAACTCACGATCACCAAAGGCAGCTAACTGAAACGGAGTCCGTTTGACCGGGGAGTCGTCCAGGATCTTGTGGCGATACTTCACCAATTCCTTTTCAATCCTCGATGTGTCGTGCAGGTACTTCGTTTCAATTTGGGTCGCCCCTTCCGCTGCCTTGAGTACTGCGTTGTACAGATTCTTCAACTTGAACCCACTGATGGTCTCACTGCGAATCGCCTTCTTCAGGTAATCCATAGTGGTGCCGACCACCGCCGACAACGTCCGCAACAGCTTTTGAAGCGTCTGTACCATGGCCTGCGCAATCCCTTCGAGCGCCACCTCCTGATTGAGCGTGGTGCGCTCCGAGGTAAAGCTCTTGATCGGGTACGCCTCCAGCGCCGGGGTGGCCCAAGGCACCGTGCGCGTAAACTCAAAGTCGTCTTCGGTGATTTCTGGGGCCGGCAGCTTTTGTACGTGCCCGAGCATATCACCCAAAGCACGCACCTCCTCCTGACTGACACCGTGATCGCTCACCTGTTGGTGTAAATCAGAAAACCATTCCAACGCCGCCACCAACGACTTTTGTGTCGTTGCGTACTCATTGGGAAGCAACACCGACTGTTCATCTGTAGTATTCATACACTACCTCACAATGTCCGGAACAGTGGTTACTGCATGATCTCACGCAGAAACTTCTCCACTTCTTTACGGATCTTACCCAACGACCGTTCTTGGTAGTCGTTCACCGCGTTGTCCTTGGCCCGCTTGAAGATCACCGAGAACCGGTAGTTCTCGTAATCGGCGATCATCTTCAACATCTTCATTTTGACCTTGTTGTGCTGGTACAAGAACTCCGCAACGTGGTTCAGTTCATCGACCGATTGAGAAGCGTTGTTCAGTATCCGCACCACGTCCCCAGTTTCATCCACCACGTCCACCTTACGTTCGATCTCACGCAGGGTATCCGACGCTTTTTCCATGGCTTCGTAAACGTACGCGTACTTGGTGATTTCAACCAGTGCGGTAGGTAGACGGAAACCGCCGCTTGGAGTTACGTTGTTAAAGTAACTGCGCTTGGCGTCATGGTGTCGCACGATGGTCTTGCCGGGACGGACCTGTTTGAGTTGCTCCACCGCCAGCTTCTGCTGATGGATGCCGTCAAACACGTTGAAGTCGGCAGTAAACGAATCTGGCGACGTCTCGGTTTCAACCAAGAACTGGTAGAGACCTTGGGTCATGTTCAGGAACACGGTGGTCAACCCACTGGTGTGTTGAACTAGTTCGTTGAATTCCTTCACCATGTCCGGGTGACCCAAGACCGCCAGGTTTTCGTGGGTGTATTCCATCCCCGAGTCCGCCAGCAGTTTCTTCCAACGCTCCATGAGCTGGACTTTAAACTCCCGCTCATCAATCTTGACGTAACGGGTAGCCATCTCGCTACTGCCGGTGGCCATGCGATCGATGGCCTTCTTGTGCATTGTTAGTCGCGACTGGAGGTATTCCTCATCGCGCATGTTCTTACGGAACCAACGAACGATGCTGCGGATGTAGTCGATCAGCTTCTTGATCCACCGTTTGATGGTCTGGACAATGGTTCCACCAATGCCTTCCAGGCCGGCGTCCAGGTTCACACTGGAGCGCTCGTCGGTGAAGCTGCCACTTCCGTAACTCTCCAGTGCCGGGACTGCGTCAAGCTGAACGTCCTCGGCGTCGTTGATGGTGTTGCGAATGGACATCAAGGCTTCGATGTCGTAACGAGAGACCCCATCGTTGATGATTCGATCGTACAGGTCCTGAAGCCAGTTAACGGCCGTGCTGATGGTTTTGAGTTCAGACTGGTATCGTGCCTGCTCTTCGGTAAATGTCTGTTCCATTGAAAGGGACTCCCAATCAAGTTTTGTCGTTTTCGTAGATCCGTTGTCGCAGGAGGTAATACTCCAGCTTCAACAGAGCGTCGATGGCCTTTCGGCGAGCGCGTCGTTTTCCCACTTCCGGGTCGAAGTTGGCGGTGTTAGCACACACCGCCTCCTCAGTGACCGAGTACCCGTTCTTGACCACCAGACAATACACCGTTACCCCGGTTTGGGGAAAATGATGATGGTCTTCATGGACGATCAAAGATTCGAGGTACTCATCGGTGAGTTGTGGATACCCCAACCGCCCGACCGGTGCGGGTGGTCGTTTCATGCCTCGTCCCCGGCCTCGACGGTGAGTTCGTTGGCCATCAATTCGCACACCGATTGCTGAATGCCCCCGAAGTTGGGCTGCGTGGTGTAACTGCGAACGACCGTGTGGAAGTCGTCAGAAACCCGGTCGGACAGGGCGCTGGAATTGAGCACCATGTTCAACAGGGCCGGCTTCTTAACGCCGTACAGCAGTTCCAGACGGCTGGCGATCATCTGATCAAACAGTTCGTTCACCAGACGGGTATCAACCGGCAGGAACTCGTTGACGTCGTTGACCATCTTCTTGATGATCGGGTTGTATTTTTCCCGAACCGCTTCCAGGTTGTCACAGCCTTCAATGCTGCAGTGGTAAGCCAGTGCCTGAGCCACATGCATCGCACGGAGCTGACGCTTATGAGAGTCCGGAAAATCGGCTTGGCGCAATTGTTTGGCCAGGGCGGTTGCTGCTTTCATGATAGTACCCTATCGTTAAGTGTGTTGATTGAAACGGTTGGCTTGCACGAACAGATCATTGGCGAGCAAACTTTCCAGGAGTTCTTCGTGTTTCAGTCGGTGTTTTTCCCGACGGGCACGTGGAGCGATCATGTATCCCAAAGACTCCCAGACGCTCTCGAACTGGTTGCGCTTGTCCAGCAGTTGGTCGATCACCTTGAGGTCTTCGTCCAGTGCCAGCTTTTCAGTCGGCGACGTACCCGCGTCTTTGATCTGTGTCACCACCTCCCGGCGCATCTTAACAATCCGCTCTGTGGGGTTGTCGTAGTCTTTGTCGAAGTCGCCATCCACGCTGTTACCGAAGATGTAAAAGAACGCGAAGATCCCTGAGAGGCCCAGTGTGTGGATCGTGAACACAGCCCCGAGCGTGCCGGCGATGATGTTCTTCAGTAGCTTGACGATTTCCATGGTAACGAACATACCGCGCTTTCGGGCGTACCGTTTGCCTTCCGGACCCTCACGACTGATCTTGTCAATGAAGGTTGCCAGGTGGCGCGAGAATCCCATCCGCATGGCAAAGACGTCGGCCAACTGCTCGTCTCGTTTCAAAGCCCCACGCGTGACCTGGTTGGTCATGTGGTTACGGGGTTTCTTGTGGCAGACTTCAAGGATCGCTCGCCGGAGGTTCTTCTCACTGGGGTCGGCGATCAACTTTTCCCGCTGTTTCTGATCGGTGATCTGGTTTTCTAGGTAGTCGTAGTTGAGAATGTCCACCCGGTACTTGTTGGGTTTCTTACCCAGTAGTACTTCCATGCCATCGGTCAGGTAATAGTTCAACCAGGTGTACTCGCCGATCGTTGCCAGTGAGAAGAACGCGTGACCGATCTCATGAAGGATTCCCGCCGTAACTTCCTCGGCCGTATACCGACCCGTGAACACCTTTTCCGGAATCAACATGGTAAATGGAACTTTGGTGAATTCTCCAGTGACCTGGGCCTTTTCCAGATCCACGGTGGACTTCAACACCTTTTCCTGCATCTCACGACTTTTCAGTGAGATTGGCGCACCGCCCCGACGGGCAGTGGTACCACTGTGCCCGTTGAAACCAGGTATCAAAATACCAAAAACCAACTCCCGAGTTGGTACGTATTCCACTTTAACATCAAGGTTGGTAGAGCCCTTGATAATCTCGTTCAGTTCGAACATCTCAGGTTGGGTCAAAAACTTGGAGGTCTTGTACCGCTCCATCAGGGTTTCCACCTTGGCCAGCAATAACGCGCCAAGCTGTTTGTTGCCGCCGATTTTCAAAAATTCCTGCGACACTTGTAAAATTTCAGACACGGGTATACTCCTTGTTCGTGGGTCGTTGAGGCTTAAGCACAATCATAGAAATAATGCGTGCTCCAGAACTAGGCCGTTGGAAACTCTACCGGTTCTGTCAATGCTACAGAGACCAAAAGGAGCAATTGACCGTATGGCTAACAACTCGTTTTCCAAAGAAGATGTTTTGGGCATCGAACCAAAGCACATTACCTACGTTAAAGCCCAAGACGGTAGTAACCACGATTTGTTGGTTGCCAAAGAGATCATCCACCTAAAAGACGGACGCAAGGTTCCGAACCTGCGACTGAAGGAAGATTACGAACGTCCGTTCTGGGTAACCCAACCCGGACGGCAAACCCACCGCGATAAGAAAGACTACGAGTACGTCAGTAATTGCCAGAAATACTCCAGTACCCAAATTGAATTGCCGCGTCGGATTGCCCAAACCCTTAGGGACTTTTCCGCCGGGCCGAACCCGCCACTGAAACGACTGGCCCGTAGTCCGTACCTCTACGGGGCCGACGTTTCCAGCAGTTGTTTGTTTAAAGCCGACTACCGTCAGCGGTGGCCAGATCTGATCACCTTCAACAAAGTCGCCGCTGGCGATATTGAGACCAACGTCCACTCCAAGGACGGCGAAATCATTTGCATGTCCGCCACATGTAAGGAAAACGCGACCCTGGTTTACCTTAAATCGTGGATTGGGGACGTTGATGATCCCATCGGTAAAACCCACGCACTTGCCGAACAGTACATCGGTCCACTGCTTCGGAAACGGAACACCAAGTTGGAAGTGTTGGTGGTGGATAACCCATCGGACATTGTCATCACCATCCTGAACCGACTACACGAATGGCAACCGGAGTTCTTCACCTTCTGGAACATGGACTTCGATATCACGCGCATGATCGCTGCATTGGAAGATGCGGCTATCGATCCCGCTCAGGTGTTCTCTGACCCCCGGGTACCGGACAAGTACAAATACTGCTACTACCGTCGGGGTCCGGCTCAGAAAGTCACCGCCTCCGGTAAGACCATGTCCATCAACATTGAGGACCGTTGGAACTGGCTGACCCACCCGGCCAGTTTTCAGGCGATCGATTCCATGCCCGTTTACCGCAACCTGCGGGTAGCGAACGGGAAGGACAGCTCGTACGCCCTCGATTTCATCTTGGACAAAGAACTCAGCTTTAAGGTCAGTAAGAAAGTCGCTGCACCGGAGGACATCACTAAGTTTCTGGAAGAGTGCGACGAAAAGCTGGTCACCAACCCGGGCGGTACCCCCAAATACACCATCAACAAGAAACGGGTGGATCGCGAAGGTATTGCCGGGGCCGTCGTGGGGGACACGTTGGAGCTGGCGGTGGACTTTGGTAAGCTGAAGTTTGAACCGACCTCCCATCTCTCAGGTCTGCGCTGGCACGAAGTCATGCAGGAGAAATACAAGATCGAATACGGTATCTACAACGTCTTCGATAGTATCGCGCTGGAATTGTTGGACGAAAAGACCAACGATTTGGCGTCTAGCATCTCCATGTTTGCCAAGAACTCAGATTACAAGAACTTCAACTCCAACCCAAAACGACTGTGTGACGACATGCACTTCTGGTACCTCAACCGGGAACCGGCGTGTGTGATCGGCACCAGCTCAGACGAACCGGTGGACGAGCTGGACAAACACGTTATCGGACATGACGACTGGATCGTGACGTTGCCATCGTACATGGCTGGACCGACCGGTCTGAAGTGCGTGCAGGAGTTCCCCGACTATAAAACGTTGGTGTTTGCCCACGTAGCCGACCTGGACATCGTATCCACGTACCCCAACGTGTCACAGTTGCTCAACATCGCCCGTGAGACGTGCGTGATGGAGTTTTCTCGCATGGAGGGTATCACTGAGCATCATCGGCGAGAAGTCGGCGTCAACCTCACAGGAGGGCGTGTTAACTCCGTTGAGATCTGCCAGAAGATCTTGGGTGCCCCAACCCTGGACGAACTGCTCACCGATTTTGTGGCCAGTCATGGAAAAAAGTCCGATGGGCCCGGTTCGGCGGATACGAACTCTCAACCCGAGGCGACCGACGTTTCTCTGCTTTAGTCGCTCGGTTGTCGGATGGATACTCCATTGAAGAGCATTACCAGTTGACTGTAAAAGGCTACGGTGTGCTCGGTGTGGACGACTGGCGCGTTGGGAAAGGCAAACCTCCGAGAGGAAACTGGCAAGGCGAGGAATTGTACCTTGCCTATCGGGCTCTGTGGGAACAGTGGGCAAATGAAAACCCACACCTCATTGACGAACTCAGAGGTTTGACCAAAGACCACGACTATTTACTGTCGGATCGGTTTGCCACCACCCCCATCAGTCAGGCCCGGGCCCTGGCGGACATTTTGAACCAAACCTAACCCATAAAAGAAAAAGGAATCGATTTCATGAAAACGGTAGTGATCGGCATTAATAACAAAGGGGTGGACAACATCCATTACCTTCCGCCGTCGTTTTACCACGGGAAAACCCGATACGTCATTCACCAAAACCCAGTGATTGAACAGGACGGGGACGTGGTGGAAGCAAACTGCGATTGGTACTTTGATTTCAGCAGTAAGGTGAACAAACGGGCTCAGTTGTTGATGGGTGAGTATTATATCCCGTTTACACGGGAAGCCAAGTCGTTGCAGATGACTCGACTACTGATGGCCGATCAACAGATCATGGAAACCCCGACACTGTACCACACAGAAGGCCGTGGTCACTTTGCCATGGGTGTGTCTGAGTTCGGACACCCATTAAAAGGAAAGGTCGTTGTGAAGCGCGAGAACGGCGCTCGTGGGTGTGACCAAGCAGTGGTACCGACGCATCAGTTGGATAACTTCTTGAGGGTGTGTTGTGACGAATCCATGGACTCGCTAAAAGAACGGTTCCCCGACGTTGTGTTCACAGACCGCTACCCAGATAGCGCATCCGGCCCATTCACCCATGACAAAATCCTGATCACCGAGTACGTTGAAGGCATTACTGCGGAGTATCGCCTGCTGGTGGGTGGTCACCAACGTCTCGCCCTCGAACGTGGGATTCAAGAAAAGGAATACCGGCAAGCCAATCTCGATTTGAACACCCCGTTGTCGGGTGCACCTGCTGAGCTGTTGGACTATAAAGACCTGTTCACCACTACCGAGGTCGAACAGATCGAAGCGCTGATCGAATTGTTCGACATCAGGTTGGGGTCGGTTGATCTGTATCGGACCAAGACTGGCGACTTGGGCTTCTTTGAATGGTCGCCCCAGTTTGGCACACGCGGGTACTGTCACGAACAGATGCGCAACTTCCACATGAACTTCGTGATCGACACCCTGAAATAAAAAAAAAAAGTAAACGATCGTCGGCATAGACGCCTCCCCTTGGGGAGGCAGCTATGTCGTTACACCGCTGAATGCTTCAGGTACGCCACCATCGCATTCATCAACTCACCCACACGGGTATTGAGGTCCACAAACAGGTCGGTGTTGATCATCTCATAATCCGGGTGTGCAAACTGGGCCTTGAACCCTTCATCCCGAGCCTCGATCGCTTCGGCGTAGTAACCTCGGAACGGTGGGTCGGTCAAATCGATCCCCATGGCGTCTTCGGTTACCTCGGAACACCGATACATCAACAGAGCGGCTTGTTCAATGAGGCCCACCAATGGGTTGACCTCGTCTTCCTTCAACAGCGACATCTTAACGGACTGAAGGGTTTTCTTTTTGTCGAGGGTACCGGGCCCGCCTGCGAACATACCACCTTCCGACAAAAACGAGGTTTTGCCGTAACCCAAGAACACGTGAGACGGATCACGAAACAACCCGTTGAGAGGTGTGATCCAAGTGTCCCACTTTTCCATCAGTTTGATGAATTCGTCCAGCCCCTCAGGGTGGGTGTCCCGTTTCAGGAACTGCGCTGCCTCGGTTTCGATCTTCTGCAGCTTGCGGTTGTTATCCGCTGCTTTCGGCTGGTACTTATTGAACAACCCTTGATACATTACCAGGTCTTTTTTGGCCTCACGTACAAAGTCCACGACCTGGGTGGTGCCACGACCCATAAACGGCGCAAACCGTGGTCCAAACAGAACGTGTCCAGCCGAACGAAGCTGTAGATCCTTTACCTTACCGTCAATAACGTGCTGGCGGTACCAGTCCATGTTCCCGTTGGTGTCGTCGGTTTTCGCGACCTTACCACCACCAAACAGTTTATTAAACACATCCCGAAAACCTTCAGCCGAGACAGTCATTGACTGTTCAATGTCCGCAGCGCTGGTCTCGGTGGTGCCCAAGGGGAAGTTTTTCTCAAGTAGATCCCGCATTCCATTTTCCTTCCAGTAGGTTTAGAAACATACCATTGTTTTATCGAACCTCCCGAAGGTGTTGTGGGACACGACTGATCGTTACCTTGGGGTCGTTGTCAAACCGGTCCCGGATCAACGAACGGTGAGGAACACGCGGGATGGGTCGGTCCCTAAGGTGGGTATCGCCAACTACCACCAAGACGCGATGCCTGCGGTACCAGCTTTCAATTTTCGACACCATGTGGGTCTCCCGCTCTCGAAACGTCCCACCTCTTGGCAAGTCAATACCCACCAACGGTAACTCCAACCGGTGTCCCAACTCGTATATGTCCTTGTTCAATCGTGGGTCGCATAGTGATCCCATCCGACACTTACGGAGTCGTTCCTTAATGACATCAGGCGTCATACAGAGGTCATCGTACAGTAACTCATGGAGCAAGATGTCCGGTTTGAACATCTCCGTGAGTTCAACAACACGTTTGATCGATTTCTGACTGGTGTGGATCTCACCCACAATCATGGTCTCCAGCGGTAACTTGGTATTCATGGCACTGACCCTGTTAGACGTAAAAAAAGCCCTCCCCAAAACGGGGAGGGATGTTAACTGCAAAACAAAAGGAATCGAACCGTAAAGAGAACTCCGAGTATGACCGCCCGGAGACCCCTGAGTCGGCACCTGAGCAACACAAGTACCTTCACATATAATTACACCCTGAGTAAATAAAAAAAAAAGAGGTAAGTTGGGCGGTGCCGAAGCACCGCCCACTTGTCGCTTCAGACCGCTCGATCCGTGATGACGTTTTGGAACACTTGAGCTATTTCCACAAGGACCGCTACACAGTCCTCTGGAATGCCATCGGTGGCCGCCGCGAGGTGAAGGATTTCGTCTTCGATTTCCTCTGTGGTGGGGTTCTCGTTCTCTGGATAAACGACATTGTCTTTGATCACAGTGCATTTCAAGAACCGATCGGTGTCTTCTTCTTTGAGCTTCGTGAGCACATGTTCGGCGAACTCTTCGTTCCAGGAGTCATCGTTTACCGGAGGCAACGCAGTAAGTGCCTTCTCGCCACGTTCGATGAAAGTTTCAGAAAAACGGTAGTCGGCGAACATGGCTTCAACATCGTGGGTCATTAGAATTGAAAATTGTTCTTTGTTCATAATAAGTCTCCTGCGACTTGGGTTTTAGTTCCAGTGAGTACTGGATTCATCTAAGTGATATAGACGTCAATTGCAATTGATTAAAGATTACCAATCCAGATACGGGGGACGGTCTTCGTTACCCGTCGTTTGTCGCTTCTTAGCTTGGTCAGCTTCAACCCACTCCTTGGCGGTTTCTTGATCGATCCCAACACGGTCAGCGAACTCTTTGTCGTGTGCCGCTGCCCGCATCAGACGGGCCTGTTTCTCACTTTTGCTGGGCATGGGTCACCTCGATATGTTAGGTGATGAGTTTCAGGTTGGGGGCATCTTTGTGTACCAACCATGGATGTGGAATGCGGGCTTCGGTCCGAGCTAACAGTTCCGGACAACCTTCAATAGGTAAAGCAACTGAATAGACAGGAACATCCGCATTATGTAGCCACGTAACGCTCACAATTCGAGCGTCCACAAACATCTCGTTATTACGATCAACATTGGCTTTCATTCGTACCCACTCCCCGGGCATGAACGCACCCTCATACCGTCCTGGTTTTCGCTTGGCTTTTTCTAAAGCCTTATCCAGTGTGGTTTTCTTGATAACAGCAATACCGGTTGTCATGTTGTTCCTCATGTCGACATAAAGGACACGGTGACCCATGTCCTTTGGTGGTTTACGCGGGGTTTGCGGCCAGAACGTTCTGGATCGAACGGGACGCTTCAAACATCACCACGCGAGCGGCGTTAGGCATTAAGCGGGCCTGCCCCTTGATCATTTCGATCGCCTCGCCCAACTCTTCATCAGTGGGGTTGCTTTCAGGTACCGCCACGCCGTTAATCACTTCAGCGCCCCGGAACAGGTAATCGCGGTCGATGGTACCGAGGTAAAGGTCGGCGAATTCCCCGTCCCACTCGTTGTCGTCGTCTACGGTCCCTTCAAGACCATCGATCAACTGCTGACCGCGACTGATGATGTCGCTGTGGATTTTGGTATCACTGACCAGTTCGGTGATCTTGGTGTTCATCTCTTTGGTAAAGTCTTCGCGTTGCATGTCAGTCTCCTCGCATGAGTTTAGGTTTCTTCAGTTCTTCGACGATGACTTCGATTCCAGTCAATACAATTCGTCGATGTTTTGGGGGTTGAGTTAAGATCGATGCGATCTTCTTGTTCGTTCGGTGGTGCTCACCTTCGGAAGCAGTCCATGGGGCACGGTAGAACACACCTTCCTTTAATACCAGACCCTCAACGAACTGTTGTGCGGTCAGCATCTTGGCGGCGTCTCGCGCCACCCGTTGATCCCAGGGTTCAACGCGCCAGCTCGGACACTCCAGTCCGACTTCATCAAGGACCCGCTGGCTGTCTTGGATGACGCTATCTGCCACCAGGTTATCTCCGATGACTTCCGTCAACAGCGTCCGGACTGTTTCACGAAACTCCTCTTCGGTCATGCCCAGGTAGTCCTCAACCACGAAGTCCCGATCCATCGAAAGCCGCTTCAGAACATGTCGTACGTCCCGGCACAGCTCCGTCGGATCATCGCCGCTGTTCAGTTTATCTTTTATGTGTTTCTGGAGCATATCCAGTTCCTTTTTAAGGTCGTCCAGTTGCGCTTTGTAGTCAAACATAATCAGGCTCACAAGGTTGGTGGTTTTTTCTTTTGTTGTTCTTCGATGCTAACATCTCATCCGGGGTGTATGATGGTGCGAACGGCGGGTCCCAATCCGATTTACCGGCTGCCAGACTAACCGTGGTCGTGTCGACCCTCCTCAGCAAGTTGCTCTAAATGTTGTTTAAAGTCGGCGGTTGTTTTCAGGTACTCGTGAAAATGGACCGAGTCCTCGAACACCATCGTGTTTAAAACAGGGTCATGCGGTGCCTTGATGGGGATCACCAACCAGCCACGTTTGGTGGTTCTACCAAACGGTAGCCTGGCTCTCTTGGTGTACTGTCGCCCCCACACCAGTTGGTACCGATTGCCGTTTGATTTGGTGATTGGTACGGTCTTTGGGTTCTTGGCTGGATACACCTGTTGTTCTTTCTTACCTAGCATTATGTCCAACAGAGAGACGGTCTTCGCCCACTTCCGACCGCGCCATTTGATGTTGTAGCGAAATCCCAATAATCCGAGTTCGATGTCAAACAGGGTAACGCCCCGTCCAAACAGTACCGCTTTTGGCAACGTATCCGGGTCGAGCAACATGAGACGGTTGCGATAAATTAGCCGCAGTAGGTACGGGAAGTTTAACGTCCATATCAGGTGTCCTTTGTCGTGGGTCTTGGTGAACATGATCTCAAACCGTGGTTTTCCAGTGTGTATGGTTAACATAATTATTCTCCGGTACAGTGATTACTTCGTAGGGGATTCACTTGGGTGATATAGATGTGTAATTTGGTCGATCGACATAGAGCCCTCCTGTAGGAGGGCTCTATGGTGTTACGCTGGAGCGTGGTTCTTGAAGTAGTCCACCAACAGCTCGATCTTGTCGTTGGGGAGTTCCTTCAGCATATGGCGCATATCGACTTGCTGGCGACGGGCCTGGTTGGCATCGCCGGTCATCAGGAACAACTCAATCATGTTGACGTGCTGGACCTGGTGTTTCGGGTTGCCTTTCAGGTGATGAACGAAGCGGTACGCATTGCTCGGAGAGAACACGCCATCACGGTGCTTGTTGATGAACGCATTCACACGATTCAGGCCATCCTTCAGGGCTTTACCTTCCAGGCGCAGTACGTACTGGAACAGGCTTTCCAGGGAACGCTGGGCTTTACCACCTTCTTCTTCGCCGACCTGGGCATTCGGGCTTACCGCACGGACGTAGTTTTCCAGGGTAGTGTCGATGAAACTGACGTTCATTGCAGTCAGGGCTCCAACTGGTTCGGCCACTTTCGGCGCGGTGGGTTTGGCAGGTTCCGGAGTGGCCTGCTCGGTGGATTCGTCGTCTTCGGTTTCTTGGGCGAACTTGTGGTCAAATTCCGCACGCACCTTGTTGATGTCGTTCGGCGACGCGGAGAGTTCGAAACGGTTGACCACTTCGTGGGCCAGCTTGCCGGCATTGGCTTTACCCACCGGCTTGATCTCATTGTGAACCCAAGCTTCGAGTTCTTCGTTGGACCAGTCGGCCGGGGCACGGTTGGCGCGGGTAACGTCGTTTACCCACAGACCACTCTCGGTCTTCTCCGGCAGGATGTCCTGACGGAAGTAGTTCAGCACTTCCTGCTCAGACCACGCTTCCGGCAGTTCCACCCGGCGACGGTATTCCTTCACGATACCGGACTGCAGGTTCTTGGGCACGTTCTCCAGTTCGCCCTTAAGGTAGGCGGTCAGTTCCGCCGTTTCCCAGTCCGCCAGCTTCTTCTGAGCCCGCTGGGGATCATTGATCACCACACCATTTTCGGTCTTGGCAACTTCAGGCTCAGGCGCCTGATCTTCAGACCCCTGCTGATCGGTGGTTTCCTCAACCGCTTCACCTTGAGTCTCCGGGGCGGTTTCAGTACCCTCAGTTTCCGGGGTTTGGTTTTCTTCAGTCATGACTGGTCTCCTGTGACGTCACGTTTACGAGTTGTAATCCATGTCCCAAACGGACAAACATACCATCAGGCGCTTAACCAATGCGCTGTTTGAAATCCCACTTATGCGTGGAAATGCTGGACGCGTGCATCTTCTTCAAGAACACGGTCAAGAAGGCACCACCCACCTGAGCAGCAGTGGCGGCGATGCCGTTGGGTTGTTCAGAGAGTTTCGTACCCACGCATTTCTTACACACGTTCTTACCCTCAGTCTTACAGGTAAGCGGTCCTCGAAGCAACGGCGATTTACCTACGTAACGCTCAATGTTCTCCTTGTCCAACAATATATCTCGGGTTCCGTCAATGACCCAAAAACCAAGGTATTGGTGTTTGTTGCGTTTGGTGATGGGCATGGGAATCCCCAACTTCGTACCGCAGTCGTCTTCGGCGATACGGACGGTTCCCAACATCCGATAGATCGTCTTAGTGGTTTCTCCCCCTAACTGCGTCTGAGCGCCTCGGTTATACGAAGCGGCCCGGATGCTATTGATCATGGCTGGGAGGTGATTGGGGTCGATCCCTTCTTCCAGCGATTTCTTAATGAACTCAACACTGGTGCCGTCCTGGAATGCCGATTCCCCACCGAACAGGTAGTACATCTTCTTCCGGGCTGGGCGCGACTTCTTCGGATTCACCGCGTAGAAGTCTTTGGTGGGGTCGTCTGCCAACCACTCCTGATCCAACTCTTCCAGAGCGTCGGCAATTTTCGCCACGATCGCCGGGTCGGTCAGTTGGTCCTTGTACTGCTCAACCAACGCTTCTCGAACCTCACGGGCTTTGGGGTGCGACTGCATGGCTTTCGGGGTGGATGACACCACGGCCAGTGACGTGTACGCCACCATGGACAGCGCGTAATCACAGAACTGCACATACTGGCGGACGTAGATCTGACCGTCGGGGGCAAAGCTGACCCCGTCGTCGTCTTCTGGGTCGTCGATCAAACGCTCCAGGATTTCTTTCTCGATCTTGCCGATGTCCACACTGCCGTTTTGGAAAGGAATGGCGTCGCCGAATGGAATCACCAACAAAAGGTAGTTCACCAGCAAGTTGCCGTACGCGGTAACGATCGGTTCCTCACCCTGGAAGTTGGCCAACTCGCCCGGGTTCAAGGTTACCTTTTCTTTGAACGCACAAAGCGCGGTCTCCCGATCGCTGTCCTCAATGGTTACCCAGTCCATGTCTTGTTCGGGGTCGGCAAACATCAACCGGTCGTGTTCCGGTAACCGCACCAACTGGTACGGGAAAGGTTGTGTGGGGTACTGTTCGTCTTCAACCACCGCAAACACACTGTTCACCCAGGCCCGCTTTTTGCAGGCCCCGGCTTTCAGGGCGGTGAAAAAGTATTCCCGTTTGTTCATAACGAGCCACCTTTAATATACGAGAACGCCTGATCCAGAGCATGACCGATGCGGTACTGTTCTGAATGACTGTCGGTGAATTCTTGGGGCAACCCGCTGGCAACTTCATACACGTCGGACAAGGGGGTGTCGCTGTACAGTACCAGCCCGAGGAACTCAACCCCCAGCTCTTTGGGGGTGTATCCGTCGATCTGTTCAAAGACCTGCTCAAACAAGTTGTTCAGTCGCTGACCACTGGGGATACCATGTTCGGCCATCTCCATTACGATCGCTGGGTGACGCCCTTCGTACTGACGAATCAATGTGTTGATGTGACCGATCCGTTCGTTGTGGTCTGGCGGGACCGACTGCGCCTCCGCCTCGTATTCCATTTGGCGTTCCGCCACGGCCCGCATTCGTTCGATGACCGAGGTCTCCACCGCGTCCACCGCATTAATCACGTCGTCCTCAGTGCTGTCGGTAAACAAAGCAACGACCGACGCCAGTGCCAAGTCGGGTTCTTCATCCGGACCCACCAGACCAACCAACACCTCCGGAACAATGTAGTGCTCGAAGTCATTCAGTGTCTGGATCGTGTCGGTCAATGTTGTCATTTCGGCGGTTTGTGGGTTCACGGTAATGCCGTGTGTCCGCAGAACCTCGATTGCCCCGATCATCAGACAATCTTCCACCCGACTGGCAAACATGGCGTTATCGGCGATACCGTCTTGCATGTTAAAAATGCCAATCAACTCATCGTTCAATGCGTCCAATCCTGATTTGGTCAATTGACGGTAAGTTTCGAGAAGCACATCCATGCGTTCGGGCGTAACGACGCCATCTAGCCCCACCTGTATTTCTTCGTACATGACAACAGCCTCGGGTCGGTTTGGGAATGAGTTTTAACATACTGTTACGAAATCCCGTGGTACTTAAATGTGGGTTAAACTACTTGGGGCAGCTAATATATGACGAGAATGACGTCTCACCACCCGCTCGGCTTATCACGATTTCATAATAACGGAGTTATAACGCTTTATGTCTTCCAACGAAAAGAACCTTAATGAAGCACCGGCTGATGTACAAGATGTTGACCTGACCAAGGAAGATATCGAGGCAACACAACGCGTAGTTGCCGACGCTGTATTGAAGTCGGAAACCGGTTGGGAAGTCCTTAACCAGATGTATCACCAATGTGCCAAGAAGCTTCTGCACACGCAGGGATTCACCTTGCCAGTCATGAACCAGCTCGACACTCTGAAAGAGAAGCTGGACGACCCCGACGGTTTCTCTCGTTGCTTCAACACACTGCTTGGTGACATCAAACAGTACAAAGAAAACCTGGACGCGCTCCATCAGAAACACGCAGGGCGTTCGGGCGTACCGCCTGAGAAAGATTGGCCGGTGATGTTCTCAATCAGCATGGAATATAGTAACCTGGAAACGCATTTCGAAACGGTTATTGCCCCGCTGATTCTTTCACTGATTGAAGTCATTCGTGAGCAACACGGTGACATGCTGGAACTCACCCCTGCAACGGAAGAGGCTTAACAATGGATCAGAACGATTCTAACGAAAATCCGAACGTCAACAACGAGTCGTCCGATACCCAACCCACTCCCGAAGAGTTTCAGGGGCGGTTCGGCGAGCCGGAGCCTGAAGACATGGCTCTGAACACCGAGCCTGAAGACCACGACCACCCAACACAGGAAACCACCGAGGAAGGCGAAGCCGATACCGGGAACGACCCCAGCAATGAGGGTGACGAAGAGCCCGAAGATGAGGCCACCGATGCGTTCGTGCCCGACCAGCCGTACCACCAGTTTGAAGAGAAACTGAAAACTACTGGGGAATTGACTACCGACCCGGCGCTGACTGACATCCTGACTGTCTTCCGGGAAGCTTACAGCACGGTAAGTCAGGTTCTCGACCGTTCCACGACTATGTTGGAAAACATTAACGCGCGGGAAGAGGAACTGGAGAGGAAAGCCACCAAGCAAGGCCGGGAGGTTGCGGACAACGAAGGCAATGCTTGGTTCCGTACGGCGATGAACGCACTGACCTACGCCCAACTCAACGGATTTGGCGAGAACAGTCTGGCACGGGAAGGTAGTGACTGGCAACAGATCCTGGATCACGAAGGTCAAGGCTTGCGTCCGGGTCAACCCAAACAGAAGTTGGGTGGTACCCACCACAGTCGCGAGGAGACCATGACCTACCTGGCTCGGCGAGCCGGTGTGGGTACCGTATTTGATGTGCCGCTGTGGCACAGTGGCGTTTGGCTGCGAATGAAGACACCACCACTGTCAGCTATCACCGGTTTGCAATACGAGCTACAGCAGATCAAGGTGACGCTGGGTGCGGACAGTAAGGGCATGGCGTTCTCCAACACCGCCCAGGTGTTGATGTCGGCAGCACTGGACTTCGCACTCCAGTATGTCATTGACAGCAACGTGCATTACACAACGCCAAGTGACCTGAAGGAAAAGATCCTGTTGTTGGACGCCCCCATGGTACTCTGGGGTTTGGCGGTGACGTTGTACCCGAAAGGGTTCCCATATGCCCATCCGTGTCTGGCAGATGTGGAGAAGTGCCAACACGTCACTAAGGAAACACTGAACCTCAACCGCCTGTACTGGACCGACAGTACCTCACTGACCCAAGGTCAGAAGAAACTGATGGCTCGGAAATTCACCAAGATGACCGACGATGAGCAGCGCCTGTATCTGACCGAACACACTCGGGGCGGGCAACGACTGGTCTGGTTTGGCGAGTTGGGGGTGACCCTGAAAGTCCCAAGCATTCAGGAGTATGAGGACTCCGGTCAGGCATGGATAAACGGTATCATCGAAATGACCCAAGGGGCATTCAACGAACCACCTCACGGCAGTAACCGGGATCAGTACATCACCCGTCTGGGGATGGCCACCACGGCCCGTCAGTACAGCCATTGGGTTACCTCGATCCACGAGAAGGACGAGGACGGCAACGAAGAACTGGTGTCGGAAGACACCGATGTGATCAATGAAACGTTGAACCACATCTTCTCCACCGACGAGTTCGTGGACACGTTCTTCGGTGAGGTGAATCGTTACATGGACGACAGCCTCATCAGCATGATTGCCATCCCATCGTTCAACTGTCCCAAATGTCAGACCCCGGTCGCTGAGAAGTTTAAGGAGCGGTTTGAGCATCTGGTTCCCCTTGATGTTCTTACCACTTTTTTTACGTTGGTCAGCCTGAAGCACAGCTAGACCCGGAGACCAACACGGACGCCCGTTTCAGTCGTCTAACGCTCGATCTTGACGACGCGAACGGGCACGTGGCGTTCTCCAGCTTTGGGTTGCATCAACTAAACAGCACCGGCCAAATCGATGCGTTGCTGCGCGAACTCCCAGCGGTCCGTGCCACGGCCGCTGAGATCATCACCCTGTCGTGTTACCAAACCGAGTATGGGATCTTCGATCATGAGAAGCCCCATCCCCACAAGCCGCTGGCGTTGGTGGCCATGCATCCCAAAGAGGATGCCATGGAAGGTAGCATGCTGTTCAGCCACATTCGACGTTACTACAATTACCAGATCCGCAAACAGTTTGGTTTGTCGCTGTCTGAGTTCTTGGACCTACCGCCGTACGTCGTGGACTTGCTGTACGACATCTCTCAAGCCGATGCCACGCAGCAAGAGAACACCCACCGCAGTGTGCAGCGTCAACTGGATTTGGACTTCACTAACAGTGACGATTAAACACCCGCCCTTCGGGGCGGGCTTTATGTCGTTGACCAAAAAAAAAAGAAAGGGCATAGACGGCACCCCGAAGGGTGCCTTTGATTAAACACTCCGGGTCTGGGTACGCTTCTGACTGTTGTCGGTGAAATGGATCTCGGTGTTGTGGTCCACGTAGTACGGTTGACCAAACCCACCCAAGGCTTTGTGTTTGAGTTTCATCTCCATCACATCGCCTTCCTCAACCATCCGTTCCAGAACCTGGATGATCAGACTGCCAGCGGCATTCACGGCACCGTCGCCGTTGAACATGACGGCCATCAAGGCGCCTTGGCTGATGAACCCACCGTTCATACCGATGTGTTTCAATAGCTCGGCACGGATGGCGTCGTAAGCGTCGTCCAGGGTTTTGTTCTCATCGTTGCTCATTATTGCTACTCCTCGTTTTGTGGTATATAAAGCGTCCCGTGGGACGGATTGTTTAACGTCGGCCCCAAGGTTTCAGCTCACCGCGACCGTAACACAGCACCGCACCAAACCAGGTCTTCCCAGGAACTGCGGTAGGGTAAGGGATTGGACACTGGCGGTGGCGTTTGACCTGTTCCTTAAAATCGGGATAAGGGTCGGTCAGGCATGCGTTGCAAGGTACGGGCCCACCACGGTACGGGTGGTTTTCTTTCCGTTTCTTGGCGATGGGGTTGTCGGTAAATCCACTTCGACGGTAATGTTCGATGTCGATTAGATGTTCTTTGATGCAGCATTGAGGGTACCCGTACCACATGCCGATGACCCAGTGTTTGTGTACAGGTTTACGTAAGGTGATGGCCCAAATAACAACCCGATCCGGGAAGCGCACGATAGTTGGCATCCAGGTGTGGTACCCAGGACGATCATCGTGGTTCTTTCCCTTGGTTGCGAGGTCTCTGGCAAACTCAATGCTGATGACCGATTCCGCTTGAGGAACCCCGAGCCATTGCATGAGTTCGTAAAAATCTTTGGTTGGTTTTGCTGGGTTCTTCATCCGAACCGATTCGGGGACTGGCATCTCTACCAGCCCGACGTACCGTCCTTCTTCTTCGCGTTCGGCTATGATCATGACAACTCCCTTGACGGAATAAAACATGGGCCCTCGGAAGGACCCATGGTGCGTTTAAAACTGATCGACCTCACCGACACCGGCGGTCAGTGGGTTCATCCGTAGGGTAACCCCTTGGAACTGTGCAATCAGTCCGCCCTTCTGCATCGCTTGAAGAACGTCGTGGGTGTACTGTGGGACTTGTAACATTTCCACCAGTTGGTTAACCAGCAACTGCAGCATGCCTTGGTAGGTCGCCTCATCCACCTGTTCCTCGGGCGGGATGTTCACGTCCACCGACTGACCGTCAATCAGTACCTGCAGTTGGCCTTTGGAGATCACCAGTCGTTCCAGGACACCGTCCACATGGACGTCAGGACGCGCTGGTGGCGTTTTTGCGTTGATTCGGTAAAACACCCCAACAAACTTCTCAAGCTGGCCAGGGATCAGTTGTAGGCCCATATACGGTTAGCTCCTTTTATGACAAACGGTTTAACAGACAATTTAAAGGGCGAGTGAAATTTATCCGTCGTGACCCCGGTACTCGTAACCGACTTTCTCCAAAACCGTGTTGTACCGCTGTTTCATTTCGGGGGTCAGCGAACTGGTCTGATGATCCAGCGTTTCCTTTAACGCCTGGAGGTTGTTGGCCATGAATTCGCACGCCGCCAACTTCTCTTCCAGATTGGCATACGCTGGCGGACCAACCGGACCACGATTGAGTTGGTAATAACACCAATTGATCTGTTCTAACAACCAATCGAACAACTGATCCACTTGACGCTCGAACTCGTTAAAGTCATCTTCGTGTTCCGTGGTTTCTTCCGGTTCGGGCGGCGGTGCTGCCATGTTGTGTTCTTGCACTGTGTGGTGTTCAACCGCCCCCAAGTTGTGTTCTTTCATGATGCGTTGGGCTGGGGTCTCGTACAGATGTCCAAACCCCAGAAACGATAACGTTCTATGCAGCAGTCGTTTCATCTTTTACCCTCAAGGATTCGTTGGCTTCGGAAACCGTGTGACCCTCAGGCGTCCACGGGCTGAGGCGGTGGCCCAGATAGGCATTCACCGCATCGAAGAACGCCAAGAACGCTTCGTTCGAATCGTTCCAGAACGTTTCCTGACTGCGGGTTGAGATCTGAATCAATCGATTGCCGGTCCGACTGGGATCAGAGAACACGTCCCGAATGCACTGCCAGCAGGGAACTTCCCCAGCGGTGTGGTTGGGGGCGTGTTCTTCCAAGTGCTTGCGTTTCTCTTCCAGCGGTGACAACCCGTCGGTGGCACTGACTTTCAGGTCTTCCTCGTACTCCGCAACGCAGCACTGTGGGTAACCCAGGTACGTACCGATCAACCAATTCCGGGATAGTTCGTTGGGGATAGCAAACGCCCAGATCCGGGTCTGTCCGTTAACGCGAACGATGAAAGGGTGGTACGCGGTCATGCCGGTACCGCGCAGCTGACGCTTGTTACCGCGAGACCAGTGGCAGTGAGCCATGATCACGTTGTCGTCAGGAACACCGAACCATTCCAGCAGTTCTTTCACCGCCTCGCCCCCATCGCTGAAGAAGGGGGTGGTGTCCACAAAGTTGGCCAAATTCATGTCTTTGAGTTCGACCAACATGACGCGCGACATGTCGCAGGCCAGGTCATCCAGGATCTTGAAACTTCCTTTCTTAAGTAATGCAGTAGTCACGGGTATTGCTCCGTTGTCGTTGGTTATGCCGAGCTGGCGGAATAAAGGGCGTCCCGAAGGACGCCCAAACTAGATACGCATCACCCGATGGGACACGACGCGTCCATCGAAATGACCCTTCTTATTTTTGAAGTAACGAATCTGCTGTGGGATGTCCATACACACCATATACGTCATGCGTGGTGTGTGTTCTGGCCAGTTTTTCATGCGTCTCAGACGGCCCAGGATTTGGATGTTGTCCTTCTTGGAATCCGTTGCTTGCAGCAGCAGTACTTCTCTTAAGTCAATGATGTCTTGACCGGTCCCGGCCGACTTGATGGTCGACACCGTGATGTCGTTGGTTTGCAGCGTCTTGGGGTTGGACCCCGCCACGAACTCACCGATGGTCAAGTCGGGGTACTTCAGCTTCAACTCCTTGGTCAGGTGTTTGATGAAGTCCACCGTGGCGCACAGAACCAGTAGCTTCTGGCCCGGTTCCCGGTCTTTGATGTAAATGCCGTTGATGACCTTGAACACCATCCGCTTGTACCGTTCCAATCGACGCTTGGCTTTGAGCAGGCGTTTCTCGTACCGGGTGTGATTGTAGGTGTTCTTAAAGGGCGTCAGGTAGTCTTTGCGTTTAACGTCCGGGTCGTGGTACATCAGTCCGATCACATTGATGTACTGGTCGTATTCCGGCAAGGGACAGGACGTCTCTTTGGGGAGCATCACGTCGATCATGCGGGTGACGAACTCGTTCCCAGTGAATGGCGTGGCGGACAAGTACAACTGTTTTCTGACATTCGTGTAAACATCCGTGCGGAACACCAGACCGGGGTCGTCTTGGAACTCATCGTTGATTTGCACCCCAGCGCCCAAGGCTTCATGAAACCGTGGGGGCGGGACCAAATAGCCGATGCTGGTGATCGCCTCACCGAACCGCTCGTACGATTCCAGGTAGCTGCGGTAGGTTACGTTGGAGACAATGATCACATCGTAGTCCAGGTCTCCTTCCACGCCCTTCTCAATCAACGCCCGCAACTCGGCGGAACCGGAAACCGTACAGTAACGTCCATCTATGTCTTTGTAGGTTTCTTTCAGGGCTTTTTCCCAAATGCCGAAGTATTTGGGCGACACCATCACCACCGTCCGAACGCCCAGGGTGGCCACCGACCGTAAGGCGCAATAGGTGTTGTGTGTCACAATGAAGTCATTGGTTACATACAGGCGCTCCGGATGATCGATTGAAATGCATTGAGTTGGTTCCTCACCAAGGTATTCAACCGAACGAACTCTGAGTTTTAAATCCTCCGAATATTGGTTAGTTTCAGGTATACGTTCTAACTTCCGTGGTAGGCGGAATAGTTTTCGTTGTTTCGGGTGACGGATGTTAACATCGTAAGACTTACGTCCCTGACATTTTTCTCCGTTGTATGTGTATTGTGTATTGCGTTCACTGATTGAGGCAATACCGCCAAGAGAACGCACAAGGTATTGAACTTGCCCCGCCAAACGACGACTGGTGGAGTTAAACGACACAGCCCCACCGGTTTCTCTGGTGTTGACTGTCCCGTCTGTGTCCATCAATCCCTGTAGTAATGCCCACCGTTGTTCCGTAGATCCGTGGAGGTAATTCTGGGGAATGTATTTTTCCCAAGAATAGGTTCCGTCAATGTCCATTTCTTTGAGGTAGCGACGGTATAGGTTTTCACCTCCGTTGGCATTTACCAAGGAACGTAAACCCGGCTTCTTTAGAGAGTCGCGTAACTCGTGACCCGGTAATAATTCCTCCCTAATATTTTCGAACAGCTCGTTATCTGGTTTGAATATATTTATACCGGTTCCGGTTAGGTTACCGTCTCCAATAAGTACGCCCAGTGTGTATGGCGGTATTGTGACATCAACCTCAGGGCCGTCTTCGGATTGACACAAAGGAACATATACCCGTGGATTGGGCATTTCACTTAGTCTTTTGAGTTCCAAGGTATCAATAACCCGCCACCGTCTATGGGGTACAGTGTTCACATAGAACGCTTTCCAGAGATGCTCAGGACAAACATCAACATGACGTCCGTCCCAAAACGTTACCCTATAAACGGGAGTGGTTCCCTGTGGGTATACTCCCGTTACATGGGTGGTGGTTCCATCCCATGCTGTGACTTTCGTACCAACCTCCATCTCACCCATTGTAGACCAACCACCAGGCACTTTAATTCGAGAATAGAGTGTCTCGGCCTTCCCCTTGCCGGTCTGGAGGTCCAGGCGGCAAGAGCGCTTATCGGGGGTGGTCATGAACTCAACGATGGGAATCTGGTATCCACGGGTTTCATAGTGATCGTAAATATCAAACGTGGCTGGGGTGGGTACCGGGGCGTCGATATGGTTGATCTCAAATCGCCCTTCCAATCCACGGTCTTTCAAGTAGAGCAGAAACTCTTCAAGCTGGTAGCGGTGGATGAAAGATTCCTTGCGGGAATCGGTTAGGCCGTAGAACCGTTTCTTCAGTTCCATGACCATTCGCCGTTCCTGTGGAATGTGGCGTGGTTCTTTTAGCGCCAGTCGTTCCAAAAAAACAGCAATGATACGAAAGGTCTCACGGGTGTATCCACTGATGCGGACCCCGTGAGAATAAACGTCGAGCGTCAGTAATGATTTCATTGTTGGGTACAACAACGGGGGAGCTGTCACCCTCCCCCGTCCTCCGTGGTTAGCTCACACGCCCTCCCAACACGATCAGATCGTACGGGTGGTCATTCCTATCAGTGTAGACGAAACTGGAAGGAGAGACCAGCGGGGCGCTTTGTTTCTCGTAAGCCATGGCAGCACTGAGACTGCGGTTCATCATGAGGTTGTTGTAGTTCTCAAACGAGCCATCGAATCCCGGGATGGGGAGTCGATAATCGCGCTGCGCTGAGGACCGAACCATCATGGCGTACAGCAGGATCTCACAATGCACAATGTTGATGTTGAGCTTTTCATTCAACATGGCCGTGAAGCTGACCAAGGCCTCTGTCGGGTCCTTGTAGTTTTTCAGGAACTTGAGTTTGTTTCGGGATACGTCACGTGTAGACACCTTCAGTTTCTTGTTCTCACTGTCGCTGGACGAATGCAGGAAGCTCTGAATGCGCTTCATGACCTCGTGCATGTTAACGTGCTTGAACGGCAGTGAAAGCAGTGGTTGGGTAAGGTCGAAACCGGTCAGATCGATCACGATGTTGTCCCGACTGTCGTGGGTCCATCGCGTCTTGGAGATGTGGCGCAGCAACTCTTTGGAGAAGCTGGAACGACGGTTGTACAGGGAGACCCGAAGGACGTCCTGCGTTTGACCCTCGTCACCTTCATCCACGATGAATTGCATCATCGTAATCTGACTGGCGTTGGCGACCGGGTAATTATCCAGATCATTCAGCATCAAAACGTCCGCCAAGTTCGGGGCTTCCTGGCGTGCCACCACCAAACGGATCGACTTGTTCCGATGTTTCTTCTTGAGGTAGAGCATCTCCGGTTCTTTGCCGTACTCCAAATACTTGGCCTCAACCCCTTCCAGGTGGAACTTCTCCACACGGGATGTGGAATCCAAGTGCTTGGTCGACAGTACGCTGGAGGTGATCTTGTCCCCCATGGACACCGCACTGACCTGCCCGACGTTGGTGCCGTACGGAATGGCCAGACCCAGCTCGCCATAACATGTCAAGCACACGCCCGCCGGGTCGGGATGAATGCACCCGAAAACCGAACGAAGCTTGATGTGTTTTCCGCACAGGTGTTCCTCATCACCACGCAGGACTTCCAGCTTCCCATCCACCACGTGGTACTTCCCTTCCAGGGATTTGAGGTTGTCGTGCATGACCGGGAAATCCCGAACGTGCGGTGTACCGCAATCGCCAGGGTGCAGGTTGCGAACGTACTCCGCAATCAACTGGGTCTTCCGGTTGAAGTATTCCGTGGACCGCAGCAGCTCCTTGTTGTACAGCAGTGACTTCGAGCCGGAACGGGATTCGATCGTGGACTCGTACAGCCCATTGATGCCCTCGATGTACCCGGTCATGATCGGTTCGGGGAAGATGTCCGAGTTGATGTCGGTCATGAACCCACGAGGGCCCACGCACTGTAACACCTGACCGGCTGAAGCGGTGCCCGATCGACAGGCATCCGCCATCGGGTTGCCGTTCAATTCCGGCGCCTCGGTCAACACCTTCTTCAAACGGGGGTAGCATTCCTCCTCGATGGACGCTTGAGTGGGCTCCACTTCCTTGTTGGCTTTCTGCACCTCTGGGTGATACATGATCTCCAGTACGTCGAACATGCTCATGCTGGAGACGTGGGCCGCCAAGCGGACGGTGAAGTCGTTGTAGAAACGGTTGGTGGTATCGAATGCCCATTTGGCCAAGACCTCCGGGTCCACTTGATGGTGATCATGGACCGTCCAGATCACTTTGTTGATCAACCCGACCATCAGCTTACTGCTGAAGGTTTGGCCCCCCAGATGGAACTCCTTCAAGATCGGAGTGTCGGGGTATTGTTGGATGATGTACCAGAGGTACACCGAGGTGATGGTTGCCCGGGTATGTGTTGTCAGTTCCCCATCGTCAAAGACGATGATGTGGCGCTCCTCTGGGAGCGACCACAACTCGTCAACGGTGAGGGCCAACAGATCACGCGCGTTGTAACGGTTCATCTTCTAAGCCCTTTTGTGTTACAATTACAGTTGGTTCCCACTGCCTTCCGTGTCTGGTCGGTAGACAAACTTGATGCCACGGCAGTTCAGCACGTGTTGCACCAGTGCCACCGGACGTGAACCACCAAACGGCACCTTCTTCCGATCCACCACCTTGTCGATGTTGGTTGGCTTGGGTGCTTTGAGGATTGTCTCCACGGCATGGCTGTGGGTGGTGTGGTTGTTTGACTGGTCCAACAACTCCATGGTGGCTTCTGGACCTACCGTGGAGATGTACGAACGGGTCTCGGACTCGCCCAGCGCTCGAACCGGTGCCTGCCGTCCCGGTGCGGTTTGTTTGTCGTAGTTATTGAGCTTGGCCGGTACCCCGAAGTGGTTGGTTTTCACCGAAGCCACCCCAGACCAGTCTTCCCCGGTTTTCTCCAACATGATCATGTACAGCGTACCGATCAATGTGGGGTCCACCGTGGTCACCATTTTACCCGCGTTGTCCCGATAGGTCACCGGGCCATAGTGCGGGCAGAACTCACTGTCGCGTAACTCCTTTGCCATCGCTAGGTTGTTGACCGGGTTATCGGGCGGAACCCACAGGTAGATTCCATCGTGCCAGGTCCCCTCGTCCATCAGCACCGCTTCTACATGACGCCAGTGGTCTGGGTCGTCAATCAATAGGTCCTGTTGCAGTGGGGCCACGATCTCGTAGTAACCCATCAGTTGTTGCCAAATGGACTCCACTACCTCCGTATTCTGTTTGACCGTAGCCAACTGATAGGCGGTGGGTTTGACGTTGTGTTTCAGACCCGCCTGACGACGGACTTTGTGTAGTAGGTCCCGACTGGCAGCGTTGATGAACTGTTCGTAGAAGCGACCAAAGTTCATCCGTTTAACTGTGGAGATGCCATAGATGACCACGTCGGCTCGGTTGCCGTTCTCATCCACAGGCATGTCGGCGTCCTCCATTATCTTACAGACGACGCCTTTCGTTTTGTCCAGTACAATCGCTACTTGTACCCGGTGTGCAATGACACCCGCCTTGAGTTTCCCCAAGGACCAGACTATATCTTCCCCTCAATGAGAGGCTCCCCATTTCCCTATTAACCGGTAATTAGCCGACGCCGCTTGGCGGGTACACCGTGGTGAACGGTTAGTCGTTGAACCTTCTCCGTAGCTCGCTTCACAGCGATCCGTAGGAGCTTGGCTGCGGATCACCCAATCCTCATCTCTTTTACCGTCCAGCTGATTAGACTGGCCCTACATGTGTTTCCACCGATGTAGTTGGTGTATGAGGCTCTCAGGGCGTTCCCGTCAGTTAAAGGAGACTCCTTCAGCCATCAAGGACTGAAGGGGCAATATTTCTTGTGAAGGTCCATCCATCCAAATCTATTTGCTTATCAAGTCGATTGTGAATGACGGAACGATCAACACCGAAGTGTTTGGCACATTGAGTCAAAGAGTCGAAATGCATATCCCCATCTGGATTACGTGCCAGGACAGGTAGCTTACGGCTCTCTTTGGTTTGACGCGTAACCCGGTAAAGATCCCCGGAGTAACTGTCAAGTACCTTGAACTCTTTGTTTGGGTATTTCTGATTCCCAAACTTCGCCAGCTCCGGGATTGATTTCATTGGGCTGTCGTAGAGTTGATACTCTTTAAGGAGAGCACGCGTCGAGAAGATTTCCCGACTGCTACCGTCCTCTTCCGTTACAATAACCATGTAACGTGAAGGCTTAACTCGCTCGGTTCGATTTTCGTAGAACCAGGGTGTTGGTTCGTCTTTAAACCGAAGCTCGTATTTATCGGCAACTAACTTCCCGAACATCTTTGGTCTTAAGATACTGTACGGTTCACATGCCCGTAAACCCATCGCCACTGCTGCCTGTGCCATAGAACTGAATTCCGTTATCTCGCCGGTTTCGAAATCCCGGATGCGACAAGGAATGTTGTCGTTGCGCAGACCACTATTAATGGCGTGGTAGTTGTTCCCTGAGTAGTCAGTCCACTCAAGGTTCTCGTACCAATTGTTTGTCCGATCGCCGTCTTTGTGGTTGACCACTGTAAACTTCTCAGGGTTTGGGTTTTCAACCCATGCCAACGCAACGGCTCTATGGACAGGTAGGGTTTCCGTTTTTGATCCACGGAACGTGTCTACAATCAAATACCCATCTAAAAGGTATTGGCTGAGTACAATATCTCTAACCACGGACTTCACCACACCGTCTTTACTGACAGCGTATTGATCATATCCGGGAATGCGTCTAAACTCTTTACTCTTTTTCATCTTACCTCCTAATATTGCTGGAGATAGATGAACCCTCACAAATTAATTACCACCATGCATGTCAGTGAACTTGTAACCCATGTTGGATTCCAAGCGTTTCTCGTAGGTCACCTCCACACGCCATTCGTCAAGTTGCTCCAGACGGTACATCCGGGTCAGCTTACGGCGGTCCCCTGCCACTGGCAGGAACATCTGAGCTTCCACCAACAAACGGTTAAACTCGGGAGTGATGCACAGACGCTTACCGCGCCGTTTAGCCAAGCGATTATACTCGTCCATCAGTGATTGGTAGAACACCACCTGAGCGTCGTAGTACTTCCGAGCTTGGGTGTCCATACCGACCGGCGTACTGGACGGGTTCAGTCGGTCATCGTGGTAGACATTGACATCCACGATCTTGGCCCCGGGTTTCCCGAAGAATGGTTTGTCGAACGCGTAGTCCACTTCCCGCAGGGCACGCGGGGTCATCTCTGCCACGCCAAGATCGTCATCGATCTCCCGCAGAGCAAACACTAATCCGTCGTCCCGGATGGTATCGCCAATGTCCGGGAACGGCTTATAGTGCTCGTCGTCTCCATAAAGGTTCAACGGGAACGCTTTCCGCCCCCAATTACCTACGGCCGTGTTGTAGGTTCGGGGCGTCATCCGTTCCAGGAACGTCCGGGACACCACGAACCCATCCTCGATGGTACCAGGCATGGACATGAACGCCACTTCTGCTTCCAATCCAATCCCATACTGACCGTTCTCACGGACCGCTGGGGATTTGGCCAGACGCGTCCCTTTCTCCATCATCACACGCGGACCCAGTTCGTTCCACACTTCCGGATCTTTCTCCATGCGGAACCCGAAGTCCTGGTGTAGTGACATGAAATCGTTGACTTCCAACACCCCAATGGTCTTATGTGGGTCGTAGTAATCTTCGTAGATCACCACGGTGGTGGGGTTATGCCGAATGACGTCCCGACCCATGCCGATAGGGAACTTGTGAATGACTTTCAAAATGGTTGCGTGGCAAGGTAGTGACACATCAAACGTGTCGTCGGCGTATTTGGTTTCCACGCCAGTGAAGATCCGGCGTGGGGTATTACCATCCACGATCGGGGCCTGACCGATCTGGGTGGAGAACATTGCCTTCCGGGGACCTGATGAATTTTGGAAGTAGGGGTCCATGGCGTTCACGCCAAGCATATCCACCCCAATCTCTTTACGGTTTCGTTCGGTCATTTTTATCGATCCTCGAATTACTGCAGTTATTTAAGTGTCCAACGGGATGATATAGATCTCAATGTCAATAGGAGCAACATCCATGGCTTTTACCATAGCCACCCTGAAACGCCCGCCGGGCGATGAGGTAATGTACGAACCGGAGTTCCGTACGATCCTGGAGACGCACCTGCAAATCTTACGGTACCATCCAACGACACAACGGTCGAACGTCAGTCCCGACAAGATCCATCAGTACGAAGGGGATTTCTACGGTCTGTTGGGTGAGTTGGGGGTGTCGCTCGATAAACACTGGATTTATATGCGGGTCAATGGCATGGAAAGTCCCAATCAGTTCGGTCGTCAGTTGCACAACCCCTACGTGCGGGAAATCGGGTTTACGCTATTGATGCCACCCGATGACATTCTGGCCGATCTGCGGACACTTTACCTTTCCACCAAAGTCTCAGGTTAACAAAAAAAGAGGGAGTCCCAACGGACTCCCTCTATGCCGCGTCTGCGTTACAGACTGCTACCGCCACCCATTGGGGGGTAGGGTTGATTCCCATAACCAGACGGCTGTGCCTGAGCACCACCAGCGAGCGCTTGCGCGAACGGGTTAACTGGTTGGGAAGGTTGGTTGGGTTGACCACCAGTCAGCCAGCCTGGACGCCTGGGGTCGCCGTAGCCACCACCGCCGTAACCACCACCGTAGCCGCCGTAACCACCCATGGGTTGGTTCGGTTGGCCGTAAGGCGCTACCGGACCGGGGGTTGCGTACGGGTTGGGTGGTGGTGCCGCTTGGTACGGGTTCTGCGGTTGGGCAGGCTGTGCCTGCTGCGGGTTGATGGTCTTCATGAAGTCGTCCACCGACATCCCGCTGCTTGGTTTTTCAGCCGGAGGTAGGGGGGTGGATTTCCCAGGCGTCCGTGCTTGTACGGTTTCCGATTTGATCGGCTTTTCCGTGGGTGCCTTGGTGGCCTCGGCTTCTTCGGGCGTGTCTTCCTTCGTACCGCCATCGTTACCCCGCAGGCTTGGAATCTTCTCGTAGTACTGACCGAGATTGTCCAGCTCTTCGAGGTAGCTCAGGTCGATGGGCTCCAGAGAGATCTCCATCGGCTTGGCGTACTTACGTACCACGCTGTTCAGCTGCTCAGCCACTTTCGCATACGCTCGCATGAACGCGTCGAAGAACGGCGCGATCCGCGAGTTGGACCCGGCGCTGTATTCCTCTGGGCTGTCGCCGAATGGCATGATGTGATGGAAGAGCGCCTGCAGCGTCGCGCGGTCTTTCTTACGCAGCTTGATGCCGAAGGGCTTTTCCTCGTTAAGCTCGTCCATGATTGGGAAGCGAATCACACACAGGCGATTCATCTTCTTCCCATCCACGGTACCGCCATTGCGCAGGTACAGCGTGATTAGCTTGTTCTTCTGCACGGCCTTACCAATCAGCGTGTCGAAGTCCTTGAGGGTTTTCGCATCCGCATTGGACACTTTCTTCAAGTACTCACTGCACGCCGGTGGGAGGTCCTTGTGCAGACTCGGGTCGGAGGCCACCGCAAGCAGTCGCAGTGACAGCTCGGTGAAGTAATGGGCCAGCACCGCTTTGGCCGTCCGCTGCATGTTCTTGATCACCGGCGACGCACTGCGCCGCGCGATGTTCTCAGACAGCGGATGGAACGGTTGGAGGTCCTCACCGAAGCCTTCCCGGAGTCGCTGCTTGGTCGGCAGTACCAACCGACGGCCATCCACGACTGTCGGGGTAGCGCGACCTTCCGGGTTCAGGAAGCTGATGAGGTCATCGTCGTCCACCTGGAAACGCAGAGCGCTCAGGGATTTCTTATAAAAGTCCTGTATCGTTGCCATTGTTAAAACCTTGGTTGTTGTACGGGTTGGAGGGATAACCATTGCCTACCATCGGTTCCTGGTGTGGACCGTTGGCCGGATGGGGCGGCTGATGTCCAAAGGCTTGATCGAACGGTTGGCCTTGGGCACCGACAATGCCCGTCTCACGAGCGTTGGGGATTGTGTGCTCTACCAAGTACAGCAGGTCATTGGAAATGTCCTGCGGACGCTGGCGGTCACGGGTGATCACCGGAGCGAACAGCGAGTCACTGAACGTGGGTGCCACGTAACGACGCACGGGTTCCCCGTCCATGGCAATGTCAATGACACTGTCGCCGGCCAGATCCGAGCTCATGCTGATCTGGAAGCCGATCTGATTGCTCATGGTGACGGTGTTCAGCACGTCGGTGATCAAACGACGCTGGAACTCCTGCAAGGGCGCGATCATCGACAGGCCAGGAACCACACCGGTGGTGCCATTCTCGTGGAAGTCAATGAGGTATTCGCCCAAGCCATGGCCGTTGGTTACCGCGAAGCTGATGGTGCGGATGTAGTTGTCCATCATGATGGACGGGACTACCTGCGCCAGCGTACACGCGGCCAACGTCATGTTGTCGGAACCGGTCCAATATTCACTATCCTGCGCCTGATTGACGCGACGAATGCTGCGACCATCGTCCAACGAGTACTTCGTGGTGTGCTGAACTTCCGGGAACATCTGTTGTAGGTCCTTGAACTTCACGTACCCGCGCTCCATGAACTGCGCCTCGTCTTTCAGACGGGAGAAGAACATGTTCTTGTGGATGTCCTGGTTCGCGGCGTGGCTCTGAGCTTCGCCGTACAGTACTTCCTGATCACCCACACCGATGCCTTCCTCTTCCATCTGAGACTCCTTCACCGCGTGACTGTACGCGGACAGGGTGTCTGAGAGGTAGCGGGACGGCGAGGTGTCACGACGACGGGAGTACTTATAGGTGCCACCATGACCCACCGTGTTGCGGGAGTCCATGACCAGATCAATACCGCCTTCAAACTGACCGGACTGCATCAGTTTTTCCGTCACACTGCGAGTCTGACCCATACCGAACACGTCTTCCGGACGGATCAGGTACGAGGACGGGCTCTGGTAGTACGCCGAGAAGTTCGACGCCGGACCGAACATGTCCAGTGGGGAGATGATCTGGTTTGCCGCCAGCACGATCGGCTCGGACACCGGACCATTGGGAGTGTTGCGAATGTGATCGGCAATCACCGTTTCGGAGTTGAAGTACACCCGCATTTCCGGGTCCAGGTGGTTGATGGAGGCGTCCGAATGGTCCGTGTAGCCGAACAGGATGCGCTGCACCCGCTGACCGGCGTTGAACGGATGTTCTTCCACCACCCGCATCAGAAACCGGAACCGGCGGGACGCCCAGCCTTGCTGAATGTTGACGTTGGCCTCCGGCGTGGCGGAGGGCCGGATTACACTGCCAGCAACTTCCTCCACAGCGGACACGCCCAGGTTGCGACCACCACGGGTCGAACGCTCCAGCGCGTTGATCGCCTCGGCTTGGATGTTGGTGGTGAACGGCCGGAGGTTCTGCTCCTGGTAGGTCCCGGTCTGCGTCAGAATAAAATCCGCGATCGAGATATTAACGTTTAAACCGTACATGGGGTTCTCTCTCTTTTGCAGTTAAAAATTCACAATCAGCTTACTGATTGATCTTTGCCAAGTCTAGCACCAGTTCAGTGATGCGGTTCTTAATGGCGGGTGGTACCGCAACCACGCCGCGTCCCTCGGTTTGTTGCGCCAGCTGACGCAGTTCGAGAGGACCGTGGTAGTACCAGTTGCTTTGCATGATCAGACGCGTGACATTGTTGATGCCAATGGCTGCGATGTTACCGCTGCGGTTGTTGATTTCGCCCGTGCCTGCTTTCGGGCGTTGTGGTTTAACGTGTGGGTACGCCACCATCAACTCATCAATGTACTTGCGTGAGATCCGCGTGTTGCTCCGAGGTTGCTGGGTAATGCCAGGGATGTTCTGCTCGGTCGTATTGATCTGTTCGACCTGCAACAGAATGGCGATGTCCAAGTAACCCCAATGCCACAGCAGTGCTTGAGCTGCTGCGAGTAGTCGTTGTACCGCCGACTTTTGGATATGGTAAAACGCTCTGGGTGGAAACGCTTTGGCCAGTACCCATTGGGCCAGTCGAACTTGGTGTGGGTGGATTTGGAGTTTGTCCACATCCGGAAGAATCGCTGTGGTCTGTTCGATCAGTTTCAGATCCACTGTGGGATCGACGCGTTGGGCGATCCCTGCGATGTTCTCACTATACACCGTGAAGTGGACGGCGTCGCCATCAGCAATACGTTGTTTGACTTTGTAATTTTCCAGCAGCGACGTCTTATCGTCTTCGTCTTGGCCTTCATCTTCGGGGGTTTTCTCCTTCACCTTGTCGGTCGCCCGACGGTCGGTGGGTTTCATGTTGGTACGAACGTAACGGTACACGTTCGCAATGATTGAATGGGTGGCAGTGTGGTCCGTGAGCGGGACGATGGTCAACCGACGCACCAGCACCTTCGCTTGGAACCACAATGGGATCTCTGCCGAACCCATACCTTTCCACAGACGGCCGAGAGACACCGGGCCGTCTTCGGTGGTGATCTTGATGTAGTTGAAGAGCTTGTCAAAGGCCGGCTCTTCGATGGGGTAGTTCACCAATTCGGTTTCGGTGATCAACCCCACCACTTCCATCTCTTTATAGAGGTCGTTACCAACCCCTTGACCACCTTGGTCGATGTACTCACCAAAGATGGGGAGCAGCGGACGCAGTGCTAGGGCCAGGGTGGCCAGATCGATGTAGTGGGATTTCACGTACGTCTGATCTTCCCGCTTGTACCGCGCGTCTTCCTCAATGGCGTCGGGGATGTCCGACGGCACGTACAGGCCACCACGGGTCAGCAGCCATTTAGACATATCCGACATGGGCATTTTCTGAAACATCAGGGTGATGTGCTTCTTCAGGTATTTGCCAATGTGGAACGGATCAAGAACCTGCTCCAGGTACTCCTTGATTTCTTGATACTGGGACCAGACGTGGTCTTGGACTTCTTCGCCCGCCCATTCCCAATACTCGTTAATCTCTTTGAACACCTGAGTGGGGTCGGCCAGTTTCACTTTACCGTAGGTGCTGGTGTTGAACGTCAACCGCGCACCTTTGTGAACCGCTGCGACCTCCGTAAACCCATCGCCCTGTGTTTGGGTAACTTCAAGATGCATACCTAAGCCTCTTTGCGGATCGTTTCTTTGACTCACTTATTCAGGCGAGTCACCACGTGGATTATGTAGGTTTGATTTTTTATTCAATTGGGGGTAGGGCACAAACCCCAGAGCCACATGGTCCCTGGGGTTTGTGTGAATGGAAGGTTAGAGGAAATCCTCGAAGCTGTCGGCGTTCTTGAAGCTATCGCCACCACCGGACGGTTGACCGCCGCCGCTGTTGCCGCCGCCATACTGCTGACCGCCACCACGGTTCTGGTAACCTTGACCACCACCGCCGCCTTGGGCTGTCGGTGCCTTGGCCACGTTCTTACCGTCTTCGTTGAACTCGGAGACCAGAAGTTCAGCAACCAACTTGGAATACATGTTCACAAAGCTGGCGCAGTACGCGTTGCTGACCTCAGCCTGACTGACTTCGGAACCATCGCCGTGTTTCATGGCGTGGAATTTGGACGGGCCGAAGAAGAACTGGATCTTCGGTCGGTTGTAACCCAATACGGCGATGTAGATGCGACCGGTTTCACGATCACGCCCGCCTTTTACACTGGCCACGGTTACCGGCTTGTCGAGCTTCTTACCACCGACGAAGTCGTCGTTGTACTCGAAAGTGAACGGCTCATCACCACCGTCGGCCAGTTTCTGGAACCGACTCATGATCGCACCAAAGGTCGGCAGATCCATGTTGAAATCAATACGACCGTTGTTCCGGTCATCGGGGACGTTGGTCTTAACAACAAACCGAGGGACGTTACCAATCACTTTGGCGCGGAAGTTCGGGCGCTTCGTAGCACCGGCTACCGGCTCGGCAAAGAACCACGTGGACATGACGTCCAGCGGATTGGGTTTGATGGGGGGACGTTGGTCAGCCATGTGTATACTCCAGGTCAATTATGGTTTATTCCGTTGAGACGACGACATACGCCTTTAAACACATCGGGCGTCTGCGTGCTTGGGTTTCTCGTATGATAGCGACGCGGAGTAATTTATCCGGTGCGTATCGTGAGTTCCCGGTAGACGTTCTTAAGGCCCTCACCGCCGTAGCGGAGAACGTCGTTCTGGATCTTTGGCACGGTGGTGATCGCCGACCACTTCCGCACCATCGCCAGTTGTTTTACTTCGTCACGGAGTTTCTTGGGAAAGCTATTCAGCAAAGTACCTTCGCCGAACAGTTGGAGGGTGAACTCATTCACGGGGAGTTGATCCTCTTCGTCAACGCCGTTGAGTTTACTGCTCCACTGCCCAACCGACTTCACTTTACCGGTGTGGGATTCGAGTAAGAACAGACGTTCAAACTGAAACCGCCACAGTAGCTCATGAGGGTAATGGGTCAATAACGCCACGGTGGTTTGTTGCATGGGCGGTTTTCGGTTCACGGTAAGGACCGGGATCTTCTCCGAGCTCAGCATGTCCAACAACAGCTTCAACACCAACTGCTCATAATTGTGGTAGTGTCGCTGCTTTTCGGTTCGGGGCGTTTTATGCTTGGCATTGGGGAATTGCCATTTGATGTCGGACAGGTCGTTCTGGTACAGTCGAATGCCGTAGCGGCCTTTCGCTTGCTGGCGGATGATGTCAGGCAGGGACTGAATCTCATCGTAAATCACCTGCGCCGACATTTCGATGGAGGCCTTTTTGGAATTCTCCACCGTCATGGCCGCGTAGCAGTTGCGGATCAGCGTCCTCAGGTTGACCCACACCTCTTTGATGCGGGCGTAGCCGGACGGGTGTCGGGGCTGGTTCGGGTGTATCCCGAACAACCCCTCGAACGCAAGTGATGTCCCGATGGATAACGGAAACTGCCCAGTTTCACGTTCAATGTAATCCACTGAGTAGCTCCTTTAGTCGGTGAGTGCAATTGGCCACGAACGCCGTGTCCAACCCTTGACGTTCCAGTTCCTGTTCGGCCAAGCCTTCGATGCTGTCCTTGGTGATCGGAATGAACTCTTCCATGTCCGTGTTCATGAAGGTGTCCAGAACACTTTCCTTTTTGACCTTCTCGCGATCCTTAACGATACTCCATTCGAACTGTGGATAGAGTTTCACCAACCCATCAATATCCCCAGCCGCTGCGTCATGTGGTGAACACCGTAGACGTATGGCGCTACCTTTAGGGAGTGTTTCCACCACCTTACGAATCTTGACGTTGAGTTCCTTGGTATCCAACCCCGTGCAGTCGAGCGTGTCGTACCGCTTGGCGCCTTTGTTCTCCACAAACACAACGTCGTAATCGTCCGGTCCCCGGACACGGACATCGTAATACCCTTTGGGGCCCTCTTCGCCGTGACAAATCCGATCATATGAACCGGCCGCCAAGATGCGTTCGAGTTGAGTCATCAGGTGTACGTGGCCGATGAGGATGAAGTACCGAACCAACGACAAGTACGTGGCACTGTCGTGGGTGGGTTCTTTCACAATGCTGGGAAGTTGGTATTCAAACGCCCCATGCATGATGGCGTAATCCACCTGTTCCAGCCCCTGCTTGCGCATCAACAGTTTGACCTCTTCCAAGGTCTCCGTCGTGTCTGGGCGCCATTTGTCGGGGATGTACAGGATGGTGATGCCAAACCGCTCGTTGTGTTCGATCTCCAGTTGGGTGGCGTAATACAAGTCCACGTTGATCTTGGCGTTCTTGGCTTGTTCCACAAAGAACCGGGACTGTCCCCGGTCGTGGGACGGCGTACCCTCGACGATTCGAATGGCCACGTCCAAGTACGCACAGCGGTACAATACCCGGGTGATCCACCGGTTGATCAAATGCAAGCTGTCATCGGCGTTGTGCAACAGCCGATCGAACAAGTCGCCGGTGATGATCAGCATGTCAACGTCTTTCAGGACTTGGTCGTTGGTGCAATACCGGTCCAGGTTTTCGATGATCTTGGCCGTCGGGGTCTGGTGGTGTCCTAGATGAACATCCCCCAAACTGACGAACCGAAAGCTGCCCGGTGACTTCGTCGCATCAATCTTCATATTCGTCGTCGGAGAAGGATGAGTTACTGGTGCTCTGAGGCGCTGAGGAGCCCGCTACGGGGTTTGTTTGGTTCATCTGGGGAACGCCAGGGAGATCCACCATTTGGCGCCCATAGCGAGCGAGAATGTCCCTGATGGGGTAAATGACCGTCTCCAGGTAGTTCGGACGTTGGGTCATCTGCATCATGAAGTCTCGGATCTTCTGATTGATTCGGCGACCACCCAAATCCACGTCCCGATTCAGCGTCCGCATGAACGCTTCCGCCGTCATGCCGGAACCGTAAGCGATCGTGGTCACTGGGGACTGCACCAATGCCGGTACCGTAAACAGGATCTGGTTGCGGTCCTCGTTCGACACCACGTTCAGTGGTTTGGTCAACTCGCCCACGTAGATAGCGTACTGACGCAGTGCGTCCTCACCAAACGGGTTGGCCAAGATGTCCACCACTTCCCGTTGAAACTGATACTCGGAGATGACCGGCAATTGGCGCCGCTCTTCTTCCAGGATTACCGACAATGAATCGCCGAGCAGGAGCTCTTCATGAGTCTTTGCTTTTTGTTCCATGAGACACAGCCTTTTTATTTTCGAGTTTTAACAAAGAGGTTCACTTCCACCGGGTGATCCACGCCAAGACCCCGGTCGATCAACCATTCGGTCGCTGGAACCAACAGTTCGGCGGGGTAAGGTTGGGGTTTGAATTCCCCATCCACCATGATGCCTGCTTTGGCTTGACCGTCGATCAACATCAACCACAGCGTCTGGTCGTTGCGTTCAGACTCGTCCGGGACGGTTTGAATAACGACTTCTTTACTGGGTGGTGTGGGGTTGACGCGTTCTTGGTAACTCTTACCAATACCGGTAATGGCCGAGCCAATGCTTTCGAAGATGTTAACCGTCTGGCGGTGTTGGATCGTGGTTAACTCAAGGATCGACCGCTCCAGCCGTTGGACCCGTTTGGTCAACGCCTCGTTCTGTTCGGTCAGTTCTTCCACCCGTTTCAAAAGCATGTGTGGGTTGTGGGGTGCCATTTCCATAGGTGGAAGTTCGGGCGGTTCACTGTCCATGTTCCCGACCGTCACCTCATCGGCTTTTTTATCCGTCATATGTGTACCTCAATTACCCATTGTTCAGTTTCGCAATCTTACTGATCCGGGAATCGGTTAACACAACGCTGCGTCCCAGCGAATACTCCCGGCCATTCTCACGTACAATACACCAGAAGCGTATTGTTAGTTCGTTCGGTTTCTCTGGGTCAGGCTCGGAGACAACCACGCGCGACGTGGCGCTGTCATCAAAGTACCGCTCCATCAAACCTTCCAACGCGTTGGAAATCTCGGTTTCCAACTTCATGGGGTTCGACCCGAATTCTTTCACCAAGTACTGGAGCGACACAATCTGCCCTTGATGGAGGACTGACTGTGAATACTCGCTGGTGATGAAATACGACAAGGCAAAATCGCCTTTCTCCTCGACCGTGGATATCCATCCGATCGACGACAGTGTAGGAACACTTTTACCCATGACTGTTTCTCCTTTGCGGGTTACCATACTATCCTTCCGTGGACTAAAAAAAAAATAGGAAAGCGGTGGGTATGGTCCCCACCGCCGCATGTTACCCGAAAACGATCCAGCCGTTGCGGGTGTTGATCAGCCCGGACAACCAACCAAAGGAGTCGGTTTCCCCCGGGCTCACCCGGAAACCTTCGTATTCCAGTTGGTTCATTGCCGCGTACTTAGGCGCACCATTGTCGTCGATCAATTCATGGTTGGCCATGGAGCAGATCTGTTCCAACAGTTCTCTGGCCTCGGGCGTGTAGCGGTCAACGTGCTCGCTCTGAGCCGAGACATACTCGTATTCGAACTCGGACATATCGGGCAAGCTGTCGTACTTGCGCAATAGATCGACCAGCTCTTGGTACGGGGAACCTTCAGTCGTCATTGTTTTGTTTCCTTCAACAAAGTGAAAAGGGGATTTGAGTAACTCAAGTTACCATGAGTGTAATATGTGTCTTAAAAAAGTTTCAATCCAACGGCATAGAAAGGGCCCGGATCGGGGCCCTTTCCTTATTACCGTTAGAGGTCGTTGCCTACCGGTGAGGTGGGGTCTTCCCCGCCTTCGTCTAACAGACGTTTCACCACATCCCACGTATTCAGGATGTCGATCTTCTCGTGCGTTGACAGGTTGCGTTCGTCCTCTTCCATGTAGTCGATGAAGTGACGGATGACGTAACTGGACTCGTCTTCGAATTCCAGTACACCGTCCATGACGCGTCGGTAGTCGAAGTGCATCGCACCCCAAACGTCGCCGTGGAAGTTGGTGTAGTTGTCGCCGTACGCTTCCACTTCTTGGTTCAGGTACCGCTTGCGCAGATCCGGCTGAGCCATGATCATCCGCTGCATGACCGGCGAGGCGGTCTGGATCGACTCCAGCGTCCGCAGTGGTTCGATCACGTTGCCCGACCACACATCGTCGCTCTTGGTCCTGAGGTTCCGCAGCATCTGCAGCGCTTGCGATTCGGAGATCGTCTGATACAGGCTCCGGGCCCGATCAAAGAACGCCCGGCTGGTGTTGGTCAGGTTCTGCTGAACCACCTCGGCCCGTTCGGCGAACCACTGTCGGGTGGCTTCGTCGGGGCGTCCACCGGCCATGATGTCAATGAGATCGGCACCGCCTGGTACGTACTGTGCCATGATCACCCCCCTTGGGTTTTAGGCCCCACTTTAAACTGTGTGGTGAATTCACCGATCCCATACCCGTTGGTGTCGTCGATCTGAATCAACGGTTCAACGGCAAGATCGTCTACGGTAAGGAGATCCCGGTTGGCGTGTTTCGGGAAATCCCCATCCATCGAAAACACTCGAACGTTTTCAAAGCCTTGCGTCAGCAGGGCGTCCGTGATGATCACTGCGATGGCGGTCTTACCAATGTGAGGCAGGTTGCTGGTCACAGAGATATTAACTGTGGGTTGCGTTTGCTTGTCCTCGCCCAAAGTCACTTTCATCGTCCCACCTTCGGCGTCGGGATTGTGTGGCTTTGTTGCGTTCGGTTCGTTTTGTTGCATTGCAGTTTCCTTTTATTAGGCCGACAGGTAGTCGGCATGTAGCCAGTTGACCACGGTGTCCACCACTGGACCCTGAAGCTCCAAGTTGCCTGAGATCTGACGCGGTATGTCCGGCGACAACACCCACAGATGCGGGGCCAGTCGTGCGGTGGCGCGACGCATCTCATTATCCAGGATCAGGATCATGTTCAGCTGGTCGCCATCGAAGTCAGCGTTCGGGGCCCGGAGCGTCAAGACCGACATCGACACGGTGTTGTCGTTCACATCCGTCTTCACCCGAGTGATCCGAAACTGCTGGGTTGACCCCCGTTGCAGGGTCGGGTTACGCTGGAACACACACGCAGGACCACCGTCCGGTGCCTCGTTGATGAGCTCCTGGAACAGCTCGTCCAACAGTGGGTTGTAGCGTAACACATTGCTGTAGATGAACTCCAGTGCGCCATTGGCACTGTAGCCGCGCTTCAGCAGTTTGTTGGCTAGATGGTACTTGAACAGCTGGGTGGCCAGCCCCCAAGGGATGTGCAGTTCGTCTCCTTCGTGAGGATCGGAAATGGAGGTGATAACCGCCCGAGCACTGAAGTGCAGTCGTGACCCGAACACATGCCGCCGATACATCCCCGGCTTCTTCGCCAGACGGCTGCGTGTGTATTCGTGGTAGAACTTGGTCAGTTCACGGACGGACTTCGCCACCCGATTCTGAACCACGGTGGGCTTGTACGGCACCGGTGCCGACCGTATGGACGCGATGGTCAGTACCGCATCCATTGCCAGTCCCAACGGTTTGTCGATGTAAACCCCACTGGTGGTGGACTCCACAACGAAACACACCTTGGATGGAATCGGCAGGTGCTTGGGGAAGAACCGTGCCTTGTTTTCTTGAATGAACCGCCACAACTCCCGCTTGTTGGTTTTGTTGGAATCGATGACGGAGGCGTTGAACAGAAAGTCCATGATCTCATCGAAGTGTTCGATGAAATTGTTCCATCCCCGAGGGATGTTGTTGGACACCAGCTTGTTGATCTTACGCCGGGTCTCTTTCGAGTTGATCCGGTTGATGTCGTACCGATAATCCGTGTTGGTCAGGAACTCCAGGATGTTGAACTCCCGAACCCGCATGGCCGGTTCCAGGACCATCCACGCTTCCGGACTGAACAGTGCCTTCACCCCTTCCGGCGCTCGAATCCACAGCATGGATTCTATCGGACGATCGGTCGTGCTTTGGACGGGGGTATTGCAATCCGAGCAAACAACGCCAATCCGGTACACCTTGGTCAATCGACCGCAGTCACACGAAGCGGCTTCTTCAATGACATCGGTTCCTTGGTAGTGCGTGTACAGATGTCGATCCAATGCCTCCTTCTCTTCCGGGATACTGGTGTTGTAATCGTTGACCACAATGGGTTCGATATCGAGCTGCATGAACTCTTCATCGAAGTCAACCATCTCGGTATGTATGCCCATACGGAGTTCTCCGTTCTGAGGTTAGGAACAAAAAAAGAGAGGGCCCGAAGACCCTCTCTTAGTGGTTGCCGATCGTTACCGATCAGTACATGCGGCCGCTGGAAGTCACACCAACGTGAGCCGGACCGGAGGCCGGACCGTTGTTGGCTTGACCGTAACCCATGTTGGCGTTGCGGCTTACTGTGTACTGGTTGATCATGGTGTTGCCCACGAAACGCTGAGCGCCCATGACGCTGGTAACGTTTTCCATGTCCACGTGCAGACCTGCTTCGCGAGTTGCTGCATCCAGCGCCTCGATGGCCGCCGGGGTCAGCAGCAGGCGAATTGCACGACCAGTGATCTTCAGGCCCTTGTCCAGGAACTGACGTTCGTAACGCTCACGCTGCTGCAGACGTACGCCCGGAGGCATGGTGTTATCGCACAGGGTGCGGTACCATTCCATGAAGTCGGACACGTTGCCCTTGGTCAGGTTCAGCATGGCCAGAACGTCCAGATCGCGGATGTCCCGCTTCTCACCGTCTTCACCGATGTAGTAACCGGTGTGCACTTCCTGGCCGTACGGGATCACCAGAGCGTTTTCCCGCGCGTTGAAGTGAGTGGAGAAACGACCACCGGTCAGGTTGTCGGCTGCCTGGATCAGCTTCTGGTTCGCCTTCTGCTGGTTAGGACCTTCGAAAGCTGCGTCCACGAAGTAGTTCTCGATGGCAGCGTGATCACCAACCGGGTCGACGTCCATCAGGAACGACGGGTTCGGACGAACCAGAGCGGTCATCAGTTTCACGAAGTCCTCGTCGGTGAAGCTATCGGACTTGGTTTCGATCTTCTGACCGGCCTGAGTCATGTAGCCCAGCGCGCCGATGTCACGAGTGTCCACACCTTCCTTACCAACCTGTGGCAGGAAGCTACGAACCCACGCAGTACCAGCAGTTACGCGGTAAGCGTTGGAGATCGCCAGCAGGTACAGCTCGGGAGTCTGTGCCTGAATCCAGTCCGCCTGAGACACGTCAGTGATGACGAAGCTCGGAGTGAACAGTTGGGTTTCGGGCTGCTGCTGACCCCAGGCCACTTGCTGCTGCTGCGGCGCCGGTGCGTATTCCAGGTTGATGAAGCCTGCCACGCTGTTGAACGAGGTTTCACGCTCGTAGAAATCTTCTTCCTGGGAAACGTTGGCCACGGCGCGGTTCATGGTAACAACCACGTCGCTACGGACCGGGTGACCGACCACGTTGTGGACCTGCTCACCAGTGAAGTCGATTCGCGCAGTCAGACGCTCTTCCTGACGCTTGAACAGCTCGATGGAGAACGGATCTTCGCCCATCAGACGAGCGATGATGTCATCGCAACGGTTGACAGAAGAGATCAGGATGCGGGAAACATCCATGTCGTCCTTGAAATCGAAGTCGGCCGGTACCACCAGCGGACCAGCATCGACCACGGTCATGTCCTGGACGCCTTTCGCACGACGCAGGAAATCGGTGATCCGGTTCCAGTACACATCGTTGAACACGTCCTGGGCACGGGTCGGGATCTCGATCCGCTGGATGCCGTTCTGCTCGATGCGCGGTTGCAGGCGGATGCCTTCAGCTTCCAGCAGCAGCGTACGAACCACGGTGTACACCTGACCTTGCTGCTTGATGGATTTGGTCGCCAGGATGGCCGGCAGGCCAACGCGGTTGGCATCGCGGTCGAAGCGGATCAGCTCAAAGTCGTCCTGCAGAGCTTGGGACTCCAGGAGTACACGACGGGTTTCCTGCAGACCGCGCAGGGCCTCAGAAGAGCGGGACTCGCTGCGATCGTAAGAGCCGGAACGACGCAGGTGTTGGTTCAGGCTGCCCATGCCCATGCGGCCTCCCTGGGGTGCAGCGCCACCGGCGGTTTGCTGGTTGGCGTACGGGTTCTGAGCGGTACGTTGCTCAGCACCGGACTTCGGCTGCTGAGTGTTGTTCGGTTGCTTTTCGTTTTCGTCATGAATAGCCATTAGCGGCTCCTTTTGCAGTTTGTCAGTTAACCTGTGAGATGCGTCGATCTCTAACCAATACCCACGGCATTGTCTTGCATGTGATATATGTCTGAAGTTTTTTTCATTACAAACAAACACCAAATGCCTTGTGTCGGGGGCATAACCTCTTAAGTCCAGGATCGTAATCCCAGACGAGAGACAACTTCTCTCTATAGGATGATACAGAGAGTAGTTTTTATTTTATTGATCGTCGGTATCTTCCGACGCGTTGTTTTCTTCTGGACGTTCGACTTCTTTGTCCACCACATCCAACGTCAGACCCTTGGATGCCAAACGCATATCCACATAAGTAATGACTTTACCGTCATTTGTTTGGTCTGCGATATACTCCCGGATTTCATCGAACAGTTCCAACAGGGTCTTGGAATCCTGAGTGAAAGTTGTGATGTGCGGGTAAGTGGGGACCTCGTTCGGATCTTCAAACGCAAACGATGCGACCACCGCTGGCTTTTCCGGAGTCACCCGCCAGCTCTTGTTATCGGTACGGTGTTTTTGCAGCACCTCGTTGGTTGGGATGTTCTTTTGTTCACCCCCTTTACTTTCGAGCATCAGGGACTGTTCTACGATCCGGAGCTCTTCAATCGCTTTGCGAACCGCAGCGAGACTTTCGTTTTTCATCGTTGACTCCTTTTTAGTTGTGCAGTGTGTTGCCTGCACCCGGATGATATAGATCTTAAAACCTTTGGAAACAGGACATACGTCATGCATCAGTTTTTCCGCGAACCACCCAGACGTAAAACCGGTGCGCTCGTTTACCCCCAGTTGGCTTTTCTTCGGCGGTTCTACACCCGGTCACTGAACGACGTCCGAGCGTACTATCGACGTAACCCGAAACGGGTGGATTCCGACAACCTCCTAGGTCGGATTCTTATGCACATACCACGGCGGTGGGACCTGGACGACGAACGGTATCGTCGGTTTGTTGAGGACGCGTCAGTGGGTGTGGCTCGTGCGTTTAACATCACCTCCAGTACGTATCGTGGGCGTGTACATGAAGCCGGGGTGAGTCTTGGACCTCAGACCGATGAGATCCTGATCGCCTCGGAAGGCAACACCGATCTGAAACGGGCCGATCGGGAATGGAAGGACTGGGCTCCGTTTACGTTCCTCTACCACACCCGCACCGACTTAGGGATGCCGGTTCCGAACAACAAACTCCCCGGTAAGGGCTGGGGCGTGTCGGTCATTGACATCCCACTGTTGGCCATCCAGTATCGGTATTGGTTGAAAGCCAAGGCCGAACAATACGATCAGCCCGAAAGCGTGTTTCGATTCATTGGCAGTTTTGTGTTACCCAACAGTCTGGCGAGTTATCTGGACATTGCGGTCTTCAATCGCGTGGCCCGACTCTCCCGTGGGATCGGCATGCCGAAGTACCCAACACCGCATCCGTTCTATCTGGCCGATTACTCAGGTCGAGTGGATCGATTTGGCAAATGGCTGCTTGACAGTCAGGCTTGGCGGGATGTGGACATCGAGCAAATCCCTTACCGGACCCCGATGTTGATCAAAGAAAACCTGTACCAAGTCATGGAGCTGCCAAAAGACCCGGTCAGTCGACACAACGACTGGGCATTGCAGATCGCACGGCTACCGTACATGCGTTACATCCTAGAGACCGGAGTGAAACAGCACAAAGGCGACCGGACGTACCTCAACAACCTGTACACCAGTTTGGTGGATGCCAGCAACGACAGCATCTTCTCTGGTGTCGGCAGTCCCGCCGTTGTCAAGCAGTACCGCAAAGAGATTCGTGACCTTATTGACCACCTGGACAGTAAGGGCCACGGTTGGGGTTGAAACATCACTTGCATTAAAAGGAATCGCTATGGAGCTTAAAACCGAAGCGGACGTAAAAGAAAAAGTATTGACTCTGGTTGAATACTACAAGGGGTTGAAACCCTTGGACCTGATCGGAAAACTGTCGGAGGAAGAACGCGCCTTGTTCTCCGGCCAGTTCCTTGAACAGATGGTTCAAGACGGGGAGCTAATGGAACTGGAGTTCACACTCCCTCACGACCCAGACGTTGTACACTCCTTCTTGGTCCCCATTGGAACGGGACTGAACGTCCGGTACGCCGTCGCCCAAGAAGAAGGTGCGGTACCTACCACGGTTTTGCACTGACGCAATAAGGGCCTTCCTCTAAGCAGTCCACGGTGGCGCTTAGAGAAAGGCTTTATGTCGTTAATAGTAGTCGGACAACAGTCGTGCGAGTTTCTTGTCTTGCTTGAAGATTCCCAACGACTCCAACATCAGGTAGTATACCCCCATGGTGTTAAAGATGAGTTTGCGGGTGTCGACCCCGGCGATGATCTCTTTCGGTATCCCGGTGGTTTCCACCACTTCCTGTGGGATCAACAGGGTTGACAGGTTGGTACGCCGGCGCTGAAGCAACCATTCTTTGAGGCGCGTGGCCAATCTGTCGTTGCCCATCCGTTTGCACCACTCCTCGATCTCCGTCTTGTTGCTGGCCACCAGTGAGACCTTAACCACCGAGTACGGCGGCTCTTTGGTCTTACCCAAGAACGGGGCGAACACATCCCGCCACAACTCGTACTGCATGTAGTTTGACACTTCCGGGTTCTTGTAAGACTCTTTGGACTTTACCTGACCGGACGTCATGTACTCGTACGAACCGCTCTGGACACTCGACGCGATCTCCCGTTCAATGTCCGCCACCTGCTTCAAGATCTCCCGCATGTTCAGCTTTTCTTCGGCCTTAATGGTACCGATGATGTCTTCCATCAGATCCTTGGCCCCATCGTTGATCTTCTTGGGAACCTTTGAATCACGCAGACCCACGCCTTTTACTTCCAGCTTGGGTTTGGGGAACATCAAGCCTTCTTGCGCGTCCTGAGAAGCGTAGTAGTGCTTGGACCGAGTCGTCATTGACAACACGGCAAAGTAGAACTCGTTCTTCATGGCCAACAGGCGCAGCTTCTTCTTCGACACGCCCATGTTTGCCGACTGGATCGCCAGAATGTGTAGCATGAGTTCGCTGACCAAGAATACCATGGCGAACACCACGCGTTGGGCTTCCACCGCGTAACTGACGTGACCGAAGCACTGTTCGACCCAGTACTGCATGGTGAACATGGTCGAGTCGGTGTCCGATACCACCGCTGCCTTGCGGTACGCGCTGGGGAACGCGTGAATAGAACTGGGCACGGTCTTGGTCAACCAGAATGCGTGGATCATTGACTTGTATTTGTGTAGGACGTTGATGACGTTCAAGCCGCTGCTCTTGATCATCTCGTACACCTCTGGCGCTTCCTCCAGTAGTGTCTCCGTTTTCCGACCGTCCACTAGATCGTAACACAGGAAGTTTGCGAGCATCTGCACATCGTCGTCACACGACTTGAACTCTTCGTCCGTCACCCCAGCATCGGGACTTCCCACCGACGACAGCTCCATCAAGAAGTTCACCACAAACTTGGGGTTGTGTTTGTGGAGGTGGTACAGGTCGGCAACATACACCACCGCCGCCCGTTCAGTGGGGGTCATGGTTTCAGCCATGTTCATAATGGATTGGAGGTGCTCCTCACCGTCCCAATACTGCACACTCGAATACCGCACGCAGTCCACCACGTCCTTGGGGGTCGGGTATACCAGATCGAATTCCCGACACGCTTGATCAATCAGTTCAAGGTCGGCCCCATTAATCAGTGATAGAATGTTCGACTTGGTAATTTCCGGGTTGTAGTAATGGCGGTTCCCGGCGATGAACTTTTCGTTGGCGGCATTGGCGTAGGACGTGGCCGTCCGACACGTGGACGTCAGCGAGCTGTGGGTCGACTTGTAATAAAGGATGGTGGCGGTTGACACCGTCGCACCGGAGTAAGAGTTGTTGTTGATCTTCAGGTTATTCTGTTCACCCTTCTTCACCAGCGCCAATTCGTCGTCGCCGTTGCGTTCGGCCTCGAACATCTGCCCTTTGACTTTCTTCCGTTTACCCACCCCTTCTTCGATGTACTTTGCATGGGTGGAGGCTTTCTGATCTTCCGGCATGTAGGCCGCCATGCTGGGCGACAACAGCAGGTTGTTCTTGGTCACACGGGTCAAGAACTGCATGAAGCTTTGGGTGGTTGGTTCCCGATCGCCGTTTTCGTCTTTCGACAACACCAACGCTCGGGGATCGTTGAATCCGTTGGGTTTTCCCGGATGTACCCGAGACCGCACATAATCCAAACAGGTATCAAACGACTGACCGGTCTGAAGTTGCAGGTACTTGGCGGCATCGTCGTAATAGCCGGCAATGATGTTCAGGTCGCGTTGATAATTGTCGTCGGGTAGTACAAATGGGTTTTCCATGGTTTCTCTCCTCTGCCTATCACATTGGGTGAGGGCGTATTTGTTTCACCGGTGCGACGGCAAAAAAGAACCGCCCCACGACGGGGGCGGCGAAGACGCATGTTTACAGGGCTTAGGAACACACGTGGAGACGCTTACTGAGTCTGTACTTTTACATCGTCCGGACGATACCCATTGCTTGACAGGGCCATCAGAATACGGTCCAGGTCGGATTGGGTTTTGTCGTCGAACGTCAAATGGATGGTCCCGCCGCTGGAGATCACGATGGACTCCTGGCGAATCCAGGGGACCCCGACAATGGCATACTCACCCGAGGGGTACTGTATGCGGATGTAGCTGTATTGGAACGGGTCGTTCGGGGCAGAGCCCTGGGGCAGGGTTGGATACACGTTCGCGTGAAGGGCTTCGATGTCAAAACCATACGAAGCGGCCGCGCGGGCACTGAGGATACCTTCCAGTCGCACGTCTTGGAAATTGTTACCAATGATCGACGTGGGGTAAACCTCAAACGAGAAACGCTGTCCGATTTGGACATCGTAGATACTGGGCATGATGACTCTCCTTATGTAATCCCTTTGTACTTTGGAGCCAATGACTTCCCAAAGAGGAAGCTAACCGTCCTTGATTTCGGTTTAACGCGGTCTGTTTATACAAAGAAGTTGCCTCCTAGACTATCGACACCTCGCGTAGTTTTTCCTATCTCCAAAGGGGACTAAAAAAAAATAAAGATGCGGGGACCCGGAGGTCCCCTATCGGTGTTATCCCACCAAAAGCATGACACGACGGTGGGGTCTCAAGGGTGGGAACACGTCAATGCGTTGGTCCGCCAGCCGAGACTCCACGTAATCGATGAAGCTCTGGAGGTATTGGACGCTCTCATAGAGTAAGAGGTCCTTTTCCAGGTCGTTGAGTAAATGAAAGCCATCCGTGTTTTCAAGAATTGTGGCAGCGAACGCCTCATAATCGCACGCGGTGTCCAACTGTCCCATTCCCCATCGGCTGTAACCCACGAGGTAGGTGTGGATCAAGCCTTGTGACAGTTCCATGCCGAACTTCGAATGTCGTGGGTGTTCGATCACTCCAAAGTCCCGCACGTCCATCACCATCAGCGTTTTTCTCATAGCCCTGCACTCATTCTTCACTCACCGTGTAGACCGGTGGTGTGCCTTCAATGAAATCAAACAACGTACTGCTTTCAAAGAACAGCATGGGTAGCTGTCGACCGTCCCGTTCCATCCGCCATTGGGCCTGAATCGATTTCAGGTAACAGTCCTCTTGCGCAATGCATTCCAACGCTTCAAGGATGTAGGCGTGGTGGTCTTTGGTCAGTCGCTCATACACATCCAACAGCTGTTCAATGTCCACCAGGCCCTGGAGCTTCACGTAACACAGCTCTTGGAAGAACTCTTCCTCAGGCTGGCGCACGCGCTCGGTCAGATGGTACTCGCCATAGATCTCCATCAGATACTTGGCGTACCCGTCCCACAGGGCCGTGGTGTCGACCTCGTTTGCGTTCAATGGCGCAAACGGTTGGTCCAGGTGTTGTTTGGTTAGGGTTGGGATGCACACAACGGTGATCCATTTAATCGTGGTAAGCATGCGTGTCCTCATAATCAAACCGACACAGCCCTAACCAAACGGTACCCATTCACAGGTACGTTTGCATGACAGGCTCAGTCAGGCCACGACCGATGTCGTTTTCTTCAACAATAGGCTCGGATTCCATCATGAAAACCCCGAGGTGTGTGTTCTCCGAAGGGATGAACTGAAGGTCAGTGACGTCCTCGCAATTGGCCTCCACCTGTTGGGTGAGGTTTTGTAGAGCGCCCAACACAAACTCGCTGGCCAGTTTGAACGTGTGTTCCAACTCAGCACAGACCACAGGATAGTTGTGGGGTTTTATGTGGGCCCCGTACATGTACTCGGCCAAGATGTACGCGACGTTGGGTCCGCCAAGCACCCGCGAGCATACCATCTCAAGGTAGTACGAGAAACCTTCGTACACCGCTGCGGGTATCGTTGCCTTCTGTTCTTCGGTCAGACGGCCTTCTTCGTAATTGACCTCTAACAGATACCGGATACGGGTTAAGGCATCGTCCACCCTCCGGCGATCGACCACCAGACTGCTACGCATAGGTCATTCTCCATGTGTTATCGTGTTCTTGAGTTTGACATCGATCTTAAGGAGGATGTCGCCTTTCTTACGGATCACGCCCAAGTATTCTACCTCCACCGCCATGACCGGAATGCCCAACGAGAGGAACTGGAGCACGCCCCGACCGATGTGTCGGTTCATAACCTCAATCAGGCGCGTAAAATCCCGGTACCAGTTGGTGTTTATCGGGACGTCGTCTTTCACCTGTTGGATCTTGCGGGATTCAACCAGATCGAAGTACGCCTGATGGATGTACTCGTTCAGGTTATCGTGACAGTGGGTCAATTCCCCCGAAACGACAGCGTGGATGTACGCAAGGTAGGTCTCGACCGCGTGTTTGGCCACAGGCTTACCCACAACACCAACAGCGGCTTTGATTTCAGCACCATCGATGACATAAAGTATCTGCATGATTCGGTTCCTTCAACGGTTATCGTAATGAACTAGCATATAAATAGCTTGGCCCAGTATCGTGCGGTCCAAGCTGATTTCGGTGGGTCTGCCTTGGTATGGCATCAAGCGTTGTAGGTGCCTCACGGTCAAGTCGCACGCCCGCACATACGCTTCCTTGTCTTCTGACGGAATGGTCACGTGGTGCGGGTAGTCGTCGTAGTGCTGGTAGATCCGAAGGTACAATGCCTCGGACAACATGCGATCAACAACGTCCCCACTGAACGTGTAATCCAGGGCGTCTACACACAACCGAATGGTATCGGTCATGGTGATCCCAGCCCGATTTGCCAGTTCCTTGATGTTGGGAGCTAAAGCCGTGAACTCAATAAAGCTCACGGTCCACAAACAGGTGTACATGGTGTCCTCACATGAACAGGAAGTATTTTTCGTTAAACATGTAGTCGTTAGGGACACGTCCGGTGTGCATCACCCCACCCACGTAGAACAGGTGGGGAAAGCGACTTTCCAAAAAGTGCGACAGGTACTGCAGGTTGGTGACGTTCAGGGGAATCATCCCCCGCAGGGTCTGCAATGACTCGTACACCTCCCGACAATAGTCGTCCAATCGCGACCCTTCAGCGGAATCCATCCCGGCCTCGGAGGTGAGGTACGGGTCGGTCATGAACTCGAAGATGTTGTACATCTCGTCTTCCACCATTGAAAGCTCTTCGGACAAGCTCACGTGTAAATTAAACACGTCGGTCATGGTCAGCACCAACTCGTAAGTCACGTCTTCCGGGATTCCGAGCATAGCCCCCCGGTCAACCAGACCGGGGTGCATGTAGAGTAACTCACGTTTGTCGATGGCCAATACGACGTTCTTCGTATTAGCGGGTTCGCTCATATTGTCTCATCCAACGGATTTCCCGTTCGGGTAGCCAGTCACCAGCGTCGATGCTCTGACGCAGTTCCCGGTACAAACGCTCCTCCTGACTCCGGGTCTTACTGCGGCGGGTAACCACCAACAGGAAGTCATCGGTCAGTTCGGCATCATAGTTCTCGAACGGTTCAAGTTGACTGTGTAGGAACATCAGCACGAAGGACTCGATGGGTTCGCGCAGGTGTTTGCGGTAGAACGCTTCGTAGTCACTGACGCCCATGCCATCCAACATGCTAGGGTAGAGCGTGTGGTCGTTCTTGAACACAAACTCCGGGCAATGACTGCGAAGGGTATCCAACACCAATGCGTGGATGGGGATGTTGTCGATCGGGATGGCCAGGTCGTAACCGATGCTGTACTGAATGATGTTCACCGTAGAAGTGATGTTCACTCGCAACAACTCGTCTTCACTGCGGTAGTCGTGACCGTGGAAGCGTTCCCATTCGGCCACCCGGAAATCCTTACCGCCGATCAATGCCAACATGTGGGACGACGACATCACCTGCCATTGCCGCCAGGGCTGCCCGCTAATGTGGTGCGATACCTGACGGGTCAACTCCAATACCACGCCATCGACCGTCTCGTTGCACAGGAAGTTCTCGGTCATCATGCAGTCTTCGTCACTAGGTACGGCGCAGTCGCGAAGCGTTTGGGCAATAACCGGAACCGGGTTTGAGTGCAGACGGTAGTGTACGTGTTGACTGACAGTCTCTTCGACCAGCGCGTACAACACCCGAAGCGCTCGGGTGGTACACAACGTCGGGAGGGGGTCCAGGTGAACCGTCACCTCCTCGGTTCCTTGCACCACTTTCAGTTCCAATCCGGTTTGGTTAAACACATTGACGGCGTGTTTCAGCGCGTTGATGTAGCCGTTGACATCCAGCACTATAAAACATTGTTCATCTTTTTGCATTGCCTAAGCCCTTAATGAAACACGTGTTCTGTTTTTGGTTTTTCGTAGGGTCCAATCTGCATGGGATCGAAGACCACGAGCCAGAGCGTTCCATGTATTCTTCGTATTGTGGCCATGGACCCGGCGCAATCTGGCGGGAAATACAGCTGGCGGTAGAGTTCCGATATCGCCTCGGTTTGACGGATGAATAGATTATTGAGTTCGGAGGGGTACCTGCCGGGCAGGTGTTCCCACACCGAAACGACTTCGAAATCGTGAATGGTCTTTTCCAAAAAGGCGTCAATCACCCCGTCCACACCCAACACCGAAATCGCGCGGTGGGCTTCGATGTCACTGAGTACCGGTTGCATCAGTTGTAGGACGGTGGTGATGTCGTAAACATAAACCCGTGCTGGGCCGGATAGTATCTGTGACATGTGGGTCCTTAGTCTGTTGTCTTCTACACCAACCTTATGATGTAGATCTATTTCTGGTTCCATTACGGCAGCCTGACGCCCTTTAGTATACTATCTGGAGCCAGAGTATTACCTCGCCAAGAAAACCTCTCAGACGGCTTCACAGGAGCTTTTATGAATCCGATCACCAAAGCACTGGATGAGATCCGCTTCTCCATCCCGCAAGCAATCCTCAACGAAGCATTCATCTCCCAAGAGCTGCAAAACAGCCAGACAGTTGTCTCTTTAGACACTCGAATTCGGGAGCAGATCATCGACCCCCGGGTCTTGGTGGATTTGGATCTCCACGGTGGTACCGAAGCCTTCATTCCACTGGAAGATCCCGTGCGGGCCGAACAAACCGATCCGTACACTGTGATCTACCACATTCCAAACGAGGTGGTTCAGAACCGCCCAATCGTTCAGGTGTATTCGGTTCACTTTGCAGCATTGGGTTATCAAAACGCCGGGATGGCACTGCACTACACAGAATCACCCATGGCCTCCGAGACGCGTCGGGTATTGGACAGCGCGATGCGGGTACCACCCGCCATGACCTCGTATTTGAACCTGATCGCCCACAACACCGTGATGGCTCGGTTTGTGTATCTGCCTTACGTTACTGCGTTCATGCGGGTTCGTTTGGGTAACGACGACGCCTTGTCGTTCATTCGCCCGCCGGCTATCCCTGAGTTTGCCAAGCTGTGCGTACTGGCCACCAAAGCCTACATCTACAACAAGATGATCGTGCCGATGGACCAAGGGCAGCTCTCTGGTGGTCAAATGCTCGGGGTGTTCCGCGAGACCATCATGAACTACGCCGACTCCGATCAAATGTATCAAGAAGGTTTGCGGCGCTGGTTGAAAATTAGTGTCCTCAACGACCCCGAAGCACGCCGTCGACACATAAGGACCATTGTTGGTGGTCCATAACAAACAAAAAAAATGCATACAAAACCCACTGGTCTCCGCCAGTGGGTTTATGTTAATTAACATGCAGGGTGTAGTTGTGATGTGTTTTAGAATGTATTCTTCTGAAAAGTGTTCGTTTATTGATACCGAGCTGTCTACTAGCTTCACTAACTGATGAATAAACAACACCATCAATATTAATTGGAGTTCGTTTTAAATCGGTACGTATTCTACTCGAATTGCTAATTTTTTCGCGTATCCAGTCAGGCATTGGTTTTCCCTTGTAAATATAACCGTGGAAGTTATTCTTAGAGTCTAACGCTTTATTGAATAAATTATGTTTATTACTATCCATCAAGTCCTGCTCTAACTCAAATGCTTTCTCTCGGTCATCAGTCTTATAACAAATAATTTCAATCTGCGGATCAGACTTAAAAGCCAAGTTAAGAGAACTATTTTCGTGATTGTTTTTTCTTAATCCCGAAAGGTGAGCTACAATTCTTGAATAAAGGTTAGATGTACTACCAACATAATACTTCCCTGTTTTGGGGTGGTATATGACATACACACCCACGACTCTACTTTTTGCATGTATGTCAGTATTTGTCAGTACATGTAAACCACTCGGGGTTGCTAAGGTGTCGAATGGTTTCGAACGCAACTCTATAAATCTTTCATACCTCCTTTTGTCCATTGGAGGTAATTTAACACTATCGTCCATTTCAACCTTGTCTACAATAATGTCAACCCTAGGGTCATTGTCTTTGTGGTTATTTAACTTATCAATGTTAAAAAGTTCACCACGTTTAGCGTATCGTTGAATTAGCATTGATTTTAATTTTATAGCTTCTATTTCAGAATCGACCCCAAAATAAATTCTCTCCAATCTAGGGTCGTCCATATATGCATTTTGTATATGTTTGTTAGTGTGAGTTCCGCGTTTTAGTTTATAATAAAAATTAATCAGTGTTCTCTTAGGGCTGTTTGTATATCCAATATATTTAAAGTTAGTTTTTATATGGAGTATTATAAAAACTAACCATTGTTTTTCATTACGTTTAAACTCAGTGCTATAAAACATGATGGGTCCTTTACTAAACTCTACTAAATTACACTGAGATAATATAAACTTTTAATTACTTGCATTGCACCATCACCGGTGCACCGTAACCAAAAAAAAAGAAACGGCATAAAGCCCTCCCCAAATCAGGGGAGGGTCTATGCTCGCTTTTTCATTTCTACAGGTTCCCAGTGATCAGGAATATCGTACCAAGGCAGTTTCGATTCACGCAGTTGCATCAATGGTTTCTTTCGCAGAAACATGGATTCAACCTCAATGAGAACGTTGGTCGACCGTGGGTTGTCGTCGCATGGTTGAAACCACAAGCGATCGAACAGGTCTTTGGGTTTGGCAATCTGTACCCGATACAACGCCGTTCCATAGTGGAAGTACCATCGGAGGTAATGACGCTGTTCCAGTCGCTGACGAACGCGGGGCTCCAACAAGAACCGCTTGGGTTTTACACGACAACCCAAACTACCAGCCCACGACTCAACCGTATCGTAGTAGTAATAACCATCGATCACAAAGGCGAAATACAAACCGTTGGCTTCTTTGACCATGGTCTGCACTTTCTTCAACGGCAATGTCTGCGTCTGTAGTTCCAGCCCCAACTCCTTGGCCAATAACGCGTCAAGACCATCGTGCTTTGACTTCTTGGCCATCATCAAATCTCCAAATAAAAAAAGGTGGGGCCGAAACCCCACCTTTATGTCGTCGTTGTTACAGGATCATGCCATCGCCGGTAACATCGTCGTCCACATCCACCACGGCTTTACGCTGGCGGTACGAGCTGTACGCTTTGTTCAGTTCGCTCTGACGTTCGGTCAGGTGATTGAAGGTTTCTTCGATGTCGGCGGTGTTGATCACGAAGTGCAGCTGATCGGACAGTTGCATGGTACCCTCACGCGGGTAGCCCACGGTCGCGTAGTGCGGGCTGCCGAATGGGTTGTCCTTGTCCGGGTCGGCGTACAGGGACGCCACCGAGATCGGCTCGATCTGCTTGGCCGCTTCCTGACGGTTATCGAACACCGACAGGGCTGACAGTTGCGGACGTACCGGGCAGACCTTGTGGTACTGTACCCAGTTGGTCAGATCTTGCGTATCCAGCTCCCGGTTGTTCTGACTGGTCAGTTCGGTCAGGGCATGCAGGACGAACTCGACTTCGTCGTCGATCACCTTACGCGGAACACCGGCGGTGTTTTCGTGGTACACGGTTACCACCGGCTGACCCACCATCACTGAAACCGATTCCAGAGACTTCAGGGTGTTGATGGTGTTGGTCACCGAGATGGCACTGTCGTCAGAGCCGACCAGAACCGCCACGGCGGTTTCACCCGCTTCCAGCAGAGCCTTGATCACCAGAGGACCGATCACCGAGCCAGAGCCACCGGCCATGGAGAACAGAACGATGTTGAAATCGCCCGGCTGGTAACGCGCCAGGATGTTTTCCACTTCCTTGGCAATCACCGAGTAGTTTTCTTTACGGTTCTTACCAGAGCCGTCCAGCTCTTCGATGAAATAGCACAGGTCCTGATCCAGGGCTTCGGTGCGGTTGGATTGACTGGTATCGACCATGCGTAGAGTCGTGTTTTAACAGTCATGGGTATACTCCTTAGAGTTGCTTTGGGTTATGGGTGGGTTGTCGCCACCACAGGATTAGCCTCATAGTTCTGAGGCGGAGAGTGAATCTTTGCTATTGACCAAGATGTTTTCCATGGGTGTTGTCCTTTTCGATTTGCAGGGTGACGGAATAAAGCCCGGGGCGAACCCCAGGCAGTATTGAATTCGAAGCCGGGCTAAGGGAGAGAGAGAACCCACGAAGAGTTACCTTACAGCACCCGGAGACTGCAAGGATTTTACGACAACTGCGAGAATACCCATGGCTATGAAGTTGCTAACTCCACATAGGTTATAACCCGCGCGTATTTTTTCCTGAGTCGCTATTTCTCTCTCTGAGACTTTGGGGTCTTTGCGCTCAAGCGTACCTCCTTGCCACACAAACGACAACCGATCCGATAGTGCTTGTCGTCGGGTTTCGTCTTATCCACCCATTTGTGTTTACACATGAGTTTGAGATACCCTTGATGAAGCTTTTTAAGCATGGGATTCTCTTCCTCAAAAATAAAATACTAAAAAGTACTATGGTACAGATTCAGGGATACCTTTCACGCTTAAAGAAGTGGGGGCCCTCACCCCCACTTCGTGCGTGTTCGGTCCCCCACATAAATATAAGGAAGAGACAGTAAATTAATTCTAAAGGACCAAAAAAGTCCTTTAGATAAAAAGAAATAAGGATGGGAGACTAACGTCTCCCTCTTTCAAAACAAAGTAAAGATCTCTTTCTATCGCTTCACGTCCTGTATTCCTATCATACGTCCTAATGGGACGATAGGAATACAAGACTATTACTTGGTCCTGACGGAAAGGGATACGTGTTCCGCCGCCGCAGGATGGTTAGTGTTCACACCATCCAATCTCCTGTGGTTCTACAGGTGGGGATTGAGCGGCCGACCCGGCGCGATTTCCCTAGTCGGCACAGGCGGTCACTTCGGACGTGTCGTCCAACAGGTCCTGCGCCATCCGGTAGATGTAGTTCAGGTCAATCTGGCGAATCTGTCCTTTGTTGTTCGCCGCCACGGCGTTACCCACCAACTCCAACGAATCGGCCCGGTAACCAATCTGCATCAGGATCGCCACCGAGTCGTCGGTCAGGTGCTCAACCAACAACTCCAGGATGTGTTGTTGATCTTTGGTAAAACTGATCCCACTGCGGGCATTGGCCAGGATGCTCACCGTATGATCGTCGCCCTCATCTTCCACTATGGTGACGTCAAAGGGTTGGACGGCGGCCTTGAAGGCTTCCAGGTCTTTGACTTTGAACTGGTTGGAACGTCCGCAAGAGAGGAGCTGGTTGGTTTCAGACATGTCGATTCCTATTTGGGTTGCATTAATACGCCTGTAACGGTCTACAGGCCTTCATAAGATGGTTTAAAGATCACAGACGACCAACGTATCGGTTTCATCTGGAAACGGCATACAGGAGCCCACAGGGACTCCTGGTTATATGCTCTTTAGGTGTGGGCTTTCACACGGTTGGACAGCTGGATGTATTGACCGCTGGTCAAATAAACCCGAGGCTCCGAATAAGCCGTGGTGAATTGGAACCCCAGGTCGCCGAGCAGCTCGGCCGCGTATTCGCCGTTCGTTCCCAACAGGGTATCCCGCAAACGGTGTTGCAGGTAGGGGAAATGATCCAATGCAAAAACGGTGAGGTTGCCAGTGGGCGCATCAATGATTCCCCGATCGTCGTGTGCAAACTGTACCACCGACTCCAGCTTATTGGCCAGAGACTTAACCTCGGTGTCGATCAGGTCATTGATTAGAGATGTTACCGGACTCATGGGACGTACCTCTCTAGGGATGAAAGTCTTCGGGATGGATTCCTCAACCCAATGATCTAGGTCTGTAAAGTGATGGAATGCAACCCACAGGTGTTTCATACCGTCAGTCAACTTATGCAAAGGTAATGATTATGTCCACCCTCAAAGCCGTGTTTGATGAGCAGTTTGATCAGGTCAAGTTCAACCGAGACCTGTGTAAGCGCATCATTCGCTATTCCCAGAATTTCATGACCCGCAACGAAGATCACAACGCGTTCTTCGGTGGGGTACTGATGGGAGTCCACCCCATTCGGTTTCTGGAGTCTGACCGGGAAACGTGGTACGAAGACGTGTTGGAGGTTGACGAAGAACTCCTGCACGAACGCTTCAAGTCGGTGAAAGCGATCAACTTCGACTTCAAGGTGATGTCGGACGTGTTCAACTACACCCCCATTTACATCGCTCACCGGTTGGAGCGGGAAACCCGCATTCCTCAGAAGCTCCGCAAAGAAGCCCAAGCCCACGCGTTCATGGTACTCCATTACCGGTTCTTGACCAGCTTGTTGCAACCGCGTTTCAAGTACCCCGCCGACCCAGCGGTGGCCCAAGCTACCTACGCCGCCCTGTCCGGTCGGTACGACATCCGCCGTTACGGCTCTTGGCGTGCTTTGCTGGAAGCCCGGTCGTTCGATTTGGTGTCTCCCAACTCCATCTACCGCCGGGCCATCCGAGACTTCAAACCGGACGAGTCTTTGATCCGCGTGGTGACTGACACGCAAGGGCGCATTCGGGAAGTGGTGAAGAAGATCTACGTGGTGTATCTGGAAACCCTGCGAGCGGGGGTTCGGGTCACCTCCACCAGTGACGCCATGATCTCCACCGACGGGGAGATGGTGCTGAAGGACCGACGCAATGGGTACAGCGCGTACATCCGGTACATGCACGAGGTGGCGCAAAACGAGAGCAACCTGATCAAGCCTGAATTGATGGACGTGATTGCCTCGGCCATGCCCACCATGCCCCCGAAGCTGTTGCGCGAATCGCTTCAGTACCTGAGCAAGAACTACAGCCAGCGTAGCCAGAAATACCTGGAAGAGATTGTTAACGAAACATTACTCTACACGTTTGATTATCTGCAAAGTAACCGAGCGGTCTTGGGTCGTAAGAACGACCTGCCCGGTCTACTGACCAAATTGCGATCACTGCTGATGGCATCGCGTTCATCCGACGCGTCGGTGCTCAAACTCCGCCAGCACACTGAGAAGCTGGTGCGCAACGCAGTCACAACTCGCAATGGGGCAGTAATTGCTTCAGTGCGTACGGGAGTATTGCTGTACATCACGCTGAGGGCGTTGACCAAAGACCATTACTCGTAACACAATAACCAAAGAGGGCCTGTCACTTGTGCCGAATATTGATCTCGTTGTTCAAGACACACTGTTTCGTTTTCGTCTGAAGGTATTGAAACTCCTTCCCGTGTGGGAATGGGTCCAAGCCAATAATCCCTCCGGCGATCTGCCGTACCACAACAACACGCATCTGTATCACATGGCCCGAATTGCAGACCAGTTGTTGTTGACCTCTAACCTGTATGTGGGGCGTAAACCCGAGGTGGCGTTGGTACTGGCGTGTCTGTTTCACGATTTCGATCACAGTGGCGGAAAACTGTCTGATCGGGAAAACATTGACCGGGCAATCGCTGGTCTACGTTGGTTTGCTGAGACCGGACTGGGTCAAAAGACCCGTGACCGTGGCATCGACTTCGACGAAGTTGAAGCGCTCATTCGGGTGACTGAATTTCCGTTCATCCACACCCCCACCACCGAATTGGAACGCTGCATTCGCGATGCGGATGTGTTATACAGTTTCAGTACGGTTGGGGTGGCGCATGTCGTTGGTGGGCTGCGCAAAGAAATCGCGGTAATGACCGGCAACATGATCGAACCCAAAGCGTTTGTTGAAAAACAGCGGGAGTTTGTCAATGGCCTTCACCTGTACACCGAACCCGGTCGGTATCTGTGGCAGAAAGCCCGCACCATTGTTTTGGACGAACAGATTCGATACATCAAAGACACTTACGGTCTTGTGCAATAAGGGGACTTTATGAGCAGTGACATCCGGGAGGTGTTGACGGAGAATTTCCCCATCACCACCAGTGAACACCCGTTTCAGTTGTCGAGCTTTCTGGGATTGACCTGGGGTCTGAGCATGGAAGACATGGCCGATGGGTTGAACGAGATCAAGAAGCGTGTGGTTCGAAACCGTCTGTCCGACAACGACAGCGTCAACGGCACCGGTCTTCACATTCTGAGGCAGGCCCTGCAGAGCTACTACACCAACAAACAGTGGTTGGACAAACAACCACTGGTCGAAGGGTACGTGGATGCGCATGATATTGCCGAATACCTCCAACCGGCACAAACAGTGCAGTCGGTTCGTGATCTGTTGAATCAGACCTTTACGGTGATCGCCAATTACCGCAACGAACTGGTGGAGGACCTCAAGGCCTGCGATCGGATCAACGCTCCAGTCATCGAGATCTTAGAGCGAGGCGAGTTCACCGTTGACGACGCCAAGCAAGTCAACCACCTGATTCCCCACATGCGGTTGCCCAAAACCATGACGGTGGAGTTGCCATTGGGTGGCCACATGGTCGGTGTGAAACAATCACTGGCCAAACCCAACCGTCATGTGGACACACTCCCGGCACTGACTCACGAAGAAATCGTTCGGATCTCCGATCTGTTGTTGAAGTTGGGCATTCACATCAACGACAACGAAGTCGCGTACCGGTATGCGTGGGATTCGTTGTATAAGTTGGATGAGGAAGAACCGGAACGGATCTGGGACGTGATCAAGTGTAACGAAACCGAAGATCAACTCTACGCCGCCAAAGTCTGGCAGTGGGTGGCGAAGGTTTTCTCGGCGGATCGCATTGAACCGCTGGCGGATCTGACCACAGAGATGTACGGTATCGTGTTGGCCCTGACGCTCTGGATTGATCGGTCGGTGAAATAAAAAAAAAAACATAAATCGAGGAGGGACTATCCCTCCTCTTATGTCGTTATCGACCAACGAACCGGTCCTTAAAATCAGGGTGCTTTGAAAGCTTACGTACAAGCGCGTTGATCGCCTCTTGCTGTTCGATCGTAAACACAAAATGCTCCTTTGGGGGTTGTTGCTTGGACGTGGTGTGGTTGGTGATGGACCGTTGCCAGCGGGCGTCCGTTGGATGAATGACCCCTTCCAAATCGCCGAACTTCAAAAAACGCCATTTCTCAGTCGGAGGAACGCAGCGCTCACGATCAACCCCACGGGAATGGGCTACCCAGAATATTGCGTTCATGTCCGGACAGGTTTTGGGTTCACCATCATCCATCTCCACTTTAAACCCCATGTCTTCTAGGTAGTTAGCGATCTCTTGATAGTAAGCCTGAGCCAGTTTCTCCATCCCCACCATCTTGTCGGGGTTGCCTTTGACAATTACCACTTTTGGTTTTTGTCCACGTTTGTGATTAAACCGCATTAAACGACGCATTGTAACTCCTTGTGTTGAACTATCCCATGAGTGATGTAGGTTTAAGAATTTGTAGACTGTGTGGGGCATGTCCCCTCTCATTACAGATTAGCGATTTTTCAAATCCAGTCGGTTCTTTGCTCCCGACTCCAGTTGCCCATGTAGGCCGTTTTTCTGTTTGGATACGTGGGTTGAGACATGTTTAGCGAAACTGACTTCCCGAATCTCCTGTTCTTGCTTTTGCTCTTCCTTGGGCTTTTGGGCTTCGTTGACCGGGGGGTTAGGGCGACTTTTCAACTCACTGACATTGCGACCTGCAGGGACCGACTTATCTTCCGCTGGCGGGTTCGCCTTATCTGCATTCCGTGGCGGTAGCAACCCGTTTTCACGCGCACGGTCCAGGGAGCGCCGCACCCGAGCTTTCGCACGTTCGATTTCACGTTGACTGGGCATAACGGACCTCGATTGATTCACGAATAAACTGGGGTCTCCGAAGAGACCCCAAGTCTATGCCGATGGTTAGTAGCTGATGCGCTCGGAAGCACCTTTCTCCAGCTGACCTTCCACACCGTTGTCGGCGGCCTTGATGTCGGCTGCGATGTTTTCCAGCCAGAGCGGGTTCTCATTGGGGTTCATACCGCCAATGTTCAGGCTCTGCAGGATGTCGCGAGCAAACAGTTGAGTACCAACAGACACATCGGTGGTGGCTGTGAATTCCACGTTGATGTCCAGGTTCTGACCCAGCTGGCTGGCGTCTTTGGAACCTTCCCATACCGGCGTGGCGGTCGGGAACATGTTGGTGGACAGCCAAGCACTGACCACGTCGGTGAACGTAGGGTCGGGCTCGATGTACAGGATGGTGGCGCCGTAGAAGGTGGCGTCGTAGTTCTCAGCAGCGATGTTGCCGTCGGCAACGATCAGCGGTACCTTGGTGTTCTCGTCACCGATACCGTACTGAATCCACCACTTGATGAACTTGGAGATCGCACGACCTTGCAGTTCCCAACAACCGTGAGTCGGGTTGCTGACCGCACGGGTAACGTTGGTAGCGGTTTGAATCCGCTCACCAGAACCGCCCACCGGTGCTTCGGCGGTGTCAACCGTCAACTGCTGGTTCAGACCGTCGATGGTGCGGGTGTGGTTCTCAATGAACGCCTTCAGACAGCGTACATAAAGTTCCGGGTTGCTGGTGTACTGGAAGAAACGCGGTGCCTCAATCAGAAAAGGCACGACGTTACGGCGAACGTACGGCGTGTTGGCCGCCAGGTTGGCCAGGTTGGGAGCGAACTGTTTGGTACCGGCCTGTGAGATATCGACCGTGTTAGCCGCCTGTCCCAATCCATAGGCGCGATTACCAATGAAAGGGTTTTGATAGCGTGACATTTGCAATTCCTCTGTTAGCTATGGGGCGAACCCGGCGCTTACTGCGCCAGGTCCTCCATGCGGCGAGTTTCCAGATCGAAGATCATGACAGTGCGCGGGTTGTTCGCGTACACGGTGGCTTTACAGTGCCAGCTGAAACCACGCTTGTCGTCATTCTCGGTGTAGTAGGTCTTGGGAACCACCACCACACGATCGTTATAACGACCATCGACCATTTCCAGTACCAGCGAGTCACAACGCTCAATGAACTGTTCTTTGGTCAGCTTGGCATTGCCGGACAACTCGGCGTGCACTCGACGGATCAGACGAATCACGTCACAGCAGATGCTGACGGTGATCGGTGAGATCAGTACAGAAGTGTCGTCGTTGTACACGGAGTGCAGAGCCGGGTAGAACTGACTGCGACGATCGTAGGACAGGGTGTACGTGGCACCGTTGGTCCACAGGTCCGACTGCATGCGCTGGTTGAAGAACTTAACGTTCAGGTCCTTTACCGCCCGTACCCGGTTGTTCGGGCTAACGTCGATGTCTTTGCCTTCACGCATGTTGCCAGAGCCAGCACCGGCCATTTGTGCCCAACGCTGAGCGTAATCGATCACCAGCGGTACGGGTTTGTTGTAACCACCACCCGCCAGGAAACCGGTTTGCTGAATGATCTCCGCCCGGCACACCGCAGTGCCATGCAGGGTGGATTCCGGGTAGGCCCGCAGGCGTGCCATCAGGGCCTGAGTCCGAGACAGTTCTTCGGACTTGGTCGGCAGACGCTCTTCGGCTTCCACATACGTGGTGAAGATGCAACGTACGTCCTGACGACGACCTAACACGGTCATCATTTCGTACTTACCTTCCATGGACAGGCCGGTGTCGTACACAACCGAGAACGGATACAGCGGCAGGTTTTCGTATTCGTCACCCAGCTCACCGAAGTTCCGGTTCTCACGGTTCACCAGCGTTTCATACATCGCCAGATCTGTGGTACCGTCACCGCCACCAGAAGCAAACACAGTGGCTTCTTTACCGATTTCAACACCACCGTCCAGCGGGCCTTCCAGCAGCAGACTGTGCAGTGGGTCACCGTCGATGTCAACGGCGGAGAACAGATCGACTTGACCAGGCGCGGCCAGGTGCGTTACTGCAGACGGGTTCACGCGCAGCTCGGCTTCGTAAACCATGGTCTGAACCAGGTCGAAGTTTTCCTGATAGACGTGGATCTTCTCGAACGGTGAATAAACCGGAGGTTCACCGGAGTCAATGCCGTCGTCTTCGTAGGCTTGAGTCAGGACTTTCTCAGCGTAATACTCCTTGTCGGTAGATTCGCTGTAAGCATCCGGAGTGAAGCACAGGTCGACGTAGCTCTCACCGGTAACGGTGGGGATAACTACCGGTGTACTACCGGCATCGTGACGCTGCATAAACTGTGCCCGGTACATCCGGGTCTTGAACTGCTCAGTGGTTTGCTCGTCGAACGGGTTGGGGTCTTGAGTGGTCGGAGCCCACATCCGGAAACCCAGGTGGTTGCCCGGCTCACCGAAGAAGCTGGCGGGCAGCTCAAACAGCGGGTACAGGGTGGATTGGGTACCATCACGCTCAGAAACAAAGGTACCAGGACCCGGCTTTTGAGTACCAACCGAAGACTCGTTGTCTTTGATCAGAACCAGTTTGCCACGCAGACCATTGACGGTTTCAACGTTGCCGTTTTCGTCAACATTGACGTTCTCGTCCACCAGGTCCGGGTAATCAAAACCGGACAGACGGGTGGAAACCCGAGGGATGTCGTCTTCAACAATGTCGATGGCGACGATGATGCGGGCGGGGTTCGGTGCATCTTCCGGACGCAGACGCTTAACAAAGAACCCGTTGCCTTCCGCCAGCAGGGTTTCCGCCAGCAGAGATTGAGTGTTGAAATATTTGCCCCGACGAGCAAGACTCTTGCTGCCGAAGATGTCGTTGAACGAACCACTGGAGGAGTTTACCAGAGTGGTTGTTGTCGGACCGGTTTCAGTGAACAGCCGCAGCAAGGGCATATGCTGCGGGTACGTCTCAGGCTCGCGGACCATGGTGCCACGAGACTGATCATTGATGCCTTCGAAGATAAACTTCGGTGCGGCATTAGTTAGACTAGCCATAGTTGTATTCTCCAATTAGCGCTGTGGAGTCTGGATACCGATGTTATGAGCATGAATCTGAGTCAATTCATAGATATTGGTCTAATATCCTAGATATAGAGACTCAGTATTTTTTCACAATGTCTGTCAGGAGCCTGATCATGGTGATAGATCCCTACTACACGACCATTACGAAAGCCTATAAGGTCGATCGTATTACGAACGCATTGAAGCGGGCCGATATCGAAAACCCACTCCCTGCATTGACCACTCCAGCTGGTAATCAAATCCGGGATGCGTTCTTTATTCCCCCGACCGACGATTACAATGACGTCCCCGGGTTCACGCAGTTCGTCAACATTGGAACCCAGTCCAAACCCAAATGGGTAATTGACGGACGACCATACATGAGCTGGAATCGGCGTAATGACTCATACCGTCTTGTAGCTTCCAACGATTACAGTTTCCAATGCATGCGTCTGATCCTCACCCAAATCCTGGCTACCGAAGGCAGTACCTTCTTCCAGCGTCTGGGCGACATCCCGATCAAGACATTCATTCGCTGGATTACCCTGGCTCTGGCTCAGCGGTTTGGTCTGGCACTGGAATACCAAGCGCGGGTTTCGATCGTCGCGGCGTACTATTACCACACCCAACTGTTGGATGGTAACGAGTTGTCTGAAGCGGATCGCCACCGTCTTGCCCCACAAATTGCTCGGGTCACATCGGTACCCACACACATCATTTTGGAGGTGGCTGATCAGTTAGGTCCATTGAACGATGCAGACGCATTCGCCACCGCTATTCGTCAGTGCAGCGGTACGGTGGGTCTGAGTCAACTGAAGTTCATCGACCTCTACACACTGGTTGCTAACAGCTGGATTGGGGTCAATGCACGTGAACACGTGGGCGTTGCTTTGGAACACATGCCAACGTTTGTAGCGATGGTGTATTCAGCCGCCGGCGAACGTTCGTACCGGAAAACAGTTTTGTCCCGTCGAGTGGAAACCACTGGACGCCCCCACGAGTTGTCCCGGTTCGCCGATCAGATGTTCCGGAGCATTCAATCCCGCTTTGTTTAAGGAAGGTGGATAATGAACGCGCAATTGCTGCGACACGCGATTGCTAACGTGTGGTGTAATCCAGCGCAGGATCGACAGTTTGTGTATCGGCTTGCGCGTCTTACCCCACGTTACGGATCGCGGGACAATATCCGGTTGTTTTACGAACAGCTGGAACTACCCACAAAGGACGTGTATTACCACGTCTACCAGATAGGCAAGGCTATCCCGAAACGGCTGGGTCTTCCTTTAAAAACCAGAACGTGGATGAACTTTGCCAAACTGGCGGAGAGTGAGCTTTTATACAACGAACTCTATACCGCCAACGGTGTGCAGTTCCCGCGTTACAACAGCTACATCCGACTGACGTCAAACAAAAACCTGATTGTGGCGGTTCCGGTCAACGATCGCATAAACGATTTGGAAGACTCCGACCTCTACCTTCGGGTTTACAGCAATGCCTACTTTAACAGCGATCGGTCGGTAGGGAATCGTCACATCTTTTGCAATGGCATTACCGCCACTACTGAGGACGACATACTGCTCATCCAACGTGAGATTCGTTTGCTGGTTGAAGAACACGGTGGGTTCCCTTACTATTTTGTTAACGGTCGGTTCGTTCATAACCTTTCGTTGACCACGGCTCAGATTGGAGACACGCTGGAGTACGTACTGGATGGCTCCATCAAACGTATGGTAGAATTCGAGGTCGATGATCTTCCTGCGTTTTATTCCGAGTTGGATGCCGTTCGTAAATACCTACTTCATTATGACGACCCGAGCGTCCAGCAAATTGAATACTTGGATGACGTTGACATCTTTATCGTCAATCGAACCATTCAAGACCGCTTTGTTGGGATTGGGTATCACCGCAACGAGGAAGATTGGCTTCGGATGGTGACGCATAAGGATTACAGCGTGCCTGCCGATCGCGTGACCAACGCTGTCATGGCAAATCCCGAAGACCCGCGTCATCTGGAAAACTCAGAACGTTGGCCCAGCACCAAATGGTCCACCCCCATGGGTAAACGCCTTCAGGTGTTTATTCGCCATTCGGGTTACGAACGACCTCTGGTTCCGGAAGCCAACCGCATTCAGGAGTTGTATCGACTCCCCAGTCGAAAGATTGTGGACGCCATGGTTGGCACCGAAGCCAGCCTGCCTCTGTGGCACGCCACCAACCTAGAACAGAGTCCGTACGTCCTGACGATGTCGGCCGACCCATACGTCATTCATCCGATCAGCTATAATGACCCGACCCAAGATCGAGCTGCCAAAAAGGAACAGCAGGAGTTAATGGGTTCGGTTTATGGGTACCATGCGGCAGCGACCATTCTGGCAAACACCCCATCACTGGTCAAGGACCGGAACGGCGTCCCGTACGCTGAACTGGCGTACGAGCACAGTGAAAACACCACGGTGTTTGAGTACGACGACAACGGCGTGTTGCTGGGTTGGTACTATCACCCAAATGGGTTTTATTACCCAGTGCGAAACCCGAACTGTAAGATGGTTGAGGCCCTCACCGGTTACGGTAGTAAGTCGCCAAACACGGTGTACGGCACCGTGCCGGTGGTGATTCCGGAAGGGCATAACTTCCGTGTGTATGTTACACCAATGTGGCGTGGAATACCGCAGGACCAATGGTTGGACATCACTGATGACCCCGCCCTAGATGAGTATGGCTACCTTGAACACACCGACGGTGACTCTATCTGGCACTGGCATAACACCAACGGTGGTATTTACGGTGCGGTACGCATTGACGACGCGTTTTACTGTCGAGAAATTCAAATCAACCGACACGCTGGCCATTTCAGTTTCTCGATAATGGCGGAAGAGACCCATCAGGGTGTTCGTGGTGATACGGAATTGACCATTCCTTATGGACAGCTAGACATATTCCTGAACGGTCGGTCATTAATCGAGGGGTTGGACTACACAGTGGACTGGCCTCGGGTTGTGTTGAACAACTACGAGTACCTCGACGTTGACGTGCAGCGGATCTTGGTCCGGTGTTACGGGTTCTGTCAACCCGATCTGCACCGCCTGCCGGTGGATGACTTCGGGTTCATTCAATACGGAGTCCTGTCTAACAACCATCGGTACAACATTCATGAGCGTAAAGTTCGCCGAGTGATCTCAGGTGGTCGGTATCACCATCCCGACGAGCTGGAGTTTGCGGAAGACAATTCCAACGTGGTGATTGAGAACGCTGACAATGGTGCGCCGTATCAGATTCAGACCCCACCGGTTGTTTTCCGGGAGGTGTACGACAATGACCTCAAGGCCAGGGAAGCGGACGACCTGTTGGAAAAAGGAGTGAGTGACTACCTGACGGAAAAACTCCCGCACCCACATCCGGACCACCCCGATTTCATCGTAACCCAATACCGGGTGTTTTCCCCGTTTGCTAATAAGGTACTGCACGATCTGCTCAACGGTGTTCTCTACCCGGAGGGCATTAAGGATCAGTACAGCGAGGAAGACATACGTGTTTGGTGTCAGGCTTATGAGTGGTTACTTCCCCACGACCCTTGTAATACTGACTACGATGACGTGCACATCGAGGTATACCCACATTGGTTCACTGAACCGGTTGAATTGGACCTTTACCAATACAACTTCTACGTTCGCATCTTGAACCACTATTTGCGGCACCGCCCGGACGTTTCCGCGTTCGTCACTGTCGCACGATGAGGAAAGTTTATGAATACGATTAACACGAATTACCGGGACCCCAATCGCGGGTTCCGGATCTGGCGGAGGGATGAGATCGTCACTGAAGACAGTGATGGCAAATGGGTACCGAACCCACAAGACTTAGTTTTTGATCCCGTGCAAGGTTTCATGCTGGTCACCGAAGTGGACTACACTACCGGGATGTCAGTACTGACCCCATGGTACATGCCCGAGCGGGAAACGGATAACGATGGGATTGATGTACTGATTGGCACGGGTCCAGGTTACGTTTCTGAGTCGTATCGGCTTTTCTTGGACCAATCGGTTACACCCCATACACTGTCGCCCGATTCCCGCTTGATGTTTTATGGTTCCATGGTGGACCACTACAAGGTCTTCTTGGGGTCGGATATCAATTTGGATGAAGGTAAGGTAATCTCCACTTTCTACGATGGTGGTGGAAATTTCTTGGGAACCTCCATTCCTTTGGAGTCCGTAGAAATTTCCGATGCGGAACAGGACGTCGTTAAGGCTCCCATGGCCGGATACACTACCGAAGCGATGGAAGATGGTGAGTTGTGTACGCTGGTCGCATACGCTCAAGACGGGAAAGTGGTGAGCATTGCCCAACTGTTGGTCAAGAACACTGCGGCTATCCGTCATCCAGACACAGCTCGCAAATACGTCTCGGCCATTTCCATCGACACACCGTTCAGTAGTTCAGCCGACCCGCAGACGATCGAGTTCCCTCTGAACGTGACGGTTGAGTCCCTGCCCATGACGGGTCTGGTTCACTACAGTGATGGTAGTAAGCACCGACTGCCAATCGACGGTGGTAAGTTCAGTTTGTATGGAATCAACAACTACATTGCGACGGTGGTGGGTCAAGAGTTCCCGATGGTTCTGGCCTACAACCTAGCAGAAGACGAGGTTTCCTACAACCTTGAACCGACTGCCAATCGACGCCTCACGGTACCGTATAAGGCCAAGACCGCTCCGCGTGACGGCGCGTACGAAGTCAAGCTATTTGTCTTCCCAATTTGGCAGGACGCCGAGCGCGGTTACCGGTTGGAGTACTGGCTGTACAACCTAGATCGTCAGACGTTCTACAACGCAACACCTTACGTTCAGATGGGCGTGAATTCACAACCGTTCCGCCCCACCGAGTATGGTGTCATGCAATCGCTCACGGTTGCGGTGGATCTCAACAAGGTTGACGGTCGTTTTGCCCAATACCGGCACGTACAGTCTTTCCAGATTGCATTGATGGCCCGAGGCGACGCCGAACAACCAAACTGGGTTGTCTACTTCCGCCCGGATCAGGAACAAGGCTATGGTCAGAATCTGATTGCCGATCTGGAATACGTCAACACCAACTACTGGCATCTGTATCTGGCCAATGGAATGCCCAGCAAGGAAGTTTGGCTGAAGGAACTGTACTACGGTATTGAGCCACTGGTTAACGAGGCGACAGAAGTTCTGCCTCCTGAACCAACGCATTTCCGGGTTCGCTTCCTTCATAACAGCTGGGAGTTCACTGTTGATCAGTGGGACGAGGCGTTGGTTGTAATCAACGACCTCAAACGCGGCGAGTTGGTTTACATCGAATGGATTCGTCGGACGTACGACAGCGATCTTCAGTTGGGTATTTCTGCCTTGCCGGTGGTCATCCGAGAAGGGGTTCCAACCTAAACAAAAAAAAAATAAGCATAGCCGCCTCCCCTTTTGGGGAGGCACTATGTCGGCTATGTCTTATGCAAAACGCAGGGAACCCATGGAGCGCTCGATGAACGCGTCGTAAATGCGACGAGGACCATCGCCCATACGGTAGGTTTTGTTGAAAGTGACTTCCAGAGTCACGTCGTCGATCTGAGTGTATTCGATCGGAGCGACTGGGCGATCCATACCTTTCATGGACAGGATCAATTCGTCCAGCATGCCTTGGATGGTGCGCTGCTGGTACGGATAGTCGAACCGGAAGGCTACGGTGTGACGGGCGCGGCCGTGTTGGTGTTCCCGCTTGGCCATGTACGGTTGAGTGTCGCCTTTGTGGTTGATCACCGCCACCACACATTTCAATTCGCTGGGAAATTCGGAAAAGTCCTTGGTACGGAACTGGGTCAAAAGTTTCTTAAACATGTGCAATTCTCCTAGTATTTTATTCGTAGTTTTTTATAGATAACTTCCTTAGAAGGCCTGTTATCACTAGGATTATATAGACTTAACCGTTTTTCCAATGAGATTTCCGTTATGACGATACTCTTCAAAGACGATTGGAATGACTACCCGACGGCGATTGTTGACTACAACACAACCAACGAATCGTTCAAACGGTTGGTGTTCCTGTACAAGAACATGGGGGTTGAAAACGCCGAATTCATCTTGGCGTTGTATCAACCCGACCTAGTGGGCGTCGACCCATTCGATCCCGACCTCTCACAAGAAACCAAATTCAAAATCAGTATGGAGTGTCGCTACAACGCATGGTACTTCTTCCGTGAAGTAGCCCGACTACCACCAAACGCCGGTACGGTCCCGGTACGCTTCCGTGCGAACCGTGGCAACATCGCCATGTATTGGTCGTTCTTTAACCACGTGGATTTTGGATTGCTCCAACCCCGACAGACCGGTAAGTCGGTCTCAGCGGACGTGTTGTTTACCGGACTGAAGGACATCTGGGCCAGTAACACGACCATTAACCTGATCACTAAGGATTTGGCGCTTCGTAACAACAACGTTGAACGCCTCAAAGAAATCCGGGCCCTGCTCCCCGATTACATTTATTACCCCAACCGCATCGATGCCGACAACAGTGAAATCATCACCAACCACAAACTCGGCAATCGCTACAAGACGTCGGTGGGTCGTAACGACAAGATCGCCGCCGACAAACTGGGCCGGGGTCTGACCGTGCCTATCATGCACTTCGATGAGCTGGCGTACATCAACCTCATTGAGATCTCTCTACCCGTTGCCCTGTCCTCCGGTTCGGCCGCTCGGGAAGAAGCGGCGTCGGTGAACCAACCTTACGGTAACGTATACACCACAACCGCAGGTAAGATCAATTCCCGGGATGGTGGTTACGCTTACCGGTTCCTAACCGGCGGTGCCATTTGGGACGAACGGTACTTCGATCTGAAGAACCAGGCCGAGTTGGAGCGGGTTGTGGATTTGGCATCCTCTGGCGTAAAGCCGTTGATCTACGGCGCGTTCAACCATCGTCAACTGGGTAAGACCGATCAATGGCTGTTCCAGAAACTTCGGGAATCCGCATCCGAAGGTGAAATCGCCGACCGGGATTACCTGAACATTTGGACCACCGGTAACGAAGGGTCACCACTGAACACGGAAGAGAAAGAAGCAGTCAAAAGCTCGGAACGTGAAATCGATTACATGGACATCTCCGAGGAAGGGTACACCATTCGTTGGTACATCCCGGAACACGAGATTGAAAGTCGGATGGCGTCCAGTAAGTTTGTGGCCGGCAACGATCCCAGTGACGCACTTGGTGCCGAGAACGATGCCACAGGTCTGGTCATCATCGATGCCTACACCCACGACGTCATCTGCACCGGCCGATACAACGAGACGAACCTCAGCCGGTTCTCGAAATGGCTGGCGAAGTTGTTGATCCGTTTCCCCAACATCACGTTCGTGCCTGAGCGAAAGTCCAGTGGTATGGCTATCCTGGACACCATGATCATTCACTTAACAGTGGAAGGCGTGGACCCGTTCAAACGGATCTACAACCTAATCGTGGACGATCCGAACAAGTACAGTACCGAATGGAAGGAAATCCAACGTCCGGTTAACGCAAGACCCTCGTATTTCTACGACCGGTTCAAGCGGTATTTCGGTTTCAACACCTCCGGGTCCGGGGCCCACTCTCGGGATAACCTTTACGGTGCTGCTTTGAAATCGGCCATTCGTCTGGGCGGAAAGCGGATCTACGATAAGACGTTGATCAATGAGATCCTGTCGTTGACTATCCGTAACGGACGGATTGACCACTCGCAAGGGAACCACGACGACATGGTGGTGTCTTTCTTGTTGGCTCACTGGTTCTGCACCAAGGCGAAACACTTGGACGTTTACGGCATCGACGCCACCAAAGTCTTCTCCGACACGGAGATTGACAAGGTTAAGATGTCCAAGACCGAGGTGCACCGCCATAACCAACAGAAAGAATACATGAACGAGTTCAACCGGTTAATGGAGGAACTGAAAGTCGCGAACGATCCAATGACCATTTCCAAATTGGAGATGCGCCTGAAGCAATTGTCAGGCCGGTTTGACATCCAAGAGAGTATGGGTAATTCCATCGACGCGATGATCAAACAGGCACATGAGACGCGCAGTCGTAAGAACAAACTCAATCGACACGCTCGCCAAAGTCGAATGCCTCAGGTGGGTTTCGTGTTTTAACGAAAAAAAAAGAGCCTCCCGCTATGGGAGGCTCCTATGCCGTAATTAGGCGGCCAGTAAATCACCGGTGGTTTTCTTTTCCCGCAGACAAGTCACCAACAAATCAATGGCTTCCTCCCCTCCGATCTTGCGCAGTTCAGCGAGGTTCTCGTAATGGGTACGAGTGTACTCCTTCAACTGTTCTTCGTGGGAAGGTATCTTTGTTTTACCCGCGCGAGCCGAGCGGTCAATATGGCGAGTCAGTAGCAGGTCTTCAAGAACCATGGCGTCGATCATGATCATCACATCAGCGGACATGTTAAACTCCCGTTTATTCGTAGTTGTCTCACTGGAGTGATATAGGTCTGAATTTGAGTTAATACTCGTCAATGAAGGTTTGGAACTCGTCAGGACTCATTACTTTGTAGACTTCTTCTTCGCAATTGATTATCCAGTCGCCAGGACACACCACCGCACCGTCTTCACCGGCATCGATGAATCCGTGGTCATGCATGATGTGACCGCATTTCTGACACTTGGTGTCAGAAGCAACCCTGGGGTCACGGTAATAACGCACCACGTGACCTTCACTCAAGAAACGGTCATCGCCATCTCCGGATATCCATTCCGAGTTGTCGTTGGGGTGGTCGCCGTTCTTATACCAGCGGACGGCGTGGAAATCGTTTCGGTTGGAATAAAGCCCTTTCATGAACAACCCTTACAGTTGGTGAAGTGTGTGGTTGCTGGGCACGATGAACCCAGCGGCATCAGTGTGTCCCCCACCACCGTACTGTTCCGCAATACGGGAGGCGTCGAAACCGGAACGCTCGGAGTCCGTCGTGACTCGGAAAACGCGACCATCCGGTGAATCATGGTACGCCAGAACGATCGGGTGTTCTTTTACCAGACGGTGTGTGATCTCGGATACCAAGTATTTGGGTGCGTTGACCAGCGGGGTCTTCACGCCTTCAAATGTCACCATACGAGTGGCTTCTTGAAGGTGCCATTCGATGTGACGCTCGTCACTGGTCGTCAACACTTCGCCTTCGTCGAGAATCTTCTGCGTCTTGGTTTCGTGGACCTCGGTATAAGCGTCGATACTGAATGGACGTGCCATCAGTGCCCGGACGTAGTTACGGGTGTTGTCCTCATACTTGAATTTCCAAAGGTCCCGGTCCTCAACGTACCGTACCAGATCGGGCAGTTCGTCCTCTCGGGGGAAGAAATAATCCCATGCCAAACGAGCTCCCGACCGTTCAATATCCAGATACAACTCAAGGTTATCAGGCAGTTGAAACACGTCGTGTGACTCTGCCACCTTATCCTTCAGTTTGCGGACAGCAGAGATGTGATGATCCAGAACATGAACCGACTTACACACTTGAGCCAGGGCCACCAGCTCGTGAAGGTCGTACGAAAAATCTACTATGTAGACTACCGCGTCTTTTGGGATGATCGGTACCGGTTGACCGTAAGCGGCTGCGTGCAGGACCGCGTTCGGGTAACGCTGACTCACTACCCAAGCGGCGGTAAAGCCGTCGGTGCAGTTGGCATGGTAGATACAATGAACGTTTTCCATGGGCTGTTCCCTCCTCATTAAAGTATAGTCAATATGACATGTTATTGACTCCATTGGTAAAATTCTACCTCCCGTCCTGATGGGATGAGTTTGAGCCAATTATATGTTCGAGCGGCTCAAGGGTACTCCTAAGGAAACTCGAACAGACGAATTCTTCAGGCGGCATCCTTCAAAAGGCGTGTCGCCGTATTTTTTCCCTTAACCACCAAAAATGCTTTATCATTAAGGCTGTATCAAATGACCAAATCGACCCAAAATTCTAAACCTTTGTCCGCTAATTTCACTTCCGATATCCCGTTTCAGGATACGTCGGTGGATATCTGGGGCTCCAAGTACCAGCTGCGGGACCGGCACGGTAATGTTGTTGATAAAACCATGGCCGATACGTACAAGCGGGTGGCCCGCGCGTTGGCGGACGTAGAGGAAACCCAAGAACTCCGGGACTTCTGGTACAAGGAGTTTCTGTGGGCGATGGAACACGGTGCCATTCCGGCCGGTCGGATCACCTCGAACGCCGGGGCTGCCGAACACAAGACGGCCGTGTCATTGATCAACTGTACGGTGTCCCGTACTGTCAAAGATTCCATGTTGGATATCCTTGAGTCCGTCCGGGATGCGGGCATTACATTGAAAGCGGGCTGTGGTATCGGCTACGCGTTCTCCACCATTCGTCATAAAGGCGCACACGTTCGCGGCGCTGGGGCCGGAACCAATGGACCCCTGGCGTTCATGGACATCTTCGATCGCATGTGTTTCACAGTTGCCAGTGCCGGTGGTCGTCGCGGGGCCCAGATGGGCACGTTCGATGTGGGTCACCCGGATGTGATGGAGTTCATCCAGGCCAAACGTGAAGATGGACGACTGCGTCAGTTCAACCTGTCCCTGTTGATCACCGATGAATTCATGCAGGCGGTTCAGAAAGACGAAGACTGGCAGCTGGCCTTCCCCATCAAAGAAGATTGCCTGGATAACGAAGACATCGCCCTGGTCTACCGCGACTGGCCAGTGAAGGAAGACGACTACGTTTACGACGATCAAGGTCGCGTGGCGTGCGAGGTGGTGGATGTGGTTAAGGCCAAAGACCTGTGGGACACCATCATGCGCTCCACGTACGACTACGCGGAGCCGGGCTTCCTGTTGATTGACGAAGTCAACCGCATGAACAACAACTGGTTCTGTGAAGACATTCAGGCGACCAACCCCTGCGGTGAACAACCCCTGCCACCGGAAGGTTCCTGCCTGCTGGGGTCGGTGAACCTGACCAAATTCGTGATCGATCCGTTCACTCCCGAAGCCCGCTTCGATTGGGAGCGTTACCGCAACGTGGTGCGCATCTTCACTCGCATGCTGGACAACGTGGTGGAAATCAACGGCCTGCCGTTGAAGGGACAAGCGCGTGAGATTGTTGAGAAGCGTCGTCACGGCATGGGTTACCTCGGCCTGGGCTCAGCCATGGCCATGTTGGGTTACACCTACGGTCAGCCGGACTCGATCCAATTCACCGATCAAGTGACCAAAGAGCTGGCGCTGGTAGGCTGGAAGATGGCACTGGAACTGGCCTTGGAGAAAGGTCCGGCCCCGGCCCTGCGTAAGAAGGTACGCCTGACCGCCAAACACCTGCGTCAACAACCGCGTCTGGTGGAAGACGGCTACAAGGAAGGCCAGCAGGTACCGGCCCGTATTCTGCATGCCAAGTACAGCCGTTACATGGAGCGGATCGCTGAAGTGGACCCAGAGCTGGTAGAGAAGCTGGCCAAGACCGGTGCCCGGTTTACTCACCATTCCTCAATTGCGCCCACCGGCACCATCAGTCTGTCCTTGGGCAACAACGCCAGTAACGGTATCGAACCGTCCTTCTCGCATCAGTACTACCGTAATGTAATCGAGACTGGGAAGAAGACTAAGACCCAGGTTGAAGTCGTCTCGTTCGAACTGCTGGCGTATCGCGCGTTCGTCAACCCAGAAGCCGGGCCAGAAGACCTGCCCAAGAACTGCGTGGTCTCAGAAAACATCGAACCCGAACACCACATCTCGATTCAGGCTGCGGCTCAGAAATGGGTGGACTCGTCCATTTCGAAGACGGTGAACGTACCGACCGACTTCCCGTACGAGCGGTTCCAGAACCTGTACATGCTCGCGTACAACCAACGTCTGAAAGGTTGCACCACCTTCCGCTTCAACCCCGAGGCGTTCCAGGGCGTGCTGGTCCGTGAAGAAGACCTGGACAACACCACGTACGTGTTCAAGTTGGAAAACGGCGAGGAGATGGAGTTCAAGGGTAACGATAAGGTCACGTACGACGGCGAAGAACACGTCGCGGCGAACCTGTACGACAGTCTGAAAGAAGGCCTGTACGGCAAGTACTGATCGACCCATCCACCCGACATAAACGACCACCCCCACGGTGGCCGCGAACACATTAACGAGAAGACAGTCGCAATGACAAAAGAAATCAATTCCAAGATCGTTGGTTTTCACATCAAGAAAGAGAACGCCGAAACTCCGGTTGAACCACCCCGTCAAGACGTCGACCCGTTGACGGTCCGCATTGAGCGTCGCCCAGAAGGGTCCCTCGAAGCGGTGTCTGAGAAGGTCACCTATTACGATGCCGAAGGACGCCACCGTTTGTATGTGTTGGTCTCTTTCATCCCCGTAGAGGGCGTTGTAGACGGTCAGGACGTCATCATTGAACGGCCGATCGAGTTCTTCATCCCATCCGGGCAGCTGTCCAGCGAACACCAATGGATCACCGCGACCATGCGTAACCTGTCATTGGCGGCGCGTGGTGGGTACATCACCCAAGCCCTCCAAGACTTGCGTAAAGTGGCCTGGGACAAAGGGCCAGTGCGGTGCGGTAAGAACGAATGGGGCAAGCCAGTGTTCCACGATTCCGTGGTGGCAGCCATTGCATGGTCCATTCAACAGATCCTGTTCCGTCGTGGGTTCCTGAACGAACACGGCGGTCAGATCAAGCTGGAAAAAATGATCGAAGGTGCACAGCCGGTACAGGCTCCAGAAACACCGCCAGCGGTGGAAACCCCTGATCCGAAAGACGACACGGAAGAAACCGAAAAGCCGTCTGTAGGCAACTGTGGGACCTGTGGTGGTGATCTTCAGCTGCTGGATGGGTGTCCGACCTGTCTGAACTGCGGATGGTCGAAGTGTGGGTAACTGACTAAAAAAAAAAGAGGCTCCACCCACACGGGGCCTCTTTTATTCCCTAACCGAAAGG